TTATTGATTCTTTCATATTAAACGTTTTTATTAATGTATTTGTTTAAACCATCCGGCATTTTCCGCATTTGTGAAATCCATATCCGGATGATAAGTATGGAAAACACATCCATAAATGATAGACTTTACCCTGAGTCTATGTTGAATTTCGTACAAAGACCTATCTTGTGATTGACATCTCTTCTTCCTAAGGTTACGATAGCTGGCACTAAACTCTTTTCCAGACATAGGAATAGCCTGCAGGTAGATAATTGTCTTTTCTTCTTTAGTTAGTGTTATGACCTTATTCATAAGTAAAAACAAATGTGTTATTTTTTATTTTAGCCTCAACAAGTCCATATGGCTCTTCATGAAAATAAGAATCACCGAGCTTGACATAATTTTTTTCATTTAATCCCATAATTAAAGACACAACTGATGTATTTGATAAAGCTGTAATTGTTTCTTTAATACAGATTCCTTCTTTATTAAATTCAAACAAACAAATGCAACCACTAACATTATTTAAAAGAATGTATTTATCTTCTTCATATGAGAAATCCACCTTTTGATTTTTTAAAACAGTGGATATATATTCTTTTGACTGGCTCAAATATTGAGCTGATACATTCAAAGATATTAGCAAGAAAAAGATTATTGTTTTCATAATAATTATATTTAAAGTTGCTATTGAATTTTTATTTTTTTATTTCCTTTTGTATCAATATGAGGTTTTAGAATGTCTAATGATTTGTCGCGCAATCCGATTCTTATTGCTGTATCCATTTCTCCTTCGCTAATTTTAGAATGGTTACAACTTTTATCAGTACATCTCCACCTTATCCAAGCACGTTTCTTTAAAGAGCCTTTTATGTGTTTTTCAATAATCATCGGTTGTGAACAAACATCACAAGGCGTTTCTAAATGAACTCTCGTAATTGGCTTCGTAACACCATTTTTACATAGTGTTGGAGTTGTTACATAAACTTTTTCTGTTTTCATTATTTTAGTATTTTTCAATCATTACTATTTTTGTTGACAAATTATTAGTTTGACGTCTCCAAAAATACATTTTGCTTTTATCAACATTAAGTGTTCCATCATATGAATAGTAATTTCCGCATCCTAAATATTCAATATTTTTAACATCTTCATAAGAATTTTTATACTTAGATGCATAATCTATTTCTAATATTTCCCCTTTTATTGTGGCGAATACTGGCCGTTTAGTTGAGATAAGTTCAAATACATTCATTATTTTAATTTTCTTCTTTTCTTTTGTTTTACCTTTAAAAAATTAATTTCTTCCTTGAGAGATATAATTAAATTGCTTTTATTTTCAATTAAAATAGAAATATCATTTACATCGTTCCACGCTTTTATTATTCCGCCTTCTGTGGTATTTTGCTTTATTTCATTATTACACTTTTTACAAGTTGCAGTTGATATAAAGCCATATTTATCTTCATATTCTTCTATTTTTATATCATCATTGTCGCATTTTATACAGCTCGAAACAAATAGCTCTACTATTTTTTCAGAAGATGGAATGTGTATTTTTTGTTTGTGTATCATTTTCCAAAGATAATAATATTTTCTTTATTTACTAATTTTTTTCATTAAATTTATCAGTATTTTTTAAAAGGCTTATACTTTCATAGCTAAATTTTTCAGGTGAGCTCTTTTCAATTAAAACGCTACGAGTTAAAACATCTACACCTAATCTTTTTCTGTAATTGCATATTTTATAACCCATCTCACATTGTTCTTCTGTGTAATCATAAAACAATCCAAAAATATTATAAACATCATTTTTAAAAACCGAATTATTTCCACAAATAGGACATTCTTTACCAGTGGATGATATTTTTTGTAAAGTTATCATTTTTTACAATTAAACGGATTTTTTATTTATTTGTTTGCAGTGCTTTTTTAGAATTACATAATTTTTGTGTTTGACTTCATCCACAACTGTATAAAAATCTGAAAACTTATAATATAAAAGCCAACTATATTCTGCAAATTCTCCATTATAACACTCTCTTACATGAAATATTTTTCCTATAAAATTTGTATACCACCAAGAAACGACCACCTCAACATCATTTTCAAATCTAAAATCAGCGATTTCTATTCTGATGGGATATTTTTCTATTAATACACTTCTTGTTAAAATGCTGTATGATAAAAATTTATTCATATCTTCTTTGTACAATGTCTTTTTAAAATTACAGCTCCTATTATATTTCTTCCATAAAATTCTTCCAGAAATATTTGTTCTCCAATAAATTTTTTAAAAATATAAAGTTCATTATCATTCTGATAATCAGCAACCTGAAAAACCTCTCCAACAAATTCAGAATACCAATATAAGTTTAATAAATGAAAATCATCATGCGGTAATATTCTTACCTTTATAAAAGCTTTTTCAGTTAAAACTTCTCTTGTTGCTATATTGTTTTTCATACTGGTTTTTTGCAATGTTTCTTTAAAATATAGTCTCCTTCATTTTTTCCTTTTGTTGATACTGTATAAAAGTTGTTATAATTTGTTTTTGCAATCCATTCTTTATTAAAACTTGCAAAATCTTCTTTTGTACAATTATTCACATGAAAAATCATTCCATTAAATTTTTCTTTAACATACCACCAAGTTCTAAATGGATGCTCAATATCTTCTCTGTTTGGTAAATATATTCTAATCCTAATTGGATATTTTTCAACTAATACCTCTCGAGACGCTACATCTTCGTTTTTCATACCGGTTTTTTGCAATGTTTTTTTAAAATGATACTACCTTCTTCGGCTCCTCCTGAAACTTTATAAAAATCTAAAGTGTTCCTACCTGTCCATGCTACACGTTTTGTGTCACTCAATTCTGTGACATGAAAACTTTCACCAATGCGTAGTTGATACCACCAAGATATATTGGCATCTGCATCACTTTCTAAAGAATAGTCAGACACGGTTATTCTTTTAGGGAATTTTTCAAACAACACTTCTCTATTTAAGGAGGGAGAATTATCCATGAGCCTTGAGTATGTTTAAATTAATTTTAGGGAGAATTATACCAAAAGGTATGTATACCACTTGGTATAAAAATATTTCACAATTCATTAAGTTCTCTGTTTAAATTATTCTCTTTATTCATTTCTCCCCACATTCCTTTGTTATACATTGAAACGTATGTTTTGAATATATCCAATTCTTCTCTATGACTCATTGAAAGTAATTTGCCAGCAGTTGTATATGAAAGTGCTTTAAATTTTGGATTTAATTCTTCTAAAAAAGTCCCATCTTCTAATTTATTCTGACTAAAATATCCAGGAAATTTAAAAACAGGGAAAGACTCCATACAAAGACCATTCCTGTCTAATAAATCATAATTTAAACATGATTTAATAAATTCGTGCTTTGCACTTGCGGGTATTGCCAATAGCATAGAAAAAGAAAATTGATTACCGGAAACAAAAAGTTGATTATAATGACTTTTATTAATAAGTGGATTAATGTTGTAGACGTTATGAAAAATTTCTGATGATTCATTTAATATTATTTGAAGAATAATTATTCTTGCTATTATAATATTTGAAGACTTTTTTCTAAATATAATAGAAGATAGCTTTTTGCTTTCTTGATAAACTAAAACTATATTTTTATTTTCTTTAAAAGAAGTGCCAATGTATTTCTTTTCCTCTTTTGATAATGGTATTACCTCAGTTGATAAAAATTTTGTACGAGTTATAAAACCCATAATTAAATCCAGTCTTCTATTTGATTTTTCGACAAGAACAACTCTTGAAGAAGTATAATCATTATTTTTTATATGTGAGCTGGGCTTTTTCATCTTATATATTAAACGAAAATTATGATTTGAAGTTGTATTTTAAATCTGTAGCATCAATTAATTTAAAAAATTTTTCATCAAAAGTTGAACGTCCAAAATATAATTTTTTTTTAGTTGTAAATTCTTTTAACTTTTCAATGTGCTTTATTCCATTTAAAAATTTGATCACTTCCGTACGCTTCATTTTAAACTTTCTTTCAAAGCCAATCCATATTAAATCATCAAACCAAAATATATCACCATAGTCTAAATTTGGCTCTCTAATTTCATATTGAAACAGAATCTTACCAGCCTTAACATAAAAATAAAAGTTTGGATATTCTTCACATGTATTAATTTCACATCCTTCCAAAAACGAAAGAAAAAACACTTCCATATCATTTTTTAGTGAGAATTTTTCAGTTAGTACTTTCCGAGTTATGGACAATTTTACTTTCATAATTTACAAATATAGCAAAAAACCTCAATTAAGAGGGTTTTTGTTTGAAATTTATATCGTTCTCCCCTTCACCAATCGCTCTTTAGCTTTGAGCTTATTAAGCTTCTTAGCTTCAATTAAAAGGAACACGTTTCCATCTTGTGTAACGTAATTCTTATTTGCGTACTGTATTGTTCCAACTCCTCCTGCCCATTCTTTTGACATTAAACTATAGCAACCCTCCCCACCATTATTTCCAAATAGAATAAACTTTCCATCGCCAACCTCAAAACTGAATAAAAATCTATTATCATCAAGAACTTGTTCCACAATACATTTTGTGTTTCTGGGTATAATGACAGTTTCTATGTCATTTTTATTTATCATAAGGAGCATGCCATCAGAAATTTTTGCCTCGCCATCTTGATTGGCTTTTACTAAAACGATTTTCCCAGAAGTATAGAATTGTATCTTCTTTAGTTTTTCTTCAGAAAATTGGTATTCCTTTTGAATGCTTGACGTGTAGGCTATTTTCTTCGAAACACAAGAAGAAAATAAAAGGGAGATTAATACTGACAATATTAAAATTAAATTTTTCATAACGTTGTTTTTAAGTGAATTTATGTTTTATTGAATTGCTCCAGCTGCTTTTGTGGTTTTGACGTATATTACTCCGGCAATAGCCGTCATAAATATTCCCACAACCATTCCAATATTCCTTTTGACTTCCTGGGTTATTGGACCGGCTACTTTATTTGAAACTTGATTATTACTTTTATTTCTGAATATGGGCTGTGAAATTCCATTTCCATAACTTGATGAACTTCTCCAGTTTTCTGCTGATTCTGGAGAGGCTGTATAACTTTCGTAAGTTTTCTTGTTATCTTCCCTGATGTTTTTTTGAGCAAAACAAAAAGTTGAGATACAAATAATTGATAAAATTAAAATTTCTTTTTTCATGGCGTTTGTTTTGTGGTTTTTAACTTACTTTTTTCTTTTATTTCACCCATAGCTTGATAAATATACAATTTACCAAAATAACTTCTTGGCATCTTATCAACAAGATTACTCAGTCCTTTTTCGTCTTTTCGTTTTAAACAATCGGAAATATAATCTTTAATTAAATTATCCATTTTACGCTCTTCTTTAATTTGAGCCAAATGTGCTTCCTCTATCTTTTTGGATAGGTTTTTAATTTTTAAATCTGAAGGAGGTTCCATGTTGCTTGTTTTTATAATGTTAATTTAATCTACCTGCATCATCCTATTCATCACATGTTCAACAAATTTCTTCCTATTTGCTGTTTTTTCTATGAGAGTAGCTTTACTCTCTCTTTGTTCTGTTAAGTGAAGCTCTCTTACTTTACAAAACCATTCTTCAAAACCTCCAGCAAATTCCTGTGGACGTTGACGGGTTGTTTTTGAGTGTTTAGCTATAACATATTTTGGATCATAGTAAGCATCTCGTTTGATATCAAGAATGTCTTTTATTAATTTTTCTCTATCTTCATCATATAAAACTATGATTGGTTCTGAACTTGTTCTGTCTGCTAACATTTTGTGTGTTTTATTGTTGGTTTATAATGTACTATACGAAATATAAAATTAAGGTGTTACAAAAATGATATATTTATTGATAATTTTTTATTAAAAACTTATATTTATAGGAAAGCACAAATATATGAAAAAAATAAGACAAATAATAAGAAAGTTTCTTTTTGAAGCACATGGAATTCAAATTAGCGTTCACGAATTTTCAAAAGAGATAGCAACTGATATGTTAGGTGTTATAGAAGATAATTTTATAAGAATGAATAATGGAAGAGAATGGAAATTTGAAGTAGATTTTCAGTCTCCAGAAACCATAAAAAAAGACACAAAAATAAATATAGTTAAAATTGGATTTACTTTTATTTCTTCTGAGGTGTTTAAGGTGAGTGGAAGTTTTGATCCAAATAGAACAGTGCTTTTAACTGATGATAATTATAATGTTTTTATAAAATTAGAAATAGAAACAAATACAATAGAAAACGTTTTACAACAAATAGAATCAGTTGTTTCGCATGAACTTAATCATGCATTTGTTCATATAAAAGGACTGTCAGGTAAATTAAAAGCAAAAAACTTAAATTACTCAAATAAATTCACACGAGGAGAATTAAAAACCTTAATAGATAAAACTCCAGCACTTAAGGAATTTACAAAAATGATTTATATGGCAAATCCTTATGAAGTGCAATCAAGAGTGCAACAATCAGCGTTAGAACTTAAATATATAGACAAAAAAGAAGCAAAAGATACTATAGATGCACTACTTCAGTACGCACCATTAAGAGATGCTAAAATGATGATTTCTTATAATTTGGATGAAATAAATAAAGTTGATGGCCAGATATTAGAAAATTTCGTTAAAAAGTTTAATGACAACATTAAGTCAGCTTCAAAAGAAGAAAATCCAAAAACAATTTATAAAGTAGATAAGTTTTTTGATTATTGGAAAGATGTAATAAATAATGCCGGCGATAAACTTGCAAGGAAAATATATAAAATTGTCGCAGATAAACATCAAATACACGAGGGTTGTGTTTATGAATTAACGGATGGAGGAGCTTATAACATAATATTCGGAGAATCATACGGATATAATAGCCATGGCTAACATAAAAAATCCTGCCCAGAATATCTGAAACAGGATTTTTAAAAATCACTTTTGAATTTTAAGACAACACAGATTCAAATACATTCCTATTAGCTTTGATAATGGATTTAAGCTCTGATTTTCCACGATGTATTGTTGCTTTTATTGTTCCCAAAGGAATATTAAGCTCTTCTGCGATTTCGTTATAGGATTTCTCTTCAACAAAACGTTTATTCATAATAATACGGCAATTTTCTCCCAGTTTATTTACCGCCTTATTTATTAAAGATTTTTTTTGCTCTGTAATTAATATTTCTTCTGGATTAAGTGTTCCATCATCTTTCACATCAAATGAAGAATATTCATCCCCTTCGTTTCTCATTTTCTCAGAAGAAACTCCAGCACTCAAAGAAATTGTTTCCAATCTTTTTTTACGTGTGTAATCAATTAAAAAATTAGAAGCAATACGGCTTATCCAGCTATTAAACGTAAACGTCGGTTTGTACTGGTGAAGTTTTTCGAACACTCTAACGAATAACTCTGCAGTTAGGTCATCTGCCAAATCTTTATCAAATTTTAAACTTGAAGTATATTTATAATTTATTATAGCATAATAACGTTTATATAAAACAGAAAATTTTTCTTTTTTTCCAGATAAAATTTCATTTACAGCGTTAATATCTTCTTGATCTATTTTAGAAAAAACTTTTGTAGCAACAGAATTTTCTTTCGTTGCGACTTCTTTAATTATTTGTTCAACTTCTGTTACGGTTAAAACTTCCTCTGGTTTAGTTAAAACTTCTTTAAGAACCGGTTTAACTTCTTTTTCAGGAGTAACAGTGCTGGATTTTGCAGGTTTAACCAATTTATTGATTTTATAATTTTTTTCTTTAGAAGAAGCAAATGTAACTTCAATCAATTTATTTAATGAATTAATTCCTGACTTTAAACAATAACCCAAAAAAACTATGTTTTCTCCACTTAAATTTAAAATATCAACTATTCCAATTCTATCATTCGATATTTTTTTAGCACCTGATTTTGATGGGTATGACCAATCTTTCCCTTTTCGCATAGCTTTGGTAAGTGGAAATACTCTTACGTTTAACTTATCATTTTTTACTTTCCCCATTAAAGAATATAATGGAGCCAATTTGATTGCTGAAATTTTTCCTGTGTTTTTCATTTTTTCCGTTTTTTAAAGGTTTGTTTGCTCTTATTTATAGTTCTTCTTCAAGTATTTGTTTATTATCTAAATCAGCCAAAGCCATTGCAATATTGAATTCTCCAATCAAAACCGCTTTTGCAAAATTTCCATGATTTTTATCCCATTCTTGAGAAATTGTGCTTTCCTTATTAATAATACGTTTACACATATCTGCTATTACTAAGTTTTTAGAAAGCTGAAGCCTTTCTATCATTTCCATGGCTGTTAACCAAATTGTTTTTGTTTTCACGTTATCTTTTTTTAAATTAAATGTTAATCTGGGTTTTATTTCTTTAATTTCTTTTTTTCCAAATTCAAAATCAAAATAGTCTAAATCGTTAACATCATAAGAGTATTCATTATCTGCATCTAATTTTTCTTCAAGACGAACATCATTATCCTTTTTGATAACTGTTCTACGAATGCGAGAAGTTGATTTTTTCATATCTTTTTTCACATGAGTAGCCCATTCTCCATTGAGTGCTGAATTTAACTTATTTCCCGGTCTAACTTTTCCCATTACTTTGTGTTTATTTGTTTTATAATGTACTATACAAAATTTAAATGACAGGTGTTACAAAATATTAAAATAATTCCTTAACTGACTTTCCTCTATTAGAAAGTATGCCATGTTTAACTTTAGCTATTTTATCATCAGCATCAAGAATGTCATCAACATGCCTTAATCTTAATTTTTCAATAAAAGATTCCACATCTTCTTTAAGACAAAAACCAAAATACTTATTAAACAAAGTGTCAGATTTAAATCTTTCATCATCTATTTTGCCTAAATCTTCAATCCATACATGCCTAAATCCAACCATTATTTGTTTAGGAAATGACCAGATTTTTTCTTTCTTAACTGCAAGCGGTAGAGCTTTTACTTTAATACTAATTCCAGACTTTACATCTAAAGAACTGGAAACTAAATAAAGCTGAGCGTCTGTTATATCTAAATCGTCGATTTTCATTTTAGATTGTTTTGAAGTTTACAATTTATAATTTCTCTTGTTTCTACATTTTTTTGAACAATTTGTATATGAATTCTTGCGTTATCCTTTCCATTCCATTTAACCTTCAAACCATTTCTTTCAAGTACATCAACAATTTCTTTACCTTTACCAGACCAAGATAGATAACATCCTTGACTTTCTTTTAAAGAATCTAAATCTTGATTATGATAAAAAATCACTTTATCATATTGTACATCTGGGACATCTGACCACCCACAAGAATTACAACAAGTATGATTCTCTTTAGCAAAATAACCCAAAGCTCTTAATTCATTAAAAGCATTTTTAATTGGAGCCCGGAATGAAAATTCTTTTTTTTCTGATTTAACTTTACCTTTTTTAATGATGTATAATTTCTGTTTATAATGTACTATACAAGAAAAAATTGAGAGGTGTTACAAATTCACTAATTTTTTAATTATGCTATTGATAATTTGCCATTCATTGTTTTTACTATTTGTTCCAACGGAGATTCTATTTTTTGAATTATAGTATTATTAATTAAACTTTGAGATTTTATGTAATCATTCTTTTTATTTTGATAATATATTTTTTGCTTATTATTTAAAATTAATCTTTTTTCTTTAATTTTTTCTCTTTGTTGTTTTAATACTAATCCACAAACTCCTTTGTATAATAAATTTAATCCACTATTTAAACAATCAAATAATTTTATGTAATATGATTCAGCATCATCCAATTTTTCTTTTTCGCAAATATGTATTATTTCAAAAATGTGGTTCTCGTATTTATATTTTTTTAAAGAGTTATATAGTTGCCTTTGACCTTTACAATTATATAACTTATAAGCATTCCATCTTTTTTCTATATTTATAGATTTACCTATATAAATTTTTCCGTTTGGTGATGTTATTTTATAGATTCCACAAGTTTGTTTCATAAATGAATATTACTAATAGGAGACGCAATTTTACTTATTAAATTATGTGAAATATGAGTGTAAATTGAAGTTGTTTTTACAGAAGAATGACCTAACAATTTTTGAATAAGATTTATATCGACACCATTTTCAACCATATGAGTAGCTGATGTGTGTCTCATTAAGTGAGTATAAACTCTTTTGTTATCTATCCCGGCTTTCTTTGCCAATTGTTTAATTACATTACCAACGCTGTGTTCGGAATATTGTTCAGCATTATTTTGTCCAGTTAAAACATAAACAAACTGGTCTTTTTTTATATTGTACTCTTTGCAATAGTCTTTTAATATTATAATCAATTGTTCATTTAATCCAACTTGACGGTCTTTATTTCCCTTTGCTTGAATTACATTTATAATCATTCGGCTCCGGTCAATGTGTTCCCATTTTAAATTTAATAATTCTGAAACCCGGAGGGAACAAGAATAAAGTAGGGCAAGAATCACTTTATGCTTTTTGTTTTCGCAGGCGTCAAACATTCGTTGGATTTCATTTACAGATAAAACAATCGGCAGTTTTTTGTTTTTCCTTGGACGTTCTATGTATTTGAATTTTTCAATTCCGACCCTTGCAATTTTTTCATAATAAATTTTAATAGCTGAATGGTATCCTGAATGTGTTGATGGTTCCTTAAACTGACCAAGAAACTCAATTATCATTGTGGTATTAATTCTGTCTGGGTGCGTTACCCCTTTCTTTTCAAAATAAGCAAGAAATCCAGTGAAGTTGCTACAATAGTTAGAAACTGAATTTGGCGAGTAATTTCGGAACTCCATATAATTTCGGAGCTTCTGTACTGGGTCTGAAATTTCCATGTCTAAATGTATTGATTTTATTAATACTTCAATAAGTGTGCCACATATATAATGTTATGTTCAATTGTTTGTTGTTTAATTTTAAAAGCCACCGCACTCCTTTGTTTTTTCAAAACAATAAAAGGTTTGGTTTGTACTCATTAATTCTGTTTGTCGCTAATTCAAAATATTCCTGTTTCTTTTCCATAATAATATAATTCCGCTTTAAGTTTTTACACACAACTCCAACCGTTCCACTTCCGCCAAACGGGTCCAACACAACATCGTTTTCATTAGTAAATGTTTTCACAAAAAACTCAACCAACTTTTCGGGGAATACTGCACTATGTTCCATCTTTGAAGTAAATTGGTTTGTTACATTATTTGCGTTAATAACATTTGAAGGTCGTGCAAATTCAATGTCCTTAAAATTATCTCTATCCACTACCATTCCGCTTCCGTTGGTTGGTGTTTTACAATTCTTTCTAAATGCCCTGCTTTTTGTTTCCTCACTTACAGTTGTTCCACAAGCAAGTGCATTAAATGTAATTTGGTTTGGATTGTCTTTTGTAAAATGATACACAGGCTCAAATCCGTTTTTCATTCTCCCTTTCGTTCCAGTTGGGAAAGCATTTTTTGTCCAACAATATTCTTCCACAAACATAAATCCCGTTTCTCTTTTCAGTCGGCAAATCAAATCATAAACATACAGGCTTCGTTCTCCTTTATTGGTGTGTGGCTTTATATTTAAAAAGAAACTTCCAGTAGGTTTTAAAATCCTTTTTATCTCTGCTCCAATAGGTAAAAACCAATCAATATATTCATTCTCGTTTGTACCTTCGTATGTTGCCTTTCTGCGTTCAGCATAAGGCGGTGATGTAAAAACCAAATCAATACTATTAGTATCAATGGTTTTCATCAATTCTAAACAATCTCCTAAATAAACTTTATTGCTTTCCATTAATCAACCGATATTGAAAGTATGCCCTTTCTTCCGTGTTTCACAAGTTCTTCTCCATCTTCATAAGCAACGGATAAGTGATGATTTTCATCAAGTATTTCTTCCTTATCAAAATCAATTATTCCATCAGGCAATTCATAAATATCATCTTCTTTGATAATATCTAACTGTTCCTGAGTTAATGGTTCTTTCAATTCGTAACGAACCTTTACTGTTTTTGTAACATCAATGTAATTTTTCATATTATATTTATTTTATAGTTATTAATAAAAAGCCAACACACGCCACCTTTTTTTAAAATTAAACAACAAACAACTGCCCCTCGCTCGAAAACCCTACGCACCAACATAACACAGGCTACACGCAATAGCCCCACAAGCCCTCACACATCCAAAGCTACTGCAAGTGTAGCCCCGTCCGTTAGTTGCTATTTGTTTTCTTAAAATTAAAAGGCTCACGCTCGCTTAATTTTTTGCAAAAATTTAAAAGGTTACTAACCTCCACTCATTGGTGTTGTATCAACTGAATAAAATCTCGGATAAGGTGATGTGTTCAAATCTAGCATGAACTTTAAATCAACTAATTTGTCTGGCAAAGTGGAAGGTATAATTAAATAAAATTTCCATTTATCTTCTTCATTTATACTTCCTCGTTGCAAAAATAACTCACGTAAATTCCCAATATTTATAAATTGTATTTCTGTAATAATTAACTTTTGGTCAATTTCTATTTTAAATTTTGTTTTAAATTTTGTATTCTTTATGTTTTTTTGAACACATACAAATTCCAAATTTTGACAATCTGGCTGAGAAAGGTCTATAAATTCATTCTCAGCAACTACTTTATCTTCCCACCTTTTAGGACGATTAATGCACTCTATTGTGTAATAGTCGTTATCAGCACCTATTATTCTTTTCAATTGTGCAATCGTTATAATTGGCTTCACAAAGTAATTATTTCCATCAATTTTTATTCTAATATCCATAGTATCTTTTCCATCCTTTAATTTGTTTATAATTATCAATGTAGTGAAATCCGTTATCTCGTTTTTTCACTAACTGTTTTTTTTCGTTTCCATTTTCATAAATAGCTATAAACTCAAACCCTTCATCGTTCGGTAAATAACTAACTGGATAAAATTTGCTAACACACGCCATCTCTTTTTGTTTATTTATTTTTTACTGCCTCACGCTCGAAGGGCTTACGCACCAACCTAACACCATGTTGGTCGTAAGTTTGCAACGTACTAACCGCTTAGGCAAACCTACGCCAACATTTGTACGTTGTACGCAAGGTTTAAAAATAAAGGATCACGCACTTCTTAAAGTTTTTCAAACTTTTAAGAGATTTTAATCCGTTTACGTTTTGTTTCCCAATCTTTCTCTCCAATTATTTTAGCCGATTTATAAATTCGGTTTTCTTTGTCAGCGCAAACATACATTCTGCAATGTGGTTTATCCGAATAATGCCCCTTTACAGCCATCACAGGAAAGTATTGCGTTTCTTCCATTACAACAACGTGATACATATATTGTTTTCGTTTTCCAATCATAAAATGAAACACTTTTAATAAATCACCAATCAATATCTGTTTACCAGTTTGGTCGTAGTACGTATTATCTTTCAACTTTTCTAAATATTCTTTCATAATTAGTTCCATTTAAAAGGGTTTGTATAATCAATCTCTTTCCAAAAACCAACAACGCCAAACATCACAATACCTACTATTATTATCAAAACAATAGTAATGTAACTAAGTGGATTATATGGATTAAATCTTCTTGCTGTTGAATATCCTTTACCTAAGTGAGGTGTTCTTTTTTTATTTGATACTTCCTGTAGAATGAAAAGGAATTTTAATATATTTTTCATAATTTGTTTTAAAATGTAAGTACTATGTTTTCTGCCTCCACACGCCACCATTTATTTTTAAACCCAGCGTACAACACCAAATAGGACGCAAGGCTACCTAACTGCTTACTATTCATTACGCTTATACGCCCTGTCGCCTATTTTTGTACGTTAAAAATCTCCAACTCATTATTTATATGGTGTTTTCGCCAATACTCTTTTTATCATTTTAATACTTTTCATCACTTGCCTGTCTGCACAAGTTTGTCCTTCAACTTTTCTGCTTCCAAGAATATTGGCAACTATCCTCAAAGTATCTTCTATTTGTTCGGCTTCAAACTTGTGTATTATTAATTCTTCCATTTTTTGTTTTAAATCAATCCAGCTTTCTTTTTTGTTGAATATAACCATGATTCAAAATTGTTTTCCGCATTTATATCACGCTTAATCAGATATTCAACATATTGCCTTTTGCTCATTGCTGTAGTTTCAATTTTTTGATCTTTATTTTTAAAGTAACCTTCAGTCAAATAATGAACTTCTTGACCCCATTTCGCATCAAATATAAATACTAATTTAGTATCTAAATAATTTCGTATTTCATCTGATAGCTTCCAGTCTTTACTAACTCTCGCTTCTTTTCTGTCCTCAATCAATTTATCAATATATTTACCTTCAAAGTCCATAGTTATATATTTTGTTAAGTTGAGCAGTATTATTGAAGTTTCTATGAACAACTCTCATGCAAACAAGAGGGAAATAATTAGTATTAATATTATACCCAGTATCTTTACCATCTTCAAAAATAATTTGACCGGTTTCAATTTCTCCATTTGTACCATACGCCATTCCGTCAGAATCAAAGCCAGCTGGATATATTTGTCCACTTTCATCGTATACGCCTTTAACTAAATCAACAAATCCGTTTTTATACAGGATTTTCCCATTTTCAGATAATAATCTGACCAATTTTTTCTTACTGTTATCTATTTTCGTAGCCATAATGTTAATTTTTCACAAATGTAGAAAAAAAGTAGAAATTGTATATTTTTTCTTTAAAAAGTTATTAACAATTATTCATCATCTTTAATTCCATCAAGTCTTTCTCCTGTATTATCCCAATATGGAGCCGTTGTAGAGTCATAAAAACCAACATATTCTGAATCTATACAATAATCCACTGTTTCAAGTAGAATTTTTTTCATTTGCTCAGTAGATAGTGTTTCAATCCATTTTTTTAATCTTTCTGTCCGATTCATTTTTATTGAGATTTGTTGATTAGTTAATGATTATAGCTAATTGTATTATAAGCTGCATCAATCGCAAGTCCTTGTTCAATCCAACCATTGACATCTATGTGTAAAAGTGTTAGAAAGTCAATTATTTCAGCATCTAATTGAATACTATCGAATAATGTACGCTTGATATTTTCTTTAGGCCAAAGTTTGTTTAGTTGCTCTATTTCGTTTCTGGATAAACTGTCAAATTTTCTCAATATTAACTTGACTAAACTTGGGTTATAGTTTATTTTATTGATGACAACCACATTTAGTTTAATATCAATACCTTCAATAATTGAAAAGTCTGAGTTACCTTTAATATGGCAGGAACATCCAATAAAGAACCTGAAATCAATTGCACTTAATGTGGTTTTCATGTTGTTAAGCGTCTAATTCTTTGTCGGCTTGCAGTAATTTTTCTCCAAGAGCATTTTTATCAAGCTCCTTATTTAATAATGAAGTAGTGTAACATCCAGCAGAACAATATCCTAGATAAAAAGGATTTCCTTCTCCATATACACGTTTTACTTCTTTTGCTGAGTGGATTTTACCACATTCTTGGTTTTTACATACTCTTTTGTCTGTATCTACTTTTGATTTTTTCATGATGTTTTAATTTAATGTTAAATTTCTTATAATGCACTATACAAGAAAAAAATGAGAGGTGTTACAGATTCAATTATCTTTTATTAATTACAATAATCACAGATGCAGTGTTTGTTCCACTTTCTTTAAATTCACCTTCAGGCAATTCCTGTATTTCTGCACCAACTTCTTTGAGCCAATTTTGAAAGTTCACTTCTTTTTTGTTGGTTGATATTTGAGAATGCTTTGAAGCAATGGTTACAATTCTTCCTTCATCTTTCAGACAATCCCACATTTTCATAATGTGCTGGATATCTTGGTTTTTATTAAAAGGAGGATTTGCAACTATTTTATCGAATTTTTTCGTGCAAGTTAAAAAATCTTCACCAAGCAAAACAAAATTTTTTATATCTTTTAGAACTTTTTGATTTTCAGGCATTAATTCATAGCCAAAAACTTTTTTATCGTTACCCAAAACTCTTTGAATGGATTTTATTATTGAACCTTGTCCGGCTTCTGGTTCGCAAATTTCATCATCTTTTTGTACATCTGCCAATTCAACAAGTCTATCAGCCAAACCTGCAGGTGTAGCATAAAATTGAAACTCTTTTTTGATATTGCGTTTTTCTCCGCCGGCAATTTGAGTAAGTAACTCAGTTGGGTCTTCGTTGAAGGTGAAACCCTGGATTTTGCCACCTGTCCATTTTCCTCCAATCAAATTAAGTGATTTCGCAACATCCATGTAAAGTTTGCGGTCAAGAGGAATAGAAGGTAGTTTTACTATTTTTCCTTCTACTGTGCACTTTTGTAGTATTTGTTCTTTCGTTTCCATTATATATTTTGTTTTGGTTATAATGTACTATACAAAAAATAATTGAGAGGTGTTACAAGTAAAGCGTAATTAAATTTTTGAAAAATATTTTTTAGCTTTCGTTTTCACAATTCGCCTTTTCACAATCTTACTTTTCAATCGTATTGAAGTAACTGGCGGGAATAAATTTGTCGGTCTGCATTTAAACACTCGGCACAAATTATATAAGTAAATTGTTTGCCAGTTTTGCCTTCCCGCTTCCATATTTACATAATTCACCCTTGTTACACCAAGCATATCCGCAATATTCTCTTGTGAGTATTTCAGTTGCTTGCGGTATTTTTTCGCTCTTATTCCTATTTCTTTATTTATGTTCATCGTAAAATATTTTTCAAAAACTTAACTGACATTTAACATAGTATTGTAGACTGTACGAAAAGCACAGCTACAATACTTTTTCGTTATTTTTTTAATTTACAAGACATTTTTTCCTTCAACACTACAGCAAGTCTATTTCTATCATCATCGTCCGGAACTAATCCATTCCATAATTTAAGTTCATTACAAGTTTTTCTTACTGCTTCGTTCCAGATTTCTTTTTCTTTTTTAGTTAAAATTTTCATAATTTATATTTTTTAATTTTAGAACCACGTTCCCCTTTTAATGCTATTCCGAGAGATTTTGCCACAGATTCTATTGGTGCAACATGGTGATGATTATCACATTTATCCCACATATCCTGTAATCTTTCAGTATACACATCAATAGATTCTTCAATGGGTTCGATAGTAACTTTGTATTTTTTGATTTTTACCATTCCGTTAAAACATGTTGGAATAGTTCTTGTCATATTGGTTATTTCGTGAGCTCCAAATGTATTGAACGTTTCAAATGAAATAGTCTTATTTGTTTCTTCCGGTATTTTTTTATTTTTGGCCATTGTATGTGTTTTTTATTTAAAGTATTTTTTAAATTCTGGAACTTCTCTTTCTGCATCAGAAATTTCTGCCCATTTAATCACAAAACAAGATTTTGGATCTTTATCCATAATCAACCACCTTCCTTCATCTAAAAAATGTTTTCCCATTCTATATGAACCATAGTATTCATTTTCCGTTGCGGTTAATACATGGACAGCACCACATCCATAAGGAAGTTTTTCCTCTACTGAAATCCAGTTTCTATCTTTTTTCATTGATAATTTCAATCAGTTAACATTTCAGCAAGAACTCTGTATCTTCCTGTTAAATCTATGCTTCTTATTGACAGGTCTGTCGCTTTTAGATTTCTATTGAATTTTAACTCTCTTGAATAAAAAGCTTCAAGCGATACATCACCTATGATATAAGCACATTCATCATTCAAAATAAACTGAGCACAACGCCTGGCTATATCCATAGCTGTTTCCCTATCGCACTCTAAAATTTCCAAGATAGTTTTATATCCTTTCTGTAATCTATTCGCAGGAACCGGATTTCCCATTGCGTTCCATCCAGAAAGATTTTGTTTATTAATGGATGTTGGAACGATTGGTCTTTGTCTTTCAATGTGTTTATTGTTTCTCATGATGTTTTGTTTTATAATGTGCTATACGAAATTTAAATGGGAGGTGTTACAAATATACTAAAAAACCGTAAACTTCAAATCAAATAAATCTGATTGGTTGATTTTTTCAAATGTTTTTAAGTTTTCAAACATTTTAATAGCATCACTTTCTTTTTCAAAATCACGGCCAATACCAAAATCATCAGTACTCCAGACAGCTACTCGAAATTTACCATCACTTAGCTCGCCAATGTATTTTAATTCTAATTGGCTATTTCCGTACAAACCATCATCGGTATTTTTTGAAATATTTGTTCTTTTCATTTTAATCCTCCGTTTCTTCTTGTCCTTGTTTGTAAATAATTTGGCTCATTAAACATTCTTCAACATCTACGTCTGTACGCTCTTCTTTGAATACAGGCTGTGCAATAGCACCTCCCAAGTACGCATATAAATATTTCACCTCAACAACAGCTCCAATTTCCGGCAATTTTTTATTGGTAGGCACAGAGCATTTTCCCATAAAAATTCTATTTCCATTGGTATCAATCAATTCTAAGCCGATAGAACGTTTTGATTTCGTATGATCTTTTACAATGAAAGATGCCTCCTTGATGAATTTGAATTTGACCTGGTTCCCGCCAGAATTGGGACGACCGGCAGCATATTTACCATCTTTTCTTTTGAAAACAATTCCCTCGGCATTGCTTTTAACTAACTCATCATACATCTTTTGTTTTTCTTCTTTGGTATAAGCTGTCTTAACAACTTCAAGTGCAGTTCCAAAATGTAATGAATCAAGAACTTTTAATCTTTCCACAAGTGGAATGTTAGTTAAATCTTTTCCATTATTAGAAAGGATATCAAAGATATACACTTTTTCTCCGACACTCTCTCCGTCAATGATACATTTAAAATATACAATTGCATCATTAATAATTTCAGAAAGCTGTATTACTATTCCTTTCTTATTTAGTCCTACAGGTTTTATGGAAGTATCCCCTTCTGATTTAATCATTCTTCTAACGCCGTCAAATTTCATTTGTCCAACCCATTCATCATCATTAATATACTTTTGAACTTCACTTTCTTCAATTACATTCAAAAGTTGAGGATAAATCCCAAGTGTCTTTTTTTCAGTTATTACCGGACCTGAAAAATTTAATTTTTTTTTTCATTAGGGAGTTCTTTTTCTTTATAGCCCTTTCCCTTTTTATCTTTTATAAGTTTATCGTAAACTTTATTTGCTTCTGCTTCATCTACCGGGATCAATGTTTTTGTTCCGGATGTTAGCGTATTCCCAACACGACCGTATTGAAATAGTACAGAAAATTTGTCCGAGAATTTCACAATTTGAACGTTGTATTACTTATCGCTCGTCCCTTCTTTAAAAAATAACGAAATTGATTTTACTGTTTCCATGATGTTTAATTTTTAAATTTATAATTAAATTGTTTGTTTATAATGTACTATACGAAATTTAATTGATAGGTGTTACAAATTATGTGTTTTAGCGAATTTTTCATTTTGTTCTTTCAATATATCACCTGTACGGCTTTTTGAATTTTTTAAATACCAATCAAATTGAGATTTTAATTTTTCCTCAAATGTTTTAGAAACTTCATCATCACAACAATTTGGGTACATTTCTTTTTTAATATATTCATGATTAGTTACTCCAGTTGTTGACCAAACTTCATATTTTCCACCTACATTAAACTTGAATTCGGGTTTATTAAAAGTTACTCCAGCATATGTGTTTACTGCAAAATGATGAGATTTTACTTCATCGCCCTCCTTAAAGCGAGTTCCAAAAAAAGGTCTTGAAATCCAACTTCCTGCCGTAACATACAAACCTAAGTGGTCTTTTTTTATTTTAGTTTTCTGTGCCATAATTACAAATTATTTACAAAATTTGAACTTTTCTCCTTTTAAATTGTATTCCTTATCATGTATTACTTTAATTGAATCAGCTATGGATTTTTGTTTTGCATATTCTTTTTCTTGAATTGGCGCTAATATGTTTAAATTTATAGCTTTATAAACCTCATATGAATCATCTAAATTAAGCAGGAGTGTATCTTTTAAATTAAATAAAGAAACAGATACAGCATTATCACAACGAATTTTCACATTACATGTTTTATTCTCTATTGTTATTTTGTATAAATCTATTACACTGAAAATAAGCGAATCTGGAGTTTGAATTCTTTTCCAATCGCTTGAGTGCCATACAATGTTTTGACATATAGACTCTACAAATGTAAGAGGTTCATTTTTTAAGGATTTTAATTGTCCATTGTAATATAACACAAAAATTATGGTAGAAGGAATTGAAATTGCGATTATAATTAATCTTATTAGAGGTATGCGTTTCATGGTTTTAAGTTTTGATTATAATGTACTATACGAAATTTAAATGAGAGGTGTTACAAAAATCATTAAGACAATACAATAATACTTCCGCGATGAAATCCGCCATCAGAAAATTTGTAATCATGTCTTTCTAATACTTTTATAACAATATCCTTCATTGTTTTTGAATGACCTGTTATTATTACAATAGGAGGAGTTCTAAGTAAAACAAATTCTTCAACAAGAACTTCTGCATCTGCATGTTTTATTCCATGCAAATCTAACTCTGGCGTTGAATTATTTGATTTATGTTTTTTCATTTATAATTTAAAAACTAATTACTTTATCAAATTCTAATGTTGCTCCAGTAATTTTCATTTTGTCCATAATTCCTTCAGCAACAATTATATTGGGAGCTGTAATTTTATCATAAAGACTTCCTTCTCGGATTACTCTATAAATATTTTTTCCTTCATCTGATGCTGGAACAAATTCACTGTCAAAATAAACATGTTTTACTCCACCGATTAACTGAATAATTTCTTCAGGTTGTGCGTTGAATCCACTTCTATTTTTTTTAATGAATTTTGCAAGGTTAGCCATTTTTTGAATATACTTAGCATTATCCGTATTGACGACGAAGTTCATTGCATACCAAAGATAATTGTCTTTATCTACGACATTCATTTGGAAAGTTATTTCACCTATAGGTTCAAGGTATCTTGCACCTTTATAACGTTCAGTTAAAATTTGGATACACATGTGCTTGTATACTTCATTTTTATTGGTCGATTCCTGAATTCTGATTTTAGTTTTCATCTGTAAGTTTTTTAATTTAATCCCGCAACAGGAATATATATTTTAATCATATCCTCAGAAATAATCACCGGCATCATTTTATGTTCTTTGTACCATATGTTTGTAATGTAAATCTTTTTATCTTCAATTTCTTCTATAGAAACAATTTTATATGTTTCGGATGGCAATTCATAAGGAACGCTAACTGATTTTCCATAAGAAACCTTCATTTTTATAACCTTAGTTATGAGGGTTCCAATTACCGGCATTTTTGTTACATCCTTGTTTTTCATAAGTAATTATTTTGTTGTAATGTACTGCCATTAGGCATATGTTATTTATAATGTACTATACAAAAAATAATTGGAAGGTGTTACACTTTTTAAAAAGTGGTAATAAGATTGCTGTTAATTGCGGCGTCGAACCGCCCCTCTGAACTTATGAAACGTCAAAACAGAAGAAAAAACGTTAGGCTTATAGCGACAAACTCTCAGCGGAAACCTACCCCTTTCCTATCTCAACAGCAACTTATTACCGATATCTTTGTTTAATTGTTTAAAAGTACGTTTAAAATACAAAATCAGCATTTTATTGCTGTTTTAAATGCTTCAAATTCCAATTTCTGCAAAATGAACAATTTCCTTTGTGCGTTAATGAACGTATGTCAGAACTTAGCATAAGATATTCACAACTATCTACAGTAATCACATCAAAACCCATTCCAGAGTACAAGTCACTTTTTACTCTTTTGTTTGGAACATTTGTTTCACAAGACATAAATAATGAAGAGTACAAAACAATGCTTGCGAGAATTTTAAATTTAATTTTCGTTTCAATTTTTATAATTTTCATATTATTTGTTTGTTTTTATTATTTTATTGATTGTATTATTTAAATCATTAATGTCAACATTTTTTTGAGCCAAAATATAAAATTCATAATCTCCAGAAACTTTGCTTTCGTAGTTATATTTATATTTTCTCCTTATTTTGTTGCAAAATCTATCATAAAATATTTTCCTTGAAGTTGAGCTATCTAAAGCACAAAACAAAAAAGCTTCCGGCATTGTTTCTTTTATAAAATTCTCCGCAGCTTTATCAATTGTTGGAATAACTGTAAACGCCTTTTTTAAATCATTTTTTAAGTTAAAGCTATTATCTGCAGTAAATTTAAACAGAAAATGTCTTTGTTTCTTTGAAAAGTTTTTTATAAAAATTTCATATTTTATTGTTTCAATATTAAATTTTCCAACCCATTTATTTGGTTTTTTATTCCACAAAATTGAAGCAGGCTTATTTAACCCTTCAAATATTTTCTTCATAAAATTTTGTTCTTCGTTCATAATTATTTTTCTAATATTTTTATTGTTGCAAGTTCGTCATTCCAAATACGTTTTTCTAATTCTCCGGGCGTTCCATCTTTTTTAATTGAACGATAATATGGATAAGAAACTTCATGGTCGTAGCTATTAAAATCTAATTTTGAAAAAATACCAATGATTTCTTTTTTCCCAGAGGTGAAAGATATTTTATCGCCAATAGTAAGTCCGTGCTCTTTCTGCCACTCTTCAGAATGAAAATTTTGTTGAGCTTCCTGGTTTTCCAATAAAGATTTTTTTAAAGAAATCTCTTCGTTTTTCAATCCTTCAAGTGTTTTCATTTTATGTTTTTTAATGTTAATATTTTTTATATTCATCCAAATCAAAACAAACTAACTTACCTTCTTTTGTCCATCCAACTTCGTTTCTACAAGAAGAAGCAAACATCATTTGAGGAATTGTTAATTTTCTTTCATCAAACTTTATTGGATTACAAAATTCCTGTTCAATTATTGAACCATTATAAGTAAGCTCTGTTTTTGCTAATTCTTTTCTCTTTTCTTCAGAAGCGTTTTTGTAAATTTGTTCTTCTTCCAAGTTATAATCAACAGAATCTTTATTAATAAGCAACTTAATCACTTTTGTTTTATCCTTATTAGTAAAAACAAATCTTGTTAGCCCAGTGTCAAAGAAAGTGAAAGCCTCACCCTTGTATATAATAGCTTGTTTCGTTATAGACGAATCAATTTTATCTTGTTTTATGACTTGCTCGATTTTCATAATTCTATTTTTTGTACACTTTTAACTATACTTAAACAGTGTTTGCAATCAACTTTTTCATCTGTTGGTTCTGTATCTCCAGCCATGCTTCCTTCAAATAGAATACTACACAAAGCATAATCAGAATTGATATTTGATACAATATGAACACTTTTTTCTATTTCGCTGGTACCAAGTATTTTTATTTTGTCAGTTTTATATGTCTTTTTTACTTTTGTTTGAACAACTTTTGAAGATTCAATAGATGAGTGATTAATATTTCTAAACCGGTTAAAAGCCAAATTTAACAATGCTTGTTTTATACCGTCAATCATTTCTCTTTGACTCCCGGAAGATTTTAACCACATTGCGTCAGCTCCTCTTACATAATCAATCATATAATTACAATAAGCAAGTTCTAATTCATTATCTTTTAAGAATTTTTCAATTAATTTGCTTGTGTTTGAATTTCTATCAGTTATTGGTTGATGATAAACAAATGATTCAATAAACGCAACGAGTGTTTTATTATCAGTATCTTTAAAATACTCAATTATAAGGTCTTGTAGCATTTTTTGCTGTGATTGCTCTTTTGCTTTTATTGGTTTCATTTGTTTGTTGTTTGTTTACAATGTAAAATACGAAATTTAAATGAGAGGTGTTACATTTTTAAACACGGTTAAATTCAGCTCTAATTTTATCGCCAACGTTTTTTTCATATCGCTCCAATCCTTCTTTGTAAACGCTTTCATTTTTTGTGGTTCCAAAAAGATGTAGCAATAATTCCTTTGCAAATTCATCAGAAGAAATCAATCCACAAAAATCAATGCTTGTTTTACCTTGAATTTCAGATATTGCTGACCTTCTTGTATCGTGTGAGCCGGAAAGAATTTTAACTCTATCATCACCGGCTGGACCAACACTTAATGTAATTGCAGAATACCAATAAACCAATCCGCCATAATTTCCATAACAAATTGGTTTAATAAACCAAATATCATCTATAATAGGAAAATGATATGATAACTCCGGATATTTTGATATTGGTTCATATCCGTGTTTTAAAGGATCAAATTTATATTTTGCCATCTGCTGTATTGTTTTTTTGTTTAATGTCTGAAAATTTTCTTTCAAACTCTTCTTCATCAGCTATGTTGATTAATGTTTTTTCTAAAGACAAAAGCTCTTCTTCTATTTCTTGTCTATTCAATGCACCTTTTATTTGTAGCGCAAGTTTTCGCTGAGCTATTTCTTGCTTTATTATTTTTTTTGCTTTTTCCATTTTTGTTTAAATATTGTTTTTATTCAGCATAGTCACGGCAAACACATTCATAATCATACATCGTTGCATATAGAAGTTCAAACTTCTCTGGATCTTCGTTTGTTTTACCTGTTTCAAGATATGAAATAGTTATATCATGTTCAAAAGTATCTTGATTTCTTTTCGAAAACAAATCCCTTTCTTTTTTTAAAGCAATAATCAATTTTGCTTTTTTTTCGTCAATTACTGAGTTTTCCATAATATTGATTTGATGTTATAATGTACTATACGAAATTTAAATGAGAGGTGTTACAATTTTTGCTTTCTCATGATTAATCTGAAAATAAGTTGTTAAAAGAAGTTCTATTTCTTTTGCCTTGTCGAGTATTTTTTCTTGAATAATTTGTTGAAATTTATCATAATTTTCCGGAATAACTTCATTATGCCAGCTATGCTTCCACTGACCCATATCAATAGCCATTTTAATTAAATCTTTTAATGGGTCACTATTATTTAATTTGTTGGAATAACTCAATTTAAAACCATCAATTATAAGTTCATCTTTACCAGTAAAAAAAATATTTATCTCAATTTTCTTTACCTTTCCTTCAACGTTGTTACTTCTGATAGAAATTCCAAGCTCGTTAAGTTTGTCTGTGAATTCTAAGTGTTTCATAAATTCTGGATTTTTCATAATTATTTTTTTAAATCAAAATGATTTACAAAAAATTCTGTACTTAATATTCCTTTAGCAATATCGTAAGATTTTTTCGGACAAATTAATTTACCGTTTCTTTTTATGCAAACCTCTGCTGTGCTTTTCCAACCAAAAACTCCACCCTCACCAAGAACATTAATAACTTGCTGAAAATATTTCTCATTTTCTTTAATTTGTTGCGTAGTTAAATTCATGATTTTTTGTTTTTAGGATTATAGTGAGTCCCATCAACCAAAGACACGCCATGCTTTATTCCGGCAATAAAATCATCAAGACTATAACCCATCTTTTTTTTTACTTATGTGCTTTCCAATTAAAAAGCCTATTTCATTACCAATGTCCGATAAGTCCAGATTGACGTCACCATCAAATTTTTTATTAAAAGCAGATAGTCCCTTTATTATTTCTGTTGTTGTATCTTTGTGATTTTCCATGTTTATTCTTTTTTTGACATTAATTTCATATTGTCGTTTATTGCCTCAGTCATATCCAGAATAGCCTGGTTATAAGCAATGCACGCTCTACGATATTTGATGTTGTTCTCGATTATCTTATCAGAGTTATCAGCTACGTTCTTAAAAGCCTCCATTATCTCAAAAGGATTATTGAACATATTCATGTTGCTGAATTTTTCGAAAGTATTTTCCATGGTTAATTATTTTTTGTTTCTATATTTTATTTGTTTTATGTTCTTTAGACTTTAAACGTTCCAGCTTTTGAGCAATTTCAATACAATCGTCATTTAAGATGTTATAATACATAGCACCTCCCATTTTATTCCTTTGTAAAATAGCTTCAGCCAAGTTTTTTTCACCATCTTCTACAGTCGTAAAGTTGGCCAAATTTTGTAAGTAGTTCATGTCGTTTAGTTTTAAATAATTATCTATAATATCGTAATGCGTGTGCGGCAAATAAAAATTGATTCCCTTCTTTATCTTCAATTCCACATATTAATTCTCCTGTAATATCATGAAGAGATCTTGAAAAAACTTCAAATTCCAACAATTTTCTATCTACATATTCTCCATATAAACCATAAGTAAAATAGTGTCTTTTTGTTGGTTCTCTAAACTCCATTTCATGAAATTTAACATTATAAGTTGAATAATGAAATCCAGAATTTGTAATATTTACAACATCTCCTATGTTTATCAATGTATATTTCTCTACGAGAACCCGGCGTGTTAATTTGTTTTTTTCAACAATTTCCATGCTATTCAATATAACTTAATGCGCTTTGGTTAAATAAAAATTGATTTCCTTCTTCATCTTCAATTCCGCACAATAATATATCCTCTCTTTGAAATCCAAGTATATTACTGTGAAATTCAGATTTAGAAAAAATTTTAAATTCTTTTTTTTTAAAAAATTTGGGTGAAATTCTACCTTGTATTTCACAGTTTTTAAACATCATTTCTTTGAATTTTTGTGTATAACTCGCATATCTCTCACCTGGATATTTAACTTTCACTATAGTGCCAATTCCCATAAATTCAAATTTTTCTACGAGAACCCTGCGTGTTAATTTTGTCTTTTCAACAATTTCCATATTATTAAATATAACTTAACCCAGTTTGACCAAACAAAAACTGATTCCCTTCCTCATCTTCAATTCCGCAAATTAACTCTCCGTTTCTATGGTTAGTAGATTTGGAAAAAATTTCAAATTCTTTATCATAAAAAATTAGTGACGAATAATTTAATCTTGATGCAATCGATTTAAAACCCATTTCTATAAATTTAACACGATAATTTGAATAATGCATTCCAGAATGTACAACTTTTACGACAGCTCCAATCCCCATAAATTCAAATTTCTCTATGAGAACCCGGCGTGTTAATATGGTTTTCTCCTTATCATTCACCATTTACAACTTTAATAAGTTTAGTGTCGTTATTTCCATAAGTTGAGCCTCTTTCTCCGCTTTTCTTTGGAGTTAAATCCTTTCTTAGTTCAAATCCATGATAAACCGGATCAACCACACCAAAAGAAACAGAAACAGTAATTTTATCAATTAACATTGTCCTTATGGTATCATTAATTATATCACCAACTTTATAAATGGCTTTGCTTAAACCATACTCTTGATAAAGAGCTCTCTTAGCCGATTCGTAATCAACATTAATCTGTTGTAATTTTTTATTATATTCTGCTTCTTCCATTTTTAACTAATTAAAATTATTCCTGCTATTAAAATATATAATCCTTGTAACCACATTGGGATGAAACAGGTTGGAGTATCCTCATTAATAGTGAAAATGTTATAACCGAACACAATCCAAAGTAAATGAATTATAAATCCTACAAAAGGAATGAATGGTGAATAATAAAGTAATTTTTTCATGTTTTAATTTTTCTATTTTATGTGTAAATGATTTAAAGCAAATTCTAAATCATCGTACAAATACTAATTTATAGCTCATTACCTTCGGTACAGAAACATATTTATTATCAGGACCGGAAACGACAATTTTCTCTCCATATCTCCTTTTATGTTCTGCTTTAAGTGCAAGTATGATTTTTTTAACCAATTCCTTATCTAAAGGCTTTGGCTCAGTATTTTCAGGATTTTCCATGGTATTTGGTTTATAATGTACTATACAAATTAAAATCGAGAGGTGTTACAATTATTTCTTCTTTGCAGGTTTTTTCTTCTTTAATTTTGCATCTATTTCACTTGAGGTCATATATAAATAAATTCGCCTTACAAATTCACCATGTCGCACTTGTCCGTGTTTATCTACTGGACAAGTCAAATCAATTAGTCTTGATATTAAATCCCTATCTTGATTTTTTAAAGCTATCTTATTGTATTTATCCATCTTATCGCCCAACTTAACTGATAAGGCTTCAAATACTGCATAAGCATCTGCCACCGCATTTACTTGTGAAATGATACTGGCTTCCGTTTTTTTAGATAGTTTCATAGTTTTCATTTTATTGTTAAGCATGTCGTTTTTGATTTTTAGAAGGAGTTTTAGAATTTTCAGTTAAAAATTGCTCCAACTCATTAAGTAGTTCATCACAATCGCATTTGTCTGATAATGCATCGTCTAATTCTTTCTGAGCATATTTTTCATCCTCGTCACTCTCTGGCTCTGCCAATGTTTTTATAAAAGGCATAGTTGTTTCATCAAGCTCAGTATTGAGCTCTTCTCTTTTGTTTTTAATAAACGAAAGAATTTCTTCGTGCAAGTCTTCTACTTCCATATTTTTAGGATTTTATAGTGCTTCAAATTTTTTAATCCACTCTGCTTGTCTTTTCCTATCAACCTCATCTATACCATCTTTGTCAAGCGTCAATAATTCTTCAAGAGTATATCTTAATTTTCCATTTTTTTCGTCAATTTTGCATTGACATACAGACACTTCAATCGCTTCTTCAATACTCCTCGGATTTAAAGCTTGCAGTGTAGGTTCATACTTGCCGGTTTTCTTATTAAAATAAGTCAAACCTTTTTCCCAAACAATTTGACGCTCAGCATTAAGCTTTATCCAAAGCTGCCGGTCAGATTCTGAATTAAAAAGTGATTTCTCTGTTTCCATAATGTACTATACGAAAAATTAATATCAGGTGTTACAAATCACTTAAAGTATATTTTTTTTGCCACTTTACCAAATGATTTTTGTACTATACAAGATGTATAATCAGATATCAAGCCAACTTCTAATTCATCTAAATAAATACCGAATAGTAAACAAACATTTTCAACTTTAAAATTTTTATTAATAAGATTTTTTATAAAAGTTTGTATCTGCATATTTGATATTAAATATTTTTCTTTAAACATAAGCCATACTAAATTATATCTAACTCTAAAAATATTTGGGACACATTCATATGTAAATAATATTTTATCATTTTTCAAATAAAAAATAGAGCCTGGATATGAATCTAATATTTTAATATCACATCCATCAAGAATTGAAAGAAAAAAATATTCTATTTCATTCTGAATAGAATATTTTTCAAACAATACTTTCCTAGTTATATGTAATTCTATTTTCAATATTAAATGCCACTTAAATTTTTAAATTTTGTTATCTCTGCCCAGTTATTTTCATCTAAATAATACTTTAAAGCTCTATTTTCCGTGTATTTTTCAACCAACACTCTACGGGTTTCTTTTCTCATTTGCTCTTTAAGACGTTGAGTATTATAGAATTCCTCATCTTTTCGCCAATATCCATATACACAGTAATCACAAGCACATTCATCATATCGTTCTTTTGTACATGAAATAGCACTTATGCCATAACGTTTACCTTTTTTCATTTTATGAATTCCAAGGAAGCATAAAATCCTTCCTATTATTTGCAATAATCTATTCATCATTTTTCGTAAATGTAACGTTTTCATCAACTATGTAATGAATTCTCAATAACTTCCCATCATCATGCACTGTATTAATACGTTTTAATGATTTAACACGATTTTGCTGAAAAACATCAGAATAATCAGATATGTCGTATTTTTCTGGTTTTGATTTTTCTACCAACACTTTCCGGCGCTCTTTATTTATTCTTGATTGGAATTTCATTAGATTATATCCATCTTCATCAGGAACCCATTCTGTATAATTAAACTTACCGCGAATACATACATCGTATCTATTATGTTTTGACCACGCGACACCTTTAAGCTTTTTGTGATAACCAAAAAAACATAAAATTTTGTTATACAAATATACTATTTTTTTCATTATATTTCTTAAATTTCGTAATGATTCCAAGCTCTATTAATTCCGATTTTTCTTGCAAAACGCCTACTACTTTCTCTTGCTATTTCTTTAAAATCACCATTTATATGTTTGACACTTCGACATTCATTATGCATCTTCTCAAATAATACCCGGCGAGTTTCATCTAAAGTCTGTATTTTAAATAACCAAAGTTTATATCCTTTATTGTCTTCTTTATAGCGAGAATAGGTACAGTTTTTACATACGTCATATCTCATTTCAGCACACCAAGAAATTCCTTTAATCATGTTATGGATACCATGATAACATAAAAACTTGTTCCAAAATTTATTAAACCGGCTTTTCATAATCCAATTAAAAATATTCTATTCTATTTGCTGTTTCTTTAAAGGATATTGCTCCAATAGATTTCATCGCTTCTTTATATTCCAAAAAAGATTTAATATCATCTTTCATTTTAGGAGCCTTTTCAAACAACACTCGTCTTTTCTCTTGAAATAATTTAAGCCTAAATTTTATTAATTTTGAATGTTCTAAATCAAGAACCCAATAACTAAATTTACAACCCTTACGCTTACAAGCATCATATCTCATATCGTTTGACCAGGTTATACCCTTTACAATGTCGTGCTTTTCATAATGACATAAAATCATATAATATAAACTCTTGCCCCAAAGAAATATTTTAAAAAGTAGTTTTATCATGTTTTTTAATGATAATCAATTTCCCAATCAGGTTCTTTAAATTTTTCAATTAAAACCTTTCTTGTTTCACGCTGTATTTGTTCTTGGTAAAGTATTAAATTATGCCCTTTAATATCTAATTTCCAGAACGTTTTACCACATTTTATACATAAATCCTGTCTGGAGTGAATATACCAATAACAACCTTTCTGTATCTTATGAATACCAAAGAAACATAAAATATTTTTTATGTTTAATCTATATAAAAAATTGATTCTCATATTTAAAATTTACCAACATATTTCCCATTCAGAACTTTCATTTAAACCTTGCATTTTTCTTACTTTTCTTAATATTATATCCTCGTTAATTTGTTTTACAAAAACACTTAATGAATTATCGGTTTTTTCAATTAACACTTTCCTGGTTTGCCTTTGTGCATTCACACTATACCAAAAAACCTCATATCCATCTTTATCAAATACGTATACCGGCATACCACAATGCTTACACATATCTTTTCTTTGAAATTCGCTATTCCAAATATAACCTTTTTTAATATTATGTATGTTGAACCAATAGCACTTAATCCAAAGAAAAATATTTCGAATACGTTTCATTATATGTTTTATATGTCAAATACAATATTTTCTGGAAAATCTTTTTCTATTAGAGTGTGCAATCCTAAATAATTATACTCTTCCCATTCTGATTGAGCCAATTTTGCACAAGGTGTATATTCTTTTAATCTACAATTCTGAAATTCTTTTTCCAATGTTGAATTCGATTCAGTTAAACTTTCATCAAGTCCCTTCCAGCCAATATAAGGCATGTAATTATTCAAATTAATGTAGTTATATATTATACTTTTTATAAACTCTTGAATTTCTTTATGAGCCATTTGATACTCTTTTTCAAAAACAAACCAGATCATTTTATACCTTACATAAAAATTCTTGGTTGCTGTTCCTTGTTGAAAAAATATAAAACCATCCTTTATATAAAAAATATTACCCGGATACATATCAGAAACTTTAAGCTCACATCCATCCAAAAAAGAAAGAAAAAACCCTTCCATATCACTTTTAATGGAAAACTTCTCCGTAAGGACTTTCCTGGTTATAATTAATTCTACTTTCATATATTTTTAATAAAAATGTGGTGTATAGCCTCTAATTTTATATATGTTTCCAACTTACCGCCTTTTTTACCTACAACAGCGTTTGGTGTATAGCCCTCTAATTTTATATGTGTTTCCAATTGCCACACAATAAGCACCTCATCAACTTGGGTGTATAGCCCTCTAATTTTATATGTGTTTCCAATCAGAAAGGGTTTTACTTTTTTGTGTAATGGGTGTATAGCCCTCTAATTTTATATGTGTTTCCAATTTAAAAAGGTGTACGGAATCACCAAAGCATGGTGTATAGCCCTCTAATTTTATATGTGTTTCCAATATATCCTTTATAAACAATTGTGTTTCAGCATAGTTAAGCTCATATTTACTTTCAAAAACTGACCAAATCAAGTCATATTTAACCCAGAAATACCTATTTTTTAATTCCTGCTGAAATAAAATTAAGTCATTTTTTACATAAAAAACAAAATCCTGATACTTGTCTGAAATTTTAATTTCACATCCCTCAAGAAAAGAAAGAAAAAATACATTCATTTCGTGTTTGATGTTAAATTTTTCAAACAACACTTTTCTTGTTATAATTAGTTCTATTTTCATATATTTTTAACAGAATGTGGTGTATAGCCATCATCTAATTTTATATGCGTTTCCGGCTCGTTTTTGGTGTCATAAAAATAAAAATCAGGTGTATAGCCCTCTATTTTCACATGTGTTTCCAGCCCGTAAGCGTTATTTTTTGTATAAGCTGAAGGTATATAGCCCTCCAACTTTACATGTGTTTCCAATCAATTGCTATTTCTTTTATAAACATCAAACGGTATATAACCATCTGACTTTACGTGTGTTTCCAATTTTGTTGTGACGGCTAAGAGAGCAGCTGAAGGTGTGTAGTCTTCTAATTTCACATGTGTTTCCAACCTATCTTTTATAAAAGATTGAATATCATTATGGTTAAATTTGTATTTCATTTCAAAAACTGACCAAATTAAGTCATACCTTACATAAAAATGCCTATTTTTTATTTGCTGTTCGAATAAAATCAAGTCATTTTTTACATAAAAAATTGAATATATATATTTTTTACTTAATTTTATTTCACATTCATCCACAAAAGAAAGAAAAAAATCTTCCATTTCGTGTTTTATGTTGAATTTCTCAAAAATAACTTTTCTGGTGATTATTAATTCTACTTTCATTTTTATCTTACCTTTTGACAATACCTTTCATCATCAGCAAATTTTTCAATTAAAACAACCCTTTTTTCTAAACTGATTTTATAAACCTTTTTTAAATGCAAAATTCTCTGCAACGTTTCTTTACTTATTGGATTATAAGAGCTAACATGAAAAGAATCGCAATTTTGGCAATCGTAATAACTACATATATCACCTAATGAATCATTGTCCCAATTTATCGTGTAACCTTCTAATCCTGAATTTTCAGATTCTTCCTCCAGCCCATAGTTATTTTTAATATACACATGCCGGTTAAAGATATGACATTTTATCCACTGTAGAATTTTTTGAGCTTTAGATTTCATTTGTTGTTTTTTACCAAAAATTCCATTCATGACCTTTAACAATCCAATTAGGCATAGGAATGTATTTCTCTATAAGCACTTTTCTTGTATTTTCTGCTATAATTTTTATCTTTTTAGTTGCTTCAATTTCTTTTATTGAGCTATAAAATGGTGAACATTTTCTTAACATAGTTTTTTTAATTAGATGAAGTTAATTTATATACTTTTCTATTAACACTGTTCTGGTGTTCTCTTTTATAATTTTATTTCTTTCTATAAATTCCATAATAAGTCTTTTCTTGAGCCTAAACTCTTCTATGCGTTTCAAAGAGGCTTCTTTGTTTGATTTTCTAAAATCTAACGAATTATAATATGAATTTTTTCCCATTGGATTTCTTATTTTTTAACTTTGCATTTTTTCTACCAGAACTTTACGAGTATTCTCTTCTAAAAATTCTTCTCTTAGTTTATTCTTTTTCCATTTGTATATCTCCGACCTCTTTTGAGCTGCATATTTCTGTTTATCAGGATTATAATTTCTTTGTTTCATTTATTTTCTTTTTAAAAATAAATTGAAATCAATTTCCATTTTTCTATTAGGACTTTACGTGTGTTCTCTTCTATAAATTTTCTCTGAGCATGCCTTTCTTTAGCAATTTTTCTATAATATTCAATATATTCATCAAAAGAAATATCAGAAGCGGTTTTAATTCCAGTTTTCATATAAATTTAATGTAATTTTTTTTTAATTTAAATTTTTCTATTAAAACCGTTCTCGTATTCTCTTCTATGAATTTTTTCTGCTTTTCCTCTGCTTCTTTTTCAAATCTACACTTTTTTAACCATAAATAAGCTTCATCAGCTCTGGTTCTTCGTATCTGAGCATCGCTTTTTTCATTAGTGAACATGGTTGTAAAATATGCTATTTTTGGCTCTTCCATTTTTCTATAAGGACTTTACGTGTATTTTGAATTTTGTACCAGGCTTTCTCATTTGGATAAATTGGAACCCATTCTAATATTTCTCCTTTAAATCTCAAATTCAATTCTCTTTCAGCTACACCCATAAGAAATAAAAACTTATTTGTCAATTCTAATAATACAGGTTCATCAATTTCATCATCCCAACGAATAAACTCATAGTGCTTCTTACTAGTTTCAAATATGTACCGGTGATACCAATAAATATTTGACCAATGTTGTTGTGTTACCTGAGAAAATGGAATTTTAACCCCATCTTTAGTTGTCCAAACTTCCTCAAATACTCCAGCCTCAGTTTCTTCTAAAAACGGCTTATATTCGAATATCGTCTTTAAATTGTTTTCAACTTTTTCCATGACTTAATTCATTGTTATATCACTATACGAGAAATAATTGATACGTGTTACAACTTTATTGGTATTCGACACAATTTTAGCAATTTTTGACTCAAATATGTTTTTTCTATTAAAACCCTCCTAATGTATATTATATCTGGCACAGTCATCATTGCCCGACCGTACTTAATAATATCAAATGCCTCTTCTTCGCTTATTCTAAAACGAGCCAGCATCTCTTTTATCTCAAAATCATATAGATACCTCATTTTTCTTTGAAAGTTCTTTAAATGATGTTGTAGCTAAATTTAAGCTAGAAGGATGATATTCACCTAAACTTTTAAATTCTATTATTTCTTTAGCAAGTATAAATGAACCTCTTACCGGCATACAATCATTTTTTATTTCATTTTCCAATATCATCCAATCTTTAGAATTCTTAATAGAACCCATTGAATATGGTGAATAACCATTAAGTTTTATACTGTTCTTTAGTAAACCTTTTATAAGTATTTGTGTTTTAGCATAGCTAAACCCAAATTTCATTTTAAAAACTGACCATATGATGTCATATCTGACATAAAAAAACTTATATTTAATTTGTTGATGAAATAAAATCATATCTTCTTTTACATAAAAATAAAGCTCCGGATATTCTTTACTCGTTTTAATTTCACATCCTTCGATAAAAGACAGAAAAAACTCTTTTGCACCTTCTGTAGAAGAATATTTCTCGGTTAGGACTTTTCTCGTTATGACTAATTCTATTTTCATTTATCAAATAAGTTTATAGTGCTCCATAAATCACCAAGTATTACTGGTGTATAACCCTCCAATTTCACATGTGTTTCCAACAAAGATTTAGGACTAGGAAATACTTCTTTAGGTGTATAACCCTCCAATTTCACATGTGTTTCCAACCAAGCCCAGGATTGTATTGCACCACCAACAGGTGTATAACCCTCCAATTTCACATGTGTTTCCAACTTTTTTTGCAGAATATTAATTCTCCCAACAGGTGTATAACCCTCCAATTTCACATGTGTTTCCAACCTATCCTTTATAAAAGATTGAATATCACTATAGTTAAGTTTATATTTGTTCTCAAAAACTGACCAAATTAAGTCAAATCTCATATAAAAATACTTAATTTTTGTTTCCTGTTCAAACAAAATCAAGTCATTTTTTACATAAAAAATAAAATTCGGGTATTTTTTACTTAATCTTATTTCACATCCATCAATAAAAGAAAGAAAAAAATCTTCCATTTCGTGTTCAATGTTAAATTTCTCAAAAATAACTTTTCTGGTTGGAATTAATTCTATATTCATTTTTATAATACTTAAACGAAAAATCCTGTTATTTGTTCATATTTTGTCTCCTGTTTTCTGTCCAGATTCGTCATTTATTTTATTAAAAACAAGCAACTGGCCATTTATATTAAACCCAAATTCAGAAAAATGACAATCATTGCATTGATAAATCTCATGTATTGTTCCTTGGTTTATACATAAACCATTATCTTTCGGTGTAATTTCATAATCACATTGAAAACATATTTTATGCCCGGTTTTGTCTTTCAATGTTTTATTTTTACCAAATTTAATATTCTCCTATTATTATTTAATGTTCTCCTATTATTCCATGTTCTACATACAAATTCTCTAAACTCAATATAATTATCCAATTCCTCATAAGAAATATAAAATTCTGATACATCATAAAATATGATTTTTCTCATAGGAATAAATGTTGTCGGGTGATAAAGATTTTCACCTATAACATAATTCGTGTTGTTTCCCATCATTGGAGATAGAACTTTACTGGCTATGTAATTAATGCCGTTTATATTTTCTGTTCCCCAAATACAAGACTTTTGATTTATAACAAACATCTCTTTATAAGCCTTTTTCCATAACTCATAAGAAATAAGCATCAAAAGACCATGCTCTGAAAAATTAGAAAAGGATAAATACTTTTCAGTTAAAACCCGGCGTGTTAATTTCATTAAAGTATTCGTAAATAATTAACTAATCCAAGTGTATGCAAATAATCAATTACAAGTGTTCTTAAATTAACACCATTCTTTAAAAAAGAAGAAATATCTTCAGTGTAACAATAAGTTGTAATGTGATAAAATGGATTCAGCTCACCCATATTTTTATTTTTTAAAGTTAAAGTTATTATCCTGTTTTCCATGCTATCACCAATTCTATTTAATTCGCTTATGTGATATAAATCAATTTTTTGTCCAGTAACAGGACAAATAATTTTTGAAACAATGAATACAATCCGTTCTAAATTATTTTTATTCTCAATTCTTTTAAACGTAATATCCCATAATTTATCCGGAACATCTTCTATGTTCGTATATCTCCAAAATGGCGAGGATTTCTCTATCAGGACTTTACGAGTTAAAGTATTGCTCATCTTGTATTTTCCATTAAGATGTTTTGTGCTTGTTCCTCCAGAATATGTCAATAATATCTCTTAAAAATTCACCAGTTGAAAAATCAGATACCATTGTGTTTAACGTTGAAAATGGCATGTTAAAATAATAGTGGTTGAAAATTATCTTTCTTTTGCTATCAGAAAGTGATAAATATAACATTTCTACTTCTGAAATTGTAAAATCCTTTTCATGCATTAGTGGCGATAAAATTTCATAAGCCAGGTATTCTATTATTTTATCCGCTCTTTGAGATTCTACTACAGTATCCGATATTTTAAGCATAGAATCTCTAACCTTATTCCAGATATGCTCCGGAACCTCAAGTGGGAAATTGTATTTCCAAAAAGGTGAGGATTTTTCTGTCAAAACTCGACGTGTTAAACTTTGATGTTCCATTTAAATCATTAAATTACAATTGTTTAGCTCAACATTACATTACTACATTCTATACATAATCCCATGTCAGGATTATTAGGATAGTCTTTTTCATATCCTATTTTCGTAAACGTCTTTTCTCCACAACAATCACAAGAAGTTAAACATTCACTCACAAACATACTACCTGAAATCCTAATATGATAACCTTTCTTTTTTAATGTACCTATAGAGCTGCCTTTTTCTATTAAAACATGACGTGTTAATGTGTTGTTCATGTTATTTCTCTCCTTAAAAATTTTGAACTACATTTCATTGAATATTCCCACAGTATCTCAATAGTTTCTTTTAACATAAAAGAACTCTGATAGTGACGCTTATTACATAACAAATTCATAGACACTTCAAAATAACAATCGTTGTCGAAAATTATATCCCTATAAGAATAAGCGAAATTGTTATTTACGAATTTTATAGGTGAAATAGTAAAATCCTCTTTTATGAGCGGTGATAGAATTTGACCGGCAATGTAGTGTATTAATTTATCAGCTATTTTTGTTTCACCCGTATCATTAAACATGTCTTGAATTATATTAAAATGCTTCAGCCACAATTTCTCTGGAACCAAACTTGGATTCGGATATCTCCAAAAATGTGAGGATTTCTCTATCAGGACTTTACGAGTTAAAGTGTTCATGTTATTTTCCATTTAAAATATATTCTATATTATACTTTAATCCAATGTAACTATATATATCTGATAAGTCTACTAATGTTTCACGCTCAACTTTTAACGACTTTATTTTTCTATTGATTCCAGCAAACTCTATTAAATGATGTGCCGGACGAATCATAGTTGTGGGTCGTATATTTGGATGTTTTGTTGTTGTTATTGCATAAGGAACATAAGTTATATTGTAATTTCTCATTTTTAGCATAGGAGATATGATTTTTTCTATAACGAATTCCAATACTATGATACCATTATTTAAATTTCCTTTACTGGCTAAAATTTCAAAATTAAGTTCTTCTGCGACTTTTATCCACATAATCCAAGGCACGTCATCCACATTTGAATAACGCTCGAAAAGTGAGGATTTCTCTGTAAGGACTTTCCTGGTTAAAATATTATTCATCATAAAGATAAAAATTTATCAAATCCCATACTACATCTTTCACATAATCCAATATCGGTAATTCCAAAAAAAAATGACTCATAACCAATTTTTACTTGTGTTCTTCTTTTGCAGAAATCACAAAATTCCAACTCAGCTCTTGAAAAAATTTTTGTACCAAAAGGATGTATTTTTTGAAAATAACCTCTATTCTTTAATTCACCTACAAAAGAATAAGATTTTTCAATTAAGACTTGACGTGTTAAGGTGTTGCTCATTTTTATGTTTCTATGCGTGTTTTTTAAATGCAAAGGTAGAAAAATTATTGCACAAAACATCGAAAATAACCCAGCAAATTTATATGAAATATATCCGGTTTTTTGGGAGCGCTGGAGTAACAGGAGAGTGGTAGGATTTTATATTAAATAAAAATTAAACCCAAGTTGATGTTGTGGAAAATGTTATATAGTTAAAATGATATAAAACTACATTTATTAATGAAAACATATATATTTAGCAAATTCATCGCCATAAAATCCGGTATCCATACACTTTTTACACTCTATATGGGAAGTACTATTGCTAATGTTTTTTAGATTATGTTTCTCATTAAAATATTCTAAACTTTCTAAACTTTTCTGTAAAAATTCTTTTATCGGAACAATATTTTCTCTCATTTCTTCTAGTTCTTCCTGTAAAATTATTTTCACTTTTTCGGTATCACTGTTTTGGCAATTAACGTAATGCCTTCCATAGCAATTTGAATCGCTAAAACAAGTATTATTTTCTCCTATTTCTAATGGTAAAATTTCATGAATAATTGTCATTAGGTGATTTAGCAACTCTGTTTTAGTGTCGCAAATTATTTCAATTTCTGTTTTCATAATTTTTTAGTTTTTATAATTGTTTTTTAGTTAGCAAACGCTAAATTTATTTCACCAGTTAAGTAACACCACGTATCATCAATTATTTCTATTGAATAAGTGTATAAAAACTTCTTACACATCATTTCTATTTGCTCCTTATTGTTAATATGGAACAAATATTTATCAAACTTCTTGTTTGATTTCATTTGTTCCCAAATTTGACCACATTCAAATCCGTGTGTGAACGAATTAGATTGGTCATTAAATGACATTACAAGATTAAAGTCTTCCATATTAGTGAAATCTTTTTTTGTTTGTTCTTATTGTTTTATTTTTTTCGTTAATTATTTCATTATACATAGGCAAATCCACCACTTTGCAATACATGAAATATGATTGTTCATTCTCGTTTTTAAAATCAAATGAATGTTTGAAATTTAACGCTTCAAAAAACTTTGGTCTTCTTGATGATGTGACAACTACTGAATCAGAATTACTTTTTTCAATAATTTCTTTCAATCGTAAATACGTTAGATACTTTCCAATACCTTTTCTTTGATAATCATGGTGAACTGTGCCAAATGATAATTCTAATACATTAGAAGATGTATGCGACCATAGCCAGCTCCCGCATCCAATTATTTTACCGTCAAGTAATGCAATGTAATATGTTGGTCGATAATTAATATTCGTGAACGAACAGATTAATTCTTCTTCAATATCTGCTTTCGAATAAGTAAGCCAAATACCTTCTCTTTGGTATGTATTCCATATTAAATCAGTTAACTCATTTATTTTTCTTATTGTAAGTTTTTCAAAATTAACATCTCCTACATTTTTAAAATTCTTTGTCATAATAAAAACTTTTATTTATTCCTTGATTCGCCTTTTCCATCGTATTTACCATTAGACGAATTGAGAGCCCAGCCAACTCGTTCAATTTCATTAAATTCCCAAGGCCTATTTATCTTACCATCTTCTGATATTGTCAAGTATTCTCCATTACGTCTCATCGGTGCTTCTATTAACCAAGGAGTAGGTTCCGGCTCACAAACAAAAAAATCATTTTCATCCATACCTATAGGATTAGTTCCAGACATTGTTATTGCTCCTTCTGGTATTGGTCTTAGGTTTTCTGGTTTTTCCCATTTAATTCGTGTATCTTTAAATAATTCATTAACGACACTAATATCTTTATTTGACCAAGGCGTTAATTCTTTTTGATGTTCATATCTTTTTGATAACCAGTATTCATCATTATTTGTTTCTAATACATATTTTTGATGGAGAATTTTTTTACATGCCGTGCTGTATTCATCTATAGTGTTTTGAGTATCTTGCTGTGCTGATTTATATTGTTCTTCGCCAACATAACGACCGTGTCGTGTTTCATGAACATTTTTTTGAATATCTAAGTATGCTAATAGTGTTTTGAATGAATTTTCGGAAATAATTATATTACCAGTACCGTCTTTTATTGCTTCTATTTTTTTCATTTTATATTTTATTTAAATTTATGTTTTTCATTATTACAAAGTCATTTTTATCTTCAAAATCACCGCCATCTATATTGCCAAGACAATTTTTATCACAATATTCACCAACTGTTCCTATTATTTCAAATCCTTCTCGCTTATAAAAATTAAGAGGCCTACCATCTTTATCTACATATGAATAAATTCGTTCACAACCAACACTTTTAGCAAATGCATATAAATGTTCCATCACCTGCGTTCCTAATTTAAGGTTTCTTAATTCAGGCACAATTCCCAACCATCCAAGCCATAACTCCTTAGTATCGGTTGCTCCATTAAGTGTATATAAACCACAGACACCAACTTGTTTGTTTCCAAGTTTGATTAACCATACTTCCCATAGTCTATCGCTTTGTGCGTTATCAGATGGGATAATTTCACACCAAACAAGCATAGTTTGATAAAATATTGGGGTAAAATCTTCTGCAAGAGGCTTTAACACCTGAGAGTAATCGTAAATATTTCTTGTTTTAAAAAAAGATAGTTTATTATTCAGAACTTTTTGCATTATTGAATAGTTTTCGCCATTGTGCGTTAATTTTTTATTCAGAATCCACCCTCTTTTATTATGATAATCGTAAGCATCTATTGTATCTAAGTAAATTACTTTATAATTATGGTCAATAGCCCATTTATATCGTATTTTAGATAAAAGTTCACCATATCCGTTCCCCCGATATTGTGGCTCAACCCAAAGGAGTGTATTATAAGGGGATATATCTAATCCTTCTCCATCTCTTTCTGTATCAAATACACCAGTCGCCATTGGCATATTATTAATTAATCCGACATAACAAATAGAATCTTTGTCATTAATTAACCATCTATCAAATTCAACATTAGCTTCTTCGTTCTGCACATTCCAACGCAGTTGAATTATAGAAGTAACATATGACCTATGAGATTCGTTTATTTCAATTATTTTCATTTTTTATAAATTTTAAAATATAATCTGGTTTTGGTAAATCATTGTAATTTCTTATTCTGAGCTTCGTTCCTTCGTCATTATACCAACCATTATCTGATACCATATTATTTTTTTCAAAAACACCACAATGTCCATAGTCAAACCGCTTAATACTTATTATTTGACCGTCTTCTGTTATTTTATGTGGTTGCCAATACCCTTCAGTTGAGCTTTTACCTTTACCTGTCCAAATTAATATACAACCTATTTCTGGCTCTTTTAAATGTTCAAAATCTTTGCTTTCATATAAATCTTTTATTGTTGGAGTTGCATTGTCCCAATTGATTAAATGAGCCAGACCAATCCTTTTTAATGGATATGTTTTACAACTATCTCTATGAGTTATGGTTACTTCAAATAATTTCATTAATTATTAGTTTTTAATAGGTGTTATTATTCCATCTTTAATTTCAAACTTATGATTTTCTTCTTTTGAAACTTCAATATACACTGATTCATAATTTAATATTTGTCCTTGTTCATTAACAGGTGTGAAATATTTTGCATCGTAACCTACTAAATTACCATGATTTAATTCTTCAAAATGCATTGCATATTTGCAATCTTTGATTCTATATCCGACATGATAGAAACACTTTGCCAGCGTGTATATCGTACCATGCTGCGGAACATCAGCTTTATTACATAATAAGTTAACATCAATCTTTCCTATGTTTGTATTACATATAAATTTGTTTATTTCTTTCATATTGTTTTATTTAATCATAGAAGTGATTTTGCTAGTTCTTTGAAATAATTATATTTTTCACAATAGACATAAATATAACTTAAACAGCCAGAAATATAAAAAATCAAAAGTTCAATATTATACATTCTGTGTCAGTCATTTGTTATTTTTGAATAGTTCTTATGTATTGTACTATCTCTTCTTCAAAAGAAGGTTGTATTGTTGTATATATATTCATTGATAGTCCGGTTGTGTTTAAAAAATCTATAAAATTTAAAAAATCTTTATGTAATTCGGTTGGATTACTTTTTAAATTATAAAAATAAATTCCGTCGCCATTTTGAGAATCCTTATGAATAAATTCTACTCCTTCAGAAACAATATCTGGTGCTATAATTTTTAACGTTTTTAAAATATCTGGGAAGTTATCATTAAATTTATCATTAAATTCATATAATTTTGTGTAATAATCATTATTAATAATTTTAATAACAATATTTGCTCCACTAAGAATACGATTAACGTATGTCTTTAATGATTTTTCATTTTTAACAACACTGTTTTCTCTTGTTTTAAAAGAAAAATAATCAGAAAAATTATTATAGAATCTTCCATTTTTTAGATAAATTACATCTGTTTTCATTTTATTTCTATATTAGTTAATACTTTTTTCTAAATTTTACATTTTTCCATCAATAAGATTTTTATCTTTTTCTGAATTCAGCTCTCTATATGTTTCAAATATTTGAAAATTCATCCAAGCCATTATCTCTAGTAAATTACATATTCCATATTTTTGAATATGCTTTTTTAATTCAATAGAGTTGAAACCACCTTCAACATCACCTATTTTCTCTTGTCCTGTTTCAGTATCAATCACAATAGATATTTTATTTGTTTCTGTATTATATTTATATTGTAATAATTCTTTCATTTTATTTTCAATAAATTTAGATTTATTAATCGCCAGTTTATCAGCTAAAATATTAAATTTTTCAAAAATTTCTTCTGTTATTGTAAATGTAACTTTTTTCTTCCTAAGATTACATTCCATAAATGATAACTCAATAACACGATATGGTTCAGAAAGTGTTTTAACCCATAAAACACAAACAGAAACAATATACAAAAATGGAAAACTTTGTATTTTTTCTAAATCATATGGACAAGTAATAGTCATAGTTCTAATAGGTGATAATTTATGACGAGTTGCATCATCAGCCTCTTCTTCGTAAATATCTAACTCACCCCTATCATTAACTGATCGATTTTCAGTAGACCCTAACCATATTGTTTGTTTTAAGTCAAATAATCTTTGAATATTATTTCTAATAGAATCTGACTCTTCTAAGTTGTAAGAAGTGTCTTTATGTATTTCTGTATAACATTCTCTGTCTTCAAGTATATTAAGTAATTTTTCAAAAGCTTGTTCTTTTTCATTTGAATCTTTATAAGGTTCGTGTTTTTCTGTTTTCATTTTTTTTTCTAAGTAATATAATTATTTATTTGCAAGTATATATATTATTTATATTATTGTCAAGTAAATTTATAATTATTTTTAATAATATTAGTAAATTCCAAAATCCAGTTGAAAGTTATTTGATTTGTAAAAAATTTGTGAGCACTGGATGGTCAAGGTTTGGTTTTACCAATTTTAGATGTGCGTTAGATAAACGACCCATTCTCCATTTACCAGCACCAGGTGTATAGTCCTTAAGTTTTATATTTGTTTCCGATATGTTTACACCATTACCAGAAGATGTATTTGGCGTGTATCCATTCAAATTTATAAGTGTTTCCAACGTTTGTGCCGCATTGGCGATTGGAATTATTGGTGTATATTCATCCAATCTTATATGTGTTTCTAATACGTCTTTTATAAACGACTGAGTTTTAGAATAACTAAATTTATATTTGTCCTCAAAAACCGACCAAATTAGATCGAATCTCACATAAAAATACCTGTTTTCTGTTTCCTGTTGAAATAATAATAAGTCATTTTTCACATAAAAAATATAATGTGGATGTTTGTCTGAAATTTTTAATTCACACCCCTCTATAAAAGACAGGAAGAAATCCTCCATTTCGTGTTTGATGTGAAATTTCTCAAATAGGACTTTCCGAGTTATGGATAGGGTCGTTATCATATTTTATCATATTACCAGCAAATGTAAGAAAATTATGTTAATATCTTGGATTTGTGGAGACAGAAAAAACCATACTTGAATTTTGTGACAGGATTTTACGTTTTACGTGAAATAAATAAAAGTGGACATTATTAGAATTTTTTGTGTTAATGTTTACTTTTCTTATTACTGTTTTCAATATTCTCAATAGTCTTTGAATAATTTCATTTGTTTTGAGTTTTAAATTCTTTTTTCTTTCGTTTCTTTAATCCCATAAATTACTTGTTCTATTTATAAATTTTTTAATAGGAATTCTTTTTTAGATAATTTTGCATTTAACTCACTTTCAATTTCAGCTTCCAATCCTTGAATTAATTCTCCGATATTAGGTAGTTTATCTTTAATGACATTCAAACTACCCAATTCTTCTATCTCCGGAATTCCGTTTACCATAGATGAGGAAATAATGTCTTCAGATGGATTAAAACCATATTGTCTTAACTCTGTAATTAATTGAATTAGATTTTGCTTGTCATCCTCATTGTCGTGTATGATATTTGGAATAATAATATAAGCATATGGCTTGTTCAATTTTTCCAATTCATGAGGTAGAATTTCACCAGACTCAATTCTTTTTCTATCTTCCTTGTCAAGTCTAGCAGCTCTTCCAAAAGTTTGTAAAAACTTGCTCTTATTTAAAGTACGTAAAGGCATAATTCCGGTAAAACCACTAACATCTATTCCTTCGGCCAATATATCATAATGTAATACAATAAGCTCTTTTTCAATATCTGAGCCATCTGATTTCAAACGCTTTAAAAATTCTTGCCTACTTACTTTTTCACCATTAATATCATTACCAATTTCGTCATTTGAAGCAACAGCATAAACATTAACTCCACTATTTCTCAAATTTACATACTCAACACTTTCAAGAAATTTCTTAATATCTTGAGTTCCTTTTACTGAAATAAGAATTTTTGGTTTTAATTTCGTTAATACTTTTTTATGCTGGTAAAATGATTCCGATATAATCAAACTCAAACTCTTATTATAATCATCCGAATGATAAAACCCATCTGTTTTTACAACATGGAGCCTCGGTCTAACCATTTTACCAAGTTCTATAGCTTCTCTTGGAGTCATTGAATATAAAACATTCCCATATAAGTCTATATTATTCATTCCACGTCCTTTATCTGAAGGAGTGTGAATAGTTGTAGCTGTAAAGAAATAACTCCTTGGAGAAGTTAAAGTATGAAGAATATCGTGAAACTGCTCTTGGACAAGATAGTGTGCCTCATCATTTAAAACTATTGAAATAGGTTGTTTTTGACTTTTCCTCGCATCTTCTATCTTGTCGGCTGAATTATATGTAGAAAAGAATATAAGCGGTAAATCTTGCGATTTTGATTTTTCTATCATGTATTTAATTCCTTGAACAGATGTTCCGGAACCAATCTCTGAAAAAGGAATGTTGTTTCCATCTAAATTAGAATGAATACGCATTTCTTCTAATTCATTTTCTTCTGTCTTTCCTCCTGAGTGTACAAACATATAACGAGCTTCAATACCATTAGAAATTAAGAACCCATACACTTCTTTTAATAATTGATAAGTAAGAATAATGCGCGGAGCATTTACAACATACATTCTGAACTGATTAGGGTTCATTATTATATCATTTGCTATAATTGCAGCTTCACAATAAGTTTTTCCTACTCCAGTAGGTAAACAGATAATTCCTTTTGAATTATAAAATGTCATCGTTACTGAATCTTTTTGATATCCATATAGTTTCTCTAATACATTCATAATGATTGTGTTTTTAAATGAATTTAAGGTTTTACTTCTTTTAACTTATTATCAATGGATTTTACCAATTCACGAACTTTGTTCCAAAATGGTAGATTATTATCCAATAGTCCTTTTAAATCTTTATACCCGATACACTTAACTTTCCTTTTAAACATTTCCTGGTCAGTGTAAAAATGTAAACCATCTGCAGTTGTAAAAACAAAGTGCCGGTAGTTATTAGAATCTGTATTGTCGGTTATTACGTTATGCGTTAACATTCCATCTGAAAACATATTTGATAAACTGTCCTTACTGGCCGTTAAAAGTTCTGACGTGTCTGTTCTGTATTTTACCTGAACAACACATTTTTCCATTTTGATGTTTAATCCGGTCCCGTCCACACCATTATCGTTTTCTTGTACAGGAACATAATCATAAACTCCAACACGATTATCACAAGGATGCAAAGAAAGGAATATTTCAATAAAGAACTCAAATCCATCACCCAAATACTTAAGAGAGTCATAACGTGTTGGGTCAATAAGAGATTGACGCTCAAGACTACGCATAAACTTTGACATGGTATTAACTTTATCACTGAATAGGTCAGATAGATTGTGACATTTTGTTTGAAACTGGTGATGGATTTTCATGGCTTTTGTTTTTTAATGTCCAAATTTTATTTTTCCAGTAAAAGTATTTTTTAATTTTTCTATAGTTTCTGCCGAAAAATACCAATAACAGTTTTCTTGTCCGTTTAATCCTGCGTTTCTTAAAATTTTAATATCAGGTCTCATTACTGGTCCAGCTAATGTTTGATTTTCATTATCTGCGACTGCATTAATTTCAATAGCTGGGTTATTTACTATTGCAATGGCAGTAATTTTACCGCCTATTGATTCATAAAGAGGCAAGCCTTCGTGTTCACCTCTTAATTCTAAAAAATTTTCAATTAATTCAATAGAAAATCCCACTTCTGTGTTTATTAGCATTTTTTTGTTTTTTAAAACAACTGAATTGTTGTCTTTAATTATAGATATGCTTTTTTGTCTAATTAATAAATTATTTTTCATTTTGTTTGAAAATATTCTTTAATCTAAAAACTCTTTCCAAAAGTCTTTGCGGAATGTGGATATGACCTTACGCTTATATCTATGTCCCATTGTTCCGTCACAAAAACTCATTAATTTAATAAATTTCTCATTTAACATAGATTTCTGGATGTTTTCAAAATTTATAGGTTCATCAACAATGGCATAAGCAAATTGAGTTAAACCGTATTCTCCTGTTTTATCTATTATTGGTTTTGAAATTCCATTACTCCATATTACCTTAGGTGTATTAAAATGACCATTTTTAGATAATGACCAAAATAGATTTACCGTTCCATCTTTTAATATAGTATAGACACAAGGGTATTTAAAATCTTCTGTTTTTTCTTTTGACATGTGTTTTTTGTCACTACCATAAGCAGACCGACTATACAACACCTCAACTTTTTCTTCTCCCTCTTTTGCTATTAACTTTTGTATTTCATTAAACATTCCATTAGGAATAAATTCCATATTTGAAATATCTAATTTTTCAATAATTCCATCTTGACATTTAATTGTTGTTATTGTATTATTTGAGGGAGAGTTTTTAATGCAATAAAAATCAAAAGTAGTTTGTACGCCAAACATTTTAACACCATCTTCTCTGTTGTGTAAATTTAAACTTAATATTTTCTTTGACCTTAATAAAGTTTGAATTGTTTTAAATCCACCATCAAAATCTCTCCAATTGCTAGGGTGAACACCAACAAAATAACCAGCTTCAACCAAACAACTTTCAATTGATTTTTTAACGAATTTATCCCAAAGTGGTTGTGACTTTTTATTTCCTTCTTTAAGCTCTTGATACGGAGGATTCATCACAATAACATCAAATTTTTCAATTCCCCATATCTCTCTCGTGTGTTCATCAAATTTTTCATCCAAAAACGAACCATTATATATATTCAAAGAATATTCATCATTAGGATCAAAAGCACAAAGGAATAGAAACATATTTTTAGCTTGAAGTTCACCAACGTATAATTGATTTTCTACTATGTGTTTATATCTTAATTCCTCATCTGGTTCAAATTCCTTAAGACCATACATAAGTCTATTTACAATAACACTTGAAAAAATACCACAACCGTTACAAGGGTCTAAGAATTTCAATTTAGGATTTGACCAAACTTCTTTAGGTAAAGTATCAAGCATATCCTGTACAAGAGAAATTGGCGTCATAACCTCTCCGAAGGCTTTTTTCTCCACTTCTCCTACTTTAACGTATTCACGTAGCATTTTGACTATTTCTTTGCTGTAATGATATTTTCCAATACTTTCATCCTTCATCATGTTTTTTACCTTGATGAATAAATCTCTATCACCATCCAAAATAGATAAAATAGCCATTCTTTTCTTGCTGGTACTTAAACCCTCAAGTGTTATTTTAATGTCTTTATCAATTCCTGACACTTCATCAATCATCATTTGGTCGATTAATGTTTCAAATTGATTTTTCTTTGCGTTTGTCATGAGAAATGGTTTTTGTTTAATTAATTATGTTATAACGTACTATACGAATTTTAAAAGAGAGGTGTTACAAATTTCATTGGTCTTCGGCACAAGTTAATGATAAATCATAATATAAAACACAAATATATAAATTTCTGATTGGTTTTTACTGGATTTTACTATAGTATATTTTTACACTTTTTTAAACATAAACAGAAGTATGATTTACTATCATTTTCCATGAGAGAAAAGTAGATACTTTTATTGAGCTTTTTAATACTAAAATTAAAGAGGATGAAATGGGATTTATGTAGGATTTTACGTGAATGTCTACTTTTTCTAAATTTGTAAGAGGTTGGTTGTCAGGATTTTACATATAATTATATAACTTTAATAAAAACACGTAAAATAATATTAAAACATTGATACTGGTTCGGTTCACATTGTGAGGTTGTAGCTCTGTCCATTTATCAACCAACGAAATTGAACTGATTTATGGGATTTAATAGAAATACGATAAATCGTATAAGTAAAATCCTGACATACTTTTCACAAATCCTATCACACTCCACAACGTCCTATCTAAAGACATTTCAGAACATTTAAAAAAATTTTAAAAATATAAACGTTAAAAGTGGGTTTTTGTGGTAAAAAGTGGGAGCCATAATTTAGCAGGACAATAGTAGGATTTTACTTGAGCTGAAAGTGAATAAAAGCTCTGGTCGGTAAAATCCTAATTATCCTCGTGTAGTCGTTTGTTGTCGGATAGCACAGTACTTTCCTTTCGTACCATAGGATTTTACCATTCTGGGAGAAATTATTTACTTGTAGTCGGATAAATTGTTGATAACTTTATTTTTATCAATATCGGTAGGATTTTACGAGTACAAAATTGTTGATAACTATTTCTATTAAACAAAATGCTGGTTATAAGACAAGTAAAATCCTGGCACGATTTTATCTGGCACGTAAATTGATATTAGTAAAATCCTGCTACCAATTCCCAAAGTGAATCTTATTCGTTTTCTTGTGATAAGTGTTAATAACTTTGTTAATAGAATGCAACATTTTGTAGGATTTTACGTTTAACTGTATATGAACGTGTTTCCATCGCGTTTGGTTTTGGCCTACTGAGTTTAAATTAAAGAGGTTCCTGGTTTTGTTTTGTTTGCTCCTTCACCGTGTCCGCTACTCTTAATTTACTCAGTGGGCTTTTTTATTGTTATATTTGTGAAAATGATAAAAAGTCTTGAATATATTAAAATTCACATATTAAAAGAAGGAGAAAAGCCTGTTTTATTATCTGAGTTAGAAAACAAGATAGTTGCTTGGGCATTACATCTCCCTGAAAAAATACAAATTTCTCATTGCAACTCTAAAGAAAATTCAAATCCAATAAAATTCATTGGAGGGAGAGAATACCGTTCCCTTGGAGATACCTGCAGAATGTTTTGTAAAATGAGACTACAAAATAGAATGTTTGATTACTTTTTCTGGGATGGAATTGTAAAAGTAATACATAATGATTATGATTACTTTAGTGAAGAATACTATGCTTTTAAAAATAGTTTTTATTATTATATTGTCACAGGAAGTTATAATCACCGGATGGTGTTAATAGAAAAATTCAATAGGGAGAAATGGTAGGATTTTACCGGTTAATAATTATAAAACTTATTTTTGGGATATCTTAAAAACTACCAGCATCATGTAAGTGATTACCAGAATCGTCATAAACGTGTGTCTTCAACATTGAGCCACCTTTTGTATTTGCTTCTTTAAATGCTTCTTCTTTGGTTTTAAAATCTCCCTCTATCCAATCTGAGCCATCGAATGTATCAACTCCTACAACTCTGAATTTACCTTTTGGTGCTTTGAAATCTTTTATAGTTAACATAAGGATAAGTTTTAAATTTATGATATATATTATATTTTATTTAAGGAATCAGGATTTTGCCCAGAGGAAAATCCTTTTTATCTATCTCAACTATGATACATGTCATTATAATCAGATATTTACCACCGTACAAAAAACAAGTCCCTCACAATCATTAAGATGATGTAGAACATTGGCTGAAGATTCTTCTAACAATGACCTGGTTCTTCCAACTGAAAGATGAGGTAAAGTACATAAAGTGGTTGTAAAAGAAACCTTTTTCCCAATTGAATGCATTTCATCCCAATCATTGGGGCATTTCTTTTTTAACTTAGTTACTGCACTAAGCATTTGTTTCTTTTGTGTAAAATGAGCTGTTACGCGAATTGCTTCCATGTTATTCCAAGTTTAAGGTTCCTAACAATGACAGGTTTTTACATACCTCTTCTGTTTTAATGTAAAATCCATCTTTACCTTTTTTAAATATCCCAAGTTTTGTGGACATCTTATTTATTAAATCAATGAAGACCGGCTTTTTAATGTCGTCATATAAGCTCTCTAATAAAACAATCCCTTCTTCATTATTTGAAATTGAAATTACATCTTCGATATTGTTATATTTAAATTTCATAGTTAAGAATATCTAATTTAAAAATATTGGATACAAATCATTATCTGACTCAGGGATATATAAAAACACATTTTGCATGCCAGTATCTTTATTTATCTCGTCGATGTCATTATCAATACATTTATATGCTTCTTTGGTACCTTCTCCGGTTCTATCAAAGAACCTTTCGGCATTTTTGATATCTCTTACTAATTCGATTTCAATTTTTTTGTTTTCCATTTGTTTTAATGTTTTTGTTCTTGTCGTTTTTATTTTCAGTTCTGCCGGACCATTGAGTCGTTCCATCGTTTCTTTGTGTGAATTTTGGTTTTGTATCAAGACTGGTCATCTCACCTAGGTGAAAATCGTTATATTTATCATCCAGAACCTGGTTCTTTCTCTCATCCGCTTTTCGAATTCGTCTAGAAATTAACACACCGACTAATCCTGCAATAGCCATCATTGCGATTAATATTATATTTGTGTTCATTACATGTTCTTGATTTGGTTGGTTTATATATTAAACGTATTGTACCAGGTTGAATGTTGCATAAATATAAAAAGTTTTTTATTGAAGTTAAAAAATAATATTTATGACCCGCTGGACATTCGTTTCAATAATAGCGAATTGTCAACCATAAAAGACTGAAAATCAGAAGTATCAAAGTCATCTTTCAATTGTGGTATATCATAAGTGTCATTCACGTTGTTTTTGATGTAATCAATCAACACTTCGAATGTATTTGATTGACATGTTGCCTTAATTGCTGTCAGTCGTTGTTCAACTTCTAAAAACCATTTAGGTTTCTTTTCTTTTAAATAGTTCATAGCTACAGGTAAGTGATGTGTCATCAAGTTGTCATCGCAAATATGATTTAACATTAAATAGACATCATCTATTTTTGTTGATAATCTCCCATCTACTATGGAAAATAATTGAAGTAAATTAAATTGTTTTGTCATTTTATTGTTGTTTTTAGGTTTATATATTCTAATTTATGTTTTCACGTCCTGTTTTTTCCAATTGCTCAGCGAAATGTCCTGAATAGGTTCCATCCTTGGCCGGTAAAATAATCCGAATAACGTTCCGGCCAAGTTCTCTAGCTAAAATTGCTTTTACTTTGTATCCGGTTAGGATATCATTATATTCTTTTCCGGGTTCTAATTTTGTCCCGGATTTGATAAGTCTGAAAGCTGCCCACATTATTCCATTAGCTATTTCTGGAGATACTCTCATACAAAACTGTAAATCGAGATGATCAAAGTTTTCAGCAATACCATGGGTATGGATGTTGGTACCATATGGGAATTCATCCGGACTTTCATTAAAAACGAAATGAGTATACCATCCAACTTTTTTGATTGAGTCACTCTCAAGTTTATTAAAGATTCGCTGGTCACTTGGGAATTTATATACTTTCTCTTTTTTCTTTTTCATGGTTATATTTTTTCAGTTAAAGTTATTCTTCAATAAGCTACTTTAAAATCAAATAGTTATGAATTTAATTATACTACAATCAATTCAAACATATCAAATAACTCAATTTCTGCCATGCTCCATTCTATATCAAATTTTTCTAATATTGATTTAGGAATGCTAATATTTTTCCCATTAAAATATTTTAACAGTTTATCTCTAAAGTTTTTATCTTTTATTAAGTCAAAAGATAAATTTGGTACTAATGCAGCTGTTTTTTTAAGTGCATCATTTTTTTTCGATTTAGGGAGAAATAATAATTTTTCACGATTGTTTAAGGATTTATTTTCTTTGTTAAAAATTAAATTTTCGTCAATATCTGTTATAATGTAGCTATCTTCTCCAGATAATTTCAAAAACAACTTTGTTTTATTTGTTGTGCTCTGTTTTTGAACTCCAATTAGTCTTTCTAAATAACTTATTTTAAAAGTTTTGATTTTGTTATTTAATTCTATAATTTTTTTTTCAACTTCTTTTGTTATTAATAATCCGTCAAGATAAAACGAACTTTCTTTCTTTGTAACTAAGTGAAATCCCATTAATTCAAAGTCTGTGAGTGTTCCATCTTCGAGAAGTGTTCCGGCTCCAAGTGGAAGTAAAGAAAATTCATCAAGTTTTTCTTTCGTTATGTTATTTTTTGTAATGTAATCATTATTTATCTCAACTTCAAGGATTAAAATATCTTCTTTGGATAAGTGGGCAGAAATGATTTCACCAACTACATCTCCTATAAATTTAACTTCTTCCTGAACTTCACCAGCATCTTCAAAAATAGATGTGTTTAGTTTTCTTTGATTTATATTATAAATAAATTTCTCAACTTCATTTTTAGGAAATTTCCTTTCGTTTAAATTAGCAACATCACATGTTAAAACTTCAAAGTAATGAAGTAAAACTTGAGTTTGTGTTTCTTTTGCTGAGTTTTTCATGGTTATATTTTTTTTAGTTAAAGTTTTACTTTAAGTTACCCTCCTCTTGACCCGTTAGAAATCAATAGATTATCAGTTTTAATTTCCTTCGCTTAGTAAAATGTAAAATCCTAATTATATGCAAGTTCAGGTACCTTCAATATCAAGTAGTTATAAAGAAGTTGTAAAAATGAATACTCATTATCAATTAGTTACGAGCTAAAAATTTTCAATAATCATTCCTATGTTAAAAATCAATTAGTTACGCAACACTGCCAGCTGTACATTCATCATATTGTTTTATTCATAATGTGATATTTTGTTCTATAACGTACTATACGAATTTTAAATCTTAGGTGTTACAAGAAAAGGATATGTTAAATATTTAAGGTAAAACCCTAAGTATTTAGATATACGTAAAATCCAATTGAATTTCTGTCACGAAAAAGAATTAAATTAGTGACAGGATTTTAGATTTATATTTCGTATATCAATAATTTTTAAAAAACGGTTTGAGAAACGCCAGGTCAAAAAAAATCCCTGGCAGAAATTACCAGAGAAAAAGTATCATATATCAGGATTTTACATTTAGATTAGTATGAGTATCAGGATTTTACGCTCTTGAGTCGAGTTCCTTTTTAATTTTAGCAGCTTCTTCGAAGGCTTCAGTTGAGACCATTATGTTCATGTGACGTATTAGTTTGTCTGTGGAAATGTTTTTATAATCAAATGCGTTGATTTGTAATTGGTCGGTATCACGATATAATAGATTATCTATTTCATTATCTTCCGGGTCTTCGTCATCATAATACTCATCTTCTTCGCTTCCATCTTTAGAAGGTTCACCTGGTTGTAATCCAAAGTTTATCTCCTTCATACCTATATCTATAAGTATTTGGCGTCCTAATTGTGGTTCTTTATTATATTCGTATGTAGACTCAGCGAGTTCAGAAAAACCTTCCGGAAGTATTCCGTCAGCTATTCCGGATTCGTCTGATAGGCATCCTTGGGAATCGTAATAGGTACGTGGAGTGATTAGAAAAAAATAATCTCCATCATTATTTGATAATTGAAAATAAAAATCTGATGCTTTCATGTAAGATTAAACGGAAAATCCTGCAATTTGTTTCTTTAGCTTTTCCTCTCCCTTAGTTTTAATATCGCTTCTCCCTATAAATTTCCTATTAGTCATTGTTTTATTTTCTTTCTTTTCAGATTGTGTAACTTTTTTGCTTGGAGTGAGGTTGTTATTAAACTTATCTTCTGCAGGCGTTTCTGGTTTATGTTTCTTATTATCAATGATATAACAGTCCCAACAACAGTATAAGTTTCTCCCTGATTTAACCGGTTTTCCACAAGCTGAATTGTGACAGGTTGGAATTATTTTGTCTAATGCTTTCTTATATTTTTTTGAGTTCTTCTGTTTGGTTTTGGTTTCCATTGTCGGTGGTAATAATTGGTTTTTTGGTTATATTAAATAGGAACTTGGTAAAGTTTTCCATGTCTGTCCCATTACATTTTTCTATAGTATCATCTATTGAGTGACAGATTCTCCATGTGTCATGTTTTTTCATATCGTATTCAGGAAGGATTCCTATACAAAGTACTGGATATTTGTATCTACGAAATGCGATAGCATCACTTGGTGGGGTTCTTAATTTTTGGATGTTATGTCCTAGGGTTGTTTCTAATGAGATATGAAGCTCGTCTTCTGATTTATTTTTCTCACAGTCTGACCAGATTATTGTCCCGTTACCGGTAAGCTCTAAATTAATAACAGCGGATATTTCTCCGTATATTTCATGAGAAATGTTTCTACTTCCTTTTATAGATGAAGATTTTTTAGCGAATCTGTTGGCTCCTTTTGCACTTATCTCTTCGGAATCTGAGAAAAGTATAATGGTTCTTTGATGTTCATCTTTGGATGTTTTAATTAGAGATGAGAGCCTGAGAAGATTACAGACGCTGGCAGAATTGTCTTGTGCGTTTTGGCTATGAACGTTCATGACGTCATGGTGTGCACAAAAAACAATAGCTGGACCGGTTACTTGAGGATTTGGTTCAGCAATTATATTAACAAGCTTGTGACTCGAGTAGCTACTATTTCCCCAAGTGATGTCGTTCCCTCCTTGGGCTTCGAAAATATCTAATGAGTATTTTACACCAAGTTTGTTAAGTGTGTCTATAATATACATCGCACGGTTAGTTATAGGATTGGGCTGAGGTATATTAGCAGAATAAAGATTATGAACTGATGATAAGTCAACCAAAAATTCATATGATGTGTTAGATTTCTCGAGTGCAGCTAATTGCTGGAGAAAAAACAGATTTCTCCAGTTTTCTTCGAATTCATAATCATCATATTTATATTCCTGGTCTTTCATACGTTTGCAAATGTAGTAAATAATTATTTAGTTTAAACAAAAAGTCCAGTGATTATAATTTTTCACTGGACTTTCGTAGGGAGAATTAATCCTTCATCTTTTTGACTTTAACCTTTTCTTCGTCATCGTCATTTAAATAATCTTCCGCATCTTCGGTGTCATGACCATGTTTGTTCAGGCAGAAGAATTCTGGACCAGAACCAACTGCGAATAATCTTTCTACACAGGTTTTTACATCCATTATTTCACTATCTGTTGTGATTGTAACGTCTCCAACATTATGACCTTCAGTTATGTCATAATTGATTTTTTCAAGGTCAGTTGAAGAATAAGGCTCCTCAGATAAAATTTCAATTTGAACTACCGTCCGGTAGAATTTACGTTTACTTAATGACATGATGTTTTGTTTATTTGTGTTTAATTTATTTTTCTACTTCCTGTTTATAAATTTCAAGCATTTTATCTATTGCTTTATTCTCAACAGCATTTTTATTTGAGGATTTGTCAAAAATTCCTTTCAGAGCTATCTCTCCAACTTTTTTGCAAGGATAATATGTATCTTCACCTTTCGCAAGTTTTTCTCCGAACCGGTTTCCTTTTTGAGGCTCTTTTTGAAATCCTTTATACAATTCAAGAACCATTTTATCAAGATCAATTACATATGCGTATTCGCAAAAAAGAGAGTCTTTAATAAAATTAGTTCCATCCAGCATATGCTCAACTTTTCCTGACATTATTTCCGGTATATATTTTGCACCTTGTAATTCTCTTAATAAGGCATACCATTCTTCTGATTTGCCGGTTGATACACCACTATTAAAAAACTTATTGTATTTTTCCTGAATTAACTTTGATGGCTTTTTATTTTCATCTACAAGTTCAACTTTTTTACAATTCTTTTTGAACTGGTCCCAGCCATTGATTTCATCAATTTTCTGCAATTCTATTACAACTTCTTCACCAACACCGCCGTCTGGATATCCATCAAATTGATTGTAAAATCCTTTGGCTTTTTCATCCTCAATGATTATAACTGCGCTTCTTGTTCCCATTTTATTTATGTGTTTTGGTTTATTTTATAATGTACTATACGAAAATTAAATTAAGGTGTTACAAAATCAGAAGTAATGGGTGCGATTTTTTTGGTTATCGTTATCATTTATTTTGTGCAGTGAACCACTACTACATCTCACGTACTTCTTTTTTTAGTTGTTATTAAATTGATACTCAACATCTTCCTCGTCATAGAAAAATCCTTGATGTTCACAATCTTCCGGGTAAGGTAAAGAATCCCAAACTTTCTTCCAATTTTCTTTTGAAGGGAGATTCTCGACAAGTTTAGGAACTTTAAAGCCTCTATTTGCTACAACTGTTAAATTACATCCTCCATAGTCTTTCCATCCTTCTTTTATAAGTTGGTTTGCGGTTTTTCCTCCTTGAGATGAAATTGGAGTCTCATAATTGTGAAAATCTTTTATATAAGCCAATTTAACTTTTCCATCTGTGATACCTCTTTCTGTAATTTTGCCGGAGAACACTTTTTTTCTTATATCGTCTGAGTTTTTACCGGTGATTCCATTCATTTCTCCAATGAGTGTATAAATATCTTTACCTCCAAACTCACCATAACCTCCATAATCTTCTTCTGTAAAAACCTGACCATCTTCTGTGATCATATGAACTTTAAAAGTTTCTCTAATTGATCCGGCATTAGGAATACTCTTTTGAGTATCCGATGTTTTAAAACTGAAATATCCCATAATATGTTTTTGTTTTTGATTTATAATGTGCTATACAAATTTTAAATGAGAGGTGTTACAACTTTGGATAATTTATTCGCAAATACTTCATTGATTATTTCTTCAATGTATTCTTCTTCTTTTGTTAATGTTTCTTTACCGGATAGTTTTTGTTTGGCAACAATAAGCTTTTTTAAGTGTTCTTTGCTATTGTATTTTCCACCAATAGGGAGAAGTATGCCGAATCCTCCAAAAAGTATTTCTAATTCGTGTGTTGAACTCATTGTTCCTTCGTGAAATGAAGCTCCGTAAAGAATACAACAATTATATATTCCATTTAGATAATTCTCAATAGAAATCTTTTGTTCTTTTTTTGTACTTCCCTCAAGAGAATCTCCAAAGTGTCTTCCGTCAGAAGATGAAATCCAATTAAACATTCTATGGGAAGGAATCCCTCTTTTTCTTAATCCGGCTTCAATTTGTTTATCATTTACTGCAGTTCTCCCTGAAGAATGTCCAATCCATCCGTGAGCATATCCTTTTGAAACGTATTCTTTTAATTTTGGTGAGTTAAAAACTTCATCTGAAAACCCACCTTGATATAATTTCGGATTTGCCGTTAAAATATCTAAATCCATCCAAAGAACCAATTTTTGTTTCTTTGCTTCCTTTTGAGATTTAATTTTTTCTCTTTCCCAGAAAGCTTTTTGTGCTGGTATGTTTCTGTCTTTTTTAAAACCTTTATCGTAATAGGATTTTACAAGAGAAATGAACTCTGAAGTGCTTTGAAACTCAGCATCCCGTCCGAATATCTTATTACTATGTAACCCTTTGTTATAGAACGTTTTATCAGCCTCAAGGTAAAATCCTACATATTTTGAGTCACCGTATATTTCAGCTATTGTTTCTCCGTTAAGTCCTGGAAATTTTTTGGATACGATTATTGAATTCAGTTCTATTTTGAAATCAATTTCTTTTGTATCGGTAACAATAACAAGAAATTCATCCATAGATGATGAAGACGCGAAACAAGAGTGAATGTGTTTAGTTATTACGATTGGCTTTTTCATTGTGTTTAGTTTTTAACCGGTTTGAATTCACAAAAATCTTCAAGGTCTCTTAAATCAATTCGACCAAATTTGACTGAGCTATAATAGCCTTGTCTTTCAAATCTCTTAACCCAATTTTTAAAAGCTTCAAGAGTTGCTTTTAACCCTGTGTATGTTTTACCCATATCAATAGAGATTCCATCTGGGGAGATTACATCATATTTTTTTGAGTTTTCCATTGTTTTCATAATGTACTATACGAATTTTAAATCTTAGGTGTTACACTTTTAATGAATGTTTGTAACAAAATAGTTATAAACTTGTTACAAAACTACAACCAACCTTCTTTAAATTTTTCAGGCTTACCTTCTGTTATTCTCCATTTTTCAAACCATTCACCCCATTCTCCCCTTCTTGTTCTTGTGATTGTTACTTCATTATCATCCACAGTATTTTCCTCAATAAGACTTTTTAAATTCTTTTTGAGCTCTTGGTATGTTTTGAAGCTTTTATATTCTGCTGAAACATAGAAACTTTTTCTTACCCAGCAACCTGGTTTTTTACCTCTTCTTCTTTGTTGTGCCATTATGCTGCTTTTTTAAGTTTAATGATAATTGACTTTGAAACTTCATTGGATTTTACGTTTGTTTTAATTGCAAAGCCAGTTTTAAAAGCAAGTGAATTATCAAATCCTTTGAAAATTACTTTCTTATATCTCAAGCCAACAATAACTCCTTTTGGATCTAAGTGTCTTAAGTCATTTATATCGCCATCAATTACTTTATATCCCAAATGTGATTTAGGAACAACATCAAACACCATTGCAACATTCACTTTATTTCTAAGCATATCCATAGCAATGGAATCATTTGTTTCTGACCGGCTGAAAACTAAGTTATAGTTTTTAGGGAGAACTGAATTAAACCTTGTATGATTTTTTGTATAATCATAGAAAATTACTTTTGGAAACAATTGAAAAATGTTTTTCCCATCTTTGATTTTAAGTTTTTCATAAGGGATATCAGAAGTTCCATTTAGCCGAATGACAAAGTTTCCTCCTTCAATTTTGTGTTTTACTTCTATCTGAGCTATTTCAGAATAAAGCGTTTTAAGAAATAGGGGTTGGTCGTGTAGAAATAATTCAGTTTTATTCGTTCTCCCCTTTTGAACTTGTGTTAATCCACCTTTACCGGAACCATATAAACACGACTTTGAACATCCTGCCGTTGCCATAGGACAAACAGTTTTACCTAAACTATTTTGTTTATGGGGAGAAAGATATAAAATATATGTTTTCCAACCTAATTTTTCTCCCTTCATCGTTTTTATGTTTCGGGTAGTTAATAAAGAATTTGGAATGTAATATGGCAAAGTTTCCATAGATAAATAGTTTAATTGGTTTGTAATGTGATATTTTGTTTATTTATAATGCACTATACAAAATTAAATTGAGACACGTTACAATTATTTAAACAAACGTAATGTTTTATATAATTCTCCAATCTGAGCTTTTAGAATACGTTGTTCGTGTGCAATAGTATTTATTTGACGCTTATTTGCGGAAAGTTTATTCTGAGCAGTTAATAACTCTCTGGAAACCATTTGCTTACACTTGTCGAAAACTTCTTTCTTTACATTCATTTTGTTCAGGATTTTACCGGTTTATTTTTGGTGGAGTTGTTTTAAAAGCTTTTTTATATATTTCTTTTGCTTGTTTCCAATCCTCTGCACCTCCGTCACATGAAATTTCAGTTTGTGGAAAATGGTGTTTTAATCTTAACATTGAAATTTTAACCATTAAATCGTATGGTTTACGTGCACTTTTACAGAACTCAAATATTAGTCCATTTTCTGCACGTCCTTCACTCTGTCTTTCTATCACAAAAGTTTCGTGGCTCATATCATCTTTGTTTTCGCCGTTGAATATAATAATATCATCGGTAAATTTAGGTTCTCCGGTTCCATCTCCGCCGGCCAATACAATTGATTTATCAATTTGATAATCAGCTGATTTTGAGCGGTCTGGTAAAAGTCCGGCTACTGTTTTTAATTCCTCTGATAGAATTTTGAATTTTTCGCTGTCCAGTTTTGCTGGAGTTTTGTAGTAGTTCGTATATCCGATAATTTCTAACGCCCTTTTGGGTGCGCCCTCATTTAGTTAATACTGATTTATAATGTACTATACAGAATTTAATTGATAGGTGTTACAAAAACAGAAAACAAACATATCTGGTGTAAAATCCTAAAGCAAATATATATACGCAAATTAAAACTATATTTCTGTCACTAATTAATTCTTTTCGTGACAGGAAATGAATTGGATTTTACGTATATCCTTATTAGGTAAAATCCTTCAGCTGGTGCCTGCTGGCCAGGGATTTGGATTTGAGTTAAAAAGAAAAGAGCCGAACATTTAATGCCCGGCTCTAAGCTCGTCGTGTTTAAATAGGATTTTACTTCTTTGCAGATGTAGTATCCACTTTTACTTTAGTAGAATCAACAGCACCAGTGCTACCTGTTGATACAGGAGCTACAATAATGGTGCTATCAACTGCTGTTGCTGTTACTTCTTCAGTCTTAGCGGTGTTGCAAGAGGAAAAAATAAACGCTGCTAAAACGGCTGTTAATATCAATGTTTTTTTCATGGCTGTAAATATAGATTAAAAAACAAAAAATCCAAGATTAACTCCCGGATTTTTTATTAACAATTTGTTCGATAAATTAGAATATTTCTTTTAAGGTTTTAAATCCAAGACTATCATCAACTTTGATAGATATTTCTTCGATTTCACTATCTGGATTTATTTCAGCTTTTACGTGGTACATGAACTCGATAAGAGCTGTGAACGTATCCAAGTCCATTTGCTTTACATCATTAATTATGCGTTCTTCCATTTCTGCCACCGAAGTAGTTGCGCTTGCAGTGTCTACACTTAGTTTGTCCATGAGATATTTTGTTTTTGATTTGTAATGTACTACAAAATTAAATTCTTTGGTGTTATATTTTAATTCATCGTTATCATTACATAATCAGTATCAACCAATTGAGCGAGCTCATTTATTTGATTAATTACTTTTTTAGGAACAAGCTCATACAATTTGCCTTTTAATTCACTTTTTTCTACTTCTGCAATTTCTCCTGAAATTTCTGCAAATATATCACCCTGAAATATACGCTCACTCATATCGGTAACATCTTTAAATGCTTCACGACCTTTTAAAAGTTTAACTACATCATCCAGTAAAACATTTTCCGGCATGGTCATAATTGACATTTTGTGCATTGATTTTAATATATTATGCTTAACAAGTTCTATTTCCCCGCCAAATGCTCTTGCTTTTTTAATAGCTTCTCCCCTTGTGTATTCTTGTATTACTCCATAAGATGCTAAATATCCATTTCGTTTTTGGTCAGCTCTTGCATGGTTGTTTTCTTTTAAAACAACTCTGTATAATTTCTTTTCCATGAGATATTTTGTTTTTTGGTTATGATGTACTATACAATATTTAATTCTTTGGTGTTACAAGGCAGTTATTAAAAATTTAGCTATGGCTTCCAATTCTTCTGCATGAATTAAAATCGAGCCATTACCTTCTGCTTTATCTACTTCCAAGCCAGTAGAACTTAAATGTCCTATTCGACTTCGTTGTCCATCAATTGTTCTGAATATCCAGAAGTTTCCAACACCATCATCAATAAATTCAAGTTTATGATTTTTGAATACAGGGTTTTCTATTATTTTGGTTATTGTTTTCATGGCTTATTTTCTTTCGTTGATTACCTGATAAATTAAATCCTCAACCACAAGACTCCAATTTGCTGTTTCATCCTGGTTTTGAGCTGCCGGATACCTTTTTAATACTTCTTGAATTTCCGCGTCAGTCAGTTCTTTTTTTAATGAATCGGCGATTGTTTCGACATCTAAGTCAATTATTTCGTTTTCCATGTTGTTAAGGTATTGAAATTATAACTTTTGCTTCAGGGAGAAACTGAGGCGTTACTTCAACTTTGGTTGTGTAAAATTCAGCATCATCAGGAGCAAGTCCTTGATGGTCAGCAACATCCTGCAACCCTCCTGCAATGTTGTTAGTAATTGTTTTTATATCTTCATCAGATGTGATTTTATCTGAAAAGGTAAGTGTTACTAAAAATGTGTGTGTCTTACTCATGGCGTTATGTTTTGTTTACAATGTACTATACAAGAAATAATTGAATGGTGTTACAAATATTATTCGACTTGTAAAATCCTATCAAGAATCATTCTCTCAACATTCCCATTCTTTATTTTGTTCGCCCACATACCGGCAATTGCTATAAACTCATCCAATGTATCGGCTTCATCAATTTCTTCTGTTATTTGTTCTAAATCATCTCCCTCTAAGGTGATGGATTTTTTGTATTCTGATTTCAATTTGTCTAATGTCATAGCGTTTAGTTTTTTACGTTAATTTCAGTCATTAATATAAAGTCTTCAAGTTCAGCTCCGTCAAGTGATTTACCACCGTCAGCATAAAATGAAGCAAGCATCATTTCACTTAACTCTTTGAGTTTTGTTGCAATTTCAACGGCTGTTCCACTTCCTGTTATTTTAATTTCTAATTCTTCCATGATATTTTGTTTTTGTTTACAATGTACTATACAAGAAATAATTGAATGGTGTTACAGATACGTGAATATATTTGTTACGCTTCCACCGCAATTTTACTGTTTTCTATTCGGGCGTTTTTCATTTCCTCCCTGTTTTGTGGGAAAATATCCCCAAGTTCCTCAACAGTTAAAGTTTTAAATCCTTTAAAACGTTCAAGAAATTTTTTATTGATTGAAATGTTTTGTTCAAATTCAATTGGTTTTTTATCTTCTTTTGCACTCTTCAATTCATCTTTTGAACAATCGTTTTTGCTTTCAGGATAGTATGCTTTCAAATAAGTAGAAGCATCAACAGGTGTCATACGTTTTAGTTTTTCAACTGTGCTATCTCCACCGATATTAACAAAGCAGTATTTTGGATTTTTAAGTGTAAAATCCATAATTAACACGCCATCATTATTATCTCCCTTATCAAAAGAACTACTATATATCAATTCGTTCTCGTCTATATGTTCTTCATTTAAAAGACTTAAATGGTCAATGCCAATACGACAATATTTACCCAACTCAAAATCAAACATATTTTGCATATAATTTTTAAACCATTCGATTACATCATTTGGATTTTTTATGCTATCACATTTTTTGTGTAGTAAATTATTATAACCATAGGTATCTTCGTGAAAATCTTTAACGGCGAATAAGACTTGAGAAGCCACTAAAGCAAAAGAGCGACCGTATAACCATTGGTGATGAAAAGCAACTATAATGGTATTTTCTTCACCATACATTTGTTTCCATTTTTTGTATATTTCCTGGTTTGCTACATAACCGGTAATATCCTCTCTCCATTCCTTTTTGGAATCAATTTTTATTCTTTTTGCCCATGTTTTGCCAATATTTGGCATCTGGATATAAATTTGGCTGCGTTGTCCGATAATTTTAACGACCTTTTGGGTTCGCCCTCGTTTTAATTAATACTTATTTATAATGTACTATACAAGAAATAATTTGATTGTGTTACAACTTCGTTGGGTTACACCACAAATAATATGTTTTTATTTCACCAGTTCTCCCTCGCCGTGTTTTCCGGTTAATATTTCTGTGTGGATTTTACTGCAGAATGCAAGAATATCTCCCTGTGGATAATCTCCGCTACTATAAGGGCAAGTTATTCTAAGAAACAATTTTGACTCCAGCCGGCTGATGAATTTATGTATTGTTCCGGATTTTACAATATTGATTTGATTATCTAAGAAAAACTTAAAGTGTGTTGAATACTCAACATCTTCGTTTATCCTGTACCACTGTTTTTCTTTTGATTTTTCTCCCATGATTTTTATTTTTAAATATGACAATCTAAAATTGTTATTTGAAAATTCCTATCTTCTGTTTTGTTTAAGTTTAAAAAATAGTTATACTTTTCGATAAGAAATTTCTCATTAATGTTTTCATCTCCCTCATAATATGTTTCTTCATCTCCGTTTTCATCTTCAATGATAATATTACAAATCATTCTTTTTACAGCATCTTCTTTCGACATATTTTCATTCCAACTCTTTTGTATTGCCTTGAATTTGTTTATTATATCTTGTGCTGAAATATCTTCAGAAATTAGCATTTCACTTTGTCCATCTAATTCCAAATGCGAACACGCTTCTATTAATTCCATTTCGCTTATTTTAACGTATTCTTGTACGTTATCTCGATATTTTTCTGCTACCTTTTCATCTTTTAAGTTAAGAGCTTTTTTCAAAAGAGCCTTTAATTCTTCTTCGCTTTTACAGGTTGGCAATATATTTTTCCAACGACCACCTACCTCACACCAATCATACATCGAATCGCTGTTATAGCTATTTCCATATTCTCCATATTTTAAATCGAGATGTGAGTATTCTCCCTCCATAAACTCGGCTAATGTTGGATATGTTTTTTCTATTTCAGGAACTTCTTTTATTGTGTTCTTATATAGCTTTTTTGCTTGTTTTGCAGTATATTCAACTTCAAATGTTATTTCTGCTCCATCGTCTTCGGTTGCATCGCAATTATGTTTTGCCATTATGGAAGATTCTTCGCTTTCGTGGATTAATAAAACTGAGAAGTGCATAGGATATAATTTTAGTTTGTGTTATAATGTACTATACCAAGAAAAATTGAGCTACGTTACAAAATCAATCATCATTTTCAACTTCTTCTTCACCTGTTTCCCATTCTTTTTCTGTGATGATATATCCAAAACGATTAACATAATGAAATCCTGCAGAAATAATAAGTTTGCCATCTACATCTAAAATAGTCCAAACACGTTTTTTGGTTTTTTCATCTTGTGCCATTTTAAGGATATATGCTTCTTCCTCTCTATAAGTTTCATACATTGTTCCACCAAAAGAACAAACATCTTCATCTTTAATTAAAATGTTGGTTTCAGCTCTAATAATATGATTTATTTGAGGCTTATACTCTTTGTAAAAAACTTCGTCTTTTATTTTCTTTATCTTTTTCATGATTTTGTAATTTTTTATTATTGCACTATACAAAAAATTAAATTCCTGTGTTACAAAAAGAAACTTCACACTCTATCTTGCAGATTTTGGATTAGTTCTTCTAAAATAAACTGCTCCTTATATGGCATTTCAGAATCAACGTTCTTAGCTTCTTTTTTGATTTCTTTACAAACTTGAGATGCAATTTTTGCTACAACTTCCTTAAATTCGGGATACCTTTCAAGACCAATTAAGGGTTTGACTTTATAGTAGTTATCATTAACATATTTAAGGTCATCTTCATAACTGATAGAAACAATCGCTTTCATGTAGGGACTATATGCTAAATTGCCGACTTTGATTTTTGAATAATCATCTTTTTCAATCTTGTATTTGACGTTATTATAAGTTGCTGTTTCCATTTTGTTTTTGGTTTATAATGTACTATACCAATTTTAATTTAATCGCGTTACACTTTTAAATATGTTTCTCCGCATTTTCTCTATTCTTGAAATAAACAGTATCCATTGTTCCTGCAAAAGGGTTTTGTTCTTTTATAGTAAATGCTTTATCTCCAGCTTCAATTGAAATTCCTGTGTCTTTAAATAAAAACAAGCCTGCTTCATCTTTCCCGATGGTTACTTCCTTAACTTTTTCTCCTGTGATTTTCATACTGTTTAATTAAATTATGTTTATATTTTTTCATGTTATATTGGTTGTTGGTTTGTGATGTGATATTTTGTTTGTTATAATGTACTATACAAATTTTAATTCTTTTGTGTTACAAAGAAGGCGGATGTGGCGTCACAGGCTGGTTTCAGGCGATTTTTTGATTTATTAGATATACGTAAAATCCAATTCAATTTTTGTCACAAACTTAATTCTTTTTGTGACAGAATTTCAGATTTATGTTTCGTATATCCAAATAAAAATTAAATCCTACTTTAGGAGCCCTGGGAAATTCTGAAGCTCCGGTGCTTCAGAATCAGGATTTTACGCAAACAAAAAGCCCAGGAATTTTCCCGGGCTTCGTGTGAAATGTAAAAATATATCTTTAATCAATGCACAAATATCCTTTAAGATTTACTGCTGGACAAAACATTAGCAACTCATCAATTGCTGTAACATCGCCACTTGCACATTGCTCTTTAATGAGTTCTAAACATTCGTCAATTAATAACTGCTTGCGTTTCTTTTGCTCTTCCTGTACTTCTGCGATTGCGTTTTTCACAAGGATACAATCGAAATCAGAGGATTTTACTTCTGGATTTGTTTTTCCTATATTTGAAATAATTTCACCGTCAATAGTAATTGTAGCAATTACTCTTGCATTTTCAGAGTTCGGGTTGGTATCGGGATAACAGTCAATTGAAATTTCTCCTGTTTCTTCATTAGTATAATCTGTTATTACCTCTGCAAAAATTTGGATTTTGTTTTTCATTATATTTGTTTTGGGTTTATAGTAAATTTCCAATGCAACAATTGTTTCTTTCCAACCTCATAGTAAATTTCCAGTATAGCAATTGCTTCTTTCCAACCTCCTTTATATTTGTGTTGTTTTATACCTTGCTCAACAAATTTTTCAAGTATATTTGATGACTGTTCTAAAAGAAGTGGTGTTTCTGCAACAATAACTTCCCACGTAAATGCTTTTTTCCCTGCTCTAAAACTAAACTTCTCCCCATTAAGCGTTTCATAAACATGAATTTCTTTTGGACCGGGGTTTAATACTTCTTTAAGTGTGAGAGTTAGTTTTGCCATGATGTTTCGTTTTGGTTATAATGTACTATACAAGAAATAATTGGATTGCGTTACACCTCTTCGTTTTCTTGTATATTTATATCATCTGCATCAATGCCAGAGCTTAAAATTTGTGCGCCTAAACAACTCGGTTCATTCTGCAGAGCTAAATTAATTAGGTCAATTGCAGTTAGAGCATCTGCTACCATGTTTCCATGAATTCTAGGTATGTCTACTTGTATTGTCAGGTTTTTGATTGTGATTGTTTTCATAAGCTATGTTTTTTTGGTTTATAATGCACTATACAAGATTTAATTTAATGGCGTTACAACTTATTGAGAAATCAAAGTTTGTCTGTAAGAGTTTGATATTTCATTACTCCAATGATAGGGTTCTACACATTCCTTAAAGTATTGTTCTGGAGTTAAATCTCTTGTATAAACATATTTAAAGAAATTTTCTTTTATAAGTTCTTTATAGCGAACATCTCTACTCTCTTTAGTTGGAAAATTTTGATAAATTCTACCGACTTTAGGAGAAATATAACTTAACTCAAATGGAGTTTCAAAGTTTTTAATATTCATTACAAAATCAATTCCATAAGACCATTCATCTTTGGTATCAATAACGGTAAAATCCCTTTTCAACCCTTTTAAATCATTCCTGGATTTTCCTTCTATAAACAAATGCACAATAGAAATACACTCCATTCTTTTAGCTGAAAGCTCCATCGCATATTTCTCAGCATCAAGATATTTTTTAAAAGTTTTCATTTGTTTGTGTTTTGGTTATAATGTACTATACAAATTTTAATTTAAGGGCGTTACAATTTTTCAGTTTTTTTCTATCTCTTTCAACATTTCAACTTCTTCTGTTTCAAGTTGAGCGTATTCGTTTAATTTATTTGTGTGTTCAGTTGCAAGTTTTTCGATTACCTTTTCTTTATCAATTTTCAATTTTTTTATACAAGTGAGTACTTCTATTTGAACTTCACGTTTGTTTTTGGAAATATTTACTTTATCACCATGAACAGCACCCCAAACATTTTTACCAACTTCTTCTTGAATTGATATTTCACAACATACTATTCCCAATATGTTTAAGTCAAACAAATTAATTTTATATACCCCTATTTTAGAATTATGCTTTTCAAAGTAAGCAAATCTAGGTGTAATCTTTGTAATTACGTCCGACCATACTTTATGAGAATAAACACTGGAGAACCAAAACACATCACCAACTTTAACATCAGATTTTATTCGTGTATCAACAAAATAGGATTTGTCAGCTTGAATGTAAATTCCCATTAGTTTGGGATGTTTAACTGTATAAACATTTTCAAAAGTGTGAATTTCTACTTCTACCTCCGTTCCTTTCTCAATTGGACAGACAGCGTGCGACCATTTAGGACATTTTAGGCTCTTTGCTAATATTAGTTTCTTCGTTTCCATAGAAAATTCTGTTTTTATTGGTTTGTAATGTACTATACCAAAAATTAAATTGCCGTGTTACACTTTTAAATTGATATTCTCAGCTATTAAAAATAGGCTTTCGTCTATTAAAAATCAGTTTTTAACTATTTTATTAAATTGTTAATAATATCCAGCCTACTTTTACAGTGAATGTCAAATATGATACAGATCACCAAAATTAGTGATAAACATCACTTAGTTTTAAGAAACAGATAAATAACTCTATCGTTTAATTTTATATAAACTGAACCGTCAGAAACGGCAACTTAAAAAACAGATTATGGAAACAAATTATGTCAACGTTGAAAATTTGGATTTAAAAAACTTAACATCAAAAGAGCTTTTTCTATACACTTTAAATAAAATTGGCAGACCTTCACTAGCAAGGGATATGGCTGAATATTTGGAAAGAAATAAATTAATTTCAATGAAAAAAGAGGAAATATTAATCAGATTATATACTGGTGCGACACAATTAAACAAATCAAAAGTAGTTAGTAGGATGCCCTATGATGGCAGAATGTATATGTATGCTATCATAAAACAACAACAATTTGTTAATTTGACAGCTCAGAATAAATTTAAAATGGTTGCATAACAAATAAATGTGTGAATTATATAACACAAAAATAAAATTGTGTAATAGCTACATGTTCATAAATTGCAACCTTTGTTGCGTTAAAAAGTATAAACAATAAAGATTTTAACTGTACCGACAGAATCGGCAATTTAAAAACAAAAACAAAATGAATACAATTAGCAAAAAAAAGGTTAAGGTTAAAGTTCCAACTCCTTCGGCAAAAGCCGTAAAGTCAAAAACTAAAGAAGAAAAAACAACGAAAAAAGCGATAGAAGAAAAAACAAAAGATGTTGATTTGAATAATTTAACAGCAGATGAAATCTTTTTACAGACCCTAAAAGAGATAGGCGCACCTTCTCGCGTTAGAGATATGGTTGCTTTACTTAAAAAGAATAAACGAGTTTCAATAGCAAAGAAAAAATTGTTGATAAAATTTTATGCCAGTGCATCACACTTAAATCGAGATGGTGTAGTAAAAAGAACCCCGGTAAATGGAAGTATGTATGCTTACAGTCTTTTGGGCTGGAAGAAAAATAAAACCAAAGCTAAACTATCTGTGGCTGCATAACACACGTTTATTTTTGTATTAAAGGGAGAGAATATAGACCAAAAATCCTATTCTCTCCCTTATTTTTTGGGAATATTATGCAACCTTTTTCTCTTTTGCTTTACCAAATTTCCAACCAGACATACCATAAACAAACATACTTTTATTTACTGGCTCTCTTTTTACGAATCCTACCTTATTCAAAAGAGAAGCACTGGCATAGAGTTTTATCAAAAGTTTAGCTTCTTCTGTTTTTAGTGATTCATCCTTTTTGAGCTCCTTAACCATATCCCTCACAATAGCCGGTTTTCCAATTTGCTTTAAAGCGTGTAAAAACAATTCGTCTGCCGTTAATGTGTTTAAATCAATAGCCTTTGCTTTCCTTGCTTGTGCTTTTAAAGCTGAAGTATTTAATACTTTAACTTTACCAATGCTTTGAGTTTCCATTTTGTTTGATTTTTTAGATTAATTTATAATGCACTATACAAAAAATACTGGAGAGGTGTTACAAAAAGGGAGAATTATTACCATTTCTTTTTTCCATTGCGACCTTTAGGGGATGGCCAGGGATTATTCTCCCTTAATAAATCAACATTTATAAGTTCATTAAGACGATAATTTCTTATTGGTATTGGCTCTCTATCAAATACTGTGGATTTTATCTTTACTTCTTCCGGCAAATCCTTTATATCAATGCCAGTCTTTTTTGACAATTCTTCTATTGAGTCAATAATGATTATCTCCCCAGCTTCTATCAATTTTTCTGCAATCCTTTGAGCTTCTTCTCCAACCAGACCCATTCCAATTACAATTATCTTTGCTTTATTTTTCTTTTTAGAGTTCATGTTGTTTTATTTTCTATTAATTTATATGCTCCAGAATCTAATCCATGTTGAAATTGTTTAACCGAAGTCCAAGCCATACTCATTGTGTTTCTCCCTAAATTATGTGTAGGAACGTTCCAGCTAATCCTTTTTTCAGTTACTTTTACAACTTCAAACTCTTTTCCGGTTGGAGTGAATAAAAATATTGTTCCAATCTTTACATCTGTTGCTTTCATATTGTACTATACAATAAACAATTGAATTATGTTACAAATTATGAGGGGAGAACATCAGGAAAAACAACTGTATGACTTGCTATATAAATTCCTTTTGTAATATCAGATAGTTTATCAGCCACTCTTTCTTTTCCTTCTGCTGTTAATAAGTCAGTAAAAAGTATGCCGTTTAAATGATCAATCTCATGAGAGAAAACCACTGCATCAAATCCTCTTAATCTAAGTTTCTGTTTATTGAAATCAATATCATAAAATTCGACATCAATTATCTCGTTTCTAACAAACACATCTTCATAGACACCAGCAATACTTAAACAGCCCTCGTGTGATTTTTGAATTCCTCTTTGTTTTTTTATAATTGGATTAACAACAACAATCTCTTTATTGCCCATTTTCATTACAAACACACGACTATTAACATTTAGTTGTGGACTTGCTAATCCTACTGCTGTACCTATACTTTTCATTGTAAAAAGCATATCATTAGCCAAAGTTTTAATCTCTGGAGTATTTTCAGCTTCAATACATACTTCCCGAAGCATTTTAGAGCCGTAGCCAATGATGGGTAGGATTTTATTTTCTTCCATATTTTAACATATTTGTTAATTGAGCCATTTCATCTTCTGATAGAAAATTATAATCAGTAATCCCGTTAAGTTCTCTATCTAAATAGATTTTGCGTTTCAAGTTATCAACAAACCACTTAAAGCCATTTATATTTACCTCTATAAGTCTTTTCTTTATTTGTTCTTTTTCTGTCATATTGTACTATACAATAAATTAAAACACTACGTTACAATTTTTAAACTTGAGGCCACCGGGATTAAATCCGGGCCAGCCAGGAGGCTCCCAATACCCATTTTTTTAATTTTTTAGATATACGATTAATCAAAGTCAATTTATGTCACAAAGATAAATAATTTGTGACAGAAATACAGTTTTATATTTCATATATCTACAAGTCAAAAAAACAGGCTTTTTCTTGCTGCTGGTTAGCCGCCATTCTGCTGCTTTTTTCTGGTTTTTTAACCAGTTGAAATTCTAATTTATCAATGTTTATAGCACTTACAGAGCTTTGTTTAGCCGCTGGTTCCTGGAAATCCTGAAGTTGGCGAGTTCTAAAAAAGAAAACCCCGGAGAATGTCCGAGGTTATTAGTGTTGATGTTAAAAAATAAAATCCACCAAACGGAAGAGCCGAAGGTGGATTTTACTTTATAATCGTGGAAACAAAAGGACTCGAACCTATACATCTACTTTTTCAGGGTAGCACTCTACCGAACTTTTGACAGCTCTCCTTTCGGAGTTGAGTTACATTTCCTTGTTACATTATAAAACGAATATGTTTTATAATTGTTTCACAAAACTAAAAAAATTATTCTACTATTCCAAGTTTATTTAAAAAATTATTTGCGTATTCTACTGCATTTTTAATAGATGCTTGATGGTCATCCTTGAAATCATAAGCAACGGCATCAATAGCAGAATGTATTTCATTCATTAATTCACACATCGCTTTTAAATTCTCTAATCTTTTAGCATCCACTTCTGATTTCCCAACTGGTCTAATTTCACCAATTAGCTTTTTTACTACATCGTAATTTGTCATCGTTTTATGTTTTGAGTTTTAGTGGAAGAAATTGGATTTGAACCAATGGCACAAACGTTTTCGGCGTTTTGCTCTACCAGACTGAGCTACCCTTCCAGTTATAATGTACTATACAAAAAGAATTATTGCTACGTTACAAAAGTGCGATTTTTATGCTTGTTTGTAGGTCTTTAAGGAATTTTGTTTCATCTTCCATTTCAGCGCCACCAAATTCAATATTACGTTGAATGGCTCTTTCTGTGAATTTGCCCATTTGGAACGCTTCTAATGGAGTTAAATCTTTTGGTGATGTTTCTGCTTTAGTACAGACTTTTTGCCAAGTTTGTGTTTGAAGTGTATTTAATTCACCGCTGAAGGTAAATAATGGTCTTATGATTTCAAATAGCATGAGATATGTTTTTTAGTTATAATGTACTATACAAATTAAAATCGAGTTGCGTTACAAAAAATGTTTTATCTAATTTCTTCAGAAATACGTTCTGCTTCTGCAAGTGTCCAAATGTTATCTTCCATTGCTTTCTCCCTTTTAAATAAAGTAAAACCCCAGACTCCATTTGTATTGTATTTAATCTCGATACCATTCTTAGTAGAAATATGACGATAGGATATTTTCCCTTCTTTTACTTTAAATGGTTCATTAGAGCCAATTTGTTGAAACAATCTCCCTTTAGCATCAGCAAGGAATGTTACATCACCTTTTTTCTCTATAAAATTAAGTCCTTCCATTTTGTTTTATTTTAAATCATTTCTAAATACCAATACATTCGCTTGAAGTACAGAACTATACACTAAAGCCTTTTTAGCATATTTCTTTGGCTCTTCGATTAATTCAACACAATCAACAATCCGAGTTCCTTCATGTTGACTAACTCTGTAAGTATCAATAGCGTATTCTTGCTTTACGTTTTTCAAAAACTCTTTAACTTTTTCGTCTATTTCTTTTTCATTTAATTCACTTATTTTCAAGTAAGTTAAATTTTCAAAAAATTCTCCCTCTCTGCCTGCTATTAACCAATCAGCCATTTCTTGTAAGTGAGAAGGCAAAATATCATCTTCATTTTCAAAATCAAACAGGGAAGAATTTGAGCTATCATTAACCATTTTCTCAAAGGCATAAGCATAATCCTTTTTTAAAAATCTTCCATTTAAGCGTTCCCTGTAACATTGTCCAACCAGATGCTCCCCATTATGCCAAATAATTGCTACACCGCCATCTTCTGCTAATAAAGTGCCATCGCTTCCACCTTCGTTTATATATAAGAATTTGTTTTCCATAATGCACTATACAAGTTTTAATTTAACTGCGTTACAAAAAAGAACAATTGGATAGAAATTCTTTTTGCTTATCAGTAAGTTCTCCAACAAATTCATATTCAATTTCATCGCAAGTAAAAACCTTGCCTTCTATTACTGTTGTAGTTGTTTTTACAATAATAAGTTCAGCTCCAAGTAGCCGTTCAAATCCCATTCCCGAATCCAAAGAACCGTCAAGTCCTTTTGTTGCCTGTTTGATTATTTCATCTTTGGTTTTTCCAGTTAATTTTGTTGCTGGATATGCTCCAGTACCTCCACCCCAAAGATTTCCTAATACTGTTCCTGTCGATTTAAATGAAGTTTTCATGGTGTTTGTTTTTGGTTTATAACGCACTATACAAAAAAGAATTTAATTGCGTTACATTAACTAATATTATTCAAGTTCTTTACCGTTTTCGTCCATTTGAAAAAAGTCTATTGAACTACCTTGTTTTTGAACAAGTTTAACAGCTTTTAACCCTTTTACTTTTTGATTTCTAATTTTAAAATCATGTACTCCCGAAAATGAGCCAGTGTTACATTCTTCTTCAATATCATCAATACTCATATTTCTATCAATCGGTTCTTCTGACAGAACTTCAACTTGATATACTGTTCTGTAAAGTGTTTTTGTTTTAGGCTTCATGGCTGTTTTTATTTAAGTTATAATGTACTATACAAATTTTAATTTGATTGTGTTACAACTATTTTACATCAGAATAAACACATTCGTAAGAACACCCAAGTGAACTTCCACCTTCTAACATAAAACTAACTGTTAAATCTTTGTCATTATGCTTAAGAACAATAAAGTTTTCGCCGATTGTATTACCACCATATTCAATAACTTCGTAATCATTATCATTAGCAAAATTACTAATTTCTTCATAGTTGCAAATTTGTCCTTTTTTCATAACGTTTGTTTTTGGTTGTAATGTACTATACGAATTTAAAACATATCGCGTTACAAAAACATAAAATAACAGGCGGATGTTTCTGGAGAAGCCCGTCGCCGGCGAGTTCTGGAGCTATTTTTGATTTTAAAAGATATACGTAAAATCCAACTCAATTTTTGTCACAAACTTAATTCTTTTCGTGACACAATTTCAGATTTATATTTCGTATATCCAAATCAAAGAAAATTCTACTCCAGGAGCCTCCAGGGATTCTGAAGCACCGGAGGCTTCATATATTTATCTTCAGGATTTTACAAAAAACAAAAGCCCCAACATTTCTGCCGGGGCTTTTCTTTAAATTTGAAACTTTACTATTCTTCACCGAATACATGACAAGCAAACGTATCAATGAACTCTTGATCGTTATAGTCGCTGAATTTATCTCCTATGATGGTATCATCGCCTTCAAATTTGAACTGGTAATGAAATCCATTCCTCACAGTTCTTATATAGAAGTATTCTTCTCCCTTTTTGTGTTCTATGCCGTTATTTGCTTCTTTAATGGTGTAAATTCTTTCTTCACCATATTTGGTAATCTTTAAGGATTTTCCTGATAGGATAACTTTAAATCCGTTGTGGGTTATTTTGTTCATGGGAATAGGTTTTGGTTAGTTTAATTTAATACCTGATTTTTCAATTACTTCTTTTACGTTTCCGCAGGGGAACATCAAACCATTAATATTACCGTTTCTTAAAAACCTATCTAAATAATGAACTATCATTTCTAAATCGGCTCTACTGCAAGTAATACCAAGAACTTTCACTCCCCTGTATTCACTGTTGTCAATTATGTTTTGAACTTTTGCTTTTAAAGCTGTTGCCTTGTTTTTCATGGTGTTTTGTTTTGGTTATAATGTACTATACCAAAAATTAAAACACGGTGTTACAAATAAAGGGAGAATAAACGAAGAAAGTCCGAAAAGGGTTTTGTTATTCCCTGTCGGACTTTCTATATGTTGAGCCTTAGCTCTTGTGGCTTATAGCCTATGTTTTGTTTTTTTCTTTCCGGGGCAGTTAATTTAACAATAAAATGATTGCGATAAACCAAATTTGTTTGGTAAAACGTGCCGGGTAATTGTTTCAATAGTTTCATTATATAAGTAATTCGGGATTACGCTGCATAAATCCACGTCACGCTCTCTCCGTATTCCTTTACATATAACCATTTCATTTCTTTTTTCCGAGTTTCTCGCTACGATTCCAAGATTTTCTTCGTTGAATACTTCCGAAGCAACTATTGAAATTCCTAAAATATTCGCAGGTAATTCAATATTAACAATAGAAGTTTCAAAAATTAGAGGTTGTCCTCTTGCTGATTTTCCATGCTCTGTAATTCTCGGAGCAGTTACCGCCGACAATGTAAAAATAATTTGCGTCAGCATAAAAATTAAGCCAATTCGTTTCATGTGTTTTAGTCCTCCTTTGTTTTAATGGTTAATACTACTTTACTACTTGCCTGAGCTTGCGCCTCAAGTTCCTTTGCGTGGAAATGATACATTTCACATTCGCGATTCATAATCTCTTTTTGCTCCTTCATGCTTTTTTGATTATTTTAAGTTTATTTATAATGTACTATACCAAAATTAAAAGACAGGTGTTACACTTTTAAAACAATTTATTGTACTTATTTTCGTAGGTAACAGGGAGAACTATCTCTCTTTCAAAAACATCAAACCACGTAGTATCAGATAATTCATGAAAATCGCCATCTCCAGTAATTTCGTCAATCACTTTTAAATCTTCTTCAAGCACTTCTGCGTTTTTAGTACCTTCGTGTATTATATCAACAACGGATTTTACTTCGGCTTTAACTTCTTCAATACTATTATGAACAGTTAAGCCGTGTTCGCCTGATTTGTGGCTCATAAAAAGAATAAATACCTTTTTCATTTTGTTTGGTTTTAGTTATAAGCAAAATTTCTGTTTTTATTGATAGCGATGGTCATCAGAACAATTTTTTCAGTAAAGTGCATTTTATATTTTTGTTCTAATAATGTACCTTCTGAATCAATCACTTCCAATTCTTTTTTATCATTCAAATTTTCAGCAGTTGCATATCTTTCGTTTATTTTTTTAAACTCTTCTAATAGTTTCGCTTCTTTTTCAACAATTTTAACTATTTTTGCTTCTAAATTTTGTCCGTTGAGTAGCATGATGTTTTAGATTTAGTTGGTTTATAATGTGATACTTTGTTGTTTGCAATGTACTATACCAAAAGAAATTGTATTGCGTTACAACTTTATTGAACTATGTTACACAAATACAATATTATGTTTCTTTGCCCAAGACTTAGCACGTTGTTCTGCCTTATCTATTTCAGAAGTAAAGCATTTAATAAATCCCCAAGCCTGTCCTACTGGAACAATTCTTGACCGTTGAACATTCCACATTCCACCTCTCCAATGAATATAATCAGTAAGAAGGTAATACTTTTGAACTTTGATTTCTGTTTTCGTTTCCATAATGTACTATACAAAAAAGAATTTAATCGCGTTACAGAAATATTAGAATAGTTGGCGGATGTTTCTGGAGGAGAAGCCCGTCCAGTAAGGATTTAAACAGATTTTGATATACGTAAAATCCAATTAAATTCCTGTCACGAAAAGAATTTAATTAGTGACAGGATTTCGGATTTATATTTCGTATATCTATTTTAAAATAAAATTCATCAGCTGGTCGCCGGCTCCTGGGATTTTTCGGGATTTTTCGGGATTTGTCAGGATTCGTCGGGATTTTTCGGGATTCGTCGGGATTTTACGGGATTCATCAGGATTTTACCAAAAACAAAAAAGCCACACATTTCTGCATGGCTCTTTAAATAAAATTTGCTCAACTTATAACTACGCTTGATTCCCCTTAATTGTTGTGACTCGTTCGGGTATTGTATCTGGTTTCAATGCGTTTATATTTATTTGTGTATCTGTTGCTTGGATAAATTCTTTTTTAAGGTCAGCCCAAAATCCAATTCTTTCAATTTCTAACATAATATGTTTTTTTAAATAAATATGATTGATTTTAACGTGTATAAATTAAACCATCATTTTTTGCCTTAAGACGTTCTTTCATGCTTCCATCTTTCTTTAGACATTCTTCAACTGGAAAATCCCGATAATGTGTTGCGCCTTCTCCAAACTTAATTTCCAATGCCGTTGGCTTTCTATGGTACGTTAATTCTTTTATATTCCTTTCTGCAAAAATTTCTTTGTCGGTAGGAAGTGCTTTCTTTTTCATTTGCTTTGGTTTTTTAAATCGTCAGGAAGTCCAACACCATCAAAATTATAATTTCCTTTTTTACATTCTGCAAGTTCAGCATCACACGCTTCTCTGTATTTCGGATGCAGTTTTTCTTTATCTATACAAGAGATACATAAAATTTCTCTGTTGAACATAGACATTTTTGTAATGTTATTGGTGGGTTCATTACACCTATCGCAGATACCTTTTACTTTCTCGTCCATGACATTTTATTTTGGTTATAATGTACTATACAAAAAATTAAATTGTTGCGTTACAACTTCGTTGGGTTTCACCACAGATTTTTACCCTACCTGTTTTACTTTACCACACTCTTTGCAAATCCAATGATGTTTATCGCACACTTCTGATACACCATCATCAACGTATATAGCCTTAGTATCACACTCACATTTACACCAAAAATCATCGCTTTCTTCATTTATCTCTTCGATTTGTTCTTTAGCATCGCGTTCCTTTTGTAAATTTTTAATAACTTTCCCATCACGAACTTCAAGCGGCCATCCGTATTTAATAAAATCTTTCCCTTTAATGTTTGTTTCATTGGTTCTACGAACTCCTTTTTTGTGAGTTATGTTATCTCTTGTCCGAGAATGTGAGCCGGAAGTTTCGCCAAAGTGTTTTTTGTCTTTATGCTTTTTGCGGTCTTTAGCAGTGTACTCTTCTCCCTTATATTTTTTTTTTGTCTTGCTCATTTGATTTCAGTTTTACCATTAATGTTAATTACAATGTACTATACGAACTTTAATTCTTTTGCGTTACAACTTCGTTGAACTTCGTTACAAGTTATACCATTTCTTCCACATTTGCACCTAATTCTGCTAATACATTTGAAACGCTAATCATTCTTACTGTGTCTGTTTCAGAAATACACTCGGTGTCAATTTTGTGATAAGCAACTTCAAGAAGGGTTCCGATTTCATCTACATGGTCTTCTTCTACATACAAAGACGCTGATTCCTTCATTTGAATTCTTTCAGCTTCATTGCTCGTAAAGTAGTCAATAAAATTCTCAATTATCATTAACTTAAATTCATCTGTTTTTTTCATGGCTTTATTGTTTGGTTGATTAATTTTTACTTCTCCAGATTTTTATTGCATCTTTTATAGAGTAAAACAAAAATTTTTTCCCTTGAATGTTAACAACTCCATTACTGTATTTATAAGCATAAACGCCATTTCTAACTTTTGTTTTACTGATTGGGGTTGCGAATAAGTCAGGTTGCATTTGCTTTTAAGTTTTGGTTTGTAATGTACTATACAAAATTAAATAATATTACGTTACACTTTGCCACAATTCTTTAATTCAGTTTCAGTAGCTATTTTGAATAACTCCCAAAACTGTTTGCTTTCCAATAAACACAACTGAATAACACCAAATAACTCCAACATGGTTTTCCGATTATCTCTTTCATTCCATTCTAAAAGATAATAATAACATCGTGCAGGAACTTCTATATCATCTAAGCATTTTTTCATAATGTACTGCCGTTAGGCGTATGTTATTTATAACGTACTATACGAAAAAGAATTGAGCCATGTTACACGTTACGGGTGCGTTTAGGATTTTACAACAATTAATTGCATCTAACGGATGGCGGATATACGCAGTTTTGCAGCGTTTTGCAGCGAAAATTTAAGTGATTTTAAAACTAAAAGATATACGTAAAATCCAATTCAATTTGTGTCACGAATTTAATTCTTTTCGTGACATAATCTCATTTTTATATTTCGTATATCAAAATCAAAGTAAAATTCCACTGCGGAGCCTCCAGGAAATCTAAAGTTCCGGTGCTTCAGAACTTTGGGCATCAGGATTTTACCACAAAACAAAAACCCCAACATTTCTGCCGGGGCTTTTTTATTAATCTTTTATCTAATATATAAGTAATCATTATTATAAATTACCTCTTGGGGGCATCTCTTGTCCGATTCATCTCGTCTGAGTTTAAGGGTTAATACTAATTAACGCGAATAATGTGTTTAGCTACCAATTCAGCTACAATTACGCTGTTTATTTTTTGTATTGCTTGGTCTATTGTAAGTCCTAAAAGCAACCATTGTTTTAAGTCCATGTGATTTAATATTAAAGTTAACGTTTGAGTTTATAAATTGCGATTTCCACAAGTACAACAATATTTTGCTATCATTAACCTGTTAGTTTTGCAATGATTACAGTAGTGGTTGATTTTTGCTACAACGTATTTTACTTCTGCATTGACAACTTTTGATTTGGATTTTATTTCTGTCGTTTCCATGACTTTAAGTTTTGGTTTGTAATGTACTGCCTTCGGCGGCGTTCTTAACGCACTATACCAAAAGAAATTGTATTGTGTTACAAAAACGGAGTTAATCCCAATCTTTTGCAAGTTCAATGTTTTCTATTAATGTTGAATTACTTTTTAACCATTGGATAGGTTCAGGACAGTTTGGAGTTTGATCGATTACTGCAACACCATAGTATTTATTGGATTTCCAAATTTCTTTTGCTTGGTCAACTGCAGTCTTAAATGGAAGTCCAGTTGCAACTGGAACTGCTCCATGCACATCGCTTTTAAATGTGGCTATTTCAAATTTTGTTGTGGCGTTTTTCATGGTTGGTTGTTTTTTGTTTAAAATTTATAGTCAGCAATCTTTTCAATTTTTTCATCCAATAGATTAAAAATTTCATCTATATAAATTTCATTAAAAATCTGCTGTATTGTTCCTTGCGTAGAAGTTAAATAAATATCAAAGGCATCCATAAAATTAAGATAAATATAAACATGACCTTTGTGGTGATGCCCATTAACTTTGAAACGCAAAGCTGATTCAGTCATTTTAGTAAAGCCATGAGCTCCCCAAGACCAAAATTTTGCTTTATGGGCATAAAGAAAATCTACAATCTCTTTATGATCCATTATTCTCCCCTCCCTTAATCCTTCAATATTTATTTTTTCTCCGATTTTCATGGTTGGTTATTTTGGTTATAATGGACTATACGAATTTTAATTCTTTCGTGTTACAAATCTCCTTTAATTCCAAGTTTATCTTTCCGCTCCTTTGCCATTTCTTCCAGTTTTAATTGAAAACTACTTTTTTTCTTGGGAAGCATCCAACCGTCTGTTTGTACTGGTGCAGAAGTAGCAGAATTTTCCTTTAAAAGACGCCTATTATCTTTGTATCTGCCACTTTTAGGGAGAATTATATTTAAAATTCCTAATGCAATAATAGATGCAAGCATAGTAAGTAAAATCACAATTCCACTTGTATAAACAATCATTACTATAACAAGTATGATTTTGATTAATCCAAGCCATTCAGTTTGTGGTATCGCGTTTATAATTAGGTCATACAACAGAGTATCTAAATATATGACAAACCAAGCGCAAAGACCTACGATAATAATTTTTAATAATGTGTTCATGTTTTTTTGGTTTTAAGGTTTGATTTCTATTTGTTTTGTGTTTCCGTTCCAATCTCCAATTCTCCCCTCCCATACCCTTCCGTTATATGATACGTGAGCGATGATTTTATTGTTTTCATCGAGTATCTCCCCGCCACTCCAGTTACCACTCCCCAAATCATTATTATCAATAAAATCTCGACAAACATCACTTGCTTCTTTGAAAGACGTTACGGTAACAACTTTATTCTTTTCAGAGCCGTATAATCTTTGATTTGGATTTTGACCGAAGTCGGGATTTCCTACTGAACTTAATTTGACTTTCATGGAATATGGTTTTTGGTTTGTAGTGTACTATACCAATTTTAATTTAAGGGTGTTACAGATATAATCCAATTTCTTTAATGTCCTTTTTCATTTGTTTTTCAAATGAAGTGCCCGAAACATCATATTGTTCAGACTCATCATTAAGAATTGCTACTACAATTGCTTTCGGAATAAGCATTGGATTGGAATTTGGACTCCAAGCATCAATGTCTATTGCTCCACAATTAAGAGCTTTATCAACTTTTTTCTTCGCTTGTTCAAAACTTTCTTTTAACATTTGAACTGCCAACTTTTTGATTTGAGATTTCTTTTTATTTGTCATGATTTTTTATTTAGTTTGATAAACAATTTGGTGTACTGTTCTAACTTTACCGCTTTCGAGGATTTTACTTGAACTTTCTTCTACGAAAAACACTTTGTTTTTGAACGCTTGTTTCATTAAGTTTGCTTTTTGTCTTGCTTTGCCGATTGGAACAATACCTTTTGTCCTATCACATTTATAAGTATCAATAGGTTCTCTTTGACCACTTACTTCGTTATTGTGAGTTGAAAATATTTTATAATCTAAAGGAACAAGTATAAAATTTTCTTCTTCAACTACTTCAATGCTTTTTGTAATATTCAAATCACATATCACATCTAAGTTCAAACTATCTAAATCTCCAAATATGTCATCAATTTCCATAGCTTTAAGTTGTTGGTTATAATGTACTATACCAAAAAAAATTGGATTGCGTTACATATCAGTTAAACATAAATGAGAATTTTTAGACAAAACGTCCTTATAAAACTCCTGCTTTTCAACAATTTCCTGTTCAACTGTTTTTTCAGCTTCCCATATATCTATTTTTTTTGTTTGATAGTAAGAAAGTTTCCAACATTTGCGGATTCCTTTAATTGCTTCTTTTTTGTTATTAGCATTAATGCTATAACAATTTGCACTTTCTGATAAATAATACTTATATCTTTTCATAATGTACTATACAAGAAAAAAACGAATTTCGTTACAACTTCGTTGGGTTACACCACAAATATCCGTGCATAAAAACTGGGACTCCAGCCGGCGTACATCTCTGGCGTAAAAATCCTAAATATTTGATATACGTAAAATCCAATTCAATTTCTGTCACGAATTAATTTATTTTTGTGACAGGATTTCACTTTTATATTTCGTATATCCTTATCCGGTAAAATCCTCTAGCTGGCCACCGCCTGGGGAATTTTTTTCAAGCTCTTACTTTGGGCATCAGGATTTTACACAAAACAAAAAGCCCCAACATTTCTGTTGAGGCCTTTGTCAATAAGTTCACTCCGTATTACTCCGCAGTGCCTATTCGAGGAAAATGGTGCGCCATATCCCTATATTAAAAAAACTTAATTTCTGATTTTGGAAAATTATATTTAATACCTTGAACAATAGTTAAGTGAATAACCGCATAATCTCCATTCATATACTCTATAAGCTGTCCTACTTTTATGGCTGGACAACCAATAGTATTAACACGAAATAAATCCCATCTGTTGTTTATTTGTCCGAAATTATCTTCTTGTGTAGTTGGTTTACTCGCACAATTAAATTCATTATTTTGTATTTTTACAACTTTTTTATCTGTGTTCATGGCTTTGGGTTTTGTTATGTCGTACTATACAAAAGAAATTAAAACTACGTTACAACTCCGTTGAACTTTGTTACACATAAAACGCTTTAACACTCATATTAAAATATTTAATTTTTGATACAGGTTCAAACAAATCATTAATGATTATTTTATCTACAATAGGAATAGATTTGATTTTCAGACTCGTACTTTCTCCATAGGCTTCGATTTCTACTTCTCTACGCATTATCTTTACATTTACAAACCCTGCTGAATACACTTTTTTAAAACCTTTAGCTACTTGTTTGTGAATTGTGTTTTCATTAAATAATATAGCACCGCTGTCAGTAATTATGTATTTGAATATTGGCATAGATACACTCTTAATTCATTGAATATTTTATATGGGTTTCTGGATATAGATTTTTATCACCTAACCACACATACAAAACTATCCACGAAGGGAATTTCTTTAATTCATAATTTAAAATAGGTTGAAAGCATTTCAAATTAGCCCTCATGTCTAACCATTCATTTTCAATATAACCTCTGAATTTTATGTTTTTATTTTCCATCACTTAAATGTTGGTTGTAATGTACTATACGAAAAAGAATAGAGCTATGTTACAACTCATCATCTTTAGATTTGTGTTTTGTTTTTCTACTATGTTTAGTTCCGCTACACATATAACAGCTACAAGGCTTACCCTGCTCTTTATATTCATAGTGTTCTTTAGGATTTAAGCCTAATTCGTTACACCTCTTCTTCTGTTTTAGTTTAGATATCTCTTGTCGTCTTGCCTTATTCATTATCGTTTTTAGATTTTTTACGGTTGTACTTTGTTTTGTCTTTAAAAGTTTTAGGCATAAACCTACCATCGTATGCACCAGCTTCTTTCATAGCTTCACGCTTACGTTCTAATATTAAGGATTTTACGGTACGTTTTTTCTTTGCCATTATGATTTGATTAATTTGCACAAAGTTTATCTTGGTCTTTAACACTTATTTTTATTCCAGTACTCAACATTTGCTTATAAGAGTTAATAATATCTCTTTGATTTTCTATCGTTTGTCTTTGAAATTCTGATGAACTTTCTTTAAGGTAGTACGCTTTTCTCCAATTAATAACATTTTTAATCAAACGAACAATAAGAAGCATTGCCATTCCTAATAAAATTGCGAGTATCATTGTGGTTGTTGTCATAGTTTTAAATTATTGGTTATTGTACTATACAAATATAAATAGTATTACGTTACGAAAAATCAGAATAACATGGCGGATGTTTCTGGAGAAGCCCGTCGCCGGCGAGTTCTGGAGCTATTTTTGATTTATTAGATATACGTTTAATCAAAGCCAATTTGTGTCACGAAAAGAATTTAATTAGTGACAGGATTTCGGGTTTAAATTTCGTATATCTAAATTAAAAGAAAAATCCTGTTCTGGAGCCTCCTGGCCGGATTTCCTTCAGCTTCAGTTTCTTGCGGTGAATGGGTTAGTTTAACTCCGCAAAAGTGCGTCGAACAGAAAACAAAAAACCCCCGCATTTCTGCAAAGGGCTTTCTGAACCAACCAATAAATTAAAAAGTGGAAAGGGTAGGAATTGAACCCACGACACGAGTGCTTTCGACACCCTGCTCTACCAACTGAGCTACCTCACCATAGTTTCGTTCTTCCTGATGTTAGGCATTTATACTCAAGCATCTTCCCCGAACGACAAAGGCTTGAGATTTTCTTTAATGGCGCATGATTTCTAAGTTTTAGTGAGTCGTTATCTCGTTAATAATGTTGCTTTAGAATGTACTATACGAATTTTAATTCTTTGGTGTTACAATTTTATTTCTTTTTCAGTTCCGCAAATAGCACAGGTGCTTCTTTTTGGATCAGAAATAGTTGGAGTTTCAGCATCGCATAGAATACATTTATGATAAGCCAATTTAACTTTATTAGCATAATCATAAACTGCTGTTGCTCCAGTTGCAGTATATAACTTTTCACATATCTCTCTTGTTACATTAGCTAAACTCTCTCTAAGAAATTTCGGTTTTTGTGGTTTCCTTGCCATAGCGTTATAATTTGTTTTTAATCAGCCTACCACTTGTTGTCTTTAGTGCCTCGACATCTTTTGACCAATTTTATTGGCTCGATTTCTCTGCTGATAATGTACTATACAAAATTAAATCGGATTGCGTTACAAAAAGAATATAATAGGGAGAGTTTATTTTAGATAAGTGTTTTAAGATACAAAACAAAAGCGTTCATATCTACCTCATTTGCGTTTTCAAATTTATCATTTATTGAATGGCAAAGACTCCATGTATAACAAAAACCTCTTGTTATTACATTGTTCATACACACATCATTTAAAGAACCAATACAAATGCTTGGAAGTCCATTTTTTTCAAAAGTATTTGAATCACTTGGCGGTATTCTAACCCTACGGATTTCGGGCTTATCAATCATATTTGACATTCTATAACCCATCCAATAATTTTGCCCATTTGCCGTGAGTTCTAACACAAATATTTTATTCACATTTCCATATTTGTTTTCTAATATTTGTTTAGCTATTTTTGTTGCACCCGATGTTGTTAAACTCACTCTTTCTTCCGAATCGTTAAAACATATTACTACATTGTTTGCTGGTTTTTCTTTTGATAATTGAATACATAAATCCAAGAGATTACATACACTCGCACTGTTATCTTGACATGATTCACTATTTATATTTGCAACGTCATGGTGTGCCGTAAATATAGTAGTTATTTCTTTATTATGTCCTTCAATCTCAACTACAATATTAACTTCGGCAGGCAATCCTTCAACAAAGTCAGGAACGTCCAAAATCGGTTGATACATACTAACAATAAATTTTATATCATTAATTTCAAGTTGGTGCATAATATACTGCACTCTATTTGTAATTGGGTTTAAGTTATTTGTGAAAGCATTAAAGTCTGCATTGAACGCACATAACTCACGGAGCATTTCATACCCATTCTTAATTTTTATCGGCTTTTCTATTTTCTCTGTATCTGTGTCCATAATGTACTATACGAAATATAATTTATATTTGTTACAAAGTTAATATTAAATAATTGCAAATGAAACAGTTAAAACAAAACGAGAACTACTGGAGAAGCTCCGTCGAGCTGGTTCTAAATTATTTATTCGAGATATACGTAAAATCCAACTCAATTTGTGTCACGAATTAAATTATTTTCGTGACAGGATTTCGCTTTTATATTTCGTATATCCTTATCTGGTAAAAATCCACGAGCTGGACGCCTGGCCAGGAATTTCCTTCAGCTCCTCCGGGGTAAACTATATTTTGGCACCAGTTTCAATCTGCTGTCGAATTATAGAAAACAAAAAACCCCTGCATTTCTGCAAGGGCTTCTCGTACCAACCAACCAATAATTTACATTTTCGCCTTCTCAATGGCTTTTACAATATCTTTTATTCCAATGTTTTGAGTTTTGCTTGCATATAAATAACTTTGAATGTATGCTTCCGAGTAACCTGTTTTTACCATTGCTTTAGCTTTTAATTCTAAAGGTGGTATTTCATACATTTGGGCACGTTGCTTATCTCTTAAAATTTGCAAGTTGCGTTCAGCTTCTTTGATTTCACTTTTTAATGGATTTTTCATAGTTACATTTGTTTTTCAGTACTTACAATAACGGAATTTCCATCTTCTTTACAAAGTAGTGTTCCTTCAATTTGAACATTAACACAACCTTTTTCAGATAGTTGTTCTAATTCAAAAATTAGTTTGTTTATGTTTATCGTTTCCATTGTGTTTAATTGTTGGTTATAATGTACTATACCAAAAATAAAATTACTGCGTTACAATAATATATCCCGTGCATAAAACTGGGACTCCAGCCGGCGAGCTCTGGTGTAAAATCCTAAATTTATAATATACACTTAATCAAACTCAATTTGTGTCACAAAATAAATTCTTTTCGTGACAAACTATCACTTTTAGTTTGCGTATATCTCCCTAAGGTAAAATACACCACCGGCCAGCCTGCTGAGCCCAGGAATTTTTCAGGAATAGGCATCAGGATTTCATTTTGGCTTTAAGTGGGTCAAAAACATGAGTTATGGCCAAAAACAAAAAACCCCTGCATTTCTGCAAGGGCTTTCTGAACCGAACCAACCAATGTATTATATTTCTCTTCGTATTTCTCTGCGTGATTCTAATATTTTTGAATTGGGATACCAAAAACTTTGCTTGTGTATTTGAGAGTACCCTTTCTCCCCCGTGAAATAATCAACCCAAAATGCGAACAGTTCTATTTCGCCATTCTTGTCCTCTGTCAGCAACAATGTCCTTGATAACTCTTTTAACTGTGCAAATCTTTTCATTGCCCAATCTCCATAACTGAATCGGTCTTTCCAAAAATGATATGCGACCTCTCTCCCTCATTGTTCATCAACAGCACGATGTAGGATTTTACGTTCATTTTCCTCATTTTTGAAAACATAGGGAAAGTTAGCTAATATGTAGGGAGTGCTTAGTATCATTATATTTTTTGAGATTTCGGGTGTTTTATTTTTTTGTTTTTCAACAAAGTCTGATAAGCCTTACCATACTTATCGTTTGAATACTTACCACGACTAACTTTTTCTTTTTCTGCTTTCATAATGTACTATACAAGTTTTAATTCTTCTGCGTTACATTTGTAAAACACTTCTAATTTCAGCTTCTTTTGTTTTTGGAAAAATCCAACCTGCACCACAAGTTAAACGAAAATTGAAACGACCGCCCAATGCTTTTAAAGTATCTTTGATAGGTTTAGTATCTCCAATTATTGCAATTGCCTTTTCTGAATAATCAACTACTTTAATTTTACCATCATTTTCAATTGGTTCAACTTTTACATTTGTTGGTTTTTTCGGTAACTCTGTTTTAGGAATGTATTTAAAAGGTTTATCCCATTCTCCAATACTTAAACTTGTGTAAAACTTTGGAATAGCACCATAATCTCCATCAATAGAAACTATTTCATTGTTTCCTTCCATTATATCAACAATCTTTTGCAATGCTTCTGCTACTTCAGTATTGTCTTTATAGTGGTCTTTGATGTAGTAATGATTAACCCCTTCATAATCTTTTTCTGTCAGCTTAATATCAGTTTCCAAAATAACAACGTTAATACTCGAATAGTGTCGTCTTGTAATACTGAATTTCCAATTAGGAAATGCTAATTTAATTGCTTTCCTTTTTTCTGCGATTTGTTCCGTTGAAATATATGGCATAACGATTGGTTTATTTGGTTAATGTACTATACGATATTAAATCATATCGCGTTACAACTTCGTTGACTATACCACAAATATTCTATGCAGGAAAACTGGGACTCCAGCCGGCGTGAGGCTCTGGCGTAAAATCCTGAAGTATTTGATATACGATTAATCAAAGTCAATTTGTGTCACAAATTTAAATTCTTTTTGTGACAGGAAATCAATTGGATTTTACGTATATCTTTTCAAAGTAAAATCCACCGCCGGCCAGCCGCTGAGCCCAGGGATTTTTCCTCCGGGGGAGAGAATCCCAAAAACAAAAACCCTCACATTTCTGCGAGGGCTTTCCAAACCAACCAATTGGTATAGGGCAATACATTACTGCAAGACTACAAACCCCTATCTTTGAGTGAAAACATCTACACGTAGCTATGCAAATTCATGTTTTCATACTATCTTAAATATCTATTTGTGCTTTTTCTTTTCACGCTGTTCTTTTTCATACTTTTGAACTCTTATTTTTTCTTCACGAGTTAGCGGAATTTTACCTGCCGTTTGTTTATATAATAAATCACTCAAGTAAGGAAAATCAGCTTGTCTTTGCAGTTTACTTTTGCCGTCATGTATTCTATAACTGTATTCTCTCATTATTTTAAATTTTATTTATTAAATCAAAAATGTGAACTAAATTTCCTTTGTGCTTTCCACTTACGATTTCATAAAACGCATCGTTGTACCTTTTAGCTTTTTCGGTTAGGATTTTACCCTCACTCCAAAATTTGATTTCTTTTGCTTCTGCTAATGTCTGAATTTCAGATTTCACATAAGGATTTTTACCGCAGTGGATACAACTCATAGTTTTAAATTTAATTGGTTATATTGTACTATACAAGTTTTAATCCTCTTGCGTTACAGATTTATGCTCTTTATATCTTTTATTTGCTTCTAATACCTCAATAATAGTTTCTTCTACATCAGCGTAAGTGAGTTTTGTTATTTTAGCGTAAAATTCAAAAGGTGTCCGTAAGTAAGCCAATGCAGTTACCAATCTCGTAGCCGAACCGAAGCAACCAATATTTATGTGTTACAAATTCGCTTTCTGATAGGATTTTACTTCAAAGTCAGTAGCAACACGAATGTCATCATCGTCATTTATTAAATGTGATATCGAACCGTATTGACAAATAACACCTTGCCAAACTATAATGGCGAACGAATAAAAAGAGTTTTTGTTGTTCATAGTTTTAATTTTTAGAATCAATGTAAATTACTATTGCCATATAAGGAATAAGTATTCCAAACATTAAGTACCAATTCGGCTTAGATAAAATTCCAATCAACATAGGAATGAAATAATAAATAGCAAGTCTGAATATCGTTTTTAATACCATAATATGTGATAGATTGGGATACCATAATCGTATCCGATTATTATTATAATTTTTTTTCATGTTTTTGATTGTTTTAGTTATTACCAATACTTTACTACAAAATGCGTTATAACATAAGTGACTGAAATAATACCAAGTAATCCAATTGCCATAACAATAACTATTGGTAAATATATTTGGATTTTACAGACAATTCTCACTATTCTCATTTGAATGTTTGTAAGTTTCTTTCCTGATTTGTAATTAAATAAATTCATGGAGTTGGTTGTTGGTTACAATGTACTATACGAAATATTAAATTCCTATGTTACAACTATTCTATTTTGCAGTACCTTCATATTCATAAATTCTTGTTTCTCCTTCTATCTTCACAAGTCGAAATATACAAATAGCAGAGTCAAAATTTTCTTTTTCGCAGTCAATCATTACACAAGCATTGGTATTATCCCCATCTTTTTCAACGTGAGTTATAACACCCTTTCTTCCTTGTGTTGATTGTGGCTGTTCCCTTTTATCATTCAAATCTAAGAAACTATTTGCGACAAACAAATCATTACAAATTTCAATTGCTGTTTTATAATTTTTGCCAATTGGAGTAGTTAGTCCAAATTGTTCTTTAACTACTTTCCAATTGCTGATTTTTGGTCTTACTGATGTTATTGATTGCATATCTTTATAGTTGTTGGTTATTGTACTATACGAAAAAGAATTGAATCATGTTACAAGGGAGAACACACCGTGCGAGAAAACTGGAGTACCAGATCGCCGAGGGTGAGCCTGAGAATTTAAGATATACGCTTAATCAATACCAATTTGTGTCACTAATTAAATTATTTTCGTGACAGGATTTTAGGTTTAAATTTCGTATATTAATATGCGATGCACTCCGGGGAGAGTCGCCTCTGAGGTGGAGCTATTTTTTTCGGATTTGTAGAAAACAAAAAAGGCAACCCGATTTTCGGATTGCCTTTTGTTTTGCATAAGGGAGAGAGTGATTAATCGCGGTATTCAATTTCGATCACAATTTCTTCTCTATCCTCGCCATCAATGTTTATTACTTGTTTGTTCACTTTTACCGTTCCTGCTAAGTTCTTCAATAAAAACGAACGAAACTGTGAAGATTTTAAGGATTTTTCAATTACCTTTTTTGCAATGGTCTTTGCTCTTGACTTAACAACTTTGTAAGTACACGCTTCCAACACTTCTTTTTTCTCACTTTTAGCGAACAAGTAAAGTTCTTCTGTATTCATGTTGTATTTCACACTTCCGTTGTCCTCATTTAAAACAACATAAGCATTAGTTTGACCTAAAGAACGATTTTCGTCAGGTTTAATAAGTGATTGCTTTTTTTCAGCCATAGCCAAATCCCAATCAATTTTTGTGTATTTTTCAGATGCAACATAAGGAATACCATCGGCAATCAACTCCAAATCTGATTTTTTGGCATTTTCAATTTTTGCACCAACATTCAACAGTCGTCTGCTCAATTCGCCCTCTTTGCTACGATATTTTAGTGAAACAAATCCACAGCCTCTGTATTTCATGAAGGCATCTAACAATTCATTAAAAATTCCATTTTCCATGTTTTCTAAGTTTAGTTGGTTTCTATATTGTACTATACGAAAAAAAATATATCCATGTTACAAAACTGAAAAAGTTTTTATCGACCGAAAAATCCTGGAAATCTGTGCTTTTCTTTATAATATACGTAAAATCCAACTCATTTCCTGTCACTAATTTTAATTATTTTCGTGACAGAATATTAGATTTATGTTTCGTATATCTACAAGTCAAAAAAAACGTGATCTGGGACTCTGTGGACCCCTGAAAAAACTCCTGAGCCGACATCTAAAATCCTTTGAAACGCTTGCTATCATTGAGAATTTTCTTCCAGTCAGGACCTGGATGCCTTCCGTATAAATTTTGACTCAAGAACTCAAAACAAGTGGTAAAATCCTCCATTTGTATCCCGAAAATAATTTATTTTTATTTGTTGTATAACTCACTGAAAGTGTAACGCAGTAGTTTATCATTTCGTATAGTACATTAACCAATAACAAGTACCATGAATTTATTGAATGTAATTTATTCAAAAAACACCTACAAAAAAGCAATCTGTAAAGGTTGTAGCAATAAACTAATTGAAGGCAGTACAATTCTTTCGATAGTACGTACACAAGGTCGTTTTACATCGGTCAGCAACTATTGTCAAAAATGTGCAGAAAAAGAACTGCAGGATGCTTTGAATGAAGTTTTACCATTGGCACAACGAATAATAAAAATCCAAGAAACATTGGATAATGACTTAATAATGGCAAAAAAGATTGAAGGGATAGCAAAGGAAGCTATGGAAAAATATGATACCACTATGAAAAAATTGGGTAACGAGTAATCAACATACGAAAGTTCATAACTTTAATGAAATTTTATAAATCTGTAACATAGTTCTTTTTAAATTTGTATAGCACAATATGGAAACAAAGACATTAGATAACCTAAAAGACTTACATTCAAAATTGGAAGTTGTTTTTAAAGCCGAAAATGAAGCTATAAAGACAAAACAAAAAGATGTGTTAAGTGAACAACTTAAATTACAAGTCAATTTAATATATGACTTTGTAAAAGAAAACAACTTAATACTTGTTGAATTAAACACTGCTTGGGTGGAAAAAAATGAAGCTCGTAGAACTATATATAACCCAAAAACTTTAGAACATAAAAGTTTTAAAAATTTATCCGATAAAGACTTTGTAAACAAATTCAATAAAGGAAAAAATAATTGTTTATTTGTACATAGCACATTTTGGGGTATGGATTATATGTTAATAATGTAGCTGTATTTTGTAACACCGGAATTTTATATTTTGTATAGTATATTAGAAACAAAAACTTAAAGCCATGATAATTTTATACTACTACTTTAATCCAAATCAAATAGAATTTCTTAACCTCAAAAACCTAAACACCATGAAACAACAACTCGCAGTAATCGCAAACAATCTTACCAAAATGGAACGTTACGAACAAATGGAACGCATCGCGCAGAATCTACTTGATATGGAAATCGAGTAGAATAGTTTTAAACATTGTTAGAGGAAAAGCACGGACATCATCCGTGCTTTTTTCGTATGCAATAAATCGAGATGGCGTAATGGCACATCCGGTCGCCGGGGCTGGAAAAGTTTTATACATTATCTTTTGATATACGAAAGATAAAACTAAAATCCTGTCACTAATTTTAATTATATTTCGTGACAGGAAATGAATTGGATTTTACGTATATCTATAAGGTGAGAAAAATCGGAAAAGTGGCTCCGGATTTTTCATACCCGGTGGCGTTAGACTTAGGATTTTACATCCAAAGAAATTCATCAATATCTCCACCCTTAATCAACGTCTTATTTAAGTAGGCAATCCACAAGTTCCTTAATTAAGGTCTTAATCGGTATATAACGCCTTAATTGACTATTTAAGGGCTTATTTAGCCCGTATCGATATTTAGCTCTAAAAACCCCTATTCTGGGCGTGGAAAGGGAGGCTCAAAAATTATGGAGCCAACTTTTAAAAATGGATTTATCAAACCATCCGAATTAGCACCGGAGTAAAATCCTACAATCCTGCTTCCATATATATAATACCTGTTGCTCGATTATATGCAAGAACATATAATAATGCCTAAAATACACCATTTTTAACTTTTTATATGCATTGGCATATACACATTAAATTTTCGAACTGGCAATTTCCAAAAAAATAACCAATTTCGCCCTTTCAAAAAATTTCCAGCCAAAAAATTTTTTCAAAATATTAAGACCTATTTATATCAAAACTTATTTCCATGAAAACAAAGATGACCATCACCGAATTAAAACAATATGTAAATTCAGAAGCAAAAAGGATTATAAAGGAGCAAAAGCTTAACAAAGAAAAATCCAGGATAATTAGTGAAATATCCAAATTAGATGAGACAGAAGAAACCTTTAAGTCCTATAAATTTAAAGTAAAACACGATAAAGGATTTACAACAATAAGCACGACTGGTTCAAGTGAAGAAGTTGCAAAGAAAAAAATAGCAAAATCAGAAGGTTGTCCGGAAAGTGCAATTACTTTAATGAATAAAAAATTGAATGAAATGAGCACATCTTCTGAATTAGATGGAACTTTCAATAAAAGTGCAGACTCAGTAAGAAGAAAAGATAAAACTTGGTCAGATGGAAATTTAACTTATGATTTTAATGAAAGCAATGAATTTGACAGATTAAAATGTAGGAACTGTGGTGGAACAACTTTTGAAGTATTACACACTGACGATTGGCAAACATCAGCAAAATGTAATAATTGCGGTATGTATTACATAGTTCACAGTGGATAATCAAAGCAAATGAATTCCCTTTCAGAAAATATTATCCGGACCCAAATCCGTAAAATCCTGTTAAAAGAAGAATTTTTAAAAGAAGTTTTTTTAAAAGAGCTTACCGGTAAATTCAAGGACGAAGTAGAAATCATCTATCGTGATAAAAACATTGTGTGTTTGATTCCAAAAAGTCAAATGACTTCTTACATATATGGAAACAAAGCTAATTGGTGTCAAAAAGAGAAGAATGGATTTGAGGGGTGGTCAAAAGCCGGTTTACTAATTAGGTTTTTATTTAAAGAAGGAGGAAGGAAAATCAGGTTTACGTATTTTACGGGTCAAAATGAATCGAGAGGATTTTACTGGGCAAATGAATCTGGCCATCATATTTTATCAGAAGAAGGAAAAGGTAAAAATCCATTTGAGGCATCTTCCAAGAATAAAACTCTATGGCCAAACGAAATAGACACATTAAATTTAATAAATCAAATACCAGAAGAATGTAAACAAAAAGTTTTAGAGTTTATAGAAAAGCATAAAGAAGCGTATGAATATTGTTATAAAGATACTGAGTACAAGCCTGTAGGTTTAAAAGCAAAAATGGATGAGTTTGAAAGTATATATAATTATTACATAGATGCGTTTCATGCCATACATGAGCATAATCAAAACATTATTATTTCAATACACTTTGATAAATCGACAAAAGAATTTACTATAAATCATTCAAACGAATATGGAATAAAAATTAATTACCTTGTACAAAACGAACGTTTTAAAGACTCTAAATCTTTTGAGAAAAGGATTAAAGAATTGATAGTCATGTATCGAAAACAATTCAACATTTTTTCTTCTCCGGAAAAATAAACATCATCATCATTTTATTACAACATTTTTCGTATCTTCGCCTCATGAAACAAATACAAATTTCATGACCCATACAAATCTTATAACTGAAAATACAGATTTTATGACCGGAGATATAATTTCTGTTTTTCGTATGGAAGAAAATTTCAAAGAAAAAGGAGAAAACTACTAATGGAAAGCTTTTCAATAGGAGATACGGTTAGTATGAGAAGGAATGGGAATTCTATAGGAGCTGGTTATTATATAAAACCAATTTGTATTGATGGATTTATTACAAATAATAGAGTGTTTCATAGAAATCAAGTTATTTACCAGATATTAGTAAATAAAGGCGAAACTCATCACATTGATACAAGATACAAATATGAAGCAGAATTATATACTTGCCGGTTAGTTTTGACTGAAAAGATTAAATTTAAGATTAAAGAAGAAATGAGATGAAAGAGATTCTTGAAAATACATTCACGGAAAACATTGGGAACCAGGAATATCATTTTTTTGATACAGTACGTTGCGTTTCCATAACGGGTCATGTATTCGACGGATTATTATTTGAAGTTGGAAACTCTTGTTTTATTAAAGTACTTTACAATGAGTGGTTATATGAATTTAGATACAAAACTGTTAACCCATTAAGAAAAGTCCTAATAGAAAAGGTGGAAAAGATGATTTATTTAAATTTTGAATTCTCAAATAAATGATAGATTGGATAAATATAAATTGTGATAAACTAATCGAAAAACCAAGTTCAGAAGAACTCAAGCGTTATATTAGAAGATTTCGATTTATTAACTTTATGCGAGGTGATACTGTTCATATTTATTCTTTAGATTCCAATCGCGAAAGTCTTGTTAAGGGTTTTTATCGAAATAGAGAAGATTATGGTGTTGCGGATTATTCTCCAAATTCTATTTTTGAGATAATTAAAAACAATGGTCAAATAATAGTTGGTACGATTGGTATTGACAATATAAACAGGAAAATAAATACCTGCAGGCTCGTATTAACTGAAAAAATAATTGAGTCAGATAAAACGATTTGGTATTAAATTCCTCAAAAAACAATTAAACTCAAATAAAATATAAAACAATGTTAGAATTAGAAAAAATAACAGAAGCAATTATTAACATAGAAGATGGTGTTATTAATATTACAATTGGAAATATAAACAAGACTCATGATGACTTTCATGACAGAGTTCGTATTAATATAGTAGAAAACGAGATATTAATTTCGGGACATAAACTTGAATGTAAAAAGATTTATGGTCACGTTACTGAATTAAATAAAGAATTTGAAATATATAGAAAAAAACTTATTGGATTTGAAGAAGATATAATAGAAAGTAAATTTTTATCTTGGTATGAATGTTTAACTATATCAGAATTTAAAAAAATCTTCTCTTGGAAAAAATTACGTTTTAATAAATTCAAAATGATTAAAAACGGTTATTACACAACAAAATACATCTATAAACCAGAATTTTGGACACAGAAAGAATATAGGGCAAACAATTGGGTTATTACAGAATATAAATAATACTAATGACTGAAAAAACAATATTTCACAAAGGAGACACAATAGAAATGCGTTCTGAGGGATATAGAGTCAGGTACAAATCAATTATCTCTTCTGAGCTCGATTTTAAATTCGTTAGCGCATTTTGCACTAGGATGGTTTTGACTGAAAACATGTTTATTTCAATTAAGCTATATTTGTACACAAAAGATAAGATAATATGGAAGATTTTTTACGCGAACAGAAAGAAGAATATAAACAAGGTGATACGGTTAGTTACTATTTGAAAGACGTTAATAGACATGTAAAACTATTTTTTAAAAGCGTAGAAACAAAGGTTAAATACGACATCATAGAGACTCTTTCGATGAAGAAAAAGAGATTTTCATTTCCAATAAGAAATTACTCTTTAGTTTTGTGCACCTGCAGGACTGTTTTAACTGAAAAAACTATAAACTGGGATATTGAAATTGAATCAAATTAAGTATGGAAGAATTTTTAAAAGGTGATACGATTGAATTGATAAATCCTTACTGGCGCTCAAAGCGTTTTATAGTTTCTACTGAAGTATATCACACTTTGACAAAAGACATGAAAACAATTAAAGAAACGAAATATACTATTGTATCACTAAATCTCTATAACCAAATAAGAACTAATTACGTTTCAAACCTTTATAACACTTTAAAAATCTTAACTTGCCGGATGGTATTAACTGAAAAAAGAAATAAAAAATTAAATTTATACTTTGACTTTGAATGAAAGATTTTAAATTAGGTGATACAGTTGATATAATTAATTTTGGTACAAATAAAACTGAAGAACGAAGTTTGAAAACTTTTTTATGTGGATGCGACAAATATAAGAGTATTAATTCAAAAGGTACTGTGCATGAAAATTATTATTTTTACGCATTTGATAATCAAAATGTATTGCGTGAGTATTATGCTGGAGATTCTTATCCATATATGAGGATTTATACCTGTAGGATGGTTCTATTTGAAAAACAAAATAAATATTTAATTTTATAATGGAAGAGATAGAGTTTGAATTAGGAGATACGATTGCTTTTATTTCCCAGCATGGATATAACAAAAAAGGGTTTATAATATTTAAAAATTCATGGTTTTATAACAAAGATTGTTTCACCTATAGATTAATTGAATATAGCGGCAGAAGATATCAAGTAGATAGAGGTTGTGGATTTGAAAGCACAATGCGTACTTGCCGGATGGTTTTGTTTGAAAAGACGCATAAATGTTTGAGGAAACGCATAATTATATAAAGAAATTACAATGGAAGAAATTTTATTTTTAGAAGGAGATACTATTAATTTAAAAAATAGTGATGTAAAAGGGTTTTTGTTTAAGATTCTTGATTGGATTCTTATTAATTCATATGATGATGAAACACCTTACAAAACAATAATAATTGAAAATTGTAAAGAAGAAAGAGGATTTTACATTGTGAAAAAAAAAGATTTAAGTTTATATACCTGCAGGATGGTTTTGATTGAGAAAAATAAACTGTGATTAAATGAAAACAAAAGGCAAGTGATAATTTACCACTTGCCTTCCGGTTTAATAAAAAATAAATTTATTGGTCATTTTCTGAATTAGAATCTTTGCTCCATTGCAATAAAAATCCTATTCCGAAGAACAATACGGTAATCCAACTAAGTACAGTACAAAAAAATGATGCATTATCATCAGTATTTTTCCTGGTTATTACATAAGCTATTATAGCTCCTATCAAATATATTATAAAAATCGTCATTATATTTATTGTTTTAAATTTTTTCTTTTTCTTCTCCGTTGTCAGATAGTAAAGTATCACTAAAATTAGAATCCATTGTTGCAAATGATGCACTTCTCATACGTTTTACTGAGCTACTCATATTCATATAAGCCACATTAACTCCTCTTAAAGTATTAGAATAAGACATTGTATTTCCTGCAGAAACACCCATTCCTCCACCGGCTTGCATTGTATCTATATTGGCTCCAATGAATAAAAACGCCCATTTGTCATCATCTTTTCTTTTTTGAATTAAATCAAAAACAGATTTTTGGGTATATTCCTTACTGGAATTTTCCTGACCATCGGTCATGATAAGGAAAATCACTTTATCAGATTTATCTTTAGAATCTTTCCATTTAGTATAAACAGAGTCAATAGTTGCGCCAATGGCATCAAACATGGCGGTCATTCCTCTTGGAACAAATGTATCTTTATTTAATTCCGGAACATCTTTAATGTCGAGTCTTTCATGAATGATTTCATATGTCTTACCATCAACAGCTCCATAACTGGAACCGCCATCAAATAAGCATAATGTTAATTTTGCTTTACCGGTAGATTTTTTTTGATCTGCAAGGAAAGAGTTAAATCCTTCGATTGTTTTTTCTGTTAGTCCGGAAGTTCTAATAGAAGTTGAGCGGTCAAGAACACAAATAATGTCTGTAGTTTCGTCTGTTGCTTTTGTGGTTTTCTTCTTACTTGTTTTTTCTTTTTTTGCTTTAGTTTTTGCCATTGTTATTTTGTTTTTAATTGGTTAATTGCAAATATAATATATTTTCTTAAAAAATGAAATAGTTATTGTTTCATTTAAAAATGTTTGTTTAAAAGTTGAAATAAATTTTCTTTTTCTTGAGAATTGTCTAAGCGATTAACTTCTGAAAATATTTCATTTCTTACGGTTTTTTCCTTTATTTTATTGTTCAGTTCCAATAAAGAAGTCTCATCTATAATAGAATTTGAAATGGTTGATAAATCGCTTAAATATTTATCAAAAGAAACATTTTCATATCCACTAGGTTCCATTTTAGCGATAAGTTCATTTACTAATTTTAGTGTTGTTGTCATATTTTTCACATTTTTCTTTTTCCTCTGTTTGGTCCGCTTGCGTAATAATCATCTTCGTCATCGTCATATGTAGCTATTTTTTTAACTTCATATAAACAAGTAATAAATAAAAATGGAGCCAATATCCACCACCATGCACTTGAATAGATTGCGTCATTTATACAGACTCCGGTAGCTAAACCAGTTATGATAGCCCAAATAATATTCCAGAGCATAGAGCGTTTATTGATTGTTGTCATTGTCTAATCTATTAATTTATCTTGTTTAGTTTTTCTCACTCTTACAGAACTCGGAATATTAACATCAGTTTGAACGCCACATTCACAGCATTCGAATGTAGTATATATTTCACGTCCTCCACCATAATCTTCGTTATATGTATTATAAAAATCTCCTTCTTCAACCAACAAAATAGAACCACATCCGCCTTCTCCATTTCCTTTACCGGTACATTCAATTTCTTTAACCCAACCTTTTTGTGCTCTTCCTTTTTTTATTGTTTTCATTGTTGTTTTTTTTGAGTTGAAATTATCTGGGATAATATATTTCTACTTACTTCTGCTTTAAATTCAAGATGCACAACATAAGCAGTAATTCTATCTAACAAATAAGCGTTGAGCAATTTATCTTGCAATATGTTAGAATCAGATACTGGATAAGCGTCATGAATTGTAAATTCCTCTTTATGAATATAATAAAACTGTTTAATATTTTTACTATCAGGTTTATTTGTCCTAAGAACTTTGGTACCGCCATCTCTTACAATGTCAATTAATTCGATGTGAAATAATTCTCCGGATGATTTTATATATTCTAAAATTAGAGCTTCTGAAGTTTCTTTGTTCATTTATTATTTTACGTTAGATGACTACAAATGTAAAACATGTTTTTTATATATTCAAGAAATCTGGATATTATTTTGAAAAAAAATTTTAATTTCTCACATCCATTGAGTAATTTGTTTTTTAAAGTTTCTTCGTCATCATTGTGTAATTAATTTTTTTGAGCTTCTTTACAGGGTATTGTGTAACTTTTTTAAATTTTATATTTTTCATTCTTTGCTAGGATTGTGTAACTTTATAATTTTGAGATTCTTCCATCATTGTGTAACTTTTTTAAATTTGTTATATTCATGTTGTGTAAAATCCATTTAAATTTACTTCTTCTAACCCATTGTATAACTTTTATAAAAGTAGTTATTTTTTGTTACTTTTATGTCTATATTTATAGTGCTCATTTTAAGGTGGTTATGTGTTAAATAACAAAAAAGTTATGCAATGATATGAGAAGCTATTTAATTATGACAAATGTAATTATTTTTTCGGTGATATACTTATGATATTGTAAAATAACATATGATACTATTTTTTGCTGTGACATAAAAAATTAAGGTTAAAAAAACAATTGATATTTATTATTACGGAACAAAACAAGTTTAAAAAATAAAAATACCGGCTAAAAATACCGGCGGTGCGGCTTCGCCAAAATATTAGTTATTTATAAAATAATGCAGTATTTATTATTAAACACAAAACAATGAAAAAAGACTTATTAAAAGAGGAGCTTGGCAGAATGAGAAAGCTGGCTGGTATAATTAATGAAAATTCATTTTTAGAAGATGTTAACATTACAGAAGCTCAAGACGTAATGGTAGCAGACATGAAAGAAGAGGCTCAAGGACTTATGATTGAAGTGAAAGATTCATTGGATTTTGCAAGTGCAAAGCTCTATGAACTACAAAAAATGGCGAGTGCTATAATAATGGATTATCCTGAACTTTCAATTTATATATCCGGAACGGTAGAACCAATGATGGAAGCATTTGAAAAAACATATCCCACTCAATTAAAAGAACTATTAAAAAAGTTTCATTAATATAACCATAATTTTATTTATCTTTGACGGTAGCAACTTTTGGTTGCTATTTTCGTTTAATGTGATATAAGAAACATTAAAGTGTTATAATTAGTTCACCAAATAAATAAAACAATGGATAGTAGCCAAATATACAGAATGATGATTTATTTTGCTCATAGCACAATAATAATTTACGGCAAAACAATAATTGACAAAAAGGAAATGACAATTAAAGAGTTTAGAGAACAAAACAAGGAAGTTGTTCAACGTATTTTTGATGAAGGATTATCGATTTTTAACTATGAACTATCTTACGACCAAGTAAGTAAAGCTATTGCTGTGTATTTGAAATCAAAATACGACCCTTCGTCTGTTTTTGAAAGAAAAATCTATCAAACAAAATCCGTTTAAATTATGGAAAAACAGGAAACTTTCACCAAAGAAAACTTTGAAAACTTAAAAAATGTATGCGAAAAGATAATTGCTCTTTCCGATGAAAACATTGATGGAAAGCTTATGTTCTCTCAACTCCAGTGTTTGGGTGAAAGAATAAAAGATTTTAAACAAAATCCAATTATAAATAATTCCGGATTAATATGAAAGAATTCTTAAAAGAAGCACAATCTTATTTATCGGTATTTAGTTCATTGTTGATGATTGGGTTGATTTATCAACTATATACTCTTCCGGATAAAATAAGTAATGTATTTGGAATTAAAGACATTACACACGACACTGTAACTATAACGAAAACAGTTACTGCTACTTTGCAGACATCTGGTAATTTTGTTTATTTTGAAGGCACATTGACTTCGGAAAAATTCAGATTTAGAGATAAATTTGAATACGATACAAGATATCCGACCGAAATTTATCAAGGCTGGCTGATACTTGCCGAATCAAAGGCAAAAGGAAAATTTTTTCTTTGGAATAGAAATGAGCCTCCTAATTTAAGTATTCCTATTCAAGGATGGTTTTTTGGTGATAATTTAAGTGTATTTGGAACTAATGAAAATAAAGAATTTTGTCAGGTATTATATCCGATAGTGGAAAAACAATGGAAAGATAATAACTAATTTAAAAAAATAAAATGGGCATAATAGATGGGCAAGCTTGGGAACATACATATCCTGATGACGTTAGAAAAGTAAAAGAAGAAGAAAAAATTTCAGAAGAAGATTTTAGAAACTTTATTCGAGCCAATCACTTGACGGACTTATGGGAAACTTGGATTAAAAACAACATTCAAAATAGCAAGGAAAGAAGTAAATGAAAACAGTATTAACATTTTTATTCGGAACATTAATGGTGATTGGATTAATCATTGGAATAATATTCGTATTTGTATTTATTTTCAATCCTTCTGTTATATATTTTAAAATTTTAATATCAGGATGGGCAGCATATTTAATTTTTGGAAGGTTGGTTCCAGATTAATTTAAAATAATCAATCATAAAATGAAAAAAGTATTATTAGTTATTGTTGCATTTTCGTTGTCGAATTGCGACATAAGCGTTAGAAAAACAAACGCACAATCAGAAATATTTTATCAGACTTACACAAGAGAAATAGTAGAATTCGATGGAATGAAATATTTACTTTTATATGTTGTTAATAAATCATCGCAAACCGGATATTCAATAACGACAATTAACCTAACAAAAGACAAGTTAGAAGTTGAATTATTACGGCACCAATTGACAGTCGTTAATTGTATATTCAATATCCAATTTGTTTTTTACCAACTTATTACTATAAACGGTTCTGACCACATAAGATAATGGAACCCCTGTTTTAAGGTCAGATGATTGACCTAATAAAGTAGTTAAAGAGCTTAAAGAATTGCTGTTAATTGCTGAAAAAGTACTGGTAGTACTACCTCCAAGTGCAATTACTTTAATTGACAAATTTTCTAATGTAGATAAATAATTCGCATCAATATTTCCAGATACCGGTATACCATCAAAAGAAACATTAATTGCAGCTGTTATTTCTTCTTTTGAAGAAGTAGATTCAATGAGTAGATAAAATACACGTCCATAAGTTACATCTGATACATAACATGCCGGATTATCTTTGCCAACATACTTAGCAAGATCCATAGGTTTAACGGTTGGGTCAAAGAAATCATCATATGATGGTGGTATATCATAACTCATAGTAAAAAATGTTTGTTTTAATTCTACCAAATAATGATTTGCTGTTGAATTATTTAAAAAAGACAAATTAGCAACTATAGTTACCGGTGAAATTTCAACATTTAATCCAAGTGCTAATGATAATTCTTCATTCGTTTTAACTAACTCATGATTAAAAGTAAATCTTGCCGGCATAACTTTATTGTTACTAAAAATAATATTATTTAATGCTTGTGTAACTACGCTTTTTTTAATTTCATTTAAATTCACATACACAGAGCCGGAACCATTAATAATATCAATAGACACTGTTCCTCCACCACGTTTTACTGCAATAACATCTGGAGTTGCATTATTTAAAGAAGCTCCTTGTAATAAACTTCCAGGATAAACTACTGATACGTTAGGGTCATATAATGGATAATACATATTTCCTTGCAAAACACTCCAAGTACTATTTGTACAATTCCAATTACCACTATCAACAGGTACTGAAGTTGTATTTACATCAATAAGATTTTTATAATCACTAAATGGAGCAAATTCACCTCCTGATTTTAAAACTTCTTCATATGATACATTTTCACTTGGTGATACGTCTTTTTTACAAGAGTTTAAAGTGATTAAAGTAATAAACATTAGACTGATAAAATAAAAGTGTTTTTTCATTTGTTTATGGATTAGGTGTGTATGTTCTATGTAAATATTTAGTTTTTTCCGTTTTACAAATATATATTTTTTATTTTAGATTGTCAATTATTGAGTTTATTTGATTTTAATTGTTTTTTTATTTAAATTTGTGGAAATGAATGAATTTTCAAAATACGATACTGTTATGGCTATAAAAGGAGATAGACTTAGATTTGAAAAAGGATTATATCTAACTTCTTTTAAACGGCATGTTGAATTTGAGAGTGAATATAAAACAATTATTTTGTATAATACTGAAAGAAAAAGAATAATAAAATTTTATGGAAAGAGACATATAATCAGAATTTTTTCTACACGAATGGTTTTAACTGAAAAAAGCATAGTTAAAAAAGTAACAATAGCTATTGAAAATAACGTAGGATTTAAAAATAGAATAAATAGTAATACTTTTTTTTAAAAATTCTCATTTTAAAATTTGCTGGATAGAAATAAATTCCTACATTTGCAATCTCAATTAATTAAAATCAAATTAAACATTATCAAATCTTAAACATCATGAAATTAAAATTAAACACTCTATTAGCTAAGACAGACCACTTAGCTACGTCTTACAAAAACTCTATTAAAGATTACATTGGTTTCTTCAAAGATAAACAATCCGCTTTTAAAGGCGAGAAGAAAACTTATGATCCAAAATCAGGGACAATCGACATTCCTTCTGAAAGAGGAAATAAAATGGTTGTTACAACCGTAAAAGAAAAGCTTGACTGGTTAAAAGAAACCAATACCGAATATATTAATGCGTTATTTTCTCAGGAAGCTACAAACGCAAATGGATTAGCTAAAGCGAAACTTGCAATTGACGGAATTGAATTCGGAGAATTTTCTTCTCTTGAGCTTTTGCGTTTGAAATCTCTTATTGAAAACGGTGAGCTTGAACAAATGTATGCCAACATTCCAGTTCGTGCTGACGATGAAGAATGGAATAAAACAGATGAAGACCAATACGTAGAAAGAGAAATCTTTGAAGGTAAGAAACAAGAAGGGATTAAAAAATCCATCACAAAAGAAAGTTATATACTTTCTGACCCCAACATCAAAGAATTAAAAGATTCTTCTTCTTATAAGCCACAAATGGCTTCTAAAGACACTATTATTGAACTTGGGGATTATTCTTATCAAAAATTTTCCGGTGAATGGTCTCACAGAGAAAGAGCAGAATTGCTTCGCAGAAGAACAAAACTTTTGAGTGCTGTAATTGAAGCGTTGAAAATTGCAAATGAAGCAGAAGTAATTAATTCAAATATGACTGCAGATAAGTTGTTCAATTTTTTACATACCGGTAAAATTTAAAAACTAATGGACAAAGATAAACTTAATTGGGGATTGATTTCTTGGGTGTTGTATTCAATTAGTGCGTATGTTTTACTAATACCATTTTTTGAATATTCCTTAAAAACACTGAGTGGTTCCATAATATTAGGTTTTTTCGGAAGTTTATTAAACATCATAATACAGTTATTAAATAAAAAAAATTAAACGTTCACTGCTGGAAGTTACAATATGTCGTACGTAACAGTTGCAAATTGAGTTAAATGGTTCCAGCGCCTCAAGGTGAACACTTATTAAAATCGTTCTTTAAAATATTTAAAATACTGACGGAGCGTGAACTTCATAATTAGCCTTACATTTAAAATTGCGGTTTTAATGTTGAGTCAGAAGCTTCATAATCATGTTAAAAACGAATAGAAAATCAAGTAAAAAAGCAAGAAACTGGTGGTTCGAATCCACTCCCATCCTCTTTAAAAACAAAAAACAAGGACGGGCAGTTTGAGCGGGGAAACGCTTGTTAAATAAACTATAAACTTGGTTAATTTCTATTCATACATTTTCAGTAATGTACAGCCCCGGAGCTAGGATATATGCTACGGGGCATTTGGGAAAATACGAGAATTGGTATATCGGCTATGAAAAAGAAATCCGCAAAGCTTTTTTTAGTGACCGAAAGGTGTAGGGGTTCGATGCCCTTTTTTCCCACCAAATAATGAACACAGAAGAACAAGAAATAATAAAAGAATTCTCAATTCTTGAAGATTGGATGGAAAAATACGACCATCTTATCAAACTTGGAAAATCCATGAAAACCATGGATGAAAATAATAAAATCGATGAAAATTTAATTAAAGGATGCCAGAGCCGAGTTTGGTTGCATTCTGAATTTTTGAATGACAAAGTTATTTTCACTGCGGATAGTGATACTACAATTACAAAAGGAATGGTTTCAATGCTGGTAAGAGTTTTTTCTAACCGGACCGCATTAGAAATTATAAATGGTAATCTTGATTTTATTTCCGAAATAGGATTAATGCAACACATTTCACCAACCAGGAGCAATGGTTTAGTTAGTATGTTCAAACAAATGAAGAACGACGCTCGTGAATTTATTTAATCTATTCTATTAGAGTGGTGATGTGGATTTGATTTCCTTTTTTCTTTAACATCTTCTTTATAAGCCTTTTTTGCATCTTTCATGTGCTGAGATACATTCTGATTATTTATAGATATTGCATCATTAGACATTGCATCCTCATAACCTTTCTTATATAAATAAGCTGCGATAAAATTCGTCTTATATTCTTTTTCCATTTTATCATGTTTTAGTTCCGGTGATAAATAGAAGAAAATTGGAAATTCCGTGATTATTTATTCGTTTTTTCTATTTTTTATAGAATTAAACAACTCAAGTTGCCCCTTCATAAGTTCTACATCTTTGCAATATTCGAACAATTCAAGGTCTATTAAAGTGTCGAGTGTTTTTTGTAAGAATTTCTCAGCATCTTTTTTGCTGGTATTAGAAACCCATTCAGTAAACCAACCTGGATTTTTCCATTCTTTAACTGTTCTAATAATGATTTGAGATAATATCTCAATAATACGCTCTTCAGATATGTTTCTATCATTAGCTTCGCGTTGCAACTCTTCTGTTGAAACGTTTTCATCTTTAGGGTTTAGTGCCATGTTCATTTTAATAAATTATTACTTACTTTCACAACCACATATATCACATTTATAGTAATCATTATGTGAATCATGACCATCATATTTCATTGCATCCAAGCCACTTACATGCGCATGAGCACAAACTTCTCGAAATGCGTTTATTGCATTATCAATTTTTTTAACTCGTTCAAGCAATGTTGACTTTTCGATTTCTAATTTTTTAATTTCTTCTTTCATGTTATTGTAAATTTATTATGCTTTTTATTTTAGTATAATCAAAATCTATAATAAATAAAAAATTATATCCATTTTTTATTGTATTTCTTCTTTTTGAAAAGTTTTTCTTTAAATCATATCTTAAAGTATAAAGTGATTTTATTTCAATAATTAAATTATATTTTGGAAGTAAAAAATCTGAATAATAACATCTTTCTTTATTATCAAAAAAATATTTAATAGATTTTCCTTTTTCAACTTGTATTTTATTGTTAATGCAAAAATCTAAAAAATCTTTTTCATTTAAACCTTGATACTTTAATCCAGTACCAATATGTATTCTATTTCTAAAAGCGTTTTTTAAACTTTTTTGATGTATTTTATCATTGTGCATTGCGCTTTTAACGCCATACCTTTTTAAATTTGTTTCTTCTAATCTTGAAATCTGTAAATCTCTTAAATATTGTGGTCTATCTTTTTTAGTTTTTGAAGTTCTTTTAATTATTTCATCTTTTTCTTCAAATGATTTATTGTTTACTGTAATTTTCGTTTTTTCTTTATTGTTGAAGTTTTTGTCACCATATTTTTTTTCTTTAATTATGCTGTGTTTTTCTCTTTCATTTTTATCTGAAAAATTGCTTACATAACCATATTTCTTTAAATTTGTATTTTTTGCTTTTTCTATATTAACATAATTCTCATCACCATATTTTTCAAATAATGTGTTTTTATTCTTTCTTAAATTGTGTGCACATTGTTCAGAACAAGAATATAAATTATATTTTTTTATGTTTTTTAAATAATGTCTATATTGTATATTTTTTTTATTTCCACAACAATCACATTGTACATCAATTCGTGAATGACTGTTTGGTGAAAGGTCTTCAACTTTAACAGTTATATTAATACCAGCAGTTTCAAAATCATATCCTTTATTTTGATAATATTTTAATAATGTATTGTTTGATATTCTTGTATTTGCTTTTGTGCTTAAAATCATAAAATATACTTTTTTATAAATAGTATATTTTATACATAACACACTAACAATCAATCATTTTTTATTCGTTTAAGTATTTGTTCATTTGTTTGTAAATCACTACTACTTACATCGTCTCCAATTATGTAATCTTGCCAACCTATTTCATAAGCTTTTTTTAATAAAGGACTTTCATTAAAAGATAAAATATTTGTATCATCACCAGAAAAGCAATCATCCCATCCTAATTTATATGCCTGTAATATTATTTCTTTTTCTTCATCCATTATTTTCTAATTTTTCAGTCAAAACTTTTCTTTCTAAAGAAACACCTCCCATATTTTCTATTTTCACAATAAGAGCATTTGCATTTAAAATAATTTCTTCCAACTCTTCAAGTTTTTTTATTATAGATTCACAATAAAGTTTATACGCCAAAAAAGGACTGTCATATTTTTCAACATTACTATTTGGAGCAGTCCAAAATAAGGGGCAAGATTTCTCGCCAGAAAAATCCATTGCAAAAAAACTATTATCAGCAGAGAAAAAAAGTATTTTATTATTGCTTGTTATACGAAATTCTTTCAAACCTTTAACTTCTTCACATTTAGCTTCTTCAATTCCAAGCCTATTTAATGCATTAATTATTCTTGGATAAATTTGCTGAGCCATCAATTCAGCTAAATATATATTTTTAGGGTCGCTTCTATATAATTTATTTTGTAAATCTGTAGCCATTATTTAGAAAGTTCTTTTAACTTGTTTTCTAATTCAATTTTAAATGTAAGATATTTTTCTCGGAAGTATTCCCATTCTGTTTCATCACATTCGTTTATTTCTTTATGAAGATAATTTGCAGCTGTAAAATCCACTATTTTTCCATATTCCATAATTTGGATTGCAAAAATAAGCATTTTAAGTGAATGAAATATACTTTTTAATGCACGATATATATCCCCTTCATTAAGTTTATGTTTTCCACCTCTCCAGCTGTTAAATGATTGAGCTATAATATTTTTAGCAAGCTTCTTTTTGTTTAAAACAAATTTCAAACTTTCTTTTTCCTGGAACCTTGCCCATGTCGGAGAAAAGAAACACTCAAGGTTCATGATGTCATGATTTTCTAAATCACGTTTGAATTTATCCGGAGTAATAACATGAATATTGAGACGACAATTATCTATTTCTGCTGTCATTTCGTTATGTTCTAATAGTGCAGCTCCAATAATTATAATATCGTAATCAGAATCTACTCTATTGTTAGAGTATACTCTTGATCCATATAAAAATATGTTTCTTATTTTAATAGGATGAATTCCGGCTTTTTCTATGATTTCTGCAACCGTAAATGGAATATCAAATATTGTACGTGTTGTTGTGTTCATTTTTATATTTTTCGGTTAATACTTTTCTATCATTTAAAAATTGCAACGGAACCTTACTTAATGTGACGTAATAGATTTTCCACTTTTCAGTTTTATCATTAAAAAAGAATGAAATAGTTCCAATCTTATCATGAGAAATATATTTAGAATTATTTAAATTATTTTTATAATTAAAAGGCTCACTTATAAAAAAATAAATTTGTCTTCCATTTTTATCTCTTCTTATTGATTTATCTTTTTCAAAATATCCAATATTTTTATTGTTAAAATATACAAAATAAAGATTCCAAATTTTAGAAGGCCTTACTTCAAATTCTTTTAATTTGTGTTTTTTACATACAAAATACGGATAAACTTGTTTCATGATATTAATTATCAAACCAAAAAACTATCCTTACATCATCCAAATTTCCAAGTTCTGACAATTCTTCAATATGTTTACAAAAAGTACCATCCGGACCACCAATAATGTCATAATAAGTTTTGTCTTCCCAATCTTCATCATACTCTCGTGGAAATGATATTTTTTCGAATATAACATTCCTTGAATTTGTAGAAAATTCCTGTTCTGGTGTTCTTAAATCTTGATTAAAATCAAATTCAACCAATTCTCTAAGCGTTACAAAAGAAATAGTATGACCATCACCTTCCCATCCTATCCAGTTGCTTTTAACTGCAATAGAAACATCAATCGGCAATTTATAAGAAGGCTCTTTTATTGGTTTTACGTTACTTCTAACACCAGCTAAAAAACCAAACATACTATAAGAGCGCCAATCAAAAGGTGAACTGGATTTTTCCGTATCAAAACTATATGATGGAGTAAAATGTTTACCGGTAAATAATTCCCATTTACATTTACCGTTTTTTCTTGTTTCAACGTGAATATGAATATCAGCTCCCATTATTTTAAAATATTTACTTTTTCAATTAAAACATTTCTTGAATATGTATTTGCTTTTAAAATATAATAGTTTAACATATCTTCATATTTATCATGCTTTCTATCTAAATATACACTCGCATCTTTATATAACCAATTTAAAATACTCATAATTTGTTGATTACCTTTTTTATAAACTCTATATATCATTTTCATTTTTCCATATCCAAGGACAATATTTGTTTCTTTCAAAAATATATCATAAATTTTTTTCATAAGCTGTTCAGTTCCAACAATACTAAATTGATAACGTCTATAATTTTTATCCATCGTATAACAAATAGAACCATCTCCATCAAACAAACCTCTAATAAAATGCCTATATAAATGCTCTTTTATAATAGGAAATTTAGCTATTTTACTTTTTCTTGGAACGACTCCATAGTTGTTTAAATTGTTTATTATTTCTTTTTTTGTACAACTGAAATAATATATAGGCCCAAATCCATGGTCTGTAATTGAAATTGGTTTTTCATCTATATAAATTAATTTAGATAACTTTTCTAAGTGTCCCTTATCTTTAATATTAACTCTTAAATTCTTATTTCCAATATTACAACCATCAGCAAGAATAAATCCTAACCAATATGCTTCTTCTTCTGTATTTATATTTTTAAATACATTTTTGTTATATTCATATTTTTTCATGTTAATAAATATGGAAAAAATAATTAGTTACAACCCATCACAACCCACAATAACAATTAAACATAATTTGTGTTTTTTTTTCTTGCAAATGTAAAAAAAAAATTTGATAATATTTATTAAAAGCTAATAAAAATAGCAAAGATATTTAAGATACGACTTAGGAGTTCCAAAAAACATAGAGACTTATAGAAAGAGCATAGTTTTCACTTTGCTTTTTTCTGTTTTATTCTGTGCGTTTTGCTGAAACAAATAATTGTTCTTATTTGCCCTACGAACACTCTTCTTCGTAAGTTGGAGGCGTTTACACATTTCTTTCCAAGAACTTATGTTCTGTAATTCGTTATAATCCATCTGTGTGATATTACTCACGTTGGTTATAACTCCTTCATGGAAAGAAGGCATAAACTTTCCTCCTTTAATATATTTTATCATCCCTCTCCTACAAATCTCAATGCTTGCTGCGATTGGATCAAATGTATTATAATTTATATTTCCGATAAAACTCGAATAACATGGGTTTATCTCAATCTTCTTTATTCCATAAAATGAACACCACTTATCTGAAAGTTGAGCAATTAAATTTCGACACCAGATATTGTTTATCTGTCTATTTGAATTCTTATTTCCATTGTCTTTACCAGAAATGTTGGTTAGTTCCTCAATAACAAAATTACACGTATGATAATGTTCTAGTTCTGAAAAAAGATTTTTTATTGCAATTGACAATTCATGTTTTCTTTTGTCTGAAGACACTTCTTTTTCTGAGAGTTTTACGAAATCAATAAATCCTTTTTTTATTATCTTAAAATCACCTTCCAATGAACTACTTAATTCATTTTTGTCACAAATTGAATAACCGATTCCTTTTGGATTTAAATCTATTCCACAATATCTATTTTGCATTTTTATACCAAACATGCGTTGTTCGTGATCTCTGTGTGCTTGTGAAATAAGTTGTTTTCGTTCGGTTTTATCTGTAACGTGTTTTATGTCTTTATAGAGTTGTTTTTCGTTAAACCATTTTCCACTAATCCTACTTTCTTCATATGTGATACAAATGTATGTTGAAGTCAATTTAATTGTAACAGGTATTTCTTTTTGCTGACACAACAAAGCAATAATTTTTAATATTCCTTTTTGTTTTTGTGTTGCATAAAACGAAATGTTAACTTTTCTTTTTGAATTTTCATATTTAAAAATAACATTTCCATTTCCGAGTTCTTTTAAATTAAAAAAACGGTTACCTTTGCTGGCTGAATCTCCATAAAAAGTAATTGGCAACAATCTATTTTCTTTAAATTTCTGTTTGTTTTTTAAATATAATTCTGGATTAGAAATCTTTTGTTTTGTTATAACTTGCAATAATTTTCTCCCGCCAAAAACAACATTCAAATTTAAAGACTTGTTTAAAGAAGAAATTTTTCTTTGCAATTTTTTCTTTAAATTTGGTTTTGTTTCGTTTTTAAGTTTTTCATGCAATTTAATAATATTCTTGTTAATCCTTTCTTTGTTGGATTTCTCTCGTTCTTTAAAAGCGATTACTTCTTTTATAAGATAACTATATGCTTTATTTGAGTGAATGTGTTTAGAAATAATTTCATCGATAAAATTCTTATCCTCAATTAACTCAATATTGCGATACATTTTTCTGAAGGCAATCGAATATTGTTTTTGTAAAGAAATGATAAACTCTTTGTCTTCTTGATTGATGTTTGTTATTTTGAGTTTAAGGGTTAACATAACTTATTTGTTATTGTTTTTTAAATCATTTTCCATAAATTGTCTAATCCGTTCAGACATATTATATTCATTATTCATACAAAAAATTCTATAATTATTTTTGAGATTTTTGTTAACTCGAATGATTAGCAATTTATTTTCTTTCTCTTTTGTTTTCATGTCTATAAATATAAACAAAAAAATTAAAATCGCAATAAATAAATATTTTAAAGATAAATAAAATTTTGTAATATTTATTAAAGCCGATAGAAATGGCAAAGACATTCAAAATACAGCTTAGGCCGTTATTGTTGCAAAACAATAAAAATCCCATCCAGTTCGCTGCCGGATGGGATTTTGCTTTATGGATATGTTTTAAATCTTAAGATCTAAGAATATATTTTGCTATTTTTGAAGTCCGGCCACTTTTGTTTACAAAAGAATGAACGGATGTCTCAATATTCATTCCTCCTTTTTTTAAATCAAAAACAAGAGCTCCAAGTCTCAAAACTCCATATAATTCAATGGCTTCTAACACATTGATAGAACCTTTCTTCATAAGATGTTTAAGAACCATATCATATTGAGAACTTGGTTTTACATATTTTTTAATAATTGTTTTTTTTGCTACCGGTGTTTTTAATGCTGGTCTTACTTTTGATAACATTTTTTTTGCTACAGGCGCTTTTTTTGTTGTTGTAACTGATTTAGTTAAGCGATTTGCACTTTTCTTTAGTGGAGATTTTGTTGCTGCTTTTTTTAAGCGAGCTGGCTTTGCAGTTTTCGCACTGCTTTTAGTTGTTTTTTTCATTGTTTTTTAGATTTGATTATTGATTGATATTTTATTATTGGCAGCTAAGATAATAATTTATTTGTTATTTCCAGCAATTATGGTTAAATTCTTAAAAATTTAGCATATTTATATTAAAACTGACTAAATGAAAAACTTTTTGATTAATTTATGGAAAGAATTATTTGGAAAAACACCAAATACAACAATAATTATACCTGCAGAAACTATTTCCGAAAAAACTATTGAAGTACATAAGGTTGATTGTGCTTGTAAAGAAAAAAAAGAAGTTAAAAAGGTGAAGCCAGTTAAAAAGACACAACCTGCAAAAATAGCTCCAAAAACAAAGAAGAAAAAGTGATGTTAATCCATGTCCATGAACATATGTTCAGTGACAACACTGTCTGATAGTTCTTTATTTGCTCTTTTTGGAAATTTAATAATTCTTTTTCTCTGTTTATTATAATTTCAGCAATTTCTTTTTTTGGAAATGAAAGAGCTTTTGTTGGGTCATTTGTCCATCCTCTCATCGGAGAGTCTACTGTGTGATTGTGATTTTCTAAATCTAAACTCATAAAATACCATAATCTGGTTATTGAATTTTCTATAAAATATATGCAATTCGTTTCCACTTATTTTTTTAAAACTAAGTTATGGCTTATTTCTACTATTTTTTTACCACTAACTATTATGGCGCCATTTTCTATAGCTTTTAACATAATGGTTTTGTTGGTTAAGTCGTAATGCGGATGTCCTTTTCTAACTCCTTCAAAAAAATGTCTCTTGAGTCCTATTTTTTCAGCGAAAGAATGTAGCTCTTTTAAACTATCTGCTACCATATGGACTCTATCCACATATACCATTTAAACAGTTTTATCTAAATTATATTTTTCATAATAAAACTTTCTGGTTTTATCAATATAAGATTTATCAACTCTTGAAACCTCTAAAAGATAAAGATAAGCGTCAAGTGCAATTTTAGCACGAGAATTCATCGGAAAAATATCTGCATTTTTTACCAGAAAATACTTAACAATATCTTTTGCATGTGTTTTTGCGTCTTCTGGAATCATTTTAAAAATATAACCTTTACCAAGAAGTGGTTTTGACCTTTTCGACCTAAACAAACTATATAGTTCCAAAATTCCAGGAAACTCAGATACTCCATTGTTGAATAGATTATCATAATGTTTTATAAAAGCTTCTTTTTCATTTTTAAGATTTTCTTCTACAAACTTAGGACTTTTCCCTTTAAGGTTCTTCCTTATTATTATAATACTTTTAATATCTTCATCAGAATGTATTCTGCCGGGAAATAAGTCTTCGCCAGAAAAATCATTATTAGTTTTTGGAACGTCAATATTTTTTATTTTCGAAACAGCTTTTTTTACTATTCTTGGTGGAATTCCTAATGATTTTAACTTATTTGCAACTACTATTGGATTTCTTTTAGAATTATCGGCTTCTAAAAGCACATCTAATTGTTTTGAAATGTATTTTTTTAACTGGCTCATGACATTGTTTTATAATAAATAGGTCAACAAAACATTAATTATCTGATTTTTCAAATAGCACTTTTCTTGTTTGATTCTCTCTATATATTATATCTGTTCTAAAATTATCATTATTTGACCCAAATACCGTTGTGTTCATACTAATAAAGGCGTGTCCCTCTAAAGAAATAAATGCTAAAGCAGAACTTATCGCTTCTGAATCTATTTGTTCTTGACTACTATGAGATGTTATTTTTATATGTTTTAGCATTATTTAAGGTCTAAATCTTCCAAAGTCAATTATTTTTTCAGTCAATACTATTCTGGTTATTTTATTTTCTCCTTCAATTGTCGCTGAATAATGAGGGTAAATGTTAAATTTTATAGAAAATTTTTTAATTTTTTGTCCAGAATTTGCAAAAAAAGCAAAACACTCTTCTATTTCTGGCGTTATGAAATGTATTTGAAATCCGTCAATCGGATTAATTATTCCATTTATTATCATTTCTTTAGTCATGATTTTAATCTATTATCTTCCAGCAACAGCATATTTTGTTATTCCTATGAATTCTTTTTTTGCCCAATTATCAATTATTGATAATTCCTTGTCTGTTGGACGTTTATTATGTGGACCACGTATTTGCACTGCTCTACCATCTCTAACCTCTATAGTTACCATACTTATACCGAACAGTCTTAAAGAGAAAATTGAACATGACCATTTTAAACAAGAGCTTAAATAAGAATACACACAATGAGCCATACTTTTTCCCTCATCAGACACCTTAAACAATAGAAGATAGATATAAACATGATTCTTTTTGTTTTGTTTGTTTTGCATTCAAAACAAAAACATGTTTATCTATTTTGCTATGTCGAAGTTTCGCTGAACGAAGGTGAAAAAAAGTTGCCTCCTTTTCCTGTTCATCCAGCCACAAGTCTCGTAAAGACTTTCGGTATCTGAGTCCCGATAATTGGATTTTGTCGTGAAGTTCTTTCCAATTACAACACTCCTCCAATGCCTCAACATCTCGCAGAGAACCTGAGTTCATCCGTCTCATAGCGTGAAGACCAGTTTGTGATATACTTGGATAGAATGTGCCTTTTGTGAATTTAAAAGCACCACGCCTACCAATTTCAATTGCCGCATTTACACAATCAACAAAGGAATTGTTTATGTTTCCTATAGTGGTTGAATAAGCACAGTTTATTTCTAATTTTTTTATTCCAATTTTTGTGCAATAAGAATTAATTATCTCTTCGGAAAGAGTTCTGTGCCACACATTGTAAATCTGCCTGTTTGCTTCTTTTGGTTTATCATTTGAATCTTTTTTGTTGAAATTAAGTTCCTCACAAATGAAATATGCACACTTAAAGTATCTCGCTGTCTTAAACACGTCTTTCCAAATGTGGCTTATTCCGTGTGTTCTTTTATTTGTTATGCAAGCTCGTTCTTCTTTTGTTGCTTCTTTTGGTGGGTTTGCATTAAGCTCTTTTAAGTCGTAATATGAGCCATGAACAAACGAAAAATCACCGGTATCGTTATTTTTATCTATTATTGCAACTCCAATATAATTGGGGTTTGAATCGTAAGCGATATATCTGTTTTTATTTTTTCCAAACAACATTTTTTTATCCAACTCATTATAATGTTTTTTGTATATATTACTTATTAATTCTTTTGTTTGTTCTTTTGAAAGATTTTTCTTTTTTATATCTAAACATTCTTGCCTTCTTTTGGATTTATCGATATTAAATCCTTCCAAAATAGAGTCGTCATAAGCAATGGATATTGTTTTTGTTGACAAATAAACTGATAAAGATATTTCTTTTTTATCAGACATAGCCTGCAGTTCAGAAAGAAGATTTTTTCTTTTGTCAGAAAATTCTATTTTTATTTTTTTGCCTTTTCCTGGTTTATAGATTATAATTCCATTGCATAAATCAAATGTAAAAAACCTATTTCCTTTTTGGTTTGATTCACCAAGAATGTATAAACTATTATTTCTTTGTTCTTGATATTCTTCTTTTGTTTTTGCTAATTTTCCTGCAAAATCTTGTTTTTTATCTTCTTCTTTTTCTGCTGAAACCATATTTGACAAATAAGAAATATACCTTAAATTTTCTTTGCCTCCGAAAGTGATGTCTTTTGGCATTAAAAAATTTAATTCCGAAAGTTTATTTTTGAGTTTGTATAGTTTCTTTTTATTAAATTTATCTTGTTTTTTACCTTTTGCTTCTAATTTCTCAATTGATTTATTTATGTCAATAATTCGATTATTAACTTCTTCTTTGTTTGATAAAGTTTTTTTAAACAGGCTAATAACTTCTGAAGCAACGCTTCTGGATTCTATAAGATTTAATCCAAGATTATTTTTTGCAAAAGCAACAAGCTCTTCTTCTTTTGTATTTCCATTTGTCATTCGATATAGCACACGTTTCGCATGAGAATATTGCATTTGTTTTTCAGAAACAAATTCTTCATCAGAAAGCGATTTTATATCTAATAGAATAGATTTCATTTATTTTTCTTGCAGTTCTTTTTTAAATTGATTTAATTTTCTTCTGTGTGAATAAGATTTCATAGAAAAATAATGAATAATAGATACGAGGTCTTCCGTAAGTTCTTGTTCATAATTTTTTTCAACAGTTTGTGTTGCGACCACAATTTTTGTTCCAAAAAATCGACAGAAAGTCTCAAACAAATCAAAGCCAAACCTACAAAGCCTATCTTTGTGTTCTACTACAATATTGTCTATATTTCCTTTTATTACCTCTTCCAATAATTCGTTAAAAAATTTTCTATCAGAAAAATTCATTCCGGATTTAATATCCTGATATTGTTTATTAATAACAATTCCTTTACTTACGCAAAAATCCATTAATCTTTTTTCTTGAGAAATTAAATCATTTTTTTGTTTAGATAAGGAAACTCTTGAGTAAGTTACGTTTATTTTTTCTTTTTTTGTGTTTGACAAACCTATTAGTTTATATACATCTTCGTTGTCATACACATAATGATAAGGGTTAATAGCAACATATTTAATTATTCCTTTTTTAGAATAAGAATTTAATGTTTTTTGTGTAATTCCTAAGGTTTTTCTTACTTCTTTTGCTTTCATGTTTTTGTATTAATAAGTATAATTAAAAATACTTTTCTTTTCACAATAGTAAATAGTAATAAAAAAAATTAATCTGTTTTTATTTGTTTTTATTTAAATCGAGTTCATATAAATCTGCAGCGTTGGATATTTCTGTAATTGTCCAAGTTTTTCTTTTATCATTTTTACCTTCTGAAAAAGTAAAAGGTCTAACAATAGAGCGATTCCATTTAGAAGTTAAATCCGGCTTATGATAAGAATAAACATTGTTATTTTCTGCTCTGGCTATTCTTCCTAATTGATTTATTTCTTTGTGCCAAGCGTGTGTATCTCTTATTAGAGCTACAATATTTCTGCCCTTCATATTGAAATTAGGACTTTCTGGTCTATATACAGCAACCCCATTATTAACCATTCGTTTTGAAACAAATTTCTTTTCATTTATATAATCCAAAACAGTACCAACCTCATCATAGTTTAACATTGGTATATTAACAAAAAATTTTATTACAGCTGTCCAAAAATCATTATTTGTAAAATCATGTCTAAGTCTGGACATTAATATTGCGTCAGCCAATCTTGAATCTCCTCCCAAGCCTAAAACTTGAGAGCGCCTAACTGCATCATCTATTGAATATCCAGGGAATGGAGTTTCAATAAATTCATGAGCCATTTTTTTGGTAATTGGAATAGGAAATTTAAAAAGCTCTCTTGCACTTTTACCGGATGCTAAATGCAAAAACCATTCTTTATGTTTATCAGTGTTAAATGAACTTTTTTCTGTCCAAGATTGGAACATAAATTCTGGAACTTCATATTCACAAAACAAATGTTCTAAAAGTGATTTTAATTACTTGTAAGTATTTTTGCTTTTGAATTCTAAAGTGGAAATATCTCGAATCCAAAAAATATTCATTTTTAAGACTTCATTAATTACCACATAGTACTCTTTAAGCATTCTAAATGCTTTTATTTTTACAAAAAACTCTAAAACCTCTTTAACTTTTTTTCTTTCATTTTCATCTTTCATATAGATGAATTGTCCATGAATATTCGTTAATAAAGGTTCAATGATTTTAATTAATTCTTTATTGCATCTTCCGGTATTATCAGAAGAGCATTTTTCGGTAGATAATATTTTTAAAGCTTTAGGAAGAGATTTATGCAAATCTATATCAACTGGAAGTTTAGGAATAGACTTAACATATTTTTTATGAGCTTCTATTTCTATGATTTCATTATGTATGTATTTTGCATTGGCCATTCCAGTTGTGTGACTATTATTTCTTTATTTTAAATTTAACCTGTCCAATTCCATCTTTAAATCCAACACCGGTAATAAACATATGTTGGTTTGTTAAAACTTTTAGTTCAGTTTTTTGTTCTATAAATTTGGCAAGAACGAACCATTTTTTTCCGTCAGAAATACACCTAACTCCTTTATTTATATATGGAAGGACTTCTCCTTTATTTTCTGTTGTTACACTTCCATTAGTTACTTCTAAGACATGAACAAAAGAAACTATTTCGTCTTTTTCCAGTGCTTCTTTTATGGAGTTAATTATTATTCCAGCTCTTTTTAAGGATACTTTTTCATTTTCTTTATAATTGGCAGTAATGATTTTTATGGTTCCTAGGACTTTACCATTCTCGAAAACATCTGCACATTGCATAAATTTGTTCATCTGTTTATTTCCAGAAATAACCATTAATTTTGCAATTGATTCCATGATAATACGTTTTAAAAAAGAAAATCCGGAACACAACACTCCGGATTCCTTTTTGTGTGAATGATTTTATTTATTTGTAAAAACCAATCTATTTTTGCGTTGGAAATTGTAATTGTAAATTTCTTCAAACATCTGCAAATACATTTCGCCGTCAGCACAATGAACAAACTTTCTTGGGTTTTTGTCTATTTGACTAATCATCCGGTTGTGATTGTAATCCTTTGTTTTAACAAGTCTTTTACAAGCAGTAACAGCTGAACGGTAATCCATTTTCGGAAGATAAGTCCTAAAACTCTTCCAAATATTTAACACCTTTTGAGCTTCATTTATTTGGTTTTGAGTAATTTCAACTATTTCTCCTGCCAAAATTCCCTTACGAATATCCGAACTTCCCTCTCCTCTCAAAAACGAAACAGCTTGGCTCGGTTTTAATCCGTTTGACATAGAAAAACTTTCAATTGCCTGGAAAACTTTGTTTCCACTTTTTGCTCGTGCAACAATATGATCATCGGTACTCCAAGGCTTTTGTAAAGAATTTGTTTTTGCAACAGCATCTAAATTAAGAGTTTGTTCTGCGATGTGAAAATAAATAACAAGACCCAATTCTTTTCTGGCAGTAAGGCGGTGTTGACCATCTCTAACTACGCCATTTTTTGATATGATAATTGGATACGATTTACCATAATCGGCAATTTCAATTTCTTTTTTTAATTTTTCAACTCTATTCCTGTCAACAGGACGATTTTGACTAAATTTGAAAGAATTATAATTTTTACTATTATAAATCTTTCCCGGTTTGTAATTACTTAGACTCATGATTTTGTTTTTTTTGGTTTATACTAATTTATATTTGAACTTAAAATTTATTAAACGAAAATTGATTTGATATGTTGCAAATTGAATTATTTCGTTTTTTCCTCGCAAATATACGAAATTAAACTCTCAATTGTTTGAAATAATGGTATTTTATGCATTTCACATCTTTTACCTATATAACGATTGTTTACTGATTCAGGAGGGAAACCTACAGCTATTTTGCCAGAATGCATAAATTCTCCAAATTCAATATTTGTGGTAAATGCCGGCATTGTCTCAAGATTCCTTGGAATCCAATATATGATTAAGCTGGCTTTATTTAAACCTTTTACTTCCCATGCAATTTGTTTTTCGAAATCATATAAAGAACCTAATATTCTATTTTCGGGAGCAAATACAGAGCCTTTAAATCCTTTTAATTTTAAAGCTTTTATAAACTCAGGCCTCCAGGATTTAACTGATACATCTCTTGGAGTTGGTCCGGCTAAAAACACACTAAACTCAGGATTGTTAAACTCTTCTCCGGCGTATATGACTTTCATTGTGTTATTTTGTTTTTCTTAATTTTAACCTTTTTTGTTTTTTGATTGGTGAATGTATATTTAGTCATGTTACCAATATAATTATTCAAACGCCAATTTATTCTATTAATTCGTTGCTCTTGTGTCAGTTCTACTTTATCATTTTTTTTCATTTCTGTTATATTTAATTAAGGCAGCGATTATTGGAATAGCCAGACATGCTGAGCCTACTATTGTCCAAAAAATAACCATATTTTGGTTTTTGCCATCTCCGAGATAAAGAGCTAAGAAAAAAGCTACAAAAACGTCAATAATTATCATCCAAAATATATCACCAATTGTTAAAACCACAATTGGATGTACAAAATGAAAGACGGTAAATATTGCAAGAGATACTGCAATAACAATTCCTACTATAAATGCATTTTTCATATTTGTTTTTTAAAATTATGTTGGAAACAAAATTAATAAAAAAAACATTAAAAACAAATTTTGTGGATTAAAATTCTTTATTTGTTTTAGAAACAAAATCCTGAGCTAACCTAAAAAACACTTGCATATTTTTATCTTTAAGGTCGGTGGATGGGAGGGCAATTATTATTTCGGTTATACATTTTATCCACTCATTTAATATTTTCACCTCATTCAAAGAAATTTCTATTTTCTTTTCGCTCAAAGAAAGTTTTTCCATTAAGGATAAAAATTTAGGACTTTCTTGAATTATTTTTCCTTTTTCTATTGAGATTGATTCCATGTATTTAGAGTGGAAAGTAAAACTAACAGCCATTAAATGGGCAAATTTATCATTCTTTAATAATTTGAATGAATTATTTATTCCTTTTCTAAATGATATTATATCTTTCTTTGCCATTATATTTGTAAATATAAATTTTAAAAGATAAAAAATAAATGGTAGTGATTTTAAAAACAAAAAATGGTCAAATATTGACCAAATTAATTTATAAACGCAATTTGACAAAAAACTTTATATTTATAGAAATAAAACATTAGTCAATGGATAAGAAGCCCGAAAATACCGAAATGGAAATAAAGCCAGAAAATGAAATTTCAGAAAACTTAGCTATAGTTAGTTGCGAATATGATAATTGGCATTCAGAATAATTATTTAATAATAAAAAAATGTCAATAATAAGCGAATCATATAAAAATAAATTAATGAGACTTGCTGGAGTAAATTTAAAAACACTTACAGAAGCGTCAAGAATTGATTTTTTAAAAAATGACTTTATAGAAAGGGTCGGAAGAAAATATGATAAGTTCTTGAAATTTTATTCTACAGGAATCTGGAATCCAGAAAAAGAGCCGGATAACTTTATAAAAAATATATTATGGAACGAAAAATTAGTTTTTACAAATACAAGGAATGTTAAAAATGTTTTAATACCAAGACAAAGATTTGTAGAAACAATGACTAATGCATATTTTATACAATTAGAAAATGCAGACCCAACAGAAAATAATCAATATTTAACTTGGTTAATAAATATATTTCTTGCTGGAAATCTTCCTACAGAAGACATTTATAAAGTCAATGAAGCTCTTACTTTGTTTTATAAAAACAAAGAAAAATTACCGGTAGAGCAAAGAAACATAAACTCTTTTAAAGATTTATCATCTCTTTTTTCAACAATTTCCAAATATAGTTCTGAGGATGAATTAAGTACTTCTGAAAAAGAACGAATAATTAAACTTGAAGGTGCAGAACAAATTTATGATAGTCCAAATTGGAAAATAATTATCCCAAAAACAAAAGAAGCTGCATGTTTGTATGGAAAAAGTACTAAATGGTGTACAGCATCTGAAGATAATAATAGATTTAAGTATTATAGTCAACAAAGTCCTCTCTATATTTTAATAGATAAAAGGATAAAAGATGATAGGGATATATTTAAAAAATTACAATTTCATTTTTCATCCAATCAATTTATGGACACAACAGATAGACAAATAAGTGTTAATAAATTTTTTAATGAGAATAGAGAACTAAAAGATTTTTTTAAAAAAATAGGAGAAATAGATGCTTCTTTTGAGATAGAACATATATTAGTCTCAAAAGAAGAGGGGTTAAATCTTTTAAAAACAACAAAAAATAAAATCGCCTTAATTGAAAGAAAAAATTTTAATTTTCTTAAGGATTTTTTCCTTGGAATTGGGGCTAAAAAAGAATTTATACAAGCAATATTAACAGATAAAGAATTTATAAAGCATTTATTTGAATACGGTTTATTCGATAATTTAATTGACTCTTATAAAGAAATGGATGTTCCCTTAGAAGGTCTTAATGTAATAAAATCATTACCATGGTTAAATTCATGGATTATGAATAAAGACACTAAGCCTGAAAGAATTCAAGATTTTATATTTAGTATTTCAAAAAATTTAGGAAACGAAGGACAAGAGTTCGTTAAACATTTACTAACAAAAGGAGGAATTATTTGGAATGCACTTCTTCAGCCTGGAAACATAAGAATAACACATTATTTTAATATGTTATCTTCAAGAAAATCTCTTGGAACTTCCGGAATGATCATGTCAAAAAAATTATTAAGAAACCCAAGTGTTATAGCTGAATTATTATCAAAAGGGGTGTCTAAAACATCTATTGAAATGCTTAATAATTTTTACAATAGCGGAATAAAGGAATGTTATCAAGCACGTTTATATTTAAGAAACATACTTAGGTAATATTAAAATGGCAAATCCTCTTTATCATCATAAACAATCCCTGAGTTTTCAGCTGGAGTTTCTACAAAATCAGGAGATTTTTTAATAATCTCTATTCTCCACACTTCTAAAGAATTAAAAACTCTAACAATACTATTTTTATCAACAAATTCTTTTCCTTTTAAATCAAATAAAAGTTTCACTTCATCTCCTGGATTTAAACCATCAGCCAAAGAAACATTATTTTGAATTAATGTAAATTCTGAAGTCTGTGGATAATTCGTACTTTTAGAATGTTCTACAATCAATCTTCTTTTCTTAAATTTTTCAGAAATCTGTTCCAGATTTTCTACTCTTATTATTTTTGCTATTATTTCCATTTTATGTTGTTTTTAGCAAATGTAACTATTTAAAATAGAAAAACACATTATTATTGACTTTTTCATTAAAAAATGTTTTATTTGAATAATTTTAAAAAAACAAAAATATGAACGAACCGGATAATCAACAACAAAATAGTGACGAGACTATGCAATATGATTCTAAAATCAATAACGTAGTAGCTCTTACTCAACTCATAGGTACAATAGTCGATTATTATTCTTTCAAAAGCAAGATAATAGAAGATGAGGATGATGTGGAAAAATGGAAAAAAAATCCAGATGAGACTCCAATTATACCAACAAAAATAGACGGTGTTATAGAGAAATCCTTTCTATTCCAGCTTAAAAAATTCACCGAATAAGGATGGAATTTGATGAATTGATAAGTAATATTGATTTACATTCTCCGTTCCATAAAATGCTGGAAAAAAATAAATTAACAATTACACAAAATGAATTATTAAAATATGTTGATGATAATCATTTTACAATAATACATAAAAGAAGGCAAGAAGGAGTTAGTACTGCGTTATCAGTTTATATTTTGTGGTTATTAATTAATAATCCGGGACATTCAATTGCTTTGATATTTTCTCAGACAGAAGAGAGGGAAAAATTCAGACAAATTATCAACATGAATTTAACTTTACTTGAAAAAATATTTAAACTTCATGGCTATGATATGGTTTTAACAGCTAAAAACCATAACATAAATGAAACTATATTTCCAAATGGTTCGCGTATTCATTATTGGTCAAAAAACAATAAACATGCCGGCAGGGGTCATAGTTTAGATTTTGTTTATATATCAGAAGTAACTCACCAAGATAATTACATGGAACTAATTCAATGCCTTTATCCATGCGTTGCAATGAGTAAAAAAGGTAGATTTCTAATCACTTCATCAACTATTAGGACACTAAAGGAAGACTTCTTTATGAATGGAGAAGGAATTTCCGAATACTGGTGTAATGATTTTTTCGATGGTAAAAGATTTGTAATAGTAGAAAAATACGAATTCAATCATAAAGTGTGAATTTTAAAATCAAGCTCTTTTGATAGTGTGTCATAATAAATTCCTATATCTCTCTGTACACATGAAACATCTCTATATTTTTGAAACATGTCAAATACAAGCATTTCAAACACAGAGCTAGTCAAGAAATCAACCGAAACTTTATATCCACAAACACAAAGAGCTCCTGTTTTTTTTAAAAAATCTTTTATTCTTGAATTTTCAGCCTGAAGCACAAGACAACTTCCAAAGAAAATTATCTTATCCTTACAAGAATCCTTTAATATCTCTGATATTTCTTCTAATGTTATATCTTCTTTCCCTATTTTTATTTCTCCCTCATTCCCATGAAACGCTATATAACAAATAGAATAATTTGAATATTTTTTTAATTTCCATTGTGAAAGATAATAAAAGAGCGATTCTTTAGTCCCACAATGTTTATGAATGTATTTAATGTCACAATTTTTTTCTAAAAACATTAAAGAAGCAAATATACTTGATTGTTGACGCAAATCTTTTTGCCAATCCCCTTCAAGACAAAAAATGTTCTTTTTATATTTTTTAGAGATTTTCATTATGTTCTTTATAGTAAATATAGAGGTTTTAATTTAAAATAAGGAATAATTTTTATATTTTTTTACATATTTAGTTAAAAAGCTCTAATAACTTAAAATGAAAAGATTTACGGAAAGTGAATTAAAAAAGTATCTACAATCACAAGTGGAAAAAATAGTTATTTCAGAAGGTTTAATTAAAAAACAGAAAAGTAATCCGGTTCCGGAATTTGAAAGCTCTAAGAAAGAAACTGTATCAGAATCAGATAATATTCAAATTGAGGATGTAAAATTACTGGCTGAAGAGATAAAACGTATGAAAGAGCTTATTGATTTTAGAAATCCTTTACTAAAAAAAGAATAATAACAACTTCGATAACAATTGCAGTTATCCAACGAGTTTAAAAAACCTTCAATTTTATTGGAGGTTTTTTGTTTTTATCAATTTATTCCTTTTTATTTGCATTAAATTATTAAACCATGGAAGATTCAGAATTTTTTTTAAAAATAGATGCTATGTTAAGTAAAACATTAAAAAACCAAACACTCAAAGAGATGCAAGATGAATTAATAGTTGAAATTACTAAAAATAAAGAAAACCATAAAGAAAATTTTAATCCTGCATTAGTTTTTAAAAAAATTGGACAAAATATATTTCGAAAATTTCTTGAAACAGAGAGAGGGTATACATTACTTTATGATTGTGAAGACAACACTTTTGACCAAACATATATAAAAAATGGGAAAATAGAAGTATTTGAATTAAAAACAGATTACACCCATATGATAAATGATGATAATACTGGAGAAATAGCAGATACAAAAAACATAGTAATCGAATTTAAATCCATTGATAAAATGGCTAAATTTTTTGTTACATACTTTCCTCAAATAAATGAGTTATGGTTAATTAGAACAGAAAAATTAAAGAAGCTTATTGAAGAAGAGAAATATAATTTTCAAACAATAAAAACAGGTGACAATATAACTTATTTAACAAATAGAATAGAAATTAAATCAGAATTCAGCATAACAAATGTTTGCAAAGAAGAAATTGTAGTAGTGTAATGGTAAAAAGCATATCATATAATGAAGAAGAAATTATAAACTGGATATTAAATCTCCATTGCAAGACTTCTATTGAGCTTGATCCAACATACAGTAAAGGAAATTTCTATAAAGGAAGTATTACTAAACCGAAATATAAATTCGACCTATATCCTCAAATTGATGGAGTAGAACGTGCTAATGCTGAAAAATTGCCATTAGAAGACATTAGCATTAATACTATAATGTTTGACCCACCATTCTTAGCAACAAAAGGAAAATCTTTAACAATAGACAATGGAAGTAATAAAATAAACAAAAGATTTGGTGTTTATCCTACAGAAAAAGAATTACACACATTTTATATCAATGCTTTAATTGAATTCCATAGAATATTAAAACCTAATGGTGTCCTTATATTTAAATGTCAAGATAAAGTAAGTTCCGGAACACAGTATTTTAGTCACAATTTCATAATTAATGAAGCAAATAAATTAGGGTTTTACACAAAAGACATGTTTATATTATTAGCAAAACAAAGAATAGTGGCAAACTGGCAGTTAAAAAACCAGAAGAATGCCAGAAAATTTCATTCATACTTTCTCGTATTTGAAAAATCGAATAAAACAGTCAAATATATTTAACTTTGGGACATTACATTGATAATTATTTAAAAGCACTTCCGCCTTTTTTAAAACAAAATCAAAACGATGAAAATGTTCTAACAAGGATTGTTATTGTTGAAAAATATAATATAAATCCTTGGATTTGCTCAGGCAATTTAATAGAAGATTTAAAAAAAGACATGGATTATTTTCGTGCTAAAATGTTTAACTGTGTTGGAATTCCCTCAAAATACTTCGAAATATAATATTTTTTTAGATTATTTAATGATAAATCATGTATTTATCTGAATCATATAAAAATCGTCTTAAATTGCTATCTGGAGTTATTCTTGAAGATGGTTCTGATGCTGTGAAGCACACTCCTGGTCTTGACGAATTCTTAGAAAAAGTAGTCGAAAGATATAAAATTGACAACACATTTGTTGATATAATAAAACAATTTATTTTAAATTCTGATTGTAAAAAAATTTCAATTGAAAATCTTAAAATGGGTGATGCTGTTGCTATGTCTGATAGATTAATATTAAGTCCAAATGTTTTCAGAAATCATTTAGGTAGATTTTTATTCATATTATTTCATGAAACAGCTCATCAATATCAATTTAAAAAATATGGTGAGGATAAAATGCTTTCACTTTATACCGGCGACATTTCAATAAAAGAAGCTGCAGAACTTATGAAAAAAATAGAAGTTATCGCTGATGACTTTGCTGCAAGAAAAATTAGAGAATTAATTAAATTAAAATTTTTACATCCAAAGCATAGTGAATTCAAAGGATTTTACAAGGATGTTCCTATTGAAAAACTTTCACAAACCATTATTCAAATAAAGGATATGTTAAAAAAACTAAACATAACCGAACCATCCAAAATTAGTGAAGTATTTTATAATTGGGTAAAGGCCGACTTATAACTCTAATTATAACTTTTTTCAAGATATTTAATGATAAGTTATGAACTTATCAGAATCGTACAAAAATCGCCTTAAATTATTGTCAGGAATTATTTCTGAGAATGTTTCTAATATCCAAGAATTAGATATTGAAGACGTATCTATTCCGGCAAGCTACATAAAAGATTCCTTAAATCCACAAATATGGGATGGTGATAAGTTAAAACCAGAAATAAGAGAACATTTACTAAATATAGTTAATGGATACAAAAAGCATCTTGAATTAAAAATAGAACCTAAAGATGTTAAATTTTTGGGAAGTATGGCTAATTTCAACTGGACAGATGCAAGTGATATTGATGTCCATTTATTTTATGACATAAAAAACATCTCTGATAATACAGAACTTACTAAGCAATTACTTGAAAGTAAAGGTAAAGATTGGAAAGATAATCACGATATAAAAATAAAAGGTTTCAATGTTGAATTATATGCTCAGGATATTAATGACCAATATCACTCTGGTGGTGTTTATGATTTACTTAATAACGACTGGATTAGTAAGCCAAAAAAAGAAGATGTTAAAGTTGACAAAGAATTAATAAAAAGAAAATCTTCTTCCATTGCTACAAGAATAGAACATGTTGAAAAATTGTCTGATAATAATCCAGATAAAGTTTATAAAGAAGCAAAAAAATTAAAAGATAAAATCAAAAAAATGAGACAAGCTGGTTTAGATAAAACTGGTGAATTTTCTGCTGAGAATTTAGTTTTTAAATACTTAAGAAACAATGGTTATCTTGATAGGTTAGGAAAAGTTATCTCAAAATCTTTTGATAAAAATCTATCACTGGATGAAACTAACATTACTGAAGCTAACCACGATATTGATCCAAGACATTTAAGGAAAGTTATTTTTAAAAGCAAACGCAGGCCAGAAATGATTATTGTCGTTAGTAAGACTTTAGATGGTAGAATTGTTGACATAGAAAATAAATTCAATATAAATTTCCCATTTAAAGTAGGACAGATTCTAAATAGAAACCATGAAACATGGGCTTGTAATAATCATTATTTTGTAAATGACAAAGATACTTGTCCGGAAGAAAAAGTATTTGGTATTAGAAAAAGTGATATTCCTCAAGGACATGAATTAAGAATGATGTTTCCGGGTAAATTTAAAAACGAATCAAAAATGGAATTAAATGAAGAAACCAATAAACTTTCCTCGAAAGAATCACTTGAAATAAAAAGGGTAGCTAAAAAAGGAAATTTAAATATTGGAAGATATGATATCAACGAGCTTATTATGGGATTTCAAATTGAAAAAGAACATGGTACAGTTAATCCAATAACAAATGTTACTAATGATGATGAAGTGAAAACCTTAAAAATTGCTTTAGCTCATCTTAATGAGGTACCGGACTATTATACAAAACTTAAAAAGTATGTAGAAAATGGGATTTCAGAATCAAAAAAAGTAAAAAAAAAATTAATGAATGAATCAACAGATTTTGAAGAAAAACAAAAGCATAAATTAATTATAAAAAAATCCGTTGACAATCTTGACGAAAACAAAATTAATCTTATTAAAAAGTTTATAATTTTTTGTTGTAAAGAATTAAAGATAGATAGTTCGTGCACTGTATTTTTAACAGGAAAAAGGGGTGGTCCAATTACTACTACTGCAAGTTATAATCCAGAAAATGACCATATTTGGATTTATACAAAAAACAGGAATATGCTGGCAGATCCAATGAGATCGATGGCGCACGAAATAAGACATTTTAAACAAAAATTAGATGGTGTTTTAACTGAAAAGTCAGGTGAGGATGGAAGCATTCATGAGAATGAAGCAAATTCTTTTAGTGGATGTATGATTAGAAAGTTTGGTAAAAACAATAGAGAAATTTATCAATAAACAAGCTCGCGACTTGGTTTATTTATCCTTGTAAAATTTGTTTTGCATTTGCTACTGGTCCCGCAACATTTGCTGTATTATTTGATATTTTTATTTTATTATCAAGCTTGTCACATCTAGAATCTAATTCCCTGTGAAGTTCATTGATGTCTTTTCTAAGTTCTTCATCACCAAAATTAATACTTTGATTTACAGTATTATCTAATTCATCAATCTTTCTACCTAACCTAAAAATTGCAACCACTACCAATGCGATGACAGTAACTACACATAAAGTTGACAGAATTGTTAAAAAAATAATTGTTGTTGTTTCCATAATTTGTTTCTCCTTTGTTTTTATAAGTCGCGAGCTTGAGTAAAACAAATTTAATTAGAAAAACTATTAAAGTCAATAGGTAGGTTTAAATTTTGAAATAATCAAAAGCCTCTATAGCATTACTATGCAGGAGTGTTGTATTTTCCATCATCAAATATTGTTAATTGTTGTATTCTTTGAAGAAATATTACCTTCATTTCTGTTTCTTCGCCTATCCACCATGGTTTTTTTGAGTACATATTTGACATTAATGTGAAGAATTCTTTTTCATTAAGCCCGGTATCTGTCAAATAAACTCCAGAAGCAATTATTCCACTTATGGTTCTATTGTCTGATTTCAAAACTCTGGCATAGCAAAAAAACCTTTCCCCAATCCTAATGTCAAATTCCATTCCAGGATTATACGACTTGTAAGCTGGTCTTATTGTAGAAAATGTGTCACATAAAAGTTTGTTATTCCAATTTTTCGAAAACTCGATTCTTTCGTATTCCATTTACAATTATGCTTATTTATTTGTAATTTTCCTTCCAACTATCACCTAATTCTTCTTTAATAATATCATCAATAAATGAATCAATTTCATCATCTGAAAGGAATTTTTTACCAGCTTTCTTTTGCCGTTTTAATTCCCTATCCAAACCAAGTGAAATTCTTTCTATTAATTTTGATTTGTCTTTTATTAATTTATTTATTTCGTTCATTTCTATTTAATCCTCCAATTTTGACTCCGGTTCTTCTGAATTTCTTTTTTCAATTGCATTTTTAATAGCTTCTATTTGTTTTTTACCTAATTCTTCTGGATGGTGACAGATATCTATGCATAAATTTGATAAATCTGTATAATCCAATTGTGCAATGTAATTAATAAATGGCGCAAGGTCATGACTTGTAACATCTGCAGTACTTAATAAAGCTCTCCATAATGTAGGTCCAAAAAAGTAATGCCACTGTTCGTGAGAATATTTATCAGCTTCAGCATAAACATATTCTAATTCATATGGAGGTAATTGAGGGATTCCAATTGAAGCAAGGTAATCAACTACTCCTTTTGAAAGTTCGTGAATTAACACTGGAAAATTCATTGCAGATGCTTTTATGTCCTTTTTTTCAATATCAACTTTATTATGACCCTGAACAACAGGACGACCACCCATCTGCATTGCATCAGCCTGAATCATTTGCCAGTTCCAATAATTTACAAGTGCAGACAATCTGTTGTATTTTCCTAAAAGCTCCGGATTTATATCATTTAATTTATCAGCAGCAATATAATAAGCTGATGTCCATTGATGAATTGCGGCACCATGTACAATAGAATTAAGAATTCTTCTTTTTTCTATTTCAACTTTTAATTCTTCCTTTCTTTCATCACTAATCATTTCTTCTTCAACGTCACTATCATCAAAATCACCGTCTCCGGCTTCTTCATCTGAATTTTCTAAAAATGCTCTTAAATTAATTGTCTCAGGAACATTATACATTTCCCGAACAAGGTCTATTGCAATTTCCGTCAATTCTTCTCTGTGAGGAGCTTCAAGTTGTAATAATTCTTGCATTAACATCATTGCATGCATTGGACTTTGTCCTTCAGCACGTTCAATATATATGCGAGTGCAACGATTAAATTCATCCGCTCCAAGAAATGCCGGATTATAAGAAAAAAATCTATTCTCATTAAATGGAAAAGTTTTTTCATCAATCATTCTAACTATTCTTGGATTTGGCATATAATTTCCATTTTCCAAATATTCAGCAAACATTAATGTTGCATCTTGTTCTATTTTTTGTATTTCTGGCATGTTTTTTTATTTAAAATTTTATATAACTAATTAATTATCAGGCTTTCGGGCTGGGTTTTGTACTTGGAGACGGTATAGACCATGGATCATTACCAGGCTTTGTTCCGGGTTTTGTTGTTGGTTCTGTTGTCGGTTTTGTTACCGGCGGAGCTGTTGTTGGCTCTGGTGAAAAATTGTTTTTCATATTGATTGTTTTATTGTTTAAACTGATTTTGTTCGAATAGGTTGCGAAGTTAAATAAAATATTTTGGAAACTTGTTAACTAACTTAAGAAAATTATTATACATATATTTTTCTCTATATTTTTCTTTATCCGGTATCCTTGAATCAATGTAAATTATATGGTCAAAAAGCCAATTTTCATGAGCAATCCTTATTGTTTCAGTTGTTCTATGGTCATTATCTGTTAATTTAAATTGGTTTACATGTATAAGTAAACTTTCAAAATCACATTTATATTCATTATCTTTTATGAATTCAAGAGAACTGTTAGGCATTTCAGCGAGAAACATATTTTCAACTCTTTTATTGTGTTGCTCTTTATTATGTTGAAATAATTCAAGCTCATTAACCCTTCTTACGTCAGTAATAACTATTTTTTTATTGTCTCCAATTTTTAATAATGCTCTGTTTGTCCAATAATGCATACCATTTTTTTCCTTCATTAATTCAGCAAACCAAATCATATAAGGTCTTAAAATTTCTTTTATCTCTGAGTTTTTTGGATTAAGAAAATTTACATCTTCAATACTAATTTCAATTCCTTTATCAATTAAATCATTAAATACTTGCGGTCTCATATATTCATCAATATCACCTTTAACAACATCACCAAAAGAAATTCTTTTAAAGCCAAGTTTTTCTACCATTAAATTTCCAAAAGTATCTTTCCCCGATTTAGAATATCCACAACATCCAATTATTGTTTTATTTTTTAATAAATCAAAATTTATTTCACCATCTCCAGAAGTAAGTAATTCCCCCGGAATTTCAATATCAATTTTTTCCATATCCAAATTTAAATATAAAAAACCACAAATCAAAAATCAACAACATTATTATTGTCATTATGTGCAATATTTTGTAATTCCTGAACGTTGAAATTAAAATCCAACATTTCGTTTTCTATATGTTTTGCTTGTTGAATTGTTTCTGGCAATTTCAAATCATAACAATTATTATATTCTTTTATTTCAAAGAATTTTTTAATAAAATCTTTTACTGAGTTAATTATTGTTTCGGTAGCTTTAGCATTATGTTTAGCTTTTAACTGATTAAAAGTATATATTGTTTTTTTTGAACCATCAGAATCAATATTCGAATATTGTATATTTATACTAAGAGTAGCTCTATCCATAGTTTCTAAATCTTCAACAGAATATATTACAAAACTTCCTTTTGCAACATTTGCACAATAAGTTTTAACACAATGACTCATTACTGATGATTCTTCATAAAATTTTTCCGGAGTATCAATTAAATTAAATTTGATATTATCAAAAATTCCTTCTGTATGTCTGAATTTATCTATGTGAATTTTTAAGTCTTCACTTAATTTTTTATCTGCAATCAACCTAAAAGAAAGACTCAAAGAATTATGCATATCAACTAAAGCATCAAAAGTTTTTGATTTTAATATTTCAGTTAATTGAATCTCTACATTTATTAACATAAATATAGTGTCCATATACAATTGAAGTATTTTTTCAAAATTAGCATCAGAGGTATGAAAGATTTTTAAAATATGGCAAAAATGTTTGTGGGTTATTTTAAAATGTCCTATTCTGTTAATGCTTTGATTATACATATTTTGCACACAAACAATAAAGTCGTAAGCATCTTTTATATTATTATTTAATATTATTTTGTCAACTGTTTCAATTTCGTCAAAAGCAGAATTGTTATGTAAGAATCCATAAAACACTTGAGCAACTTCATCAAAATTTCTTTCTAAAAATAAGTCTACATAAAATTTTCTAAATTGTATATTTTTCAATCTCAATTTAATATCTTTATATATTGGAACCCTTGTGTCAACCTGTACTGTCGGATGAGTTGTTATTGAAAATAATAAATCTTTTTTTTGGGGATGAGCTTTTAATTTTCTCTTTCTTTTTTTCTCTTCTGTTTTTATGTATTTAATTATTTTTGTATGTTTCGAAAATTCAGAAGTTACTTTACTTTTAAACATAGTTTCCAAAATTGTTTTTGGATTGGTTGGATTTTTCTTTTTTAAGTTTGTCAAAGAACACACAAAAGAAGAATTTGTTAATAAATTAAGAAATTTATCCGGACCATAAGTAAGAATTAATGTCACGATGGGCTGATAAACTGAAAGTGACAACATTATACATAATCTTCTTTTTAAATATTGTATCCAAATATATCTGCTTGTAGACATATTTCCATTATAGTTACTGAGCGATTCTGGCTTATAATGACAATTATTTAAAAAAGATTCTTCACCACAATTAGTTGGAGAGCTACTTAAATTTCTAAATAAAGAATTCAAATACATTTCATCACGCTCTTTTTCTAATATTAAATTTATTCTATTAACATCCCTCTGGTCACATTTTGATTCTACTAGTTCACAAAATTTTATTAAAGGTTTTATTACCTGTCTTTCAAAAAGTCCTTGCGAAATTACATTTTCATATAATGCATTTAATGTCATATTGTTAACTATTGAAGAACAATGTTTAACAAGAAATCTAAACGGCACTGTAATTATTTTTTCCTTAATTTTTATCTTTATGGTATCGCTTTTTTTAGAAAGGTATAATGAACGATTACTAATATTCCTAAAAATCAATTTTTTTGTTGTAACAGAGACAAACACTATAGTTGCAAAAGAATATAAAGCATAAAAATTTTCTTTTTCAACTACACCAAATCTTTTTGATGTAACATTTCCTTCTATTTCTTTAGAGTAAATTAACTTTACACCGGAAAGGGATTTGTACTCTTTACTGCAACTATTGCAAATTGTTTTTTGACTTGAAATTATTTTACCGTATCCATTTCTACTTATTGCTTCAAAAGGAATTTCAGTCATTTGACCACAAGTACAATATAAAGCCCATCTTTTATTGGAATAATTGTTTTGAAAATGGCTGAATTCTTTTTTTACATTTGTTTCTGGTGTGCTTTCCACGTCATCAAAAGACGGATTAGAAGAATCGTTATATTGTGGAGTCCTAACTAAATCAAATATAAGAGCAAGATATGGATTTTTTTCTTTCAAAATGACTAATTACTTAATGGAAAATGAATTTTTGGATGCGATTTATAATTTTCTAAAGTAATATCTTCTAAGGCATATTCAGAAATGTCATTAACTATTTTATCAGATATTTTAACTATTGGTAACTCATATGACTCTCTTAACAATTGTTCATTAACTCCATCAATTTGATTTAAATAAATGTGACAATCACCTAAGTTTCCTATTATCTCATATGGAATCATACTTACTTGTTTGGCAATCATACTTAAAAGAAGAGAATAGCTGCTGATATTATATGGTAAACCAAGTGCCGTATCAATGCTTCTTTGATTCCAACTTAATGAAATTGCTCGTTTCGGAATGTTTTGTTGATCTAATTCAAAATCTTTCCAATTATTTTTCCCACCTTTGTCACTGCCACCATAACCCAAATTTTTATCAAACCACTTATTTCTTTCTTCTGTGGTTAATTCTCTTGTCCAACATTGGAATCCATAATGACAAGGAGGTAAAACACATTTATCTAAAGTTCCTGGATTCCAAGCACTAACCATTAATCTTCTACTATCTGGATTGGCTTTTAAGTCATTTATAAGATTCGATATTTGATCTACGAAACCAATTTTTGCTTGGATGCCTTTTTCTGTTTTTTCATATTCTGTAAAAGTCCACTTCCTCCATTGTTTACCATAAATTTCGCCTAAATTTCCCCATTTTTCAGAAAATCCTTCTTCGTTTTTTATTTTATCAATAAATTCTTCTTTTGATTCGTACCTTAATGGAGCTGGATTAAATTCTGGTGAATATTTTTTTGCTTCTTTGGTGGCATAATCATATAACATTTTCTTTTCTTTTTCAAATGCTTTATATGCGTCCCCATCCCAAATATGACAGTTGTTATCAACTAAATATTTTATGTTTGTATCTCCTTTTAAAAACCAAAGTAATTCAGTTACTATTGTTTTAAATGCCATTTTTTTGGTAGTAAGTAAAGGAAAACCGGTAGACAATTTATGACGTATTTCTCGACTAAATACACTTAAAGTTCCAGTTCCTGTTCTATCAGATTTTTTAGTACCATTTTCAAGAATATCTTTAAGTAAATTTTGATAATCTAAATCTAATTTATTTGCCATAATTATTTTTTATACAAAAGTAGTAAAAATTTCAATACTATTTAATGTAACATACAATATTTTTCAACAAAAATGCCGTCAAAAAATAAAAAACAGTTAAATTTTTTCTTATTAGTTAAAGCCTATAAAGAATCTGGAGAAAATGGCGTTTTTCGTCAATTAAAACATCTTGAAGGATATAAACCAAGACTTACTCCAACTTATATGAACAAGTTGATTAAAACAGCTGAAAGTATTGCTGATTCAGATTTAATAGATATGACTTCTGGAGTAGAAGGAGAAAACCCATTAGGCGATACAAGAAATTTAAAAGTAGGCTACTGGGCATTATTTACAGGAAAATACAAACCAGCCGGCTCAAAAGATGAAATTCCAAAAGAAGGAGAATTTATAGCCCAAATAAAAAAAGTAGATAACGCGAAAGGTTTGGTTGAATTTAATCAAAAAGGTTTTAGAAATAAGTATGGAAATACTATTTTCATACCAAGAAGAGCTGTGGTCATCAATCAAGAATTTCAATATTTGGATTATGCTTTATTTGACAATGTAATACGTACCGGTAAAAACCCTCAAGAACTTGCGAAGCCAAAAGAAAATATGGAAGAGTCAATTGAACTTAAAAGCAAATCACATAAGGGCAATAGATTATTTGATATGCTTAAAACTGCAAAGTTTCAACATTATGATTCTCCAAAAGGAGAATTATCTACATTAAATCATGGAGAAGAAGATAGAAAAAGAATAGTTTCAAAACTAGGCAAAGCTGATAAAAAAACTTATAGAGAATGGATTAAAACTCCAGAAGGAAAAGAATCTTTGGAAAGGTTTGAGGATTTTACATCACCCTTATTTAAAAAGAATAAAATTGAAGAATCAGTAAGAAAAATGGTAAGGAAGTTGTTGCGAGAAAACTTATCAGGAGAAAATTTGATACCAGATGATATAATTGATAGCTTTTACAATAGAATAAAGAAAATATTAGACGCTGGAGCTGATAAAAAACATCCCTCAGTAGAACGAGAATTAAACAGAATCAAAATGTTGAATGCAGATGTTATACCTGAAAAGATAAAAGCTCTTTTAACAGAAGAAATCGAAAATAATAATATTGATTTATCGAATTATAATGGCTGGGAAAAACAATCAGAATGGTTTGGAAATCCTTCATTAGGCTTAGAAAGTTATAAAAAGATATTTCAAAATCCATTTAACAACAAAATGGTTCCTGTTTTTATATACGGCAAAGAAGGAGAAGGAAAAGATAAACCAATTTTGGGCGGTACTGATGAAAAAGGAAACAGGGTTTTGTCAGGCGAAAAATTCGATGCTTCAGATTGGCATTTTGTAGTGCATGCCGGAGCTAATAGTCAATATTCTTATTCTGGAGGATTTTATCCAGAAACCCCAACTTTAAAACAAGCTATGGATATTGTGGATGAGAAATATAAAAACAAAAAACTTATTCATTAAATTCTTGTGATATTCAATCACATATTTTAATTTTTTCAAAATATATCATGAATCTTTTAAAATTTCATTCGTGAATAAAAATATATTACTTTCAGTATGTTTGCCTTAAAAGTTTTTTATTGCATATTTATAGTAAACATACTTAAAATGAAAACAGAAACAGAAAAAACAGAAGAGAAACAAAAAATCAAAGAATTGGTTGATAAGGGTTTAAAAAATAAAGAAATTGGGAAAATATTAGGAATGAAATATCGTACAGTTTGTTTTAAGTTAAGAGAATATAAATTAATTAGATATTCTAAACCGCAAATTTCTCAAGAAAAAATAGATGAAATGATTAGATTATATAATGAAGGATATAATTGTACCGAAATTTGTGAAAAAATAAATATAAGTAAAATTACAATTTCATTTATACTAAAGGAGAACGGAATCAAAATAGTTAAACGAAGTGCTGATAGTAAACCAGAATTAAGATTATTAAGAGGTGAAAAATGTATAATTTGCGATAGAAACCTTGGACCATATGTTACAATATGTAGCACTTGTGTTTCTCAAGTTAGAAGGTATAAAATAAAGAAAAAAATGTTTGATTTTAAAGGTGGCAAATGTGAAGATTGTGGAGATGATAGTTTATGTGTGGATATTTATGATTTTCATCATTTAGATCCAGATGAAAAGGATTTTAATTTATCAAAAGTTTTAATAGACGGAAAATCTTGGGATGATATAGAAAAAGAATTAAAAAAATGCGCCTTACTCTGTTCTAATTGTCACAGAATTAGACATTCTGTTGAAAGAAAAAGTGAAAAATTTTGGAAATATATAAAATTAATTTCTTAAAAAGAAAAGCTCCAGTAAAACAATTACTGGAGCTTTCACTGTGTTGATGGGGGGGATCGAACCAACCCGACTCATTTGCTTTCAGGAAATTGCTCTCACTTACTCCTTGCGAAGTAAAGGATTTGTCTTGCGAAAAACCACCACTGAGCTACATCAACATATTATTAAAGAACTAATTTTGTGTCGATTAGAGACTACAAGTCCTCTCTTTTCTGGTTGTTCACACCAGCACTTTACGTGTACATAAGTTAAATCGACATATGTGTTGGTGAGAGACTACAAATCCGCTCTTATTCGGCTGTTCACACCGATACTTTATATGTGTATAAGTTACACCAACATATTTTATTTAAAAGAACTAAATCGTTTCAATTATTTAACGATACAAAGATAATAATATTTAAAACTTAAAACCAAATATTTTATAATAAAAATTTACCTATTTATTAAAAAGTTATTAACAATTCAAATACTACAATGACTACAGAGGAAAAAAAATTAAGAATAGCTATAAGAAAATCATTAATGGAAATGGAAAACGTTTCTGAAAGCGATATTTTAACAAGAGCTGGAGTTAACTGGCAAGAGATGAAGCCTAAATTTTTAAAAACAGTTAAATGTCTTGTTTCAAAAATAGATGACGATAAATATAACGATGCAGAAGATTTAATAGGTAAAGCTATTGGTATGCTTAAAATTTGGAAAGCAAAAATGAAAAAAGGAATAGGAATGGTTGATAGAACTTCGAATACTGAGACGTTGGATGAAATTGATATTACGGAAACTTTTGGTGGGAAATATGCTCTAGGAACTGGATATAAAAAAGATGAAATTGGCGATAAAAAATATCAAGGAAAACTTATTGATTATATTCTTTATAATCAAGGAAGAAACACAGACCAAAGAGAGCCGACTGATAGAAAAATGTATTGCGGATATGATTTAGAACAATTATCTAATAAGGATTTACAAAAAATAAAGGATAACATGGAACATCCAAGAGGAAGATACTGGTAATTAAAGAGTTGCAGTAAAATCCTTCCAATCTTTTTCTGATTTAATCTAATCATAATTACATCCAAAAAAGGTTTCATTCGTTAATACATTACTTGTAAGTCCTGCTTCGGAAGTTACAACTACAGAGCTTTGTATTTCTCCTTTAACCCACATTTTAAAGATGTTATTATCCTCTTTATATTTATCTCTTTGTGATTTTATATCAAATCCGTAGTCTGCGTGTAGTCCAATAAAAACTCCTTTATTTTGATTGCCGATTTTTTCTACCAGCACTTCTGGCTTTACTAAATAATATAAACATTCTAAAGCTTCTTCGCTGTGTGCTGTCGAGGATTTCTTGCTAATAAATCTTTCATCAAATTTTCCTAATTTAGAAATTAGCTCTTCGACTTTTGACCTGTTGTTTTTAATAACTTTCAGTTCTTCTTCTAAATGAATTGTATTAAAACTAATACCAAATAGTGTTGTTGTTTCTTCGAATTCTTCAATATCCATATGACAAATCTAATATAAACAAATCTAAAATAAAGATTTAAGAATATTTACCTCTTCGATTTGCTCTCCTTGGCTTTCTTTCTAATTTTACTGGAGCTTCTTCTGTTTCCTCTATTTGTTCCGGTTCTGGTACCGGTTGTTTTGGAAGTGGCGTTTGGTCTTGTTTAATAACTTCTGGATTACCTATAGAAGGTGATTGCGTTTGTTGAGGAACAGATTCTCCTCCTTGAGAAGATTGTTCATCTTCGTTGATAATTCCTGCCAATTCACGCATTCTTTTTAGCTCTTCTGTAAGATTTTTTTTCATTTTACTTAATTTGTTATTTTCCTGGTTTTCCAGATTTTATCCACTCATCTCTAAGTTTCTCATTTTCTATTCTATTCCAAACTGATTTTTGAATTGCCTGAGATGCTTTTGTTCTAGAATTTGCAGATGCTTCATCTGGATAACGGACACGCCATTGATAAACAAGCTCCTTTGCTACTCCTAAACCTCTGTATTTCTTATCAACAACAAGAGTATTGCCAAAATGATAGCTGGCAATTATTTTATCACCATCATATACAACAGCACCATCTTCATTGAATTTCGCTGAATATTTCCCTTTTAAAAATGGTTCTAATTTATCATCTTTTAATGTGGTAAGTTCACTTGGTTTTAAAAATTTCGCATTAGCGTTTGTTGTTATTGATGGTTTTCCTAAAAATTGGTCTTTTGTTAAATCATATACAGATGAAAACTTAGCTTCATTAATTCCTGCCAATTCACGCATTCTTTTAATTTCTTCTGTGAGATTTTTTTTCATATATCATAAATAGCTTACAATATATATCTATTCATTAGATTAGTTAAACTTGGATGGTGTTGCGTTATTATTTCCCAGTTTTTTTTAGATAAAGATTCGAAATCGCAATGCTTTGAGTATTTATCTGGATTGTGTATTAATAACGTTTCCCATCCCAATGCAGAGATTTTATATTTATTTTCTTCTATTAAGTAATCTAAATGTGGAAATAATTGAACAATTTTTATAAGCAAAAAACAATCTCCTATTTGAAAAATGGATAAATCACAATGTTTTAAGAGTTCTGGTTTAGTAGTTAATATTTCTACCCAATCCAAAGCTTTTAATTTTTTTAAATCTAATTTATGTATATATTTTTCTCCGCTTTTTTTAATTAAAACCCTAACAGCATAATGGTCAAGCGTTTCTAAATTCAATTTTTCTATTATTTCCGGAGTTTTATGGAAAGATTCAATTATTTTTCCAATTTCATGTTTAGAATACGTGTATTTACCCAAATCTATCTTTGGTAAGAAGCTAATGTTTATCTCGAGCATTTTTATAGCATCTATGGCCGACAAATTTTCATAATCCAAATCAAAGTATTCAATCATGTCCGGATGTACTATAAATATAGGAATAAGGTCTCTAAGAGTAAAATCATGCTTATTTAAATCCAATCGTTCAAGAATATATTTATCCCTTACAATTAGTCTGATAAGCTTCATTTTATCTAATTTATCCCATTCGATAATATCTTTTATTCTTTCGTTTTTTAATAATGATTTATCATCTATAAAGTTGGGATTGATGAATTTCGATAACACTTTAAATATAGGTTCCGGCAAAATCCTGTAATCTATTAACGCAGCATAATGACATATTGCTTTTTTGATAATTTCTCGTTTACTTTGTATGTCAGGAATTTTAACTGAACTCATATATACAAATATGAATAAAGAATTATATAAAGTAAATGTTTGAAATGGCTGAAGAAAAATTTGATACATCAGGAAGACTAATCAAACATATTGAACCGGTTACTGGAATAATATATGAATACGAATATTTAGAAGATAGCTCAAGAATAATTACAATTACAAATGAAAGTAATAAATCAAATTTTAAGACTATAAAAAAACAAAAATTCGAAGATGGAAATTATATTGATGTGGAGGCTAATGAATTTGGAGATACATACAATATTTTAAAGAGATTTAATAAAGACAATAAAGAAAATTATTATGAACGGACAAATATAAAAACAGGAAAAATATTTAAGAAAAAAAGCATCTGGAAAGAAGGAAAAGTATACCTTTGGACAACAGAATATGATGGAGAAACGAAAAAAATAGGTTTCCGAATGACACAAAATATAATTACAGGACTTACAAACAATAATGTATAATGGAAGAAAACACAATCAAAACAGAAAAAAAAGAAGATTCAGTATTTGAGATAGATTCTTTAGTAGCTGAAACTTATAATGAAATTGTAAAATGGCACAATGAAGAACCAACCAAAGAGGGATTAAAGCAATTATCATTAGAAATTGTTGAGAAAATTGCCGGAGCTACTTTAAGCCACGTTGGTTTAAAAGGGAATCTTTCTATTTTTAAAGGAGAAGAGGCAAAGAAGGCAAAATAATTATTTCTTAAACAATCCAACTAACAAATTGTAGGATAGTCCGACGCCAATGTACGGTCCAAAAGTTAAATTTTGTTTACCATAAACGATTCCATATCCAAGTTGTGCACTGAGTGAAAAATTGTTTTGTTTTTCAGGATTTAAAATGGCTCCCTCTAATTTTCCCACATGTACATTGGGATTTTTGGGAGTAACAAAAATCTCCTTAAACCCTGTCTTTTTATTTTTAGCAACACCAACGACAAAATCCATCCTCAATTCATCTTGTAAAATACTAGTGGTTCCAGGCAAAATATCCAAAGTATATGTTTTGTTATCACCGAATATATTTGCTTTTGCATTAAAAGAGCTTTTTCCTTTTAGTATTCTGGAGCTATCTGCATTTATAAAATCCCAATTAAGGTCATAATTTCCATTTCCTTTATCAGAAAGTAAATTTTTAGAAGTAATAGTATCTCCAACATAAATGACTTGAGTTTTAATTATAATCTCCGGCCTTCTATTTTTAAGGTCTTTAATTTCCTTTGCTAAATCTTCGCTGTATTTTTGAATATCTTTTACTTTTCCTTCAAAAGCAACAATAGAAGTTTGATAAAAACCACTTTTATTTTTTTCTATAGTCAATTCATTCTTTGATGCCTCTGCATTTTGAATAGCAAGTGCTTTTTGTTCTTTTAAATCACCACAAGATTTAAAATTCAGTAATATTAAAATTACTACCGCTGCAGTTAATATGAATATAAACAAATTTTTATTTGCAAATAATTTACTAAATAAATCTAATATTTTCATTGTTTTTTTGTTTTTAATTTATATGCCTCAAGTAGTTTTTTTGATATTATTTTTCTAATAACATAACTTTCTTTCATTAAAACTTTTCCAAATTCTTCCCATTTAAATGCTTTAATTTCAAGCCAATCAGTTGTTTTTTTATTACCACCCATAACTTTTATTCTTGAATTAGCAATTCCGTTTATGATTTCGGGGTCAACATCCATTATGCTGTATTTATATCCTTTTTGTAATGCAAAATATCTACTGTCATTTTCTTTAACATCTCTGTCTAAGAATTCAACGAAATCACCAACTTCAATATTATATTTAGAGCTTGAGAATCCACTTATTAATTTTTCATATTCACCAAATCCAATTCTCGAGATAATTTCATCTCTGTTGATTACAATATCTTCTTTGGATTTTTCTTTAGATGTAAAATCAGTTAAAAAATCATAATATTTTCTATAAACAACTAAAGAAATATTTGAAGTATTTCCTTTAAAAGATTTTAAAGAAAATACTTCAAATATTTCTTTAGATTCTTCTATTTTTTCTTTGCTCTCACCAGCAATTTCTAACATTGTAACATAATCTTTCAATACTGTATATAGCATGTCTGGACTATCTGCAGAATAAGATTCTGGCTTATCTACTTTATAAAGTTTGGCGAAAAAATTAATAATAATTTTTGCTACTTGAGGGTCTCTTATATCTTCTAAATCAAATTTAATATAAGGTTTATCTGCCTCTTCTTTTCCGTACTTAGTAAGAATTCCTCTATTAAACATTCTATAGAATTCAAATATCCCAGGAAGATGAACGCCTCTTAAAATATTATATTTAGTAACATGAGACGGGTCATCATAATATCTTATAAATCTTTCTTTTTCAGCCTTTAAATTTCTTTGTATTTCTTGAGGATTTGATTCCTTAAATAAAAGTCTTAAAAAATTTATTTCTTTTCTTTCTGAATCTCCTTCAATTTTTGATTTTATAAATTCTTCATTTTTTTTAAGTAAATCTCTTCTTTCTTTTTGAGGTAATAAAGAAAGTTGGTCACCCAATTCAAATTCAGCATCAGATTCAGTTCTTGTTCCATCTGGAGCTACTTTTACATCTTTTTTCTGTGCTATGATTTTTCCTTCCGGAGTCTTTCTTAAAAATTTATGTTTATCAGATTTTGGCATTTCTAAAAAACTCATCATTTTGTTGATACCAACAGTTCCTCCACCAAACGCATCAGACATAACTGGGAAATAATTATCTAATATAGATTTAAAAATTTCTTTATATGATTTAGCTTCTTTAGAATTAACATTAGAAAGTTTCTTTAACAATTTTTCAAAATCATCTTTCTTTGTTGTAATATAATTTTGTAAATTAACATGCTCAAACATTTTTTTAAAATCTTCTGCAGGTAAAAAATCTAATAAAAAATTAACTTTAGAAAGAATTAAATTTGGTTTTCTCTTTGATAGTTCGGGTATATGAATAGAGAGCTCTTGAAGTGATTGATTAAATGTTATTGATTTAGAGTAACTATCAATATTTTCAATGAATTTCTCTGGACCAAATTTCTTTAATGCTTCCAATGCATCTAAACTTCTGTTTTCGAACCATTCTTTTCCTTCTTTATTCGATATTATATATGGTTTACTATTTTCTACAAAATCTGGCCTTAACAAATCCAATCTATTAAAAATATCAAATTTTTTATTATCAAATGCCCAAGAAAAAGTATATGAGTCAGTTGTTTTCTCTATTGTTTGTTTTGCAACTGGAGTCCCTAAAAATTCAACTAATTTTTCAAACAAGTCATCCCATCCATAGAGATTGGTTCCAACCGGTTGATTTCCAACTTGCTTACTTTCAACCATAATTTTTGTAGTAGTAACTATAGATAAAGACATTAATGTACTAATTGGAACTTTTGTTCCTTTTTCCGGTCCAAGTAAAGTATAAGTAGTTCTGCTATATTTTCTATGTTCATCATGCATCATACCATTATGCTTGCTTTGGCAGCCAACTCCAAAAGCTTTATTTGCATCGCAGAGTCTGTCAAAAAATTCACCCGCTCTTTGCGTATCAACTTTTACCCAAACACGACCTGAGCCGTCCGGTATTGTGTAAACTCTTTTAACAAGACCTTCTTCTTCAACTTTTGTTATGGGTGGTTCTGGAAATTCTTCTGCGGTCTTTTGAGAAATTTCTTTTTTATTTTTTTCTTCTATTTTTTTCTTTGAAAATTCGTAAGCTGTATTTAAGTCCATTTTTGGTAAATTACCTTCACTTCCGGCAATTTTAAACCAGGACATAACTGTGACCAATTTTTCTATATCTCCTGTTCCAAAATTCTCAATACCTCCCAAAACAGTAATTTGTTCAATAATCCACTTTACCATTTTTTTATTAATGACAGCTACATTTTGTTCGCCACCAAACGCTCTGAAATATATATGTTCTACAAAATCAAGAATTCTTTCATCGGTTTTAGGCAATCCTTTAGCTCCAATTAAAAAATCTTTTTTCCAGTCAGCACTAACTTCTGTAATTAATCCACACTCAATAAGAAATGGTTTTATGCTTGGTTTTTTCATTTAAATAAAATGCTTTTCAGATAAATAGGTAAAAAAAGGATATTATCTATAAAAATCCTTCGGTGGTAGCCCACCTATATTGTTCTGCAGTTAGGAAATTAGGAACTTTTTCTAAACCCTTTTTATTAGCTATCTTTGAAATGTAATAATTTTTCAAATCTTTTGAAAGCAAGTTAAAAAATCTATTAGGCATAAACGTATAAAAGTTATCTAAATATTTGTTTATGTAAAGTTTCTTTTCTCGTTCGTCAAGTTCGCTGAATTGTTCTGGTTCAATAAGATGAACTTTGTTTTTCAAGAGTCCTTTACGATAACGTTCTTTTTGTTCTGGCGTAGCCATTTCATATGCCCAAGAAGGTAGTTTTTTGCCAGAATTTGACATTTGTTCAATGTAATAGGCCACTAACTTAGGGTCAGAGTCTAAAGCAACTGAATGAGGTAGTTCTCCACCTTTCTTTACTATATCTTTATAGTAGTAAACCTTTAGTCTGTTTTCTGCATTTTTAAAATAATAAGAAGGTAATGAGGTTGAGCTATATTTAGATAATTTTTTTTCTATAGCTTTTTGACGTTCCTCCGGTTCCATTAACAATAAATATTTTTCAGCAATAGTCCATCCATTCTCAGCGAATATTTTTATTTGCAATTCTCTTAGTCCGGGTATTGTGTCAATTATTGTTTCTGGTATTTTTAATCCTTTTCTAATACGTTCTTCAAGTGCCGGCATAAATCTTTGAATAGCTTCTGGATTTCTTTCTGCAATAGCTCCAAGTAATGAAAGCGCAGTATCACTTAAATCTTGACTTGTGGATAAATATTTTGCAATAGCTTCATTTAATGCATCAGCGATACTTGGATTATTTTTGAAAAATTCTCCGACATCTATCTGACTATCATTCATGTTCATGAATTGATTCGACTCAAAATGAAACTGATATCTTCTTGTCGCATCATCTTGATTTAATTTCAATTTGTCTATAATGATGTATAATGGACCGTCTTTTGTGTAATGTTCGTAATTATCAGGAAATCTCGTGCACCATTGACTAGTACATGCATAGAATTTCGAAGACTCGTAAGATTTAGGAACAACAACCATCCATCTTCTGTTTTCGAAAAATAATTCTGCTTGACCGTTATTTATAAAAAATCTATCAGTTAAAAGATATGATTCATCATCTTTAACTTGACCGGTTCCTCCAAATCTTGAATTAAGAATAAATAACTCTGGAAGTGAACTTATTTTACCAATATCCTTAGCATTTTCTGGAAGAATATTTTGTTTTTTAAGCTCATTATACATAATGAGATATTCCTTTGCTTTATATAAATCTTCTTTTCTTAATTTCCCTTTTTTGTGAAGAGAAAGTAACCACTTTGAATATTGTCCTAACTTATCTGGAATTCCTTTTTTTATAGGAGTTGTAGGGTCTGCTTTTATAATGTCGTAAAAAAAATCGAGACGAATATCTACATAGTACTTTTCGTATATGTCAGACACTTTTGACTCAGAGAGAATTCCAGCCAATTCCTGCAGTCTTTTTTTGAGTTTGTCGTCCATTTCTTTTAAATAGGAAATTAAAGAGGAAAGTCAGGAAAAATCCTGACTTTTAACTTGATTTTTGTTGAATATTATCGTGCAACTTTCGAAAAATTCATTTTGTTTATCCTTATTTTCTCAATTTATAACCTTCCATAAAACTATCCCTACTTTTACCTGTATGTCCCCAATGTGATTTATCATTTTTATTGTTAGTAAAAAATTGCCAAGTAACTATTTCATCCCCTAATCCATTTGATTCAATTAAATGTTTAACAATCTTAATTGAGTATTTTCGGTTAGGGTTATCATATATACCAATGGGATATTTTTTTGATATAATTTCCAATTCTTTTTTTAGTTTACTATCCATAATATTTTTTGGTTTCCTATACACCATAAGGTTTTAACTTATAATTATAAAATTTACGAATTAAAATCCTGTCGAATTTTTTAATACTGCGCTTAGCCGATATACATTATCTAATTTCAACATTAAGACGCTCAATTGAGGTGAATTTTATATTTTCTTGGATTTCATTTATTTCTGTATTTGTTAAAGTGCGATCATTTGATTGAAAAACTATTCTATAACACTTAGATTGTTTACCTGTTTTTGGGTGAGCAAATTCATCTATTAATGAAACATTTTCTATTAAATCGCCTCCATTTTCTCTCACAATTTCACAAAAATTATTATGAGCGAAATTAGTATCTGCCCAAAATGCCAAATCTCTGGATATTGGTGGATAACTTGAGTATTCCTTAAATTTAACTACATCTCCAGAAATAAATTGATTTATAAATCTTTCATCAGACGACCAAAAGTAACGTATGTCTGGTATTTCAAATAAGAGGATAGACAATCTTTCCAAACCTAATCCAAAAGCAAATGCAGCTTTATTTTCTAAACCACAATTTTCCATAATTTTAGGTTGAACAACCCCTGCACCAAGAACCTCTAACCATTTTCCCTGAAACATAACTTCAACTTCAAAAGATGGATGTGTAAAAGGAAAATAATCTTCATTGAAGCGGTATTCACAATTTGGAAAAAGAACATCAATAAGACCTTTTAATGTTTTTTTAAGTTCTTCTTCTGCGTTTTTTCCATCTTCAATTACACATACACCTTCCATTTGGTGAAAAACCGGATAATGAGAGCTGTCAATATCATCTTTCCGATACACATCACCTGTAACTAAAAATTTTGTATGACCAGCAGTTAATAATTCATTTTGGTGAGCCGATGTATGGGTTCGTAATATATGATTCTCATCAAAATAATAAGTATCACTCAATGAACGTGCAGGATGATCTTTTGGAATAAGTAGTTTATCAAAACAATTTTCAGTTGTAACCTTTGGATTTAAATCATCAAATTTTTTATATTCATCTCCAAAGTAATCATAGATTTTTCTTTTAATAATTTCTAAAGGATGATTTTTTTGATTGTGTAAATTTCTGCCAATTTTAGCTTGGATTCCGGGGGTAATGTTTGATTTAAATTCCATAAAATAATTGTTTAATTGTTTTTTGTACAAATTTATAAAAATAATATTAATTAACAATATATTAAACGGAAATCTTTTTAGAATGTTTTAATCAAATTTCATATTCATTAGTTCTAACAATTCCTTGTCCATACTGTCAGAATATCCTGAGCTAAAAATGGCAAATTCCGTTATTAATTTTAAATATTTTGGAGACGGTTCTCCATTTGCCTTGCCCTTAGTCTGAATTGCCATTCCGGTATGAGTATCAATCTCAATTGTTACATGCGACTCATTCTTTTCGTCTCGTAAAGAAACTATTAACGAATTGCCTTGTTTCACTTTGGTAGTATATGTTCCTACGCAGTTTCTCATTGTTTCGCCTTCTGTTGCTAAATCTTCCACGTCCAAAAGAACAAAATAATGTATTCCATCACGGCATCTATATAATATTTTATCATCCTCTTCTTTTTCTTTATTTTTAATAGTTTCATCAAATTTCATGTCGTCATGCCATACTTGTGCCAGTACATAAGCCTCCAAAAAAGATAAAGATAAGATATTTGGCTTTTCTTTTTTTGCCCAATCTATTATAAATAAAAATCCATCAAGATTATTCAGAAGAGTATCATCTTTCTTTACTTGACCTCCAATCCAAATATTAAATTTGTCAGTTCCGGATAAACGTCCGATTTCACTTATTTTTCTAACAAGCTCCTCATCAATTTTGAAGTTATCTAAGAGATATTTTTCTTTCTTTGTTAATTGCTCTGCCATAATCTATTTCTTAATGTAATTCAAAATTTGCTTAGCACAATCCTCAACATTAAATTTTTGTGTATCAACAATAATCTCTGGGTTTAATGGAATTTCATAAGGTGCTGTATCGTGCACTCCTGTAAAATCCTTTATCTCCCCACTCCTCGCCTTTGCATACAACCCTTTAACGTCTCTTTGTTCACAAATACTCAAAGGTGTATTGACATATATTTCAGTAAAATCCTTACTTATACTCCTTACATAATCTCTTGCTTCAGCATATGGAGAAATAAGACTTACGACAGGTATTATACCTTGACTTTGTAAATAAACTGCCATTTTTCCAACATCTTGATTGTGTCTTATTCTTGCAGCTTTATCAAAGCCATAATTTTTAAATATTTCTCTGATTTCATCTCCATCCAAAAGCATGGCGGCATGACCACCTTCTTTCAGACGAGTTAAAACTTCTTTTGCTATCGTTGTTTTTCCAGAACATGAGAGCCCGGTAAAAAATAACATGCTCGTTCTATATTTTTTCTTTGTAAGTTTATCCCACACAATATCAAACCAATAATATGTAAGTATTTTTACAATATTTTCCACAAGGCCAAGCATTATGGAGAGTTTTATGTTTCCAGTAAGAAGAAAAGAAACAACAAATGTTACAACAAAAGAATAAATTCTGTAAATTACAGATTTTGTCATGTGTTTTATGTTAATTATTTTCCTTAGCATTGTTTAAGAGTTCACTGTTATAGTTATTCTGCATTGTTGCTCATCTATTTCTTCTACCAAAAAATTTCCGGTAAGTATTTTCTTATCTTCAAATCTTTTACCATTAATCATATAGTTTTTTCTGAAACTAAATGTATTATTATCTTCGTTCATATGAAACTCGCTCACAGTATAACAATTCATAACAACCCTCAATTTGTGTTGTATTGTAGTTCTTTTCCTTCTTTGAAATTTAGGAAAACTGAATAAAAATTGTTTTGTAGCTGGCATTAATTTGAGTTATTATTTTTTTCTGCTTCTATTTTTCTTTTTTTTCTCATTTGATATTGTTCACGATACTTCTTTTTAAGTTGTGGTTTTGTTAGTGGCTTTCTACCGGCACCCTTTGGTCGACCTCCTTTATTTGGAGTAGGTTCGATTACTTTAGTGGCATCTGAAACTTCCGGAGCTTCTTCGATTTTAGAAATGGGTTCAGTAACTATAAATTTAATTGAAGTACCTTCATTTTCAAGTTTGGGCTCTTTATATGGAAAATCATATATTGAGACATCTTCTTTTTGTGGTTTTGAAGTTTGTTCAAATATATCAAGAGCTTGTTCATTGACTGGGACAATAGGATATACTTGATACGAAATCATTCCAAATGGAACAGAAAAATTTTCTATGCTTTCAATATTCCCTTTTTTCCTTTGAATAATGATAGATTTTGTTTCTGTTCCAATATCATCAACGAGAATGCAGTTTCCATGAAATAATTCTACAGTTATGCTTTGGCTGTCTGTTTTCATAACAGATACATTTACTTTAATCCCCATTGGAGATATGTTTTTTATTAGTTTCATTTGTAATTGATTTTATTATACAAACATAACTAATTTAAAACAAAAAAGAAAGGCTCGCGATAAAAATTATGCGAACCTTTCTAATACAAAAAAATATTATTATTTAATATTCGGATTTGGAACAAAAACCTTTGAATTCAAATCTAAAATGTATTTCTTATTCTCATTCAAAAAGTCTTTTTTATAGAATTTATACTCTAATTCAAATAAAGAGCCTGGTTTTTTCACGATTACAGTCTCTTCTGAATTGCTATTTATTTCCTTTACGTGTTCTTTGATAACTTTTATCGGCTCTTTGCATGGTTTTGAAGGAATAATTGGCTTACTTGTATAATCACATTCATTTAAGAATTCATTAAGTTCTTCGTTCTCAACTATTGATTCATTAAGTTTGAAGCTTGTTAATTTTTTCCATCTTTCTTTTAAATATTCATCTGATGTTTTTTCTGTAACTAAGTATCTTTTATTTATTCCTTTTGCTTCATTTTCAGAAGTGGAGAACATTTTCTTTTTAGTTAAATCCAATCTTGCTTTTGGAGATTCGACAGATTCATTTTTTATACCATGTTTTTTTAAACCTTTTGAGGCAAATTCTAATTCTTCCGGACTATTAACTTTGATTCCATCCATTCCAGGTGCTCCAATGATGTGGTTGTGTTTTAAGTTGTCTAAGTTTTTTTGAGGAACTGTTGTCCAAAAATTATCACCTTCATTCATAGAAACAATTTTATATCCTTCTGCTATTTTGGGTCTCTTATTTGCTTTTTGTTTACCATATGCAGTTTCTTTTACTGTTTTTTTAAATGCATTAGGCGTAAGATAAGCGCCAGCTCCTGCACCACTTGGTCCGGAAGCTGTAACTCCTGCTCCAGCGCCACCTTCTTCATTAAGTTCCTCTGCTTTTTCTGTTTTAGAAACATGAATTTTATCTATATGATTGAAAAGATCTTTTTTCTCAATAGGAGTAAGAGATTTAAAATCAGATGTTCCAAATTTCTTTTTCATTTGACTCTTCACTAAATCAATATATTCTTCTTTTCCCATTGCGCTATTTTCAGCTCTTTCATTTAATTCTTTTTCATTTTTATCAAATAAAAGAGACTTCCCTTTTTCAGCTTTTTTATCGATTTTATCATAAGGACTTACTTTTGATAAAGGTTTAGTATTAGCATCTTTTATTGGTTTTATATTTTTTTCTTCTTTTTTTGATTCATTTATTGAGCCAAATAATTCTTCCGAAGAGGAAAATATGCTTTTAAGTGTTAGTTTTTTCATTGATTGTTTATTTTCATTAACGATAGATGTTGTGCTTTTGTCAGTTTTATCTTCAACTCCAAGCTTAGTGTTTGATAGATAACCTACTTCTTTTTTTGCAGCTTCTGAAAAAAGTTCTTTCATAGCTTTTTGTAATTCTGCTTTTTTAGAAGCGTCAGCAGAAATTGATTTAATAAAAGCATAAGCTGTTGTACTTTTACCTGAATATTTATTAGAATCTACTCCTCTAAAAAATCCAGCTTCTGTAGTTCTGTATTCAACATTAACCGTTTTGCCATTAAATTCGAAATTGATATCAGACTGAACTCTTTTTACACCAAGTATTACTTGCTTTTCTAAGCTTGATTTAGTTTTACCAGCAATTTTTATACTGAATTTGTTTTGTTCAGTGCCGGTACCATAAGCTTTTCCAGTTCCGTAAAATCCAGCTTTCTTTTCATTTTTTTCAAATCCCATTTTGGAAAACGCATCTTCTGTTGTAGATTCAAGCAATTCTTTTGCAAGCTCTATAACACTTTCTTTTATTTCGACTCCCTGTTGAAAATCGTCAGTTCTTTTAACTTCTGGATTCGTAGAGGGTTCTTTATCTTTTGGATTAGCCATTTTTAATACTTCTTTGTTAATAAATAGCAGAAAAATTGGAAAAGCTGTAATGTTCTGAAAACAAAAAATCCAGCAACATTGCTGGATTAATTATTAAATTAAATTTTTGCTTTTCCAAACCTCCCAAATATCTCTTTCTATGTCTGGAATACCAGGATTATCAAGATATAACTTACCTTTATAAAGATAACCTTTGAATCTTTTTTTTGTTACAGATGATTCTAAAATGCCAAATCTATCTTTTTTATTAAAAGTTACAGTATCAAAAATCTTTTTAGCATTTAACCAAAATTTATAATTCCATATTGCATTTAAAATATAAAATCGCAGAGTAGAATATTTCCAGTTATTAACCATATACTAAAAAGGTAAAATTAAAGATATTGAACTACATATTAATAAAATACAAAATGCAGATAATAAAATCATTAAAGAAACAGAACTGAATGCCATTGCTCCAATCATAAATTTTTCAATTAAAGAACCAGATTCAGACTCTTGAGACTTTGTGAATTTTTTATATTCCTTTATTATAAAATAAGATACATATCCAAACGCTATACTTAATAGCGCTAAGAATATTTTAAGAATTATTATCATGGTTTTCTAAATTATTGTTTTCTTTTATTTGAGAAAATTGCTCTTGTAGTGCTGCTGTTATTTCGCCAACTTGTTTAGTAAATTGGTCTGGTTTTTCGTTCCCATTCTTTATAATTGTTAACGTTTCTATCGTTGATTCAATTTTAGAAAGTTCAGTAAAAAGATCAACAGCTTGATTAACAATACCGGATACTCCACTATCTGAAATATTTTTATTTAAAACCAAATCAAGTTGAGCCAAAACATTATCTCTTTGTGAATAAAGTTTTGACTCCACGGCTTTTAAAATTAAATTTTCTTTTTCCATTGTATTTTACATATCTTCTAATTCAACTTGCTTCTTTCCTTTTTTTACTTTGCCTTCTTTTGCAAGTTTTTTCTCTTCTTTTCTTTCTTCTAAGTTTCTTCTACAGGCCAAATCGACTATCTCAGATGTACTCATTACTTTATCTGCTCCAAAGAAACGCATATTTGATTTGTATTCTTTTGAGTCCGGTGGGTTTTTACCAACTTTTTGTTTTTCCATATCACCCATGTCAATACCACAAAGAGCTTTGTCAAGCATAATTATTTTTTGTTCAGGAGTAATGTCCTTCCACACATCATAAAATACAGTTAAAATGAAGTCATAGGTATCATTAATCATTTTGTCCATATCATTTCTTTTGAAAAGATCAAACAATGAATAACTGCTTCCATCTTTTTTGGGTTTATCCGAATATAAGAATTTAATCCTATTTGGCTCGATGTACTCGTTGTGTTGTGTAGTTTTTTTGATATGATTAGCTATAAATAGCATCTCATCATCAGCATCTTCAAATTTTTCAATACTTTGAAAAACGGGGGTAGCATTTTTCAGCTTTAATTCTAATTCTTTGTCCATTGGATAATTTTTTATTTGTTTAGGTTACAAATATAATTAGCGCAAACGAGAAAATCAAATTTTTTTTATCTTTTAATTCTTGTGTTGAGAGGATTCATCAAAGTTTTTGTGTCAACTCCATCCTCAGGGTTTCTTATTTTTTTTTTGGTTTGATTTGAACTTTCTTGTGATTTTAATTGCTGTCTTACCCAATTTCTTCCAGCATTTCCGCCCCAAAGATTCCATTTTTGAATTAAAGGTGAATTATTGATGTTTTTTCCAGCAGCAAGCTCTTGATTAACAGCCTGCTCATTGTTTGTAAAAAAAGCCTCCATTCTCTTTAATTGAGCATGCGTCATAAGCTCTGCATTAGATAAAGAATTGGCTTTTTGAATGCCGGAGCCTTCATTCGAGGCATCTGATTGAACAAGTTTATTATTTTGAACAGCTTGTAGTGCTTGTTGAGCCGTTTTAATAACATCACCAGATGGTTTAAATGTAGCTACTGTATTATCATTAGTGTCTGAATAACGAAAATTTCCACCTTCAAATAGGATTTTCCTAATAGTTGCTCTTACTTTTTCTTCAAATAAACTTTTCATAGTAACATAATGTGCTAAATTTTCAAATGGAATAAAACCTTCCTTAACTCCTTTTTTTGTAAGTAATCTAATTTTAAATTTTCTGTTATGTATATTAGTCTCTAAAACTTCTATAAAATCACCATCTGGCATTTTAACAGAATTTCTTTCGCCATTTTTACTTATAAATCCTAAATTTCTCAATATACGTCCTGCTTCTTCTGAGTTTTGCACAACTTCTGGAGTTGTTTGAAGTTGTTCCAAATCTTCTTCTAATAACCTCTCTATTTCTTCTTGCATATAGGATAAATCTTTTGGTTTCGGCCATATATTTTGCCAAGCATCATCTAATCCATATCCATGTGCTCCTGTAATTTTATTTACATCAGAATCTTTTAAATCTTCAAAATCTTCAATAACATCATTTGAATTAAAGTTTTTTTCAGCAATGTATCTTAAAAGTTTTGTCCAAGGAAAAGTAATAACATCAGTATTAAAATCTATTTTAAATCTTTGTTCTTTCCTTATCATTTTATCCCTTACTTTTGCAAATTCATCTGATTTTTTTTCATAAATTTCAGATATATATATTCTTTTTATATCTTCTGAATTTGGAAGAAATTCATTAATAAAATCCCAAATGCCTTCACCGTTATTACTTTCTTCGTCTATTGGTGTTTTTAAAAAATTTGATATTGTTTTTAATAATTTTTCATTTTGTTTTCCGAGCATATGGTAAGACATTTGTTTTTCTTCTCTACTTTCCCCTTCTTCTACTGCATAATGATTTTCAACATAATAAAATGCACTTTCATCCTCATCTGAAAAACCTGCCCAATCTCTCCAATCATCACCAATATAAAGTTGAATTTCTTTATTATTAGCTTCAAAATTAGAATACATTTTTTTATCATTAAAATCACTGTATCCAAAAACGCTATGAGGCTCATCATAACCTCTCATTACTGCTATTATTTTCTGCATAAACATTGGTAATGATTTTATCTCTGCAGATTTTATTTTATAACCATTTGCTAATTTTGCTATAGGAGATAAATTTTTTATTTCTTCATCAGTTAAAGGAATTTTGTGTTTTAATTTTAAATCAGGAGACATTTCTTTTATCTCTTCATCAGTTAAAGGAATTTTGAATTTTAATTTAGATTCAACAGGAATAGACATTAATTGCTCTTGATTTATGTCGATACCTAATAAATATCTATTTAATGGTAATATTTTTATGTTAAACAATGAAGAAATAAGCTTTTTAAAATCGGGATACATTTTAATAGTTTGATTAATAGTATTATTGTGACCAAAATCAATATTTAATATTTCGCCCAATTTAGATATTAAATCAGCAGATTTCATTGCTGAATTTTTATCTGGAACTTTATTAAAAGCACCTTGAAAATCGATTAATTCTTTTTTTGCTTTATCAAATTGAATAGCAATTTTCACAGAACCATCTTTATTAACAAGCATATAACCACCTTTACTTTTAACAAATTCTTTAGCTCTACCAATTTCAGAAAAACACCAACCCCTTTCTTCTCCCACTTTCATACAAAAGTTTTTATCTTTAACAATAATCCATTTAGAACCATCTGGATAATTTATTACTGCTTTTCCTCCAGATATTTCTTTTAAAGTTAGAGGGTCTATATTTTTACTTTCAAACCACTTAACTGCAGTTTCGTAAACTTTATCAAATGGCATATTTGATGGAAATTTTGGAAAATTAGATTGATTAATCCAATTTATTATAACTTTTAATCTTGCATCGTTTATAATTTTTTCATTCAATTTTAATTCAGAAGCAAACCAAGGTATGTATTGGTTTTGTTGAATCAAATTTTCATCTTCAGGATTTTTTACTGTTTTTTTAGAAAACTGAATAACGGTATTAATTATATCTTCAGGAACCCTTTGAGAACGAAGTTTATCTATTCTATTCTCATTAAGTAAACCTGCGAGTGACATTAATTTTGCTATATATTTTTCAGATAAATTCATAGATAGTTAAATGATTAATCGTTAACCATCTTTTTTAACATTGTTTTTATGTCTAATGGTTGCCTTGAATTAAAACCCATATTATTTAAATTCCAATTAATTTCTTCATAAAATCCTAAATTATTAATAGGTGCACCTGAATCAATTGCTCTTTTTATGGCTAAACTTAAAGCCTCATTAGATTGAAGATAAGTATAATTTGGATTATACATTTTTACATTTTGTTCCGTGGTACTTGGCATGAATGTATTTACAGTCACCCCATTACTTGCATTATTAAGATTGGTTGCATTTTTTTGAGGATTTGTAATCCACTCATCTATTCTTGCAATCTCCTTAAGTCTGCCTGCTTCTTTTAAAATAGCACTTTTATCCACCTTATTTTCAGTGGTTTCTTTTAAAATCTCGTTTTTTTCTTCAAAAGACTTAACGAGTTTTTTCATCCTATCTTTTTCGCTTGTATTTTTGTTCATTTTTTATGATTTTTATAATTACCAACTTACGAATCCACTTATCGCTCCAGTATTAAAATTATCCCATCCTTTTGTTCTTGATTGATAATCTGATGTCGAATCTTTAGTAGATAACCCTATCATTCTGTCTGAATTTTTTGGCATGTCTTCATCTCCTATCAGCCCATTATATTCATCTACTATTTCTGACATAACTTTATTTACTGATTGCTGGTGATGTTTTAAAAACCAAACCACAAAACCATATGTTGGATTTTCATCATCTTCTTGGCTTGTTCTTAGCCATTTAAAAAAGTTAATAGATTTTGTTTTAAATTGTGCATTTCTATTATCTTTTGTAGTGAAATCAATAATTATCACACCCTTCTCTGGTTTAATTTGTACATTAGAAACAGAACTAATATTATCAGGTGAAAATTTAGGTATTTCATTTCCTGTATCTTCTGATTCTAAAATTATATTTGAAAGCCAGGATTTAACACTAAGTTTCTTATTAAGTTTTTTCATTACAAACTACGATTTAAGATTAAATAGTCTGTAATAACTTAAAAATGTTTAAAACTTCTTCATATAATATTGAATATTGGGAGCTATTTTAAGATCAAAAAGAGGAGCATTGGAAATTGTTAATGTTTTTTCAAATTCAGGAATTGATTCTTTAATGTCTTTTTTGATTGTTTTCCATCTTTCTACTACGAATTTTCCAAAATCAGATACAGAAATATTGTTTTTTATCAAAGTTATTTGTTTTTCCTTATCTGGCATGTTATACTGAACACATTCATCGGTATTTGAATCAAAAACTGTTACAAAACTTTCTCCAGACATAAATTTTTGTTTTAATTTAATTTTTGATTTAAATGTTATAAGTTGTTTAGTGTCTGTTGTTCTATCAAATCTTATTAAAGTTTTATCTTTTATTATAAAATAAGAAATTACTTTATCAGCCTTATTAAGTTCTATATAATTGTAAAGTTCGTTTTGCTGATTGTATTTGAAAATATATTTATTATTATTTTTTGGCATATATTTGGTATTTTTATAAAACAAACGAGTTTAGATGAGATTGGAAATAGTTAATAATTATTTGTTCTGCTTTTCTAAGTTTTTTTAAAAAAATTATAATTGTGAATGCGAATTTAAAGTTCACAAGATGATTCTGATGACACTATAATTGATGTTTTACTTGATAAAATATATTTAGAACATAAGAATAATTATTCCTTAAATATTTTAAAATATAGCTCTTCTATAGTTATGGAACATTTTTTATATTTCGAAGAATTTTTTCTCCATGTAATAAATTCAAGATTAGCAATATGCCCTATAACTTCAGGAGGAATATTGTTTCTGAAGCCCTCTGAAATTGAATATTTATGATCTAAATGATAAGCTCCTTCAGTTCTATAATTTCCTCTTTTCTCATGATGAATAAGTGAACGTATTGGTTGTTTTTCTGTAATTGATTTGACTTTTCTATAATATTTTTGTCTTTCAGATAATGTTTTTTCATATTCCTCATAATTTAATCCTGTACGTTTAACAAAATCACATTCTGGACATCCTTGTTCGTGTCCTGTGTGTGCAAGTGGAATTTGAAGGAAGTCACCATGTTCTTTACAGGTTATAAATCCTTTTGTGTGATTATTAATATATATAAAATTTACATATGTATATTTATTTTTATGAATTGCATTTGAATCGTTTACAAACTTTTCATGTGTACCTCTTTGAGAGTTGCCTTTTTTTATTATTCCACATTCTGGACATCCTTGTTCTTGATTTAAATGAGCATCTGGAGTTTGTGAAAAACCTCCATGACTTGGACAAGTTATAATTCCTTTTGTGAAAGCATCAATATATATAAATTTATCGTATATATAAAAAGAATCATGAACATCATTTCCTTCTTTAACAAATGTTTCTTTTGTTTTTCTACATCTATCTCCAACTAATTCATTTGCACATTTTTTACATCCATGAATACTCAAATGATTTCTTGGTAGTTGAGAAAAATCTCCGTGTTTTTCACAAGTAATTATAATATGCGTATCCCAATTAACAAATATTGATTTAGGGTATGTATACAATTTATTATGAATATCATTTGCTCTTTCAATAAATGTTTCTGTTGTTATTTTTTCAATAACCAAACCGTTGTTATTCTTTAACATTTTTTATAAATTTTTTTTCAAGTATTTCACGTATGACTTCTGCTACGCTTATAAAGTTGTTTTTTTCAGAAGACCTTTTTATTGCTTCTCTTTTTAATTCTTCATGAAGCTCTTTTGACATTCTCATATTTAATTGAAAATTTTTTTTCATTGTTTTACAAGCTTTAGTGTTATACAAACATAAATAGTATAGAAAAAATGTAAACTCTTATTTAATTGTAATTAAGTGTTTATTTTTACTCATTAATTATTTATTTTTAAAAATAAAACAACAATGCGTAAATTCAACATTATCGGAGGCATGCCTAGATGTGGCACAACTTTAGCTGGACAAATTTTAAATTCTAATCCGAATTTTCATGTGACACCAACTTCTTCAATTTTGGATTCATTAAAGAATATAAGAAGCACATTTAGTCACAACCCAACTTGGAAGGCTCAAGATAGATTAAAGCTTATGCCAAATATTAGAGCTTCTATGAAGGGGTTTTTAAATGGATTTTTTGAAAATGAAAATGTTGTGTTTGACAAAAACAGAGGTTGGTCAAATAATATTTCTTTATTAGATGATGTTCTTGGAAATAATGACACAAAAATAATCTGGTTTTATAGAAATCCTGTTGAAATTATTTCTTCCATAGAAAGCCAACACAACAAGACAATACTTTTAGAAAACACTGATGAAGCTACTATTCCAGGAATGTTTATGTCGCTCGACCGGCGCATAGGAACGTATACAAATGAAGATGGATTAGTTGGACACCCAGTTGCCACATTGAAAGACGCGATTGAGATGGGATATCTTTCAAGAATTTTATTTGTAAAATACTATGATTTAACTAATAACACACAATTTGTTATGAACGCTATTCATCAATTTATAGGAGAAGATTTCTATGAATATGATTTAAAAAATGTTAAACAAACAACATATGAATTTGACGGGACTTATAATTATAAATTTCCACACACAATAAAAGAAGGAGAGATAAAATGGAAAAAAGCAGATATGACTCTTCCTATGAAATATATACAAGCAATAAATGAAAGATTTTCCACTCTTAATAAATTAATTTTTGAAGGTGATGTATCTGAATTTGCTGGAGAAGAATTTTCTTCACATCAATTAAATATTGTTATGCCACCAACACAACAAAATTCGGTTATAGAACAAAATCCTTTTCAAATATAATGTTTACAAATTATCATTATTATTTTGTAAATTCCTTATGAATTCAATAGGATTAACTCCTCCCAAATCTTCAATACGTTGAATGTTTTGAATGAAATTATCTAAATTTAATTCAGATTCATTTCCTCTCGAAGTAGAAAGTCTTAAATCTGCAAGCTCTTTATAAGAAATTTCTTTTTCTTGTAAAAATTCCATTATATTAGTTTTAAATCGGTCAGAACCTTGTCTATTGCAAGTTGCTTTAACTTGGTCAAATTCTAATTTTCCATATTTATCAGCTTTCAATCCAAGCATAAATTTTTCAGGTTCCCCTCCCTCTCTTTTTTCGTCAATATCTTCTACTATGCATAACACATATTGAGAATTAGAAACTCTATTTACATATGAGCCGGCACAATTTTTCATGTCCTGCGAAGCCTTAAGGAGTAATTCTGGTGTTCTTATCAATCTTACTTTTAAGTTTTTTTCATATTCTTCAAGAATTTTATATTGTGAAACAAAACTTACAAATTCTTTATTTTTAGCATCATTAGAAAGTAAATTAAAATGGTCAATTAATTTATTATGATATTCTTCTAATTCCTCTATTTTTTTTATTTTGTGGAATTCTTTATTTGAATCCCAGTTGAGCGCTCTAATCATTCTAAGACTATCGTCGTAACTCGTCAAATCAAAACTCTTCAATAAAGTATAATCTAAAGGTATTTTTGACAATTCTTCCTCATTTACTTCTTGAATTTGTTCTGTGTCTTTAATTAAAAATCTTTCTCTGGCATATTTCAATTCAGTATTAGTTTTATTAAAAGAAAATAGTTTTTTTCTTTCTAAAGAACTTAAGGCCAACGAAATTATTTGATTAATTTTAAGCATATTCATATCTGCTCTAAATTCTAAGCTATACCATAAATTAACTAATAAATTAACATTATTTTTTTTAACAAGTTCTATAAGTTCATTAAATGAAATGAATTTAGTATATTTTATTAAAATTTTATAATCAGAAAATCTTTCTATTATATTAAAAACATATGGGGAAACACTTTTTTCTTTTATGTCTTCACGCAAAAATCTTTCACCATCTTTATTTTTTCCTGTTTGATTTTCATTGTTGTTAAATCTGGAAGCATCAAACTTAAACGTTACCTCTCTTCCGCTTTCAGCCTTAAATACATAACCCATTTTTTCAGAATCATAAGCATCTAATTCTTTGCTTATTTCTTCGTTTTTATAATTTACAAGATAATTGAAAATTTTAAGAGGAGATGTTGCTCCATTATCTGATAACTCTTGTGGATTAGGAAGTTTGCAATCATTCATCATATCAAAAAGAAATATAGTTCCTTTTGTTAATGCTATTGTAGATAAGTTTGAATAGCAAATTATTCCAAAAAATATTGAGGCTACTTTTATAATAATGTCCAGTCCTGATTTACCGACCATTTGACTCATTAATTCATCTATTATATTTATGTTCTGTGAATCGGATACAAAATTAGCCATTCTATTTATAAATAAATGAACATCAAATAATCGTTCAGTTGTCTTTACTTCTCCATAAAGAAAAAACTCTAAAACAATTGACATCACCCTATCAAGATTAAATTCAATTTCTTCCTTGCTGAAATCTTTAAAATAAAGTTTTTTGGCAGTTTTATCAAATTTTATCCAAGATAAACTTTCATTTAATTCTAAAGAAGGTTCATCTTTTGAAATGACGAAAGGCATTGACCTTTTTTTATCAAAATTTATTTTTGCTATAAATCTTTGTTTTATTAATTTAACATCATTTTCATCTTCATAAAAACAATATGACTCAAAAAATTGTTTTTCACATTCTTGAATAATTCCAGCCGTTTCCTTAGTTGAATAATCTGTATCGCATTTTTCGCATTTAAGAGAAAATCTGGCCATACTATTCTCATCGAATAAACCTGTAATATCACCTATATCAGCTCCTTCTTTTATACTTACTTTCATTTCTGAGGCTACGACCTTTCTATCTTGTTTGATTAAATGGCCACATTTACAAAAAAATAAATCTGTATCATTTTTTGCGTCATCATAATGAAAAGTAAACTTATTTAATATTTCTTCTTCTTTGATTAATTCTCTCATTTTTTGGATTGTTATTGTTCGCTTTTCAAATTTAAATCAAATAAAGTTAAAAAACAAAAATCCGGACAGTAATACCATCCGGATTTCTAAATAAAAATTATTTTTTTATAAATTTTTCAACTCTTCGTTTATTTTTTTAAGCTCTTCTTCTAACATAGATTTTTTTGCCATTTTACGAGCTTCTCTTCTGACTGTTTCGATTAATTCTTTTCTGGTATAGCTTTCTTTAAGTTCTACCTGAAGAGCTTCTTTAGGAGCATCTTTTGGCTCCCCATCTTGATTGCTGTTACCTTGATCGGTTTCTATACCTTTCATAATAGGTGCTTCATCTTTTACAACAGGAGCCTTTTCTTTCACAACGGCTTTAGCTTGACCAGCAGTAACACCTTTTCCACCTTTTGCAGCACCTGCCTCAACATATGTTTTTGTTTCTTTATCCGTAAGACCATCCATTGTATTCATTTCTTCTTTGTTTTTTTCAACAAATGGTGCAGAAACTTCTTTTTTTGGATTTTCTTTTTTGGATTCAAAAGTTGCGTTGTGTTGACCAGCAGTAACACCTTTTCCGCCTTTTTCTGTGCCGGCTTTTACACTGACAGCGGTAGCAGCTTTTTGGTCACTACCTAAATTTTTAGCAGTTGAATTTAGTTTCACATCTGCCGGAGCAACTGATGGAGCTTTCCCTGTTTTAGATTCTGAATTTTTTGTGCTTTTAAAAACAAGAGCCTTATTAGAGTCTCCAAGACCATCATTTTTATTCATTTTTTGATCGATTGGACTCCCGAGAGATTTAATCTTTGCAGGTTGTTCTTTTTCTTCTGATAATTGTTTTTGGATATTTTTTGCTTCTGCAAGAACCATTTTTTTAAAATCTTCTGCAGTGATTTTTTTTATATTTGCCATTTTTTCTATTGTTTTAGAATAAATATAGCGTGAAAAAAGGAAAATCAAGAATTTAAAGTGTTATTTAATCCATGGAAAATCTTTTCTGAACAATACTTTTGTTTTTTCATTTCTGTTTAAATCACTTTCTGTTATTTCTTTAAAATATTCTTCGGCAGTTTTTTTAAGAAGGACTATTTTATGCGTATCTAAATCCTCTTTAATAAAAGCAGTACTTCTATTTCTTCTAAGTAATTCATATTGTTGATATATTGAATTAACTAAAACAGCCCAATTATTTTTAACTACTAAATCGAAATGCTTTAAAGCATGGCACGCTTCACACAAAAGAATAAACTCTGCAGTATCATGTTCAGTTCCATTCCACCATTGTAAATGTGCTTGTAATGACTCTTTATCGCCATTAGTGTATCCACAACCAAGACATGTATCTGAGCCGTTTTCAAAAACATCTTTTATAATTTCATTATATTTTTCTCTGCCTCCAGGTAGTGATTTTAAAAATTCCTTTTCAGAAGGAGAAATTGACGGTATTAACTTAAAATGTTTCATATTTGGATATTAACCAAACAAAGATAGTAAAATATTAGCTTTTAACAAAACCAACCTTAATATTATTATTAACAAACATAAAATAACAATTTTTTCCAGAATGTTTTAAACCGGTTGCTCTATAATTGAAAAACTTAGCATCTTTTCCTGAATAATTTTCAACATAAGAATTAGCTATTTCTTCGTTTTTCATATTAAATTCAAACTCTTGTCTTGATATCGCTTTAATATTATCTTTGTTTTTAAGGCACATAAAATATGCGTAATTTTTATCGTCATATGAAGAATATGACCTTACCATAAGAAGCTTTCCTGATATATCTAATTCTTCCGGCCTGAAATAAAATTGCTCAAGATGTTTTTCACATTTTTCTAAAATACCTACCATCATAGTAAATACCTCTGGAAGCTCTATTTTTCTCTCTTTCCATAAATTTTCAATATTTATAACCATATTATACGCTTCGTCGTTCTGACTAATCCCATAAGCAAAATGAGGGTCAAATTTTAGAGATTTTTCAAAAGCATGTATTCTGAAAACGTCAATTCTTTTTTCGTTTGATACTATAATAGTTCGTATAAGATTTTCTTTCATTTCATTTAAATATGCATCCATAGTTCAAAATTAACATCAATTTTAAAATAGTGAACGGAAATTTGTTTTTTCTTAGTATTTATAAGAAAATATCTAAGATAAAATACATAAACAATGGAAAAGAAAATCATAAAAATATCAGCAAAGCAACTTCAAACAATAATTTCCGAAGAAGCGTCAAGATATAAAAAAGTTTTAGAACTTAAAAGAAAACAAAAATCAATTATATCCCAACTAAATGAAATGTATGAGGCTCAAGAACTTCAAGAGTTGATGGGTGGAGAAATTAATGTTGATGAGGGATTTAAAGAGATACTTCAAAAAGCTAAAAAAGCTATAGGAATGCAAACTCCAGAGGAAAAAAGAGAAGCAGCGTTAGCAAAAATAAATTCAAACAAAAATTTAAAGGCTAAATATGCAGAAGCATTATCGATAAGCTCAGAAAGAGGAGAAGCTTATATTAAGTATTGGGAAAAATGGCCAAATAGCAACGAAGGTGCAGAATGGGATGAAGCTCAAAAAAATTATGTACCATTATCTGATGTTGGACTTTCTAATAGACCTTTAGCTCAAAGACTTGGAGCAGGAACAAGCTCTATGACTACTGGTGGCGGAGCTGGTGCTGTTAAAAAATAAACATATAAATATTTAAACATTAGAAAAGACTCCTCGGAGTCTTTTCTGTTTTAAGTAAGTGCTAATATTTTTTTATCTATTTCTGTTAATGAAGAAATTCCTTTTTCACTTATTTTATCCAATACAGCATCTGAATTGAGATTTTCTCTAATAAATGAAGTTGTCAAGTAATTTAAATAATCTTTTTTCGATTCTCCAGATATTTCTAATGAATTACCAAATAAAACAAACTTTGTGATGTCTTCATAGGAAAAATTAATTTCACATCTCAAATATTCGGTAAATAATTTTTCAATTGTCGAATCATCAACAACTGCATACATTGCTTCAAATCCTTCTTTTGTAGTAAATTCAATACATTCAAAAGAATTATATAACTCACATAATTCCACTACATAAGAATCTTCAAGTTTTCCAACAATTGTTTCCATTTGTTTAACTGTGTGTTTTGTTATTACTTTAATGAATTTCATAATCATTAGTTTTTAATAAATACTAATCCTTTCCTATTAAAACGAATTTTAGCACAATTTGTTGCAAAATTTTAAATTTAAGAGAATATCATTCTCGTATTTGATTGGAAAATACAATAATAATCTCCATCTTCGTATTTTGTATTCCAAATACCATTTTTTGTTTTTTCATCCCACTCAGCAACAGCTTCTTGTTTTGATACATTTTTTGTTATATCAATCCATAAATTATCAAATCTGTCATATAGCCTTACAATATATTCTTCTTTTTCTTCTAAAGAATCAATAATTCGATGACGTTCTAATATTCTTTGATTCTTTTCATACTTTGTTCTTTTGCTCATATTATTTACAGTTTTTTAAATAAACACATTCCATATGTTTTTTATTAGTTCCCATCATCTCTTTTAATGATTTAAAATTTAACCATTTATCATTTTGATTACCACAAACTATAACCTGTGTATCTAAAGAATTTATTATATTTTTAAGCTTATCATAATCAACTTTCCAATATGTGTATTTGTGAGATTGAACGGAATAAGGTGGGTCTATAAAATATGTGAAATTTTCATTTACTGGCATGGTCATAGCATCCTTTTGATAAATTTTCCAATGTTTTATTTTATATACTTCGCCTGCAATCCTTTTTCTATCTTTTTCCCACGTACTCCTTACGCTCATTATGTTATTTGGTCGCGCCGCTCCCCTATTTCCTTGATAACCTATTAACCACCTTTCTTCATTACTTAAACTTTTTATGGTTCGTAAATCAAAACCAGGAGGAGCATCTGGTAAATTTAAAATATCATTTGCAGTTGCACCTTGCAAATATTTCCAGATTTTAAAAACTTTATCATATGTTTCATAAAGAATTACATTTTTTTCAAAATATTCTAATGAATATCTTGCAAATCCAGCAAATGGCTCTATAATAGTGTCTTTTTCTGGAGCTGGATAACATCCTTTGACTTTCGATTTGGTACCGTAATAGCTAATCATGTTTTTATGTTTTTAATTGTTTATGCAAAAATACTATTTTTTTATTAACATTGTTGTTTGCTGGATATTTTTTAATTAAAATTGCACTATGGAAAATAATGTTACAAAAATAGAAAAAGAAGGCGTTTCATATATATGTGCCCCTGATTTAAAAAAACAACATATTAACAAATTCATAAGCTTCACTCCGTTTGAGATAGAAAGATGCGCTCAATTTTCTATTGATATGATGAACAATAAGAACAAACCCAGAGGAAAACACGCAAAAGAAAACAGGCAAAGAGATGATGAAGAATATCTTTTCAACTGGTTTATTGGCTCATTGGGAGAAGTTGCAACCTATAACAAAGCATTAAAATCAACAATAGATTGTTCTCCAGTTGATTTAACAATGATTGAAGGTTTTGATAATCAAGATTTTATATTTTTTGATAAATTTCCGATAAGCGTAAAATCGACTAAGCATTATGGAGGAAACATGTTATTAGAAGACGATAAATATGATTTAGACGCACTTTATTTGCATAGTGAAGGTGGTAAAACTACTCCTTTGGAAGTAACTGCATTTATAGGCGTTGCAGTTGGATTAGATAAATATAGATTTGATGAAGGTCTTAAAAAAGAAGATTACAAAAAATTTCTAATGTCATTAAACCCAAAATATCACATTTATGGTTTTTTAGGAAAAAATGATTTAAAAAAAGAAAAGGAAAAAGGGAATCTTTTTTTAAAACACACAATAATAAGCGGAAAAACAAAAATGGAAGAAAATAATGTTGTTATACGTTTAGATGCATTAAGACCATTTGAAGGGCTCATAAAATTAAAAGAAAAAATTTTAAAAGAAAAAAATGAAGAAATTGAAATTAGGTAGTCTATACTCTGGAGTAGAAGGGATAGGGTTAGGATTTGAACAGGCTGGTTCAGAAACTTTATGGGCAAATGAAATGGATGCGAACGCATGCAAAACAATAATGGCTAATTTCAACAACAAAGTATATGAATGTAAAGTTGAAGAATTAAAACCAGATTCTTTGGTGCCAGTTGATATTTTAACTGCAGGTTTTCCATGCCAGAGCTTCAGTATTGCTGGATATCAAAAAGGGTTTGAAGATGAAAGGGGACATCATTTTTTTGAAGTTATTCGATTAGCAAAAATAATTAAACCAAAAGTAATATTTCTTGAAAATGTTAAAAACCTTAAATCACACGACAAAGGTAAAACATTTCAAATAATGTGCGATACACTTACTAATATTGGTTATAATTTTAAATACGATATTTTAAATACATACGAATATGGAAATATTCCACAAAACAGAGAGCGAATTTATATAGTCTGTTTTAGAAATGATTTAGATATAACAAAATTTGAATTTCCAAATAAAATACCTTTAACCTTATCTTTTGAAGAGTTATTAGAAAATAATGTAGATGAAAAATTTTATTATAGAGAAGATAAATACAACTACACACAATTAGCAGAAACAATGACCAAAACAGATACTGTTTATCAATGGAGAAGAGTCTATGCTAGGGAGAACAAAAAAGGATTATGTCCAACGTTAACCGCAAACATGGGAACTGGAGGTCACAATGTTCCGCTTATTTTAACAAAAGAAGGAATAAGAAAATTAACTCCAAGAGAATGTTTTAATTTACAAGGTTTTCCGTTGAATTTTATTTTACCAGATAAAATGTCTAATGCTCAATTGTACAAGCAGGCAGGAAATAGCGTAAGTGTTCCAGTAATCAAAAGAATAGCTGAAAACATATTAAATGCATTGAATTAATATTCAATTTCTCCTGATTTATAAACCGTGAATGTTGTTGAAATATACTGTATCGGTTTTGTGACTTTAACATTAATATACATTACGCCTTTATTTTTTTCTGGATATTTTTCAAATATTACAAATCTGGTGTTTTCATCATGATTAGCGAAATGCATTTCATCAATTTTGTAATCACCCGTAGCTAATAGTTCAACAATTTTGCCAACAGAATTTAATGATTCATCATTATTTTTTTTCATGATTTCATATTTTTAAACATTAAGCTTTCCATTGAGACTTGAAATTCTGTTTCAAATACAGGACTAGCCACTAAATCATAAGAAAATAATGAAATATCTATTTCACTTGTATAAATTCCAGGACTTACAAACATTTTAGGACTAGCCCACCAAATAGGAACGTTTCCATAACAATCAAATTTGGGAGTATAATAACGTCTACCAAAGTATTTTTCAATTATAACAAATCTTGTAAATATGTTTTCCATTATTTATTACAAATTTCTATTTCTACCATCAAATATCATCATCATCTCTGTAGAACCGCTTCTTACTGGGATAAAATAATCATTTTCAAATACTATGCTATTTAAACTAGTTGAGCCTGATACATTATTGTTCCACCGATTAACTTTTGGTTTATATTTTTCAAAAAGAACAATTCTTGAATAAACATCTTCTCTTTCAAATGTGTAATCAAAATAATTTAACATTCCAGTAGATGCTGATAATGGTTGAACCGGGACGAGATCAAGAGCTATAGTTTGTGCAAAAACTTGCCTTATCATAGGAAATACTATTCCGTCAAAATTTGTTTCTTCCTTTTTTTTCTTGAATATTTTATTCCAGATAGAAACAAAAAATGATTTTATTTTTAAGAATATCTTTTTCCACTTAGAGTCAAAACTTCTACTACTAACACCAATAATAGAAGATGAAAATTTACGTATTAAATCATTAGTTTCTTTTGTAGTTAATTTTCCAACCGGAACTGTATATGTTCTTTGTATCGGACTATTAACATCATTTATAAAACAAGATGCTTGATTTTCATATAATTGAACAATATTACTTTTTTGATAACCGTGTAAACCATCAAGGAATCCTGAGTTTTTCCAATTTTTATAAATAATCTTTCTTTGATTTTCTAAATCTATGGATTTGTTGTGTTTTTCAAAGAGAACTTCTCTGGTTTCAGAACTGCTTTCTTCTTCTACTTTTTTGGTTTCATTTACGAGATTTGTCCAATTACTAATAACATTGAACACAGAATTATCTCTTTCGGTTATTTTTATATCTAAAGGCATGTGCAATTTTAACTTATATTTTTGTTAAAATCAATTTTTTAGTTGCCTATTTTTTAGTCACCTTTTGTAGAAATGTTTTTTTCTTGGTTTCTGGTAAGTTCGTTTTCTACACCTATAGATATGCTTCTAAAAGATTCTGGCGATTTTTCAATAATTTTTAAAATACTTTCAAAATCAAATCTTTGAGCCGAAAATTGTTTTGGCTTATTTAAACTTCCACCAACGTCAACTTTCCATACATACCATTTTGTATCTGGCTCTGTGTATATTACTTTGGATTTTTCCCAATTCTGAATAGCTTCTTCTCCTGTGTTTGAAACTGAATTTGATGGCCAGGAACTTGGGATATTAATACTTTTCTTAATTTCGTAAACTTCTGGCTTATTGCTATAATGAACCAAATCAATTAATTTCAACAAAAAATAGTTCATTTCTTCAGTAGAATATTCTCCTGGTTTTGATGTGTTTTCAAAATATGATTCGAAAAGACACTTTCTTATTATTTTTCTAATTTGTTCCATTGATGATAAATAGATTTAAAATTCTATTTATCTTTGTATGAGAAACATCAGAAAAATGATAAGGAAAATCTTAATAGAGGAATCAAAACCCACGGTTGTTTATTCTGCTGTTGTTATTGAGAAACTTGAAGGTATTGGGAAGTTGGATTTGATTTTTAGTAAGTACATCGAAAACGGTTGGCAAAAACCGGTTCATTATCATATGACAATCGGACCGGGAAAATTTCCTGAGAGCTTGTATTTAAAAGGAGATTTAGATAAAGAAGTAACATTAGAAATAACGTCTGTAGGAATTTCAGAAAATGCTATAGCATTGGGAGTTTCAGGATATTATTCAAGAAATGACAATCCACACATTACTATTGCTTTCAATAAAGAAAACGGAGGAAATCCGGAAGATAGCAAAGTGATTGAAAATTGGGGACATATTGATAATTTTTATGTGACTGGAATAATAAGAGAAGTTGGCGAAAATAATTTAGTTATTAAATAATTAGTACCTTCAATAGGATTCGAACCTACATTTTCAGCTCCGTTACACTTATTGAGTCCGTAGCTCAATGTGGCTATAAAGGCATTATATTAATTCATATCGTTTTGCCCACTTTCTCACCGCAACATCACTAACTCCAAATTTTCTACCAAGTGCACAATATGAATTATTTTCTATCATTTCTTTTAATTCTTCTTTAGAGGGTCTGTTTTTTACTTTTCTAAAATTTAATCTAGGTACATATTTTCTCGTTGTTTTTTTATTTGTTTTATTTTTTTTTGCATTTTTTCTGTCTACGCCAATTTTACCACGGCAATGAGTTTCTAATGTGAAATTGCAGTTTGGACATAAAAATCTTAAGTTTTCTAATCTATTATCATTATTTATTCCGTTTTCGTGGTCAATAATTAAACTAATTTTTTTACCTCTCCATATTTCTCCTTGTCCACATTCTTTACATTCATATTCTATCATGTTATTATCTCGTATTCTTTTTTTTAAACAAGCCCTTGCAACAGAACTGTTTTCACAAAAAATTTCTTCATCACTTTTCCTTAATAATCTGTCTTCATTAAACATTTTTTTAGCAAAATCACTACGGTTTAAAAAATGAGAAGTATCTATTGACCATTTATTTAAATTTGTTTTAAGTATTTTATAAGATGAAGAAGAATCGCTTCTTCCAGATTTTACTATAACATCTCTAAATGTGATGCTTTCAGATACTAATTTTTGTAATTCTTCTTTTGTATATTCTTTATGTTCTTTCATAATTCTAACTTATTTTAATGTAAATAGGTTAGAATTTTTTAATAAAGTAAATAGTTGAGGATAAGAAGAGAATTAAACTCCTGTTAAATATGTTTTGCAGACATATCCCGATTTCAACATTGGGTACTTATCCTTGTAAAAATTAAAAAAGTAAAATCCTAAGTATAGCCGCGATTTTGTTCTATCTCATCATTTATCTGAAGGTATTGCTACCAACTGGAGACTTTAAACGTCTACCACGCACCTACCCGACTATCAACAACGTAAAGGTTCCCCGTCTACAGTCTGTTTGGCTTGCATCCTATGTTGCGGAAGTACATACGCTATTTGTTATAGCTTCTTCCTCCTTTTAAAAGATGTCGCGAACTTCCTCTCGATTTTAAGAATCGAGCGATGAGTCCTTCAGGATTTTACTTTTCTTGAGGCTCCACTGACAATCGATGTCAGGACTCAAATTTACAAGATTCGTGTTTTGCCACTTAAACTACGGAGCCATTATTTGTTCTTATGTGGAATCTACCGGCATTGAACCGGTCTCTCAGGCGTGCAAGGCAAGTGTTCTAAGCCAAATGAACTAAGACCCCAATTTAATTTGTTCAAAGTACAAATTATTAAAAACTTTTGGCGAGTATGACCGGTCCTGACCCGGCGACCTCCTCATAGACAGTGAGGCATTCTTCCAACTGAACTACACACTCATTATTTTTTAAAAAAGTAAGACGCCATTTCGCTGATAGCGTTTTTTGTGTTCTGTTTAATGCGCCAAAGAACATCTGATTATGTTCAGCATTTAGCGTTCATGCTTGGTTATTATAACATACTAACATTCCTAATATTGTCTGATTACCTATTTTGAGTTTGCATAGTAGGTTGATTTTTATTTCCAGGGTAAAAATCAACAAACAAACCTAACGTCTGATAAACTTTATTTTTCATCCGGTAAACGTTTTGTACATTGTTTAGTTCATTAGGCTAAAACAACACGTCTTTTTCACGGACAACATTAGTAACTTACTTTTCTTGTAGTGCATCTGAGAATTGAACTCAGTACTTCCACGTTATCGGCGTGGCACTCTGGACCGATGAGTTAATGCACTGTTTTTATTTAAAGTCTAGGTGGCCTGCTCCGACCAGGCGGTCTCCAGTTCCCAAAACTGGCGGATTTCCAACTTTCCCACACCTAGAAATTTTGTTTATCTTTCCAAACTGTCTTTTAATAAGAGTTCAAGCTCGGTTATCCACCGATTCGAAGGACTGCATTAGCCTTCTCTGCAGACACTTGAACATTGGAGCGAAAAACCAGGTTCAAACTGGCGACCCCCAGAGTGGAAATCTGGCGCTCTATCAACTGAGCTATTTTCGCTTATGTATATAATTCTCTCAGACCATATTACCAAGATTTACTTTGGACTCACCGTATTTTAAAAGTGAGCAGAATTGTATTTAATTAAATTATTCTAATAATAATTCATCAATTGTTAAAATTGAATTTAAATTATCTATTGTTTTTTTAAATATCATTTTAACATTAATGTTGTTTTGTTCTAATACTAAACTCATTTTTGTTTTATCTATTATTGAATAATATCCTTTAGTTTCTATGTATAAGTTAAAATTTGGCAAATAAAAATCTGGCACATACGTTTTTTCAACACCTTCTTTAATATATTGAATATATATTTTTCTAATCCACAATATTTTATTGTCATTTAACCATTGCGACATTTTTAATTCATATTTTCCTCTTAAAGAATATTCTTCACCAATAATATTTTTTTGTTTATAAAATTTCACATGTTTAAAATTGTTACTTATTTCATTTTCTTCTAACATCTTGGAGTGAGATTTGCTAATTTTCGATTTTTGTTCAGAAGAAAGTGGCTTTCCTAATTGGTGATGTATTCTCTTACCAGTAGCATACATTTCTTTTTGTTGCTCAGATGCTTTATTTACCCTATTATCAGTTTCCTTTGTAAGTCCTCTTGACCATCCCATTTTTGATTTAGTCTCTGCATTACTGTATTTTTTATTTTTATATTCAACTCCATCCGGTGTATGCATTTGAAATATATGACCACATATACCAAGTTTGTGAAATATTAATTCGCAATGAGGACATTTATATTTATCTACATCAACTTTCCAAGATTCATCTACTGTTATTTGTTTTTTATTAACTGTATTACATTTATTATAATGCCTTTCAAAATTAGAAACAGAAATATTTTTATTACATTTATCACAACATTTTGTGTTTTTAGGTTTTCCAAGTAAAGAAATACTTAAATTTTTTAATCTTTCTTTTAACTTTGGATTAGATTCACAATTTACTATATGAGCACCAAATTGTTGTGGGATCTCAAACTCAAAAGACTCTTTGCAATGCGGACAAGTTTTCATACTTTTTTATTATAAATAGTATAAAAAATTGCAGGTTAGAAAATTGTTAGCACGTTATTGTTTTTTGAGTGGGAGTTGATGGAGACGAGCCACCCGAGTTTTAAAACAACCGATTTACAGTCGGTCCCGCTACCCCTACGGAATAAACTCCCATTTTAATGTTGCACAGACGGTTATAATCGAAATAACTACGTGTAGTTTTTGGAGAACTCACCGACACCAAGCCTGTCGTCTGTATTTTATCTATTTTTTAAGCTGTAAGATAATTAGCTAAGTAGCGAAAACTGGAATCGAACCAATGTAGACACAGCTTATGAGACTGGTGGGAAACCAACATCCTTTTCGCAATATATTTTTTTGTAGCCCCTGCCGGTCCTGACCCGACGACTTCATTCATGTAAAAAATGCACTCTACCAACTGAGTTAAGGGGCTATTAGTAGCATATATCAGAATCAAACTGATGACCTTCCTCATATGAAAAGGACGCTCTAATCAACTGAGCTAATATGCTATTTAAAAAGAGCGGGTGATGAGGATTAAACTCACGGCCTCATCCTTGGCAAGGATGCGCTCTATCGCTGAGCTACACCCGCTTTTTTGATTATCAATATGTCAAATAACTCTGCAAACTTTTAAGTCATTGCTCGACTTGTAAACTTTTTAAGCAACAAAAAACCCGAACCTTTTTTAAGTCCGGGTGTGTTATGTTGTTTCCCTTTTAAGTTTTTATATCTTACTTCATGAAACAAAATGTTTTAACACACCCATATTATCGCGGCTATAATCGCCAGGGGTAATACACGCATACCCGACTGTCGGCATGACTGCCCAAATCGTTGTAATTGTTGTATGTGTTAAATTTTTCATTGAAGATGTTTTCTTTTTAATTAAACTTAAATAGTATAAAAAATTATTTTCTCAAATATTTCTTTCGACCAATTATAACGCAAAGATATAATTAAAGTTTAATAAAAAGCAAATTTATTTTCATTTATTTTTTATTTAACTTGTAAAATCCTGATATTCAGCTAAATAATTTTTTGTAAAATCCTAAACATAATCGTAAAATCCTGTCATTGATAATATTAAACAAAAAATCCACAATTTTTTTAAGCAAGGGAGCCAACGAATTTATTCGTTGGAGTATGTCAGTCAATAATATTTCCTTGCAATTTGTTTTTACCAACCTTCTTTAGCAACTCCGGATGCAACTGCAGCTTCTGCGTTAGCAGAGCTCATTATAGCACACATTTTATGTCCTTCTTTAGTTTCTCCTTTACATACGTATCCACCTTTTGCGTTTTTAGATATGATAGGATTAACGAAAGTTTGTTTGCTTTTTAATTTCATACAATATCCTTCTAATACGATTAATGTGCTCATGATTTTTAGTTTTAAGTTTTTTATAAATATGAAATATTTTATAAAACAAGTTTTAATATATGTTTATGTTCTAAATTAGCTTATATTTATATAAAAACAAGCTCATGAAAAATTTAAAAAAAATAATAGAAGAAACAGTAAGTAAAGTTCTGGGTGAAGGCGATTTTTTAACACATCAAATAAAAAATTCAATAAGCGTGTTAAATAATGTTTTCAAAGACAACTTAGTTGCAAAGATAAACGAAACAAATGATAAAGATAAACGAAACAAATGATAGTGTTATTGATGTTTATATTAAGAAATACAATATAAATGCATTAACAAAAATAGATAAAACGATAGAAAATTTAGGATATTTTATTTCTATTTTTAGTATAAATGGATTTCAAAAGAAATTTAACAAAGATTCATTTTTTAAAAAAATAAAAGACTTAAAAGAATTAACTCCAATATACCTAAAGCTGGAGAAAAAAATGGACTCAAATGAAGATATAGATACAATTATCCCATCTATGTTATATCACATTACACATGAAAGACATCTCGCAAAAATCAAGAAAATAGGTTTAGTTCCAAAATCTAAATCTAAAAAATCAGCTCATCCTGAAAGAATATATTTAGCGTGGAATGAAGAATCTGCTATAAAATTAGTAAAAGAATTTTCAGATTTAGAATACGAATTTGAACATAATTATGTTTTATTAAAAATTGACACAAGTAAAATTTCTGAGTTTAGACGTGATAAAAATTTCAAATTACATAATGACCCAAACTTTACAGATGGTTATTTTACATATGATAATATACCTCCTGCTGCAATAAATTTTGAAAATATGAAATTAATAAACCTTGAATAATATGAGTTTGTTAGAAAAAATTAAAATAGAAAGATTTATTTCGGAAGATATTGACGAAGTTAAACAGTTAATTAAAAACATACATTCAAAAATCTGTTTTAATGAAACAAATATTCACATTTATAATAATTTAATGTATAAACTTTTTTTTAACGGTTATAGTTTTCTTTTGGATTTTTCATTAAAAGTAACATATAGAAAAAAAATAATAGGAGTTATGTTATTATCTGACTTTTCGTTTTATTGGCTATTAGAAACATATAAAGAAGATGACAAAAACATAAGCAAAAAAATAAAAAAATATAAGAACAAAGAAGGTTTAAGGAGTGTTTTTTTTGGAATTGATAGGAAATATCAAAAAAAAGGATTAGGCTCTAAAATGATTGAATATATACAAAAAAACTATAAGCAGTTTGATTATTTGTGGGGAATTCAACATAAAGAGATTTCAAATATGGAATTTTTCTTAAAAAGAAGAAAAGTTGTTGCAGAAATAGGAAATTCCGTATATACTGTGCAGGATTTGAAATAAAAGCTTAAAACCCTTCTTTAGTAACTCCAGATGCTACGGCAGCTTCTGCGTTGGCTTTACTCATTAATAGACTCATCTTATGTCCATCTTTACTTTCGCCCTTTGCAATGTACCCACCCTTTTTAGTTAAGCTAATAACAGCATTAACCATTACTCCCTTTGATTTTGTCTTAAGACAATAAGCCTCTAATACTACTTTTTCCATTTTTTTTGGTTTTATAGTAAATATTAAAAATTTTTATTTTAAGTCGGTGATGTTATTAATTGAAATTTAGTAGGATGCGACAATCTATAATCAACTTGTCTTTCATCAACATATTCTCGATAATTAACATAACCTTTAACATATGGAGTTACGCGAGCATCGAAAAAAATAACATCTCCGTTATTTAACGCTCCTAATTTCTCAAATCCTTTTGTTTTGTTAAACCACAAATGGTCAGTAACAATTTTATCAGACTTATCCTTAATATCTTTTAAGAGTATTGTTTCTACAGGATATCCATGATAATTCTTCTTTGTTCCAAATTTCTCAAATATTCCACTAAATCTGTCCCGTATATTTTCTATTTTTTCTAAATCTTTTCTCATTGATAAAACCCTTTTCTTTTTATATAATTAGCAACTTGCGGTGCTAAAAAATCTTTCACATCTCTATTTTCCTTTATCTCGTTTCGGATAAATGTGGAAGACATTTCAATTAAATTAACATCAAACATTTTTACTTTTGGATGTAAAATTAGATTACCGCCATCGCTGGAGCTACGTGAATATACATAAATTTGATATTCTTCAAGTATTTTTTGATAATCTTTCCACTTGTGTAAGTTTTCTAAATTATCAGTTCCCATTATTATAACAAATTCATTTTCTTTAAATGTTTCTTTTAATAAATTGAGCGTATCTATAGTATACGAAGGTTTTGATAAATTAAATTCAATATCACTGGCTCTCATATGTTCATTATCAATTAATGCCATATTAACCATTTTTAACCTTTCTTTTTCTGATAGTAGAGAATTTTTATCCTTGAGAGGATTGTGAGGAGATATTATAAACCACACACATTCCAATTCGGTATGTTCAAGCATGTAAGACGCCAATATTGTGTGACCGTTGTGGATTGGATTAAAACTACCGAAGAATAAACCTATTTTCATATGTGATATTATTAAACGAAGATAATCATTATAATGTTGCAACTAACTTTTTTAAACTATTTATTGAAAAAAGAAATATAAAATGAATAATAAAGAACTAAGAAAATCGATAAGAAGGATTTTAAAGGAAAATCTTGAAAATTCTGATTGGGTGAATGCCAGTGATGCTCAAAAAGCTGCAATGCAAGATATAGACTCAGAAGATGAATTTGAACACTTAGGAACTAATAGGTTTGAAAAAGATTTTGATGTTGAAGATTTTCTATATGATTTAGAAGCTCAAAAAAATATGTCTGAGCCATCTGTAAAAAGATTAGAAAAACAAATTGGGCAATTAAAAAGATTTGGAAAGGGTTCTTTGAATGAATTATCGCCAGAAATAAGACAATCCGCACTTAAAAAAGCTGTTGATTATATTGAACAACCTGGAGATACCTATCATAAAGACCCGCTCCAATATATTAAGAAAAAAAACCAAGCAAATTCATTTATTTCTCATGTTAATCCTGAGTTAAAAAAAGAAGCTATGGAAATAGCAAAAATGATAGATGTAAATTGTGAAAGTCGTATAGAAAAAGAAGCGGTAGGAAGTACACTTGAACCAAATGTTGTATTATATTTTGGTCAAAACATTGCAGATTTAAGTAATCAAATACTTAAAATTGCCATTAAAAAAGATAATCATACATGGGAAACCAAAAAATTTATTCCTGAAAATATTCAAAGAAGATTGGCTAATTTTATAAAAAAGATTCAAACAAAAGAAATATCTAGTCCAGTTAAACAATTGAATGAGAGATTTCTTGGTGGATGGCATTATTTCGCAACTCCAGAAGGTAAAGAAGAATATATTAAAGACCTCGAGTCTAAAAAGATTAATGCAAAAGGAGAAGAATTAGAGCAAATTGAAAAAGAACTTAAAAAGTTAAAATCAATAAAACCAAAATCCTTAAAAGAAGAAACATCAAAACTTGACAAGCCAAAAGATTCTGCAGGAAATTCAATATCATCCGGAGTGAGAGTTGAAGATTTAGAGTCGGGTAGTGCTGGACGAGTTGAGAGATTTGGTATTGACGACAAAGGACAATTAACAGTTCATGTTGCTTGGATAACAAAATATGGACAGATAGCTCCAAAGTCCATTGTTTATCCCAAAAATATAATTGTTAAAGATTCTGCAAAAAAGATAACAGACGAAGGAATTAAAGATACTTTAAAAAATATTTATAAAGAATTGAATCCTATTGAAAAATGGAAACAAATGAAAGAAAATCGTAAAAAGCTCGAAAAAGAAGTTAGTGATTTACGAAGAGAAGTTTCTGAAAAGGAAAAAGAATTAGAAAAAATAGTGAATAGTAATCATATTAAAGCTGATGTAAGTAATGATGTTGACGAAGGAATTGGAGCTGGATTATCACTTCCAATAAAAAAAGGAGCCGGAAGCAGATTTAAATAAAACTATTTTGGAAAATAAGTTAAGAAAATATATTCAAAAAATCCTTCAAGAATCTTTAAATACAGAAGACATTCCTGAAGACATCCCCATTAAAAAAGATTTAAAATTCACTGAGACCTCAAGAGGTTCGCATCATGGCCAGCAGGATTTAACAGCTTATGCCACAATAGAGGGAATAGTAGTTGGCTATGTTGAATATTCTATATTTCAGAACGAAATCCACATAGAAATGATTGAAGTTGTTGAAGAACAAAAAAGACAAGGAATAGCAACAAAATTATTTCATTTTATAAGACTTAAAAATTCTGGTATGAAAATTATTCCAGGATATTCAACCGAAGAAGGAAGTAAATTTTATAATGCTTATAAAAGCAAAAAACTAAAAGAAGATATAAATGTTCCTATAAATGTTGGAGATACCGTTCTTGGTGGCCGTTTTAAAAATAAAAAAATTATTATTAAAGATATAGGAAAGTCAGATAAGGGCGACATTACAATTAATGACAAGCCTCTTTTAAAAGTTAGGATTCCAAAGAAAATAAATGAAGAAAAATTGACATGTTTATATATTCATGGTTTAGGAGCTGAAATATCTGATGATATTAAAAATTCTCTTTCCAAATACAATCTCATATATCCCAAAATAAACTACGACAAAACAACAAAACCATATTATCAATGTTTAGAAATATTAAATAAAGATAAGGTGGATTTTATAATAGGTCATTCTATAGGTGGAGTTATGGGTTATTATTTAGCTAAAGAAACAAATATTCCAGCTTTATTATTATGTCCGGCATTTGGAGATGAATATAAAGTTCTCACAAGTAAGTTAGTTAAAGATAATAACCCAAAAATAGTTGTTATCATAGGAAAAAAAGATGATGAAGTTGATAATAAAAAAGTTAAATCCACTTTAGAAAATCAACCCAATTGTGTTATTAAAGAATTAAATATCGGACATGATATTACAGAAAAAAATCTGATTTTATTTGCTGATGGTTTTGTTGAAAATTTATAATTGAAATTATTATTTTTTAATATAAAGTGCTTCCAGTTGGACTTGAACCAACGACCCGAAAATTAAGAATTTCCTACTCTACCATCTGAGCTATGAAAGCAATAATTTATAATGTATTATAGATATATGTTGAGTAAAATCCACAGAATGTTCTATTTTATGGATTGTGCTCAACAAATATGTAATTGTGTGTCCGACAAGATTTGAACTTGTGACCTCCGCATTAAAAGTGCGGTATTCTAACCAGCTGAATTACGAACACATAGTGTACCCAGAAAGATTCGAACTTTCAACGGCCTTTCGGCTCCCCACAGGGTAAAAACCTGTTGCTCTACCAATTGAGCCATGGGTACAAATAAAAAAGCCTGAATCTACACAGAGACTCAGGCTTTTTGGACTTATAAAAAAGTCAATGAGCTATCGTCCCCGGAGACCAGGGTTTCTTAGATTTTTTTATTTTGATTATTGTTAACATTTTGTTTATTTTTTTAAATTAAAAAGAGCCCACACTCAACTGGTGGCTAATTTTTATGAACGAGTATTACCCAAGTTCTGTCATCCACTATGACAAATTTCTATTGTTATTTTAACCTTGAATATCTTGACATTCCGTGATGTTATAGGTCTTTATAAAATCCTTACCATCAGTTATTATTAAATCCAAGTTACTTGAATAGTACCCGTTATTAGAACCGTGTCCAGCTATTTTTACAGAATGTCCTTGTATTGGAATTAATTCAATTCCGTAATCAGGAATTCTTTTGAAGAAATCATCATTTGTTAAATCAAATTCTAATCCTTCAAATCAGCGATTGTTAAATCATCTAATGTTAATGAATGTGATTCACAACAATCTGATTCATGATTTGAATATAACTTTACTTCATTTTCAAATTCAATTGCATCTGAGTCAACTTTTACTACTTTTAATTTGTTCATTTTATTTATGTTTTTGGGTGCTATATCGGCTACGACCCGATTACCTTCTGTACCACAAACAGACACTCTACCAATTGAGCTAATAACACCATATTAAATTTGTTTAAAATACAAATTTTAAGACTTTAATATTATTTACTTTTTCACTATATCCAAAATTTCTAATTTCATCATGTATTTCTATGTGACAATTTGCACAAACCATAATACATTTATCAACTTCTACTTTTAATCTTTCAAAACCATAAGATTTGCCACCAATAGTAAAATCTTTTTCACTTGGATTTGTATGATGAAATTGTAAAACTGATGTTGATTTATTATATCCACAACATTCACATTTCCATCCTTTATATTCAATTAATCTAATTTTACTTCTTTTTCTCCAATCTATAACAGCCTGACTTTTGGTTTTAGTTTTTTGTCTTTTTTTATTTGTTTTAATCAAATCATCAGAAATGTAATTTCTAATTGTTGTCCTATCTACCTTAAAATAAGCGGCTGTTTTTCTTAAAGACTTACTTTCTATATAAAAATTAACAACTTCTATTTCAATAAGTTCTTTTTTCTTAAATGTACCACTTGATTTATTTAATCCATACAAATTACATATTTTAATTAACTTATCTTCTCCAATGTCCAAAATTGACCTTATTTCGTCATAGCTTTTCAATTCTCTTCTGTAAGCAATTATTTTGTTTATAACTTCATCAGTTATTCCAATTAAAAAACTGTTTCTTACTCCGCCAAGTCCAACATTATTTATGTGATAAGACACAGTGCTTTTTGAACACTTTAATTGTTCAACTATTTCTTTTATAGTTGAGCCTTTTTCTCTTAAAGAGATAATTTTATTTTTCAAACCTTTATCCATATTATTAACTTTATTTGTTAATAAATATGGGATAAAATTCAAAAAAACAAAATTTATTTCAAAGAACGTTGCGGACCCGCCTGGACTTGAACCAGAAAACGCAGATTAACAATCTGAAGTGATACCAATTTCACCACAGGTCCCAATATTTATTTTTTAATTTCTTCTTTAGTAATAGAATCACCAACCTCTATTACTTTGCCAAAAACTTTTTTTGTCCAACCATTTATTCCTCCTTTATTATTTCCTATTAAACAACCTTTTTGTGCATTAATTGCTTTTACTAAATGTGTGTAGAAATTGCCGTGCACTTTCGCATAGACTATATCTCCTACTTTAACTTCATCTATTGTAATTGGGGCAATTTTATGTTCTTGTCCCGACTTAATTAAAGGAACCATTGAGTTTCCTTTTTCACTGGTGACGAAAGTCTCACCGTTTTGTAATCTTTCTAATTTATAATTTCTCATTTTTTATTATTTGTTTTGGCGGAAAACGGGCAAATCGAATACCATTCAAATTAACGAACCTCTCGCTTAGCAGGCGGAGACAACTCCCTGGTTGTTTCGTTTTCCATTTATTATTTCAAAGAACATTTTTTGCAGAGGCTAAGAGAGTTCAACTCTTACAACCTTTTCAAGTCCTAGCTATTTTCAAGATAGTGTACCTCCGTCAACTGGGAGCCTCTATGTTTGCCTATTAACTCTATCACTCACCTAAACGGTGGATTACAGAACTTCGGCAGGATTTTATTCCTGTTCAGTTAGTGGAGATTGCCAGAATTGAACTGGCGTTAATTTCACGGTTCTTCAAACCGCAGCTAGACCGTCTCAGCTAAATCTCCATTATTTTCAAAAAACGTTATAAAACAAAAAACCCGAACTCTTTTGTAAGTCCGGGTGTGTTTATGTTGTTTTAATTTTAATCTTTTACGATTCAAAAGGACAATACACACCCGCTCGGCTTTTATTACTAAAACTCGATTTGTTAAAATGCTTATGTGTATTATTTGTTGTCATTTTGTATTCTTAATATTCTTTAAATAGTATAAAAAATTATTTTTCTAAAAATTCTTATTATCAATTATAACGCAAAGATATAATTAAAGTTTCAAAAAAGCAAATTTATTTTGATTTATTTTTTATTTCATTAAAAAAGGTATCTCGGGTTTTCTGATAATTTGCCGTTGTCATACTGATTAGAGTCGAACTAATCGTGTTGCGTTTCTACATTTCTACAATTTACATTTTTACAAAGTCGGCCTTTTTGATTCTATTGCCTTTTCCATAAGGATGTCTTGTGAGACTTGTTTTTTGTATTTATCTCCTTTCGAAGTTAATTACTATGAACGTTTTTTAGAAACTTTCTTGAAACTATCTGGTGTATCGTCACCTGAACCTATCCGGTAAATGTTGCCGGAACCATCCATACTGGCCCGAGAATGTTTTTATTCAGAACTCATAAGAGATTCTAAATCTACATGAGAAAAAGAAAGCTCTATTGTTTTTTGATTTAATATTTCAATTTCATTTTGAGTGGTTCTGTACTTTGTTTTGAAGTGTGAAATTTTACTTTTCACTTCCGTAGAAGTAACAGCCGGAATATATTCAACTTTTATTGATTTTCTTGTTCCGTTTCCAAGGTTCTCAAATTTTGTTGTTTTTGTTGGTTTAGTGCGAGCTAATGCATTTTCATAAATTGATAATAGCAATTTGTTATTATGCATAGAGCGAACTTTATTGTCTACTTGATTTTCTTTGTTAAAAGAAGAAATCTTTGAATTTATTTCTTCAGAAAATCCAAGGGCTTTTTCCAAACGAGAAACAGCTTCTCCAAATTTTTTAATATCTGCCTCATCAGTAATGACCTGGTCATCTTCTTTAGTTGAACCAAGTGGAGCTCTAAAAGTTTCACTTTGAATAGATTGAACTGATTTAGAAATTTCATTTTTAAGTCTTAGTGCTTCTGATACAGTAATGTTCATGATGATATATTTTAATTATTTATTGTTTGGGATACAAATGTAATAATAAATTTAATACAAACAAATTTATTTACATTTTTCTTCTTTAGATAACTCTTCTATAATAACAGAAAGTTGTCCACATGCGGCACCGTTGTTAATTTCTGATTGAGTTGCCACTGCTACGGCATATTCAAAACCGCTTTCTTCTAATTGTTTTTTTATTTCTTCGTTCATTTTTTTGTTTTTTTAAATTAAAGTTAAACCGTTAAATCCAAATTTTAAATTCTTACCATTAAATACAACTAAATTAGAAGGATGTTCTGGCTTTAAAACGCATCTTGAGTATGCTTTTACAACCTCTATATCTAATTTTTCTGGTATATATAAATAGTTATTACATTTACAACTATCAAAATAATTCCATTGTTTTGATAATAACATTCTTTTCGTTTTAAAATCAAAACTCGAAAAGTCTATAAAATTTTCTTTACAAAAGTCATTAATTTTCATCAAAGAAACAAATCCAACATCATATATTTTTAAAAAATTTGCAAATTCTAAAAATTCGTATATTTCTTTCTCAGAATCAATATTGTTTTTAATTAGATTACAACTTAAATGTAGTAAGTTTTTGTTAATTAATTTTTCTTGAGCTCTTTTTAACTCTACGGTAGATAATGCCTTAAAACCTAAAATTTCATTATTCTTAACATCTTCATAGTGATGTCTACTAATAGAAATGCTATCAAAATTATTTATTTCGCCATTCTCGAATAAATTTAATAATTGAAATCCATTTGTGTTCATTACAAGAAATGTTTCCGGAAAGTAAAATCGAATTAAATCAATTATTTTATAAAGTTTTTTTAGTTCTAAAGTTGGTTCACCTCCAGTGATTGATATTTTTTTAACTTCAATTTCTTCTTTTAATGAAATTAAAGTTTGTTCAAATTTTTCAAAATCAAAAGCGTTTGCTACATTTTTAAACTCACAAAAAGAACAATTTGCGTTACATCCATTTAATTGAACATATAAATTAATATACGGTTCCGTTATTGGAACCATTTCACAGCCATTTAATGAACAGTTATGAGATTTTAAATCTATAGTTTTCCCAAAAATAGTTGTTTGCATTTTTAACAGTGGCTAAAATTACTTGTTTTACCTCCTCTACCACACGGATCTACATCAGAAGAATTAGAAGAAGATTTTCTCTTTAAGTCTTCAATTTCTTTTTTTAATTTTTCCAACTCTAAACATTTTTTATCTAATTCAATTTGTGTTTTACACTTTAATTTGAATTCTTTCAAAACTGCTTCTGAAATTTGCCCAGTATCAACAAGTGTTTTTTCTGCTGCTTCAACAAAAGTTTCCATATCGTTTGGGTGAGTTTTAGAAAAAAATTTATAATATTCTTCCAAAAATGCTATTTCGTCTTTTTTTGCCATGTTGTTTTTATTTTAAATTTACACCTTCAATAACTCCTTCTCCAAGATGGTTATTATTAGAAACTTCATTTGGATTTATAGGACTTAATTTAATGAAAAAATTGTCCTTATCAAAATTTTCTTTTAATTTATCAATATTAAAATCACTTTCATCAACTAAAGTCATGTTTAAAGTAGTTTTTAAGTTGCTGAAAGTTTTTATTTTTCCAAGTTCTGAAATTGTCATTTTCTTTTTGTATGGAATTAGCCAATTTCTTTTTTCATCTTCCAGTGAATGCAAAGATACTTGAAGAGTGATATTATCTTTTATCCAACTAAAATCAGCATCTTTAATTCCAATTGTAGAAACATAATGATGGGTATTTGAATACAAACTTGTAATTCTACGAATTGCTTCTTTAACATTTTCAACATTAAGTCCGAAATCACCCATTCTGGTATAATTAATTTTAAACTCCTGGCTTTTAGATGGATCAATATCTTTATTTTTTTCAATGACAAACATTACTTGTTCAACTATTTCCTGAGCTGTTAAATTTCTCCATTTTTTCATTTGTCCAGTTGCACAAAATTTACAACGAATAGGACATCCTGACATTACGCTTACACCAATCATATAGCGCTCTTTTCGACTTCCTAAATTTTCATCTTTTAAAAAATTTTGGTGTTTACCTATTGCGTTTTTTGTGTAAAATGGAAGAAATGTATCAGTGGTTTCTATCAACATTCCATCTTTTAACTTTAAACAATACACGGCTCCATTTGAGAATTCTTTTTTACCGGCGATTTCCATATTATTCTAATTCTTTCTTAATTTTTAATTTAGCTTGTTGCCTGGTTCTGTGTTTTTCAACCTTTTTTTCAGTTTTAATATCTGCTCTTTCTCTTTTAGCATCTCCTATATTATCATAATTTTCATAAGAAGTATTATGGTCTATAAAAGCCGGAGTATTACGTTTATCTCCGGTTAAACAATAAGGTTTCATTTTCCTTTGTTTTATCCAGTTTTTTATTTTTTTGTTTATTTTTTTAGTTCTGCTCATATTTAAAAAGTTGCAAATTATTCTTTAATGTCTTTGTGGGTCTATTTTTTTATGACAATTAACACAACAAGTTATTCCATCAATATTTTCATGTTCTTTTATTACTAATATAATTAAATTTTCAAATTCCTCATTATTTAATTCTGCTATTTTCCTTCCACTTAATATACCTAAAACTATATCATTAAATGATTTACTTTTATGATGCACTTCCAATTCTCTATTTTTAACAAAACAAAATTGACATGTAAAATCATCTCTTATCAATATTGGTTTTACCCATACTGGATATAATCTTGTTCGTATAACTTGATTTCTTTCTCTATTTCCTTTCCAAAACCAATGTTTTTCTCCGGTTACTTTCTTTATTCTTCCAGACGTATAGCCTTCAATTAGTGATTTTGAAACTTTTTCTTTTGTTTCTTCATTTTTCATTGGATTTTTATTACCCTTCATTCTGTCTGAATTTAATTTTGATACTTGTTTTTTAGTTAATCTTTTCTTTTTAACAGTTCTTCCATATTTTTTTATAGATGGATTATTGTCAGATTTCATTAAATCCACTATTTTCTTTTTATTTTTTTTCTTACATTTTTCACATTTTTTTCCTAATATTATTCTGGATTTTGTTTTTGTTGCATTTCTTTTTACAGTAGCATAAATTTTGTTACACTGTGGACATTTTATTTTTTTTTCTACAGTTTTATAATTGTTATGTTTGGTACCTTTACATTTCTCACACAAAACTTGATGTTTTGTTCCTGTAAATTTGTTTAAACAATACTTACACTCTTTATCTTCATGTCTTTGCTTGTAGTTTTCTGATGCTATCTTATTAGAAAGTATTCTTCTACATTCCTTAGAACAAATTTGCTGAACTTTTGTTCCTACAAATTTAGCATTACATATTACACAATTTTTATCTTCCATATTATTTACACCAACTTAACATACGTGTCAATTGTAAATATATGTGAATTTTATTTCAAAACAAATTATTAATAAAATGTTGTGAATTTTTACTGAAAAGCTGGCAATAAATCAGAAACTTCTGATTCGTGAAGTATTATTCCATTTTGGGCACAGAATTTTATAATTGACAAACAACTGTCTTTTTGGGCAGGATGGTTTCCATATGCCTTTAATTGATTGAAATATAACTGATGTTTCTCAGACTCTTGTCTTCTAACACATCCCAATGTAAGTCTTTCATTTGTTTTGTCATTAAAAACACGAAAACCTATATAATGTTTTTCAATTACATAATTATAATATGAAGCAATGCAATGATTCATTGTTGAGCCTTCATGATTTAATTCGTCAATAGTTGCAATCAACTCTATTCTAATATCTCCATATGCACCTGATAATTTAACGAATGGAGCTACTGCTTTTTTAAACTCTTCAGCGAGTTTTTTATCTAAACTTCCATCGGTTTTAAACTCGGATACAAGTTTATTATGAAGAATTTCAACAGAATATTTATTGAGATTTAAAATTTCATTTTCGTCTCTACCATAAATCTTTAACATGCGAACTGTGTCTACATATATCGTCAAATAATCTTTACCAGACACAGAAGGTTCATTCATACCTTGAGTGAAAAATGATTGTATTTGTTCAAAAGATAAAATTTCACCATCACCAAAATTACAATTTAATCTCAGGAAGAATTTTTCAATATCTTCTTCAGTGGAAAATTGTTTTAATATTTCTATTTGGTCCGGTGTTATTTTTTTGAGAGTTTCGGTCATGAATATTTTTTACTTAATTAAACGATAAAGTTAATAAAATGTTTCCAATTAACTTTTTTTATTTAAAAATATCTTTATCAAATCTTTAAATACGGTACTTTCTACTTTATTTGATTGCGTAAACGTTTCTTCACCATCTAAAACTTTGGAAATAACTTTTTCTTTTTCTTTCAATAAATTCATTATATCTTCATCAATAGTTTCGCAGCAGTATAGTGTGATAATTTGTACATTGCCAATTGTTGTTGCTCTATGAATTCTGTCATGAGCTTGCGTATTAATGCTTGGACTGAATGACTGAGAAATCACAATAGCAGTATTTGCTATAGTGAGTGTTATCCCAACCGAGGCGGCGCCTAAACTTCCAAGAAACACCATAACTTCACTATCTTTATCCATGAATTTTTGAACTGCTTCATTCTTTTCATCCATTGATTTCTTACCGGTAAAAACCACCGATTTATTACCAAAGTATTGATGTAATTCGTCAATGTTTTTTAAAAATTCTGCAAATACAACAATTTTTTCACCATTTTCAATATAATTTTCAATTATCTCAATGGCTTGTTTTGTCTTTATGGAGCAAGTTATTTGTTTTAGTTTTTGGGCTTTAGCTAAGTATCCCAATTCGGTTTCTACTTCTGTAATTTCATCAACAACACCTTTTTCAGCTTTTTTATATTCTCGCCACTGTTCCAAAGAAAGTTCAATAGGAATGTCGGTAAAAGTTTTTGGAGGTAAATGCTTAAGGATGTCTTCTTTTTTTCTTCTTATAAAATATGGAGATATTCTTTCGCTTAATTCTTCTAAATTAGAATTTCCACTAAAATCCCAATATCCATATTCATTTTCGTGACCATTACAATATCTAACACCAAAATGATGCTGATTTTTAAATTCATCTGGAGCTATCATATTTAATAGAGGAAATAGTTCGTAGCTCCTATTTAAAATAGCGGTTCCCGACATGAGAATCTTCCTTTTAATGCTTTTAAAAGCCTTTCTTGAAATTTTGGAACGAGCACTATCCATGTTTTTTAAATAATGTGCTTCATCAAATATTATTAAATCATAATCCTCTACCCTTAGTTCAACGTCGTCTTTTTTAATAAATTCCAAAGCATCAGCCTTAGTTTTTATCGATTTTTGTCTTTTACAGTTTGGACATTCTTTGTATTTTTTCCTATCATTAATTTCAATAAATCCACATTTTGGCGTTGTGCATTTGTGAGAAAAATTATATCTTATAAAACTCTCAAGACTTTCATAATTAATAATATGAAATAAACTTTCTTCTTTTGTATATACTACTTCATTTGATTTTCTTCTTGGTTTCCATTTATACACAAAGGCTTTTTCATTAGAAAACTTTAAAACTTCATTTCTAAAATTTAATTTAAGACTGGCCGGCATAATTGCTAAAATTTTTTTGTCTTTTTTTGTCATTATACCATACAAAATACTCTCTAAACTTTTACCGGTTCCTGGTTCATCACCGATTATGGCCAATCCTCTACTTTTATCACAGAAAATAGCTGCTTGTTTTTGATATTCATACGGTTCTATTTTCATAAAGCCCCAATCAATAACAGAAGTGTCTATTGTTTCGTATTTGGCCTGAAGTGCTTCTTTTTTTGTTTTTAGTCTCAATTCAAATTCCTTCTTCAACTTTTCAACATCTTCCGGCTCCATATTCGTAAACTTGAACTTCAAATTATTAGACTTAATAAAATCAATAATTTTAGCCAAAGCAGCTTCATTAACTACGCGATACCAATCATTGAATATTGTTCCGTCTTCTTTCCTAACAGAATCCATTTTGGTTTGTTGTTGGTCTTTAGGCAAGGACTTAATAAACTCAGACAACGATTTATTAAAATGAAAATAAGGCTTAATAAAATTAAACCTTACTTCAAAATTTGTTCTTAATTTTTTTATTTCTATTGACATATACTTTTTAATCCCACCAATGATTTATTCTTTCGTTCAATACTTTAAACAACAATTCTTGACATCTTTTTTGATTAAAATCAGCTAACATCATTGCTAACTTTTTTTTGCTTGATGTTAAATTTCTATCTTGTTTAAGAACTTTTTTTACACTTGCTTTGTGTTTTCCAAAATAATCATCAAATTTTTCCCATACAGGGATAATATCCAACTCATGACAATCTGCATGTTCCTCAGATTGAATCCAATTAAAATCATCTTTACAATAATCCATATATTCCATACTATAATATTCTTCTTGAACTTTTTCTATCAAATTAAGGCATAATGTAATGTCTTTATTAAGAGCTTCTACTCCTGTATGTCTATTTGCCTCAACAAGATATTTGCGTTGCTGTAATAGCTTAAATTTGATTATTTCAAAAATATAGTGGTCATCCCAATTTTTATCTTTATAAATAATCGGAATCCAAGTAATAATAGATTTAATTCCTTCAATAAATTGATTTAACCAAATAGGTAAATATCTTTTTATTGACTTTCTATTCCAAGCAGAATCTGCTGGAACCTGTAATTGTTTATGTTGTTTTGTTTCCATTTTATATTATAAATAACCGTAAATGCAAATAAAACTGTTTTTAATGTAAAATGCAATGTTCGTTTAATAAATTATTAGATATTTATAAGAATAAAACCATATTAACATGTCATTAGAAATAAAAAGAAGTGAACTCGATTCCTTAATTCAGGAAGAGGTTTTAAAACAAAATAAGAAACTTGCTTTAGAAAGCAAAAAAAATAAGATATTAAAAAGCTTAAATGAGCTTGATGGTTCCGGCCAAAACACAGCAGGCGAACTTAATGCTGCTGTATCCACTCCAACACCAAGCACTCCACCTCCAAGCACTCCAGCACCGAGTGAAGCTGGAAAAAAAGAAGAAAAACAAGAAAGCATTTTTGATGCTAAGCCCGGAGAAACAGTTATTTTCAACTTTCAGGATGTAACAATCAAAGTACAAAGGCAATTGGACGATTTATTTCGTGTGGTTGATGCTTCTGAGAGTAAAAAACTTAAAGATGGGGATTATGTAAAAATTCAAGGAAATGATACTCTTGCTAATGGTAAAAAGTTTAAATTTATAATCTTAAGACAAGCATTAAATTATGAATCAAATCCGCTACAATCTTGGAAAGTAATTAAAAATTAACTAACCACAGTTAAAGAATTAAAAACCCTCTCAATTTATCGTTGAGAGGGTTTTTGTTGTTAAAAGCTTTATTTTTACAATCCGGCCAATCTTCTCATTCTTTCTCCGCTATTCATTATGGTATCTTTTCTACTTGTATTAATTCTTGAAGCTTTGTTTTTGCTATTATTACTATTTCCGACAAGAAGTCCTTCTGACATAGGTGGCGGACCTTGAACTGGAGCTTCTGGTGTATTGTTAGATTCTGGTCCGGCTAAATCAGGTGTTTGCTCTGGTTGAGAAAGCGTATCTCCACCTTCTTTTGGTTCAGTTATTGATTTAGCAACTTCTCCCTGCCATGATTTGAAAAAGTCATATAGATTAGCTGGAATTTTATAATTATTTTCATCAAGACTCATTTTAGACTCAACGAAAACTCCATTCGTCACAGAGAAACTCCATTTAAGATAATTGTCAGATTTTAAAATAATTGTTCCTGACCACAAGGAATCAACTCCGCTTTCTCCATTGTAAAATTTCATAGAATATCCATTATCCTGTTTGTCAAATTTAACAAGAGGACTAACTTTTTCTCTAAAATCATTTTCCCATTTTATAACTTCTGCCTTTGTTATCTTTGGTGCTTGCGTTTCTTTTGGTATTGTGTTTTCTGGTTCCATTTTAATTTTTTTTGTTAAGCTTTCATGCCGGCTCTAAATAAATATTCATCTATCTCGCCCTCATCTTTAAGTGCTGGATTAAATACTTGTTTAAGCGGATTCATTGGAAGTTGTTTTTCAGGCTCTCGAATAGTCTCGTTAGCTACTTTTGTAACTTCTGCTTCAATTAACTTTAATAATTCTTTCTTTGTCATTTTATAATTCTTCAATAAAATAATTAGCCTTTAACCAAAGGGTTTTATAATGTTTTTTTAATAAATCTTTTATAATGGTTTTGACTTTTTCTTCATCAGTGATTTTTCCATCTTTTATTCTACTTTTTAATTCTGTATCTAAAACGTCTTTAATCAAGTCTTTTATTTCAGTCTTGGTCATTTCTGTTTCTAATATTATTTGTGTTTTTGTATTCATTATATATTATAATTTAGAATATTCCCATTTAAATCCACCAGCAGTATATTTATTATTTTTTAAACATTTTGATATTTGTTTTCTTGAAACATTTAATGTTTCAAAAGCGTTTTTTATACTTCTAAAACAATTTATAAAAACACCATTTTTATCCAATTGATTTATTTTCTTGGTATTTTTTGGAATATTTCCAATTCTTTTATATGGCTCAAAAATAAAATTTTTAATTTCACATTCATAACACCAATAAAAACCTCCGGCACTTTTTCCATTTTTTTTACAACACCTACTTAATGATGAGTTATTTATTCCTGTTATATATTCAGCCTCTGTTAGTGATTTGAATTTTTGTATTATTTCTCCAGTTTTTATATTAATCTGTATTATCCCTTTAAAAAAATTTTCATTTTTCTGACCAAGATGAGATTCTCTTAAATTTTCAATATGAGAATCTGAAAAAATAATTCCTTTTTTATTATCTGACATTAATTTTTTTGTTTCCTCAGAATGTTTCCTGTTTGTACTTGAAATTGATATTCTCTTTTTTGTTTCTTCGGAGTGTTTAAAATTTATAGCCCCTGTTCCTTTCGCATTTGCATTAACAAGTTTAAAACCCCATACTTTAAATTGGCAAATCCAATATTGCTCCCAAAATTCCCAATCATTATTATCTACAATATCTAATATTTCGAAAATTGGAAATAATTTCTGTTTCCGCAATGATTTAATCCAATTAACTCTATAACTTCTTCCTTTTTTGTCTTTTTTGTGAGAGCGAAACCTAACCTTTGGATTAATTGTTTTTCCAACATATCTCACTTGTTGAGTATTGGGGTCAGTCAAAGTGTATATATAACAAAGATTATCCATTAAATTCTTTTGAAAGCTTATTAAGTATGTTTATAATATTTTTATTAGGAAAAATATCAGATTTATCAAGTCTCACATTACAATGAGTAAAAATTCCAGGCAATGTATTATCAATTACTGCTTGATTATATTCAAACCAATTATAATCAAAAGAAGTTTGAACCTTTATTTTATAAGTTTTTATTAAAACTCTTAATAATTTTTCAACATTAGATATCTGAGTATCTGTGAAGTTTTCAAAAAAACTATAACCCCTAAATGGTTTATCTAATTTTAGAACATTCGCTTCTGGGACTTCTTTATTTACATAATTATAGTATTTTCCGTCTTTAAAAGTTAATGGACCCCAAGAACAGATTTCTATTCCTATAGAAGTTCTATCTAATCTTCCGTTGGTACCTTTAAGACCTAAGTGATAACTATAATATTTGGGGTCAAAACATTCATAAACTTCACCTGTATTTCTATCTATAACAAATGCTGTTGATACAGTTGTTTCATCAGCATTCCATCCTCCAATTACATTTTTCGCAATTGGACCACCAGCTGTAAAATGCAGAAATATTTGCGTTTTAGAAGTTTCTTTTTTAATGTATTGAGCATCAGGTTGTCTTATGCTTTTATTTACTACTAAATCGCCATAATTAACAGGTGGTTGAACTTTTAATGGAGAAAGTGATGGATTGCCAGTGAGTTCTGATTTAGACTTTAATAAATTATAAGTAATTTGTCCAACTATTCCATCGGCTTTAAGATTATTGTGAGATTGAAAATCAATAACACCCAATTCGGTTCTTGAGCCAAAATCTCCATCTATTATTAAGTCATAACCATTTAATGAAAGTAGTTTTTGTACTTCAGATACAGTTTCGTTTCTATCTCCTTTTTTTACTGGTAAATTAGCCATATGCTTATTTTGTAATAAATAGGCTAAAATTCTTTGATTCTTATTTAATTCTTAATATATTATAATTCCAAATACATATAAATTTCCCCTTTTCTTTTATGATATTCTTTAAAACCAAATTTTTCATAAATTCTTATTGCTACTGAATTTCCTTCATAAACTCCTAAAATAGCAATATCTATATTTTTCTTTTTCATTTGTTTAATCGCTTCTTTTAAAAGTAATTTACTATAACCTTTTCCTCTAAATTCTTTACCAACACTAACATCAGATACTATACATAATTTTTTATTTTTAAAGTAAGAAATTGCCAATCGGTCAAAATGAAATTCTTTATAAATTTTATAAAACAACATTATTTGTCCAATTATATCCATTTTTGATGATAAAGAAACCCTATCATATCCTTGGTCTTCATGACTATAAAATTTAAGAGTAGGAGAGTCTAAAGTTTTTTTAACTTCTTCTTTTATAATGATTTTTAGTTTCGATAGGTTCATCAGAAATAAATAGCGATAAATTATTCTTTTAAAATCCCTGACAGTTTTCTCATTCTTAAGCGCTCCCCTTCAAGAGTTAATCCACGTAGTATTATAGAGTCATCAAAAAACTCAAAAAAATCCTTAATTTCTTTTGTGGATTGTTCGTATATTTTAGACTTAAATTCAGAATTAAAATCGGCGTCTTTAGTAGTATTTAAAAATTCATTCAGGAAAGTTTCAACATTTCTTTCTTTCATTTCCAGAGAGGGAAACTCTTTTCCGTTTTTTGATATATTAAAATTAATTGATTTAGAACCTTTATCGCTAAGTCCGGAACCCTTCAAAATATAATGGTCATTAGTAAAATCGTCTTGATATATTACTTCTAAAATTATCTCAGGAGCTTCGGACTTTATTTGCGCCTGAACTTTATGTTCTATGGCTTTTTTCATTTTTTCTTCATTGTTACCGGCGTTAATTTAAAAAATTTGCCATCAATTTTAGCAATGTCTTCTCTTACCATTTCTGCTTTTTTTACTTTTTCATTTTCCTTTATAAGACTTGGAACGGAAACTAATAATTCACTCATAAATTTTTTCATAAGATTAGAAGAAATTTCAGTTATTGTTCTTTTTAATTCAACTTCATTTATAAGCTTATATCCTTCTGGAACATTTTGAGTCCTATTAGTTTGATTTTCATTTAAAAGAACTTGTCCATTTCCTTGTTTAGCTTTATTTTGCTTTTCTGCAAGTCTATTTTTGATGTCCGTGAAAAAATCTGTACCATTATTTTCTGATTCCACATCAGATGAATAACTTCTTGTAGGAGAAGAAGCTCTTTCAAATGTATCGCTTGATGGGGTGTTATCTCCATATAATGCTTTTTCATAAGCATCAAAACTTGGACCTGAAACTGATGGTTTTGCTATACTTTCTGCTATTTGTTTTTGTTGAGGTTGGCCTGGAATATTTTTCTTAACAGGAAGTTCAAGTGGAATAAATCCATTTTGAGCTTTTTCTTTTTCGATAAAAGTATTTATTTCTTCTTTCTTTTTACCATTTTTTATTTCCATAAGCTTTCTTGCAAATTCAGTATTTCTAACCGGAAGTTGAACTGTAGCTGGGTCAACAGGAGACATTGGAAGTGGAATTCCCATATCTTTAAATTTTTTTAATCTATCTTCGTTAATATTAGCCATTTTGTTTTATTTACTATTAAATATATTAAAAATCATCAAAATCTTCCTCTTCTCCTTCTTCTTCTGAAATATTACCTTCACCTGATAACTTATCAGTCAATATAGTCACATTAGAAACAACCCACTCATGAATTAATTTAATTTGATTTTTTTCTAATATATTTTTAAATTTTTCAATTTCATAACTTAACATATCGGCTTTTAATGTTAATATATTTCCTATTCTTCCATATTTTCTAAATTTTATACCTCTACCTATTTTTTCAAACATTAATTCTTTAAATTCTATATAACTGCTTTGTTCTAATTCTTGATAAGATACATTATCTCCATAACATTCTTCAAATGCATTCATAGAAGAAAAATATTGTAAATCAATAAGGACGCACGTAGTACTAAGTCTTTCTGGTTTCATTATTTGTATTTTAGTTTAATTACTTGAATATTTTCTTCATCCCACCAAGCATAATAATTAGGATAAATATTTTTTTCAGTTATAAAAAGCTTTTCTATTTGTTCGGATATTTTTATTTTATTGAACTTATTGGTAAGTTTCTCCTTCTCCAAGTTAACAACCTTGTCTTTAGTTTCTATTTTAGCAAGCTCTCTTTTGGCTTGCTTAAACTCAACTTTTAAAGAATCTACAATTTCTTTCTTAAATTTTTTTTGATTTTCTAATATTTGCTTCCTGCTGTGCATAGATAAGTTCAAATATAAGCTGTCATTATTTAATGTAAAGGGCAAACAATTTTGTTATAATTCCGTTTAAACAACTATGAGTCAGCCGGCAATTAAAGAAAAACAAGAAAAAGTTAAGAATACGCCATGGACAAACATTGGTATAAAGGTGGATTTGTGTTCATTTTTGACGAGGAAAGTATTAACTGAAAAGTTTTCTCCTCAAAAAGCTAAAAAAATAGAAATGCGTAATTTCTTTATTTCGAAGATTGATGGGTGTGAATTATACGTGAATGATATCTATCCTGATTACATATTTTACATTAAAAATATCAATGGAAATAATGAGATTTTAATGGAAAAAAGTGAAAAAAACAAGACGTTTTATATAAAATATACCGGTATTTGGTCAGTTTTCGAGAGCCTGTACCTACTTGAATACTCTGATATTCAATCATTTACACAGATTGCCCTTGAAGAGCTCCTAAAATTACAAGGGTATAAAACTCTCCGCGGGATTCAATGCGTACATTACGGCCTTGAAGAGCTCCTAAAATTACAAGGGTATAAAACACGGCATCGGGGACAGGCTATTTTGCAAGTCCTTGAAGAGCTCCTAAAATTACAAGGGTATAAAACTGATTGCCCTACAACAATACTTTTTCCTTCCCTTGAAGATGGTCTAAAATCTAACGATTAAAAAACTTCGCAACTTTCTGAACACCCATTGCTTATATCTAAGTCATTGCCATTAATATCGAATTGTTCATATTTTGTAGCGTCGTCCATGGCTTTTTCAAATGGTTCCTTGCTTAAATCTATTATTTCCTGAGCCATCATATTTTTTCTGAAAAATCTTAATTTTTTTTCTGTATTTCCATATTTTTCTTCCATTCTTTTAGGAAAATCAAAATATTCCGGATTTTCAACAGCTATAGTAAGATGTTTTCTTAAACTTTTTTTCCAACACCACTTACAGTTTCCTTGATAACCTTTAAGTTCTAATCTGAATGGCATTTGATTCCAAAAGAAATTTATTTTTTGTTTTGTCATCGGCATAATTGAAACCAATGGATAAAAAAGTTTTTCTTCTGCAAATTTTTCATTTACCCGGTCTATCTCATCTACTCTGATTCCGATTGCTGTTTCATAGTCTCTTTTTTTCCAACCAATAGACCTGGCATAATGTTTTATTGGAACCTGTTTTAACTCCCTTGTGCAGTGTGGAAATTTTATACTTGGTATTGTGTATTTTTTTATTACTTCTTCAAATGGTTCGCCTTTGCGACTAGCAGTTTCGAATGTTACGATTTTACTTTTTGTTCCTTTTCCTTTTTCAGAAACAACATCTGCCTCAATCCAAACTACTGGAAAACCAAAATGGTCAGAACATTTTTGAACGAAGTCTAAAGTTTGTTCATTCTCTTCTCCAGTGTTGGCAAATACAAAAATCATATCATATTCATCTTGCTTATTCTTCCAAAGCCACTGAGCCATAAAACCAGATGTTTCACCTCCACTAAAACTTACTAATAATTTTTTTTTCATTTATTTAAAATCACAATTTTCCTTGATCCAATTAATCCAATTTTCAGACACCCTATTAACTGATTCATATTCTTCTTCGGTCATCACAGGTTTTATTATTGTATTTTTCGCAATGACTAATGGTGTTATTTTTCCAAAAATATATTCTGAATTTATTGATTCTTCTTTTTTCATTATAATTTAATTATATAAAACTTTTACATCTTCTCCTTTTTCTATTGAAATTCTTCTTTCTCTATGTTCATCAAGCATGTATTTGTATTGATTTTCATTGTTATTACATAATGTAGGATTTGATTTATATTGACAAAAGAAACAGTCTTTTTTTCTGTCAACACATTTAGCTTTTTGAAAGTCTTTATTAATGTGTATATCTCGTAATGTGTTAGCCACAAGAGTTACTGCTTCATTAATGTCATCATTCGTTGAGAAGATTTCTACCGGCTGTATAGCTCCAAATCCTAATTCTGGACATTTTTTGCTTTTTAATCGATTTAGAACAATGTATTTACAATCAATTTCATCCATAGGTACATTGAATTTTCTTGAATAAAAATATTTATATAATCTCATTTGAGCCACAAATATTTTATCTTTCTTTTTCTTTTGTACATCCCACTGTTCGGAACTGGACTTCCAATCAATAATTAATATTCTTCCAGTTTTTTTATCTTTTAAAATCAAATCTATAAATCCTTTAAAATGAAAATTATTAAATAAATTTTCATAAAGAAGCATTTCTACGCCTATCAAATCGTATTTTTCAAGTATTTTTTCAGTGGATAAGAGTCGTAGTATATGTTCACCTTGTTCAGTGAATGATTCTACGTTTTCATAATCTTTTGTATTCATCATTTTATCCATCATTTCTTTTGTGAAATATTCTTTAAAATGAGCTATTCTTCCTTCTAAATTTATTTTATCTCTAACTCCAATTTCTAAAGCCGAATGTATTGCACTTCCAAATATCAAGTGAATAGACGTAGGAGAAACTGCTAATTTTAAATATTTCTCAAGTAAATGTTTATGACCACATCCTCTGAATTGTGTTAATTCGCTAAAACTTATGTGTATAAGATTAGGATTTTTACTTTTAATCTCTTCGTATTCTGTGTTTTTGTCCATAAATTCAAAAATAACTGGTTTTTATGTTAAAAACAACTATTTATATTATATAAACTAAAAATAATTTACAATGAAACTAAATTTAAAAATGTGGAAAGATATTCTTACCGAAAAAGTTGGTACTGAAAAATTGTATTCTCAAGGAAGAGTGTATTTGTTATTTTCCGTAATAGCTTATTATATAACTTTGGGTTTTGTTACTTGGAAGGCTTTAAAGCCAACAATTGACATAGCCGAGCCAACACTAAATACAATAATAGATGCGTTACAATGGGCAATTTTACTTTTCGCTTCGTATTCTATGGGAACTAAAGTGATTGGCGGAGTTAAAACCGTATTAGGAAAAACACCACAATTACCGCAAGAACCAGTTGTTGTTCCTAAAGATGAAAACGTTGATAACGCCGGAGCATAATTAAATGTTGATTAGCGAATCATATAAAAACAGATTAAGAGAACTTGCTGGAATAAAAATAATTTCAGAAGCAAATGGAGACGATGAAAGAACGGCAGCTTTTGCTATGAGCAATCAAAGAGTTCCTTATAATAAAGATTTAATGATTCAAGCAATTGAAGAAGGTAGAGAAGTTGGTATTTTATTTCAAAGTAATAATGAGAAATATAAAATGCCAGTAGCTAAGTACAGAACAATCTTTCCGGTTTGTTTAGGCACGTCTAAAGCTGGTAAACAGGTAATTAGAGCTGTACATAAAATAGGTCAGTCAGAGTCAGCCGCTTTAAAAACTGGAAAAAGAAGCCAAGAAGTAAAAGACGAGTGGAGAATGTTTAAAGTGTCTAATATTAAATCGATGTGGATGACTGGAAAATTTTTCAGTATTCCGCCAAAAAATTACAATGCAGCAGATAAAGGGATGGTGAACATAGAAGTGGCGGCAGATTTCGATAAAATACAGAAATTTCAATCTGAACTTATTAAAAACATGGGAATTGAGGGTAGACCAAAACCAAATATTATTCCCTTATTTAAAGAACCAGAACAAGTCATAAATCCTGAACAACAAACAGATGCCATAAAAGAACCTAAACCTAAAAAGGCAAAAGGTACAATAACGCCGATAAAGACAATACCAACTCCATCATCAAGAGTTAAAAAAACAATTCCACCACCTCCTACAATAGCAAGAAAACAAAAAAAGAAAGACAACATTTAAGTTTCCTTTTCTTATTTACAGAAGTGGTCGGCTGCATAGCTTGCTGCCCACGAACATGGTTTAACCTCTAAATTAAATCCCAAATATTTCATGTAGTTTTTTGCTTCCTGAATCACGCCTGATGATTTATATTGAATACTTAAGTTATAATCAGAGTGCACCTCAAAATTAATTTTATTTTTCTTTAAAAAAGGTTTAAGATTTCTCACAACTTCGCCGGTTATATCAGTTTCCCTTAATAATCTATATCTGTAATCATACATTTTAGGAAGGTCAAACCTTGATACGACAACGTGTGCACCGTTACCATCTACGTATAATACAATCACAGACACAAACCTTGTGTAAGAAAGATAGCTTTGAGAATCTGTTCCAAAAAAAATGGAAATTTCTTTTTCTATTTTAGAAATCTTTTGTTTTTCCTTTTCTACTGTTATGAAATTTAAAATGTAATCCTTTATATCACAATCAATTTTTGTAAGGTGTTTTTCTTCTCCTTGTTCGGTTTTCCAAACGAAGTTATATCTATCACTTATAACATACTTATTATTAATTGTTTCACCCCAATTCAATGGAGGTGTGGAATTATATAGTAAATCACTCTTTTCTTTTAATTCTTTAAAAAAATCCTTATTATATCTTTTTGCCATTTTATTTCCATTCTTTATAATTATTAAAAAAGGCAGAGAAAACTCCCTGCCTTTGAACAACGCATTGTGGTTAATTGTTCCTATTGCTGTGCATTAAAATGTTCAGCAAGAGCAGTTGTTGATACAACAAATTCTTCTTCTTTTTTTGATTCTTTTTCAGCAGAAGTCATTCCACTTGGATTTTCAACAATTGTCAATCCTTGCTTCCAGTTAGATAATCTTTTTCGGAAACCCATCATTACACTTTCTTGAATTTCGTTACTTTGTGATTGTAATTTTTTAGAAAGTTTTGGTATAATGTTTTTATACCCGGCATGTCTCGCTCTTGATTTAAGCTCAAGAAGCTCTAATTCAATTTCTGCTATTTTTTCTTGTTTCATAATATATTTTTTTATTTCATTTTTCTACAATCAGTTGGAAAAACCTTTATGGAGTTAGCATAGATGTCATAAGTTGCATGAACTATGTCCAATACATACTTTTGGCCATCCGCATCTGATGTTATACATTTTCCTTCTCCATCCGGATGTCTAAATGCTTTCAACACCTTGGATGTTGCATCGTTAAAACTTTCCTGTTCTTCATACACCAATTCTACTGGATTCCATTTTCCAGTTGATTTATTAAATTCTGGCGTTTCAAAAGTATACCCTAAATATTCCATATATTAAAATTATTTGTTTGTTTGCTTCAACAAAGATATAGAGTAGTATTTAAAAAACCAAGAAATTTTAAATTATTCTATAATATTAAAAAAGAAATACGGAATTATTGGGGAATCTTCTCTATAATCACAATCGAAAGTATAACCTTTATAGATAACATCTAAATCAAATTGTCTATGTTCATTTCCTAAACCATCTAAAAGATATATTTTTATTATATTAACTCTCTCAAAATCATGAATCCATTCTTTAATATGAATAGCAGTACTTATTTTTATTGTTTTTTCATTGTTGAAATTTGAGATGAAAAATCCTTGTATATTATCATTATTAATTATTTCATCGTCGATTTGCATTTCTACTATAAATCTATTTTTTCTTAAAAAGTCCATAGTAAAAAACAACGGTAATCCATAACGTTTCAACATGCCATCTTTAGAAATGTTGTGACCACAAGAAACCTTTTCTATAAATACTGATCTTTTTCTACCTATATAAGTTTCATTGCTGTCCATTAAACCACTTATCTTTATACTTTAGTATTTTTTGCATCTTTATAGCATCTAATATTAAGCCTTTTCCATTATTCAATGTTATGGTGTAGTTTTTTGATAAAGCGTTCTCTAAAGCCTCAAAACTAAGTCTTGTTCCCTCTATGGAAAAGCCTCTTTCTGTGAATTTCACATCAAATGGTCTTTGTGAAGTTTTATCAAATTTAACCAAATAAGCTTTGTTTGAAGGTAATGATTCAGTGGGGGTTTGAACTGGTGCCTGAACTGGCGAACTTTGTTCTGCAAACGTTCTTTTTATTATTGGTGCTGACATTTTTTTTATTACTTTCTTTATATGTTCTGTTATGGCAGAAGTTTGTGTTGTTGTCTGTGAACTTACATCCGGTTGATTTGAAATATTTTGTTGCATTTTTGAAAGTTTTATTTTATCTTCCGCTTTTTTCTTTTGGTCTTCGACACTTTTTTTCATTGTATCAAGTTTTTTCATTTTTTCTTTCTGAGCTTTCATATTTAGACCTTCTGCATTTCTTTTGTTTGGTTCCTTTAATGCACTCATCATTTTCACAGAACCTTGAATAGATAAATTGGATTGTGTTTTTTCATCATCAATGAAAGAATCCATTTTGTCAAAAGTACTTAATGTTTCTTCATCACTTTTTTCATCATCTTCCTGCTCTTGTTCTTTGATTATTTTATTAATTTCAAAAAGAACAGCTTTATCCATATATCTTAAACCAGATTTCATAATAATAAATAGCATTAAAAAAGGAAAGGCCACCATAAACCGGCAACCTTTCAATTCTACTTGTTTTAAGATTAAAACTACTTTTGACCAAATAGGTCTTTCATATGTTTCTCAAATTTCTTTTCAGCAATTTTCCTGGCATCTACCAATTCTTTTTTTCTTACATGCTTAACTTTTTGCGTAGCTTTGAGTCTTTTATTTCTTTTAAGTCCTCTTTTTTGAGTGGCTTTTTTCTTATTAGCTGGTTTTTTCATAATTCTTTTTTTGATAAAAATAAAGCCAAAACAAACTAAAGTAAAGAACTATTATCTACGATTTATTTCATCTCTAACTTGTGCCGCTTTTCTATAGTCTTCATATTCTAAAGCTTTCTCAAGTTCGATGTTTAATTCATCTATATTCATATCAGTTACATTTTTTGTCGGAGCCGGTCCTTTTTCTTCTTCTGGAGTTCTCGTTAATAAATCTTCTTGATTTCTACCTAACAAAGCTGCTATTTCATCTTCATGTTCTGGAGGAAACATATCTTCTGGTTCAGGAATTTCCTCTCCTTGATTCTCATATGCTTCAATTTCACCACTTACAAGTCTTACTATTTGTTTTATTTTTTCTATAGCTCTTGGTCCGTCATGAATTGTGTCATCCATTAATGTCATAAATTCGTCAGGTTCCATTGAGGCCATTTTATTAAGAACATAAGCTATTATGGTATAATCTTCACCTTCTTCGACAACAACAAACGATAATGCATCATGAAGATATTTCCAAAATTGAGGTCCAATTAATTTTAACCAATGCTCATCATAATAAGAATCAGCCTGTTTAACAACTTCTTTAGCCAAAGGTTCTCCATGTTTTTCTTGAATGTCTGACAAATGTTGTAAAAACAAGATTTCAACTGCAGCTTTTGCTACTTCATGTAAAAGAACTGGAAATATAATAGCCGTTGCTTCTGCTTTCACTTCATCTCCTTGAGTATCTAACTTAGAACTTCCCCACATCTGTCTTGCTCCAAATGATTGTTCTACTGGCATTTTCCACATAAATATTTCAACATTTGGCATCATTTTATTATATAAAGGATAAAGTCTTGGGTCAATTCCATCTAATGCATTTTTTATTTCATCAAAAACTTTATGTGCTCTATATCCGGCACCCATCATAAGAGTATTGCTTACAATTCTCTTATTTACATGTTTTTTTATAATTTCTAATTCTTCTGGAGTAAACTGTTGTGCAACTTCTTCTTCTGGATCATCGTTATCTTCAGGTGGTTCGATTTCACCTGGGTTTTTTAATTTAGCATCAATCATTTGCATCACTTCATCAGAAAGACCAAATTTTCTTTTCACAATTTCTTTAGCTAAATTTTCTAATGCCCCTCTATTTCTTCTTTCATAAGTAAGAATCATATTAAGAGCATTTTGAATTTCCATCATGCTCATTGAACCGACGTCACCTAAAGTTCTTACAATTGATTTAAATTCTTCACTTCCTATTTTTTCAATAGTACTTTGGTCAAGTCTTTGTTTTGAAAATAATTCAACATTACCAAAAGGCGTTTCTGATTGTCCTTGAATTCCACTTCTGATTGATGGATGTGGCTCGTGTTCTCCTGGGTCAATATCCATTGGAGCCTCTTTTATAAGGCGCTTCATTCTGGATTTTTCTTTTTCTAACTTAGCCATTTTAACCCACTCATTAAGAAATTCTTCTGTTTTTATAGAATTTTGAATTTCTTTCTTTTTAGCTTTAGGATTTGGCTTTGGAAAAGTTCCGGGCTTAGGTATCTTAATAGGATTTGGACGTCTTTCTCTTTGTGGAGTTATTACCGGAGCTGGCTTAGTTGTTGGAGCAGGCTGTGCACCATTTTCTTTTAAAAATTTTTTGACTCCCTCTGAAATAAACTTTTGAAGTTGTTTTTTGGTAAGTTTTATGTTTTTCATGGTCTCAGTATTATGATTTACATTAAATAGGTCAAATTAATGTGTTTTCATAATCATTAAAACAATTCTATTTCTCCAAAAGATATTGCTTTTAACAAATCATCAATAGTTTGAAGTTGCTCTTTGGTAAAATCCTTTTTTGCCACTATAAATTGTTTTTATTAAATAGTTTTAAATTAAGAAACCATCTTTTTTAGAGATGGCTTCTTTGGTTAACGATAGGTTAAAATTATGAACATTTGCTTGAGGAACAATTTATGCAAACAACGCACCCTTCTTGATAAACAAGTGTATTTTTAGCATTGCAATTAGAACAGGTTTCTGTACTTTTTTCACCATCTAATATGTATTTTTTTAAAGTTCTACCAATTGCTCTTGCAAAAGATGTTATATTTCCCTCTGATTTATTTAGTTGTTCAACAATGAATTTTATATCAGAACCATGTCTCAATGAAAGCGAAATCATACGAGTTAAAGCCTCTTGTTCATCAGTTTCAAAGTGCTCTACAATATTTTCAATTATCATTCCATCTGCATCAAGGTCATATCTTCCTCTTTTCACTTTTGTAAGAGTGCCATTTTTTAATTTTACCGGTAAGTGGATGGATTTTTCTTTAAAAGTAAAAACCTCATAAGGTTCTTCTGAAAGAAGCCCAACAAGAACAATCCATTTTTTACCATCGGTTGTTACGTGATATATATCACATGGTAGTGTTTTTGGTCTATGTGGAGCTGTTGTTTTATTAATTTTATTTGATTTTTCTTCTTCTTTTTTTTCTGCTGAACCAAGAACTTCTGTCATTGTTCCTGCTCTATATGTAGTTCCTCCTTTTACGGTTTTAGTGTTAAATAAATCCATATATAGTTTTTTGAAATTTTCAAATGGGTAATCACTTGGTATATTTACCGTTTTACTCATTGCTGAATCAATATATTTAGACATAACCTCCATTGTTTTTGAGTGTTCGTCAATTCCTAACTGAACAGTTGTTGCCGCCCATTCAGCAGTATTTTCCCATTTGTTTTTTAATTCAAGGAAACGAACAGCATAATCTTTAACAACAGTTTCTCTTAATAGCCCTCTTGATTTATCAATCTTCCAAGAATATCCATCAAAATCTGTTTTTAATAAATTTTCATCCCCTTCCTTAATCCATTTCCACGACTGTAAGTTATCTGAATTAAGAGAAGATGGTTGTGTATTAAAGGCTTTATTCTCCCAATCAATATTGGAAGGCACAACAAGACCTTCTGGTGGATAAGGCATCATTGTCGTTCTTGTATACGTAGGCATAAATACTGGTTCTAAACCACCACTTACAACATTTGCAAAAATAGAAGAGTTTCCTGTCGGTTGAATAGAAAGTAAGTGGGAATTTCTGATTCCATATCTTTCAATCATAGATTGAGTTTCAGTGGAAAGATTTGAAATAAATTTACTTGCAAGATATTTTTCTTTATCAAATAATGGAAATGCTCCTTTTTCTTTTGCAATTAAAGAAGACGCCTGATAAGATTCATTTGCTATAAATTTCATTAGATTTTCTGTTATTTCTAAAGCGTAATCAGAACCATATCTTATATTTAACATCATTAAAGCTGAACCATATCCCATAATTCCAAGTCCAATTCTTCTTTTGCTTTTTAGATTTTCTTTTTGAGAGTCAAGAGGTACACTAGTTATATCATTAACATTATCCATGAAACGTATTGCTATTGGTATTATTTCTTTAATTTTTTTATAATCCCAATCTTTTTTTTCAAAATCAATAAATTGCGTTAAATTTATTGAGCCAAGTAAACAGACACCGCCAGTTGGAAGTAATTGTTCACCACAAGGATTACTTGCTGATATATATTCATTATAATATAAATTATTTAATCTATTAATTGTATCAACGAAAAGAACTCCTGGTTCATTTCTGTTATATGTGGATTTCATTATTAAATCCCATAATTCATTTGCATTTTTATAAGTTTTATAAATAATTACTGGATAACCTTTTTCTTTCCATTTTTTCAGGTTTCCATCCCACTCTTTATTATATATATCTTTATTAAAATCAAAATCAGGAAATTCCAAATTCCAAGGAAGATTATTTTGTACAGATTTCATAAATTCATCCGTTATTAAAAGTGACATATTAAATTTTGTCAACCTTCCAGGTGTTTGTTTTGCTGTTATAAACTCCTCAATATCAGGATGATAACACGACATTGTTACCATCTGGGCACCTTTTCTTATTTTTCCTTTTGCTTTTTCGTTTTTTGACTTTTTACCACTTCCTTCTGTTATCACAGCAGATTGTGTATCCCACATATCAAGCATTCTAACAGAACCAGGACTTTCATTCCCAATCCCTTCAATAAATCCACCTCTTGGCCTCATTGTATCAGCACAAAATCCATAACCACCTTCAGACTTTAAAATAAGAGCTTGTCTTCTTAAAGCCGACAAGATTCCTTCCATAGAATCTCTGTCTTCTCCAACGAATCCATCTACAAAACAATTAATATAAGTGGTGCCCTTTATTCCGGTTCCAGCATTTGATGTAATTCTTCCTCCTGGAACGAATTTAAAATCTTCAAGCGCCCACATAAACTGATTTGTCCAATATTCTTGATTTAATTCTACTTTTGCTAAATCTTTAGCAACCCTCAATTGAGTTTCATCAATTGTTTCATTTAAATATTTATATGTTTGTTCATAAATTTCTTTACTAAATTCATCTACAAATTTCGTCCCTTTTATTTCTTTTAATTTTCCTTTTGTTTGATTTTCCATTGTTTCTATTGCCATTTGTTTTAATTTATTTTTTGTTGAATTAAATAATAAGTATTTTTCTTAATGTTCAGAGAAAAGAGGATAGTCCTAAAAAGAAATGCTAAAATAATAGAATATTTTAATTACGATTTCTAATTTGAGCTTCCATAGTTAACGCCTTAATGCCGGATTTTATATTTGCGTTATTTTCATCTTCTATTTGTATATCTATTTTTGAAGTGTCAAAGATCATTCTTAACGAATATCCATCTTCTCCATTTCTGTTTTTTAAAACCATCATTGTGGCTTTCTTAATAACTTTATCCTCATCTGGTCTCGCAATTCCTAAAATAATATCAGCTGTTTGTGCTTTACCAAGGCTTTCAGAGATTGTATCGAGACCGAACTTGTCTTTATTCATTGAACTATTATGAGTGTAAATGTCATTTGCAAAAAACATATGTGCATCCTCCACTGTTATATCAACAGTTTCTTCTTCTCCAATTAATTCTATGGACATTATTTCATCTTCTAAAATGTCTATTATTGACTCACTTACTATATTCTGTTTTTTCATTTTTTATAAAATTTATACATTTTTCTATTATTTGTTTTTTGTCGTTTTTATAATCTAACTCTGGTATTCTTAACACTTCATATCCTTTACTAATTAAAAAACAATCTCTCAAAATATCTCTTTCTTTTTGTTTCGTGGATGAATGCCAAAAATCACCATCAAATTCTATTATTTTATTTTCAAATTTAAAATCCACACTTATAACATATATATCATTTTGATATGTATAAAAAACATGTTCCTCATTAAGTTCTGCAAAATAACATTTACTTTTTTCGAATTCATCAATTTGTTCATATATGCTCCAAAACAATTCTTGTGATATTTTACTATAATTTTTTAAAAATCTTCCATTAATAATAAGCTGTGTAAATCGTTCTTGTCTTTTTATGGGACCAACAATTGGACCATACCTTTCTATATAACCCTCAACAGAATTTGAATAAGAAACTTTTTTACAATATTCTTCGTATCTTTTTTTGCCATCAACCTCACCGTATCTTTTTTTAAATGCTTTTAAACTTGTTTTATCCATTGATTTGCAATATTTTTCATATTCATCTTTACCTTTTTCTTCGCCATGCTTTTCAATATACGTTTCAAGAGAATTTTTGACATTCTAATTGAATTTTCATTCCAAATTCTTGTACCTTCTTCTTCTCCATATATCTCAATGCGCCTTTCTAATGTGGACCCATTTTTCCAATCTCCTTTTTCTTTTTTCTTTTGAATTCCGACTCTCCATTTCTCTAAATAAGAATTCCATCTTTTTAAACCCTCTTCTTCTCCATATCTTTCGGTCATTATTTCTAATGATACACTTCTTTTACTTTTTCTAATTTCATCCCAAATTTTATTACCCTCATCTTCTCCTAATTTAACAATAAGTTTTTCAAGAGTGACAACACATTTTTCATTTTTTTCATCAAATTGCTTTTGACCCTCAACCTCTCCATATCTTAATATGAAAGATTCTAATGATGATGAATTTCTATTAAATTTTTCTTTTATTAATTTTATTCTCGTTATCCAATCACATTCTATATTATTTATTATAAAGTCTACTATTAATTTAAAATTGTTATGTATAAAAATTTTATTAAATTCTTCTATAATATTTGTTAATTGTTCTTTTTGAAACTCATTAATTTTATTAACATCTAAACATTTTAAAGATTTAATATTTAATAATTCTTCTATTGTTTTAAACTTTTTTATTTTTTCCATACATATAAATAGTATGAAAATAAAATTTTGAGAGCGACACAAACTACTTTTTAGAAAATAAAAAATCTCCTTTTGATAATCCGCTTTCTATAGATTTATATTCATTATTTTTTATTGGAAAAAAATGTTTTGAAGAACATAATATTTCCTTTCCGCTTTTTAGTTTAATTTTATACACACTTTGTTTTTCAATTGGGAAAATATTAATTACTTTTTTAAAACCAAGATGTGTCAAAATTAAATCATTAACTTTTAAGTATTGTATTTCTTTTTTACCATCTGGAGTATCAATTAGAGAATTTAACCCTAAACATCTTCCACTCTGAGAAGCTGTCCAGATTGGAATATTCATTTCCATTGCCATTCCTCTCAGACCTTCATAAATTGAAGTCAGTGCAAATCTTTTTTCTGAAAAACTTGATGTAGCCTTCATTATGTCAGCATAATCAATAATAATTACATCTGGCACAATACCTTCTCTTTCTAAAACTTTAAGATGCGATTTAATAGTATTTAAAGACGCTGAACCAGTTGGAAATTCCTTAATTATAAGATTTCCACCTTGTTTTGAAATTTCTAAAAGAGTTTCTCTTATTACATCAGGATATTCAATAACATCTTTTAAAGGTAAACCGGTTAAACACGAATCTATTCTATTGCCAATAGCACTTTCCTGTAACTCGAGTGTATAATATATTACTTGTTTTCCTGCCTTTAATGCAGTACACGCAAATTTTACTAACATCATGGATTTTCCTCCACCAGTTGGAGAAAGTATAATTCCAAGCTCTCCACCAGCAAGACCTCCACCTATTTTTGAATCAAGACCACTCATTGCCGGAATTGGAGTTCTATATTTTTTTATTAATCAAAAATAGG